GAATAAGATACATGTATCTTATATAGTATTGTCATATAGTATAATTACTATGTTCCTAGGTATGGATAAGTAATATATACAGATAAACAACAGTGGTGGAGGTTATACTAATAATAACTAATAAAATCTAAGACCAAGAGCCACTATAATAGCGAGGTAATATTATGACATATAAAGTATTCGATTACAAGCAGATGGAGCAGATACGTTTAGGAATACAGGATGGATTAGATGTATCTATTTATGCTAAATTTGAATTTAGTTCAGAACAAATGTACGAAATCCGTTTGGGTTTAAATGATAAATTAGATGTATCTGTTTATGCTAAAGCAGAATTTAGCAGTATTCAGATGGCTATAATAAGAAATTTGATGAAGGATGATCACGATGTAACAGAAATCGCAAAATCAGAATTCAATATTCAGCAATTGGATGTATTAAAAGATGCAATCAGAAAAGGACTAGATATTTCAACAGCTGCTAATCGTTATTTTTCACCAGAGCAAATGCGTGTGATTATACTTGGTGTTGAAAAAGAGATTGATTTATCAACCTATGCAAAATTAGGATTTGATGAGAATCAGTTAATGGAAATTATGTATGGCATCGAAAATGATCTTGATGTTTCTATCTATACAAAAATTGTAGAAGATCATTCTGATGAAGAATTGTACTAATTCTAAAAATTATAAGCCTGGAATCGCATCCAGGCTTTTATTTTTTTTGCATTGCTATATTTAATAAAATATATAGACATATATTATATTTGTGTAGTAATACAAAGTAAACAACAGTGGTGGAGATTATATTAATACTAAAGATCAAGAGCCACTATAATATATGGAGGTTACAATGGAAATTCTTATTGATGTTGCAAAGTCGATAGAAAAAGGAATTAAATCATCTGTAAAAAGAGATATAAATATTGGTAGATTTGATTCTCATTTTAAGACAACTACAAGATTCAGTGATGAATTTAAAGAAGAATTCGACGAATGTGGTATTTGTGGAGAAGAACAAATGAAGTATAATTACGAATATCGTATTGATGGTTCATTTGAAACTGCAATAAATATTATAAAGAATTTTGAAGAGAGTCTGAGTTCTAATAAGTTTATGATTGGATCTTATGAAGCTGAAATGAGAGAAGCTTTCAGAAAATTATATTTCCGTATAGATGTAAAATCATTTGTTTATACAGATACATTTGATATAAAGGTAGCCATAGTAAAGGCTATGCAATATATTGTAGAAACAAAAAGAACGCATATAAGTCAAGCTATACATAACAAAAATGGAATACAGTCAATTGTTAGCATTGACTAAAAAATAGCACACTAAAAACTATTAAACCATACAGGAGGAATTAGACATGGATACAATGGATTTATTTACCGAAAACGTACAGAAAAAGTTAAGACACAGACACATATTTAATGGCAACTGCAAAGTAAGTGCTCATGATATTACTAGTCAAGTCAAAATGGCTAATGATATTAACTCTTATTTTAGAAGTTTTATATACTTATTTGATTGTATTAAAACTCTAATAGAAAATTCTGCGGCAATGTCTGATGATATTGAGAATTACTTTGATGAGATTGATGATTGGATCGAATATTTCCAGGATCATGTTAATGCTGAATTAGCAAATATCAAAGATAGTATTAAAGATATCGAAGAGTCAAGCAAGAAAGAAGAAGATGACGACGATGCTTTATCTAAAGAAGAGATCAAAGAGATCAGAGAATATCTTGAACTTATTAAATCAAATTATAATAAGCAGAATGAAAATGAAAAAGCAACTATAGAAATACCTTCACAGGAAGATATCAAAGTTGCAGAATCACCAAAAAATAAAATTGCAAAAATGGTTTATAGGGTTGTAGTAGAAAGGAGAAGCAAAAAATTTATTTATGAAAATTTAAAAACCAGTTCAGGAAATACAAATACAACCGAAGATTTTCAGTATGTTGTAAAGATACCGGAATATTATAATGATAATTTTGTGGTATATGGTGATACTATAGGAAATGTATTAAATGCTGCATCAGAGTGGTTGCGCAATGATATTGCTAATTGTATAAAGCATTCTGATGAGAACAATGAAAAGATTAGCTATATTTTAAATAATTATAGAAATCCTTTAACACGCAAAGGTATAAGAAAGCCTAAGTATACAATAGATGTAGATATAAATGAATTTTATAATGATATAGCTCCATCACTTATAGGTAAGTTTATTGAAACTATAAATAAGTAATAAAAGGCAATACGGAGGAAGAAAATGTTTGTACGTGATTTATTCAACATTATATGTAACGAAGAAAGCAAGGATCAAAATAGAAAGATAACAGTAAGAACAGTTTCAGAGTATAATGGTATATATCGTATACTTTGGCAAGGATTAGCAGAAGAATTAAAGTATGCTAAAGGGATTGCGAATAGAACTATAGTAGAGTTGTTAGTAGACTATAATGATATGAGCACCGACAATATATGTAATAAAGGAAAAATCATTACAGTAATTTAAGTTAGTCAAAGAGGTGTAGAAATACACCTCTTTATTTTTTGTCTTACTAGTCTATTATAATATCAAAAACATATTATTAATATTGATAATAGGAGGTTTTATTATGGCAAAGCCAACAGAGAGTTTATTAACAAACTTATATCCTCATGTGGCTAAACAATTAGCTGCTAATATGACTGGATATAAAAAAGTATTATCTAGATTTATGGATGCACGTCATAATGATTTATATGATATAGGACCATGTACAAGAATACCATTTGGTCAGACTGATATTGATGATTTATTTAATACAGTAAAGATAGATATAAATAAAGCTAAAGATGCTATTCAGAAAACATACTATGGAACTATAGCTAACTTTAGTCCTATATGTGCTAAAGATCCATTTACTGTAACAGCTTTATGTATATTAAGATATTTTATAATTAAGAAGAATGATAAAGAAGCAGAGTTAGCCGCATTATATTTAGCATTCTCTGGCAAGTTTTATCCTTCAGTGCATTATGGATCATTTCCTAAATTTGTTCCTAATGAACATAGAGAAGTAATGGAATATGTTATAAATAATATGCTTAGTGCTAAATATGATCTCAAGACTCAGGGATCCACCATAGGAGCAATAAGATCTATAGTTAAAACTTGGATGACTACATATGCTTCTAGATTTAAAGATTTTGATGATACTGATGCTGTATATGTATTGGATCAGCTTAGAAATCGAATAGCATCATTCATTAAGAATATAGCTTCATTGTATTATGATGCTTATGAGAATAAAGATGCTTATCTTACATATGATTCAGATAGTCTTAGTGAAGATGATTATCATTTAGCAGATAATGATTCATTCAAAGCAGAACGTGCTATAGAGAAAGCAGTAACTTATATAACAACATCATCTGTTAATTATTCTTATTGCAAAGCTGCTGCAGACAATAATGTAAGAACTGATGAGATTAAGTCTATAATAGAATCTATTCTTAATGATAAAGATTCTATTATAGAAATAAGAGAGTTAGTAAGACTTATAGTATATTCATACTATGCTCAGTCTAAGCGTAAAGATGTAAGAGATATCGACTTTATTACATTTACTTTATCAGCAAAACCTAACTCTAAAGATAAGAACTACTTAAGACAAAAAGATATTCTTGAAGATCTTCTTAGTGAAAATTCTACAGCATATACTAGAAGAAGATCTAGATTAGCAACAAAATTATCTTATCATAAAGCAGTATTAACTTACTTTACATTAGTAATACATAATGCTAATAAGTAATCATTCCCAGAAGGAATTCTATGTTCCTTCTGGATTTTTGTTATTTAAATTCAGTATAACTGTATATTATATCTGTGTATAGAAATATACAAAATAAAATACCAAAGGAGGAAAATTATGACCGTAGGTGAACTTATATCACGTCTTCAGGATTTTAATAAGAATCATGAAGTATCATTTTATGATAATTATGATGATATATCATATGATTCTGAAGATTTATCTTTTGATGAAGAAACAGATGAAGTAGTGATAAGACTTAATTAAGAAAGGATGATAAACTATGATGTTTAGGCTAATGAATTCAAGTGGATTTCAAATTGAGTTGGGTAATTTATACAGAATAAGTGTAATATTTGGATATGCAACATTCAGTTCTAATAAATTCAATTCAAATATTGCATCTTTTAGACTAACTCCAGATTCATATATTGACTGCACCGATGCAGAAGTTGCTATATTAAAAGGTGACAAATTTGTAACAAAAGAAGTTATTGATCAGATGGATGGTCATGAAATATTATCATATGATGAACAAACCATGCAAATGGTTACACCAGATCAATTAGTAAGTATAATAAAATTTGTATCTGAATTAGATAGATAAACTTAGGAGGAAAAGAAAATGGGAAAGACAAAGTTAAAAGACATAATCAAGAATGATACATTTCCTTGTATACAAGATAATGAAATCGATCATATTAAAAATGATTGCACAATTAAATATCTTAGAAGTCTTATACTTATAGATATGAAAGCTGTACATGATAAAGTAATGGCTGCTCGTACTGCTTATAATAGTAATAACTATGAGTTAGAGAAATCTATATTGGAACCATTTATGTCAGATGAATGGTGCCAGTCTAATTATTGCGGATTATATATGTATGGTATGATCTATAAATATGCAGAAGAAGTTAATTATGAATCACCTAATCTTGAAGAAATACTTTTAGTTCAAAGAGATTATGTTGATTTTGATCACTGCGATCCAAATGGATATCCTTATGATGCTATCAATAACGTATTTGAAATAATTGATATGATCAAAGAAATGGATAAAGATTACATTTTTGCAGGGGCAAGTATGCGTGGAGCATTGATTGAATATATAAATGCATTGTTTTCTGATTATAATTTCACAAATGATTTTTGTGGATATTTCTACAAGAAAATAATACAGGATAATATTTTAAATAATGATCAGTTAGTCAGAATCTATCCTATAGCAGCATTAAAGGAAAGATTATTCGACGAATAATACTAAGGCACAGGGTTCATTCCCTGTGCTTTATTTTTTGCCTTGTAAACATTATATTAAAATATAAAGGAGGTAATCAGAATGACTCCACAGAGAAAGAAAGCAGAAGCTTTAGTTATTAAAGTTATGGATGCTTTAGATCCAACTGGAAAGAATTCTGAGCACTATAAACAGATGTTTGCTGGAATGTCTGATGCTCAGTTTAAGACTTATGTATCTAGAGAGTTCCCATTCAATTTCCAATATAACTCATTTGAAATTGAACCAGATATGGCTGCTATAAATAAAGCAGCAGAAATTCTTGATGTTCCACTTATTGAACCAGTGGCATTGAATTATTTATATAAAAATGATAAAGATGAACCTGTATGGAGTAAACCATGTTACGTAGTTTATCTCCATCTGAAGAAGCTTAAACAGTTCATTACTAAGAAGAATTCTATGTCTGTAAATATTGATGAAAGAGATATGAAGACTGGTCTTCTTGTTAATTATGATAAGAATGGTAAGACATCTGATAGAGAGATGGATGCTCTTATAGTAATGGGTCTTGATAAAACTGTAGAAGAATTTGCAAGACCAAGGGCTGATGCTATGCAAGATAAGAGTATTATGTATAATACTATAAATACTCTAGGTCAAGTACGATTAGAAGAATTACCTAAAGATATTGATGATTCTTTATCTAACAATCTATTAAATACTTATCTTCTCGGAAGTATGATAAAATCAAACATTATCTCTGATGATTACTATCTTCCTAATACTATTAAGAATAAGAGCAAGAGAGTAAAAAGAGAGTACTAATGTAAAAGTAAATTATAATAATAACAATTATATATTATAAGTATGGAAGGGAGGAAAAGAATTATGCCACAGTTCGGTGTAATTAACGAGGTCGGAGACCTTGGTCTTGGATTTGATGTGTTGACGGAGGACGAACAGGAGACTATCAAAAAATCATCCAAAGACAATCAGGAAACAAACGAAGCTAGATAAATTATACACAGGGAATAGGTTCGTCACCTATTCCCGAATTTTTATGTCTTATAAGGAGGACAATACGATGAAGAAAATTTTAGAAACGTTTTTAAAGATAGGTACAGGTATGTTAACTGTATATTGTGTAGCATTAATCATATATGCAATATTAGATGCTAATGATGTTAATGCTATGGAATTATTTCATACATATGTACAAGATTTAACAGCAACAAATACTGCAGATGTAGTAATAGTACCAATCCAATTTCCAGAAGAATTTATATCAGAAATAACAACAGAAGAAACTACAGTAGAAACATCTATATCGGAAACGGAATCCACTACTGTTGAAAGTACTACTGAAGAAGAAACAGAAACTACTACTATAACACAGTGGGTTCCGAGCAGATTTACTTCCATTGAAAAAAGAGGAGATGTAACTCTTGATGATATGGAAAAAGTTATACAACACTACAGAAGAAAGAATGGCAAGACATACTTTGAAGCAAAGTATTTTATAGAAGCAAGTGATATATCTGGTCTTGATCCAGTATATATATTTGCTCATGCGGCAGTAGAAAGTGGTTATGGCGAACACCACGCAGGCAAGTATAATTATTTTGGTATTGGATGCTTTGATGGTTTAGGAGCATCAAGAGCATACAAATTTGATTCTGTAGAACATGGAATAATATATGGATCTTTATGGATTAGAGAAAACTATTTCGATAGAGGTCAAACATCTGTACATACAATGAGATATAGTCCAAATGGAAATCATAATTATTGTACAAGCACAAGATGGGAATACGATATTGAGAGTATAATGATTAACTCTTACAATGTAATAAGAAGTTAATAAAACATATGAGTAGTGATGGGTATAGAAATATATCCATCGCTACTATCAAATCGTTTCATGATTATATATTATTTTTTTGTAATGATATATTACGATTTATAAGAAAGGAGCGATTTGCTATGAAAAATATAAAGGAGGCAAATACAAAAATGATTAAGGTAAAGGTAATAGGTGTAGGTGCTGCTGGTGGTAAAGCTGTTATAGAGGCTATTAACCAGGAGGCTATATCAAGAGAGAATTGTATGATACTGAACAGTACTTCTAGAGATGTACCTCAGGAGTATATTGACATTTATCATCAGTTTAAAGAATCACCAGGTGGCTGTGGTAAGAACAGAGCCTTGGCAAAAGAACTTATGGTAAATTCATTGGAGACAAAATCATTGGATTTGTCTACATGGATTGAAAAGGATGATCTTACTGTTATTGTAGGATCAACTGAAGGTGGCACCGGTTCAGGTGCAATACCAGAATTAGCAAGATCAATTTATGAGGATATGGATGATGATGAATATTTCAATGTACATATTTATGCATTGATTGGTTTTGAAGATGATGTTAAGGGTATTCAGAATACCGTTAACTTCTTTAAAGAAATAGTTCCAGGAATTGCAGTAGAAGCTACAAGTAATAAGAAATTCCTTGATGGAACTGGTAATAGAAAGACAGCAGAGCAGGCAGCGAATATTGAGTTTGCTGAGAGATTAAAGATTCTGCAGGGTCTCATGATTGTTGAATCAGAGCAAAATATCGATAAACAGGATTTGACTAATCTTTCAACTTATCCGGGTTATATGCAGATAGAGCATATTAAGTTGGATGAAAAGATAAAGAATCCAGATCAGTTTAATCAGATTGTAAATGATATGCTTGATGATAGCAAATCATTAGATACAACACCATCAGCATTTAAATTGGGTATTATTCTTAATGCTGAGGAAAAGACTTTGAATCATATTGATAATGATTTCAAGGTTATTAAAGACCGTTTGGGATTTCCTTTGGATTTATATATACATAAGCAGTATGTGGGAACCGAAGAATATATGTGCATAATTTCTTCAGGTATGAAGATGCCTATGGATGAAGTTATGGCTACATATGAAAGATATAGAACACAGTCTTCTTATGTAGATAAGTCTAATGATAATTTCTTTAATACTATTGGAGATCTTGAAGATGATCCTACAGATGTATTGATCGACTCAAGAGATACCAATAGAAGGAAGAAAAATAAGAATAAACAACCGGAGAAACATGTAAATAAAACTCATAAAAAGGAATCAGAGATGGGAATTTCTATGGGAATGAATATTGATGATTCCAAATTCTAATGGTGATTTAAGGAGGAAAAGAAAATGGGAGGACAAAGAAATAGAATGATTACCACAGGTCAATCATTCGCAGAAATGGTTGGTATAGATCTTAAAAAGAAAATAGATCTAGACAAGAATCAAGTAAAAACAAGAAGCATCAGAGAATTTATAAATCCTGATGTGATTTTAAAAGCTCCAGAGATATTAATGTCTAATGATCCTAATATTCCTGATGCAGATTTGTCACAAGCTATTTATGCAGCGATCAATGATACAATAAATAAAATTGGTCCAGACTTCTTAAATAGAAGAGTAATATCTATGTTATATGATATGGTCACTTCAAATAAAGTAAATCTTACTGAGGAATCAAAAATAAAGTTATTTAAATTCTTAATAAATGAACCTAATAGAAGTGAAATATTTGCCATTGGTTGTCAATTTATATCTTTCTATCATTATAATGAATATACTTCATTGTGTAATAGATTAGATAAAGTATCTCAAAGAGATATATACAAAATACTTGCTTCTAAGCATTCTAGTTTTGATGAATATGAGCAAGTATCTATGGTTAATAAAGCAATACTGGAAGCAGAAAATGTTATTAGTGCTCAGGAAGTAATCTGGATTTATGAAGTATTATATGATAGATTGCCAGCATTGATAATAGATACTTTATGTGATGCCAGTATAGTAAAGCCAAATACAGATATTGGTAGAATTACAAATATGCTGATTGGATTGTTTACCATTTTGGAAAACGTACCAAGAGCATCTATATTGAATATCCTTTCTCAGTATAGCATAATAGCTAACAAAGATAAATTTATCAGAGAAGGAACAAAGCCAGTATTATATGATGTACAGGGAATGTCTTCAAATAGATTCCCACGCACATATCAGTGCATTCAGGATCAAATAAATACAGGACTTAGGTTCCCAGTATTATCATTGTATAAGTAATACAAATAAGGTAGATGTGTATAGCATCTACCTTTATTTTTTTACACGATGGGTAACCTTTAATTAAAATTATTTCTAAGGAGGATAAATCGTAATGAGTATTTTGGCTGAAAGTTTTAGGGAACAAGTATCAAAGATGAAAGACCCAAGAATGAAAACTGAAACAGAATTCGATGTTTATTATTCAACTGGTTTTCTTCCATTTGACTTTATGAATGGATGTAAAATACATGTAAATACAAACGGAGTTAATACAGAATATTATTCTGTAGGAATACAGGATGGTTCTATAAACATGGTTATAGGACGTTCTGGTTGTGGTAAAACTACATGGGTAGAACAAGCTGCAGCAAACATAATAAGACCTTTTAAGACTTCTTGTATATTTGAAGAGCTTATTGAGGGTGGTATTACAAGAGGTAGAAAAGAAATATTATCAGGATTTACTGGAAAAGATTTGGACGAACGATATGTTTCCAGAAATACTGGTATTAATACAGAGAATGTATATGAAAGAATCAAGCTTATACATGATACTAAGTTGGCAAATAGATCTGCTTATTTGTATGATACAGGTCTGTATGACACTAGTGGAGAGAAGATATATAAGCTTGAACCAACGGTAGTTATACTTGACTCATTGGCATTGCTTATGCCAGAGAAGTATACTGAAGAAGATGATATGTCTGGTCAGATGTCTGCAACTGCAACTGCTAAGGCTAATGCATCTTTATTTAAAAGGATTACTCCTTTACTTAAGATGGCAAATATAATCATATTTGTTATCAATCATATAAATCAGAAAGTTGAAATCAATCAGTTTAAGATGACAAAATCTCAGATTTCATATCTTAAGCAGAACGAAACCCTTCCAGGAGGCAATACTCCAATTTATATGTCAAATAATATCATAAGGTTCGATGACAATTCAAAACTCAAACCAGATAAAGAATTTGGTATTAATGGTTCTATTGTAGACGTAAGCTTGCTTAAATCTAGAGTAGCAAGTGTCAATCAGTCAGTTCCATTGATATTCAATTATAATACTGGATTCGATGCAGAATTATCAATGTTCTTAATGCTTAAAAATATAGGTAAAGTTAAAGGTGCTGGAGCCTACTACTATATTGAAGGAGCAGAGAATATTAAGTTTGCTCAGAAGAATTTTAAAAAGGAATTAGCAGAAAATCCTGAATTAACTAATGTATTCATTAGCAAATGCATTGAAGTGCTTAAAGCTCAGATAGATTTTGTGGATCAGCAGAGTCAGACAAACTCCAACTCTATGAATATAATGAGTGATATCATGGCACAGATAAACAATAATTTGTAATAATGATATATTATAAATTGGTATGGGGTACAGCTCCATACCAATTTCATACAGGAGGGATGAAAAATGAAAAATTTTAAAGAATCGATGCTAGAGCCAAAAAATAGAATTAAGAATCTAGATCAGATTGCCGGTAAAAATGGTTATTATCCATTTAATACATTGAATTCTGGTTCTAGAAAAATTATGGCTGCGGCACAAAATAGCCAAAAAATGGTACTTGAAAAAGCAGAAGTACCAAAAGTTGCACCTCATGGAAATATGAAAGAAGCAGGAAGGCTTTCATCATCTTATGAGGTATATGATAATGATTATACAGTAGTATCAAAGATACCTTTATTTTTAAATACAGATATTCCTATGAATCACTACTATGTATTGCTTAAAAATCTAATTACTAATGAATTGCGTATGATAGAAAGAACTGATTATAAGCATATTACTGAAGAGTATGGATATAGATATAATAATTCATATCTTGATGATCTTGATATAGGTCAAACAGTTTATAAAGGAAGTATTATTAGGACTAGTACATCTTTTGAAGATAATGGACTTAGAAAAGACGGAGTAAACTTATTAACTTGCTATGTAGCAACATTAGATACAACAGAAGATGGAATACGTTTATCAGAGCCTGCTCAAAATAAAATGGGGTCTCCAACATTCCATGAAGTTGTTATAACACTTAATGAAAATGATATGCCTCTCAATATATATGGTAAAGATGGCGAATATAAAGTAGTTCCAGATCTTTATGAATATGTCAATGATGATGGCATTCTTATGGGAACAAGAAGAGAGAATAAGAATGAAATATTATATTCTCAATCTGATAGAAATTTGAAAACATTAATGATGTCTGATGATAAATACAGTATCAAAGGACAAGTTGTTGATATTAATGTAAGTTGTAATAATATAGAATTTATATCTACAAATCCATATTATCAGCAAATCTATGGGTATTATCTTGAGCAGAGAAGATTTGCTCAAACTGTAGTTGATACTATAAATGATTTAGTATTAAGAGAAGGCTGTTCTCTTGAATACGAAGCTCAAAAAGTATATTACAATTCCAAAGATTTACTTGAAGGAAAGCAATATATTAATGAAAAGAAATTCTCAAATGCAGTTATTAAAATAACTGTAATGGAAAGAAATGGATTAAAAATTGGAGACAAGATATGTAATAGATATGGTGGCAAGGGTGTAGTATCATCTATACTTCCAGCTGAAATGATGCCAATGCTACCAAATGGTCAGAGGGCAGAACTTATATTCAATATAAATACTATGCCTAATAGAGAAAACTATGGTCAGACCGATGAAATGAGTATAAATCATGTAGCTACATCACTTGTTCATTTCATAGTAGATAATAATTTAGATATATATCTGTCATTTGAAATGATAATTAAATTCTATAAGATAATAAATCCAGAACAAGCAGAGTTTATAAGTAAAACATTAGAAAAAATTCATGATGATTTTGATGAAATGATGTGCTTGTTTAATAGTATCGTTGTAGATGATGGACTTATAGTTAGTTTGAAACCAATAACAGGATCCCCTACAATAGATATTTTAGCTGAATTGTATGAGGCTTTCCCATTCGCTAAACCTCAAAGAGCATTTGTTCCTATGAAGGGTTCAGATGGTTCAATAAGAATGGTACAAACAAATAGACCATTATTGATAGCTTATCAGTATATACACAGATTAAAGCAGAGAGCTGAAGAAAAGTTCAGTGCAACATCTTTATCAGCTATTAATATAAAGAGTGCAAACTCAAGGTCAAAGAATGCAAAGAACTTCAAATCTACAATATCTAAGACACCTGTAAAATTTGGTGAAATGGAAATCGGAAATTTACTTCATACCGGAATTGGAGTTACAATGAAACTTATAATGGAATATATTGCATCTCAAAATGCAAGATTAAGAGCAAAAAATCTTGCCACAGGAGATCCATATAATTTCGATATAAAAGTAAATGATAATGATAAGAACAGAAATGCTGAAACTATTAACTGTTATTTCAAGGTTATAGGAATCAGGATTTTGTTCCAGAAGATTAAGAAGAAAATTATTAATCCAATTGCTACTATATTACCACCAATGCAATTTGGATATCATATACAAAATAGGAGCCCAATAATACCAATTGGTAAGGGTGAAGTCTATGATCCTAGGAGTCTTCCTAAGGAGATAAATAGAAGAAGAGTTCCTATTGTATCTCAACCTATAGAGTATATCTATGAGGAAGATCAGAAATATCTTCTTTCAACTGAAGCTATGAATAGACAAAAGGAGAAAGAAGAATATGAAGAAATCGAAAGTTGATTATAATAGTATATTATAATCATAAGAGAGGTGAGAACTATGATTATTAAAGATATACTTAATGATCTACGATGTGGGAAGGTCGAAGCTATAAACTTTAGTAATGCTAAAGAAATAAATACCGTAGCGGTAGACCTTCTAAACAAACCAGTTCTAGATGAAACAGATCTAGATACATTGAAAGATATATTGGATATTTCAAATATCTTATATAATAATACTGATAGAGAAATCTTATTCTTGGAAGATGGAATATATGATTTGCTCATTGTATTATATTCTAAGTACAGAGGCTCCTATCCTGTAGGAGCCATACCTGTAATATTTGAATCACAAGTTAGTGATTCACTCCAAACTTCAGTAGAGGGAAAGATAAATCCTATACTGGAGTTGGAGCAAGAAAAAATAGATGAGTCATTATTTTTGAATGATGAACAGCTATTTAGAGTCCCAGAGTTTAATAAATATAGTTATCTTAAAACTCCAATAATTGAGGATTATTATATAAGCAAAAGGACTTTGAATACAGCACACATGTATCCTAAGCTGGTGGGGACTTTGGACAAATGCAAGTTTGTTCTTAATTCGCAAGCTATAGAACGTGGAGTGTTTGATGATCCAAAAGTTAGCATATTTGAAAGAGACTTCATTCAGAAGCATATTCAGATGGGTATTTTGGATCCAAACAGAAGATTTCGTATGATATGCGAACTTAAGTACGATGGGATATCAGTCGAGGCTGAGGTCACAGATCACGTAATCTCCGCAAGGACTAGAGGAGATACAGAACTTGACGTGGCTAGTGATATCACTCCTATATTGGAGGGGTATCAATTTAGACACGCTAGAGGAGTTGTGGATACTTCTAAGCCATTTGGAATGAAGTTTGAGGCTATTATAACATATATGAATATGGAAAGGATAGCCTCAATGCGTTCCAGAGAGTATAAAAATCCAAGGAATACGATAATTGGATTGTTTGGTTCTAGTGATGCTAGACAGTTCAGAGATTATATAACCTTGGTACCTCTGGCAACTTCTATAGAAGATGTAGACAGATTAACAGAGGTTGAGTTTTTGAATAAGTATTATAACAGTGGGGAGTATTTAAGATATGTAGTTATCGAAGGTAATTATATAGAAATACTATTCCAAGTTAATAAGTTTGTTCAAGAAGCTGAGTATATGAGATCAATAATTCCATTTATGTATGATGGAGTTGTTGTCTCATATATTGATGATGATTTAATAAAGGCTTTAGGAAGAGAGAATTCTGTAAACAAGTATAGTATAGCTATCAAATTTAATACAATGAAGAAGCAAACTATCTTTACAGGATATTCCTATACAATTGGTCAGAATGGTATTATAACTCCAATGATCAATTATAATTCAGTAGAGTTTTATGGTGGAGTCCATACAAAGTCTTCTGGACATTCTCTAAATAGATTCAATAGTCTTCAACTCAAAGTAGGAGATATAATTGATGTAGAGTATGTAAATGATGTTATGCCATATGTCACAAAGCCAGACAATGAGCATAATAGAAATAATCCAAATCCACCTGAGCAATTTATAACACATTGCCCCGAATGTGGATCTGAATTAATAATGTCACCATCTAAGAAAAGTATTATGTGTCCTAATGCAAGATGTTCGGGTCGTAAGATATCTAGAATGGTGAATATGGTTAAGAAGTTAGGTTTCAAAGGATTTAGTGATGAATTCTTAACAAGAATAAACAAATCATCATTAAATGAATTGTTTAAAATAAAGAAAGACGAACTTGTTCCTATATTAGGAGAATTGACTTCCCAGAAATTTATAGATCAGGTAGAGTCTTTAAAGAACGAACCAATCTTCGACTATAGAATTATTGGATCTTTAGGATTCACTAATATATCTATAGAAACTTGGAAACTGATTCTTAAAGTAATATCAATAGAAGAATTAGTTTTACTAATGGATGTAGATTTGTATAATAAGTTAGTAGCTATAAATGGTATTGGACCAACTATAGCATCTACTATTATTAATGAACGTGAGTTATTCTTCCAGGATATAATTCTTATACAGGATATGCCAAATGTTATTAAGACAACTGGCTCTACAGAACCAACTGGAAAGGTAATACGTTTCTCAGGAATAAGGGATCAAATATTATGTGATAAACTTAATAGAGACGGACACGATGCAAATGATAGTGCTGTCACTAAGAAAACAGACATATTGATTATTCCAAATATTCCTGGATATACAAGTTCAAAATTAACAAAGGCTATTAGTTATGGAACTACTATAGTTAAATATAATGACTTTGTTGAGAATCCAAATAAGTATCTAAAGTGACACAAATGGGTTGAATTACATCAACTCATTTGTTTGTGTAAAAAATTACACAGTCTAAAACTTTTTAATAAATATATATTATTACTCTGATCGAGATTTTCTTGATCAATTGTAATACTATACTTTTTTTAATTTAAGGAGGAACAAAAAATGTCAAAAGTTAAATTACAAGATTCAAAATTTATGGATGATTATTTGTCACTTATATTAGATGACACATATGAATTATCAGCAACATCAGCTTATAAGGTATTCGATTCCATTATTTATGGTATGGCTAAACTCTTATCATCAGAGAAGGACAAGAATAAGAAAGTAGCTGCCGTACTTAAAAATTCAGAAAATGAAATTTTGTTGAGTATGATTGTAGAATATAATCAAGACTCAGAAGATGAAGAAGTTAATAACTGGCTTGTGTCAATGTCTGTTAATAAAGATGATATTACTGAAGATACATCAGTAATGAGTCAGTATGATTCACAGCTTCAATTTGCAATTGCTGAAGCAGCTGCAAAGAGAAATCATTTCAGATATCTTGACTCAATTGCTCTTGTAAGCTTGAGTCAGTCATTTGGAAAGACTCTTAATAATTGGCTTGATAAGAATGCTAATGAAGAAGAGGAAATGAGTATTGAGGATGATCTTTTCACAGCTTCTGTGGCTGTAGAAGGTGATGATAAGATTTTCGCAATCACTCCAGGTGCAAATATTAAGAAGGTTATTGCTAAGTCAGAACCTATTAGTGTAAGTAATGCTTCTACAATCAGTATGGGTGAGAAGGCAGCAATGAGATTGACATTGCTTCCAATTGATTTCGATGCTAGAAGAAATAGTAATGGACTCATTACACCTATAGTTTCACTCTAATAAATACAAGGCTCGTGCAGTTTTATGCACGAGCTATTTATTTTTTAGATTTGGAGAAGGAGGATAATAAGACATGTATAATAAAGGAGTTATTCATAACAAGATATTTAGTGTTATGAGTGAGGATGAATATATAGAAAACAGAAGTAAGTTTTCTATAGATGATGATGTTGCAATTCAAAAGGATGGATTATTATATCCAATGAGAACCCAGACAGATCCGAGACCTGGGTTTAGAATTGATGGGGATGCATTATTAATTTATAATGACCCATCAGAAAATGATGCTCATAATTATTCTGATAAAGATGTTATAGATTTCGATAATATATCTACAATGAAGGATATAATAGATAGACAGAATGAGTTATCAAGACAAGAAAGAAGTATATTAACTTCACCTGATCATATCTATACTCCTATAATAAAGGATACAGATGCACCAGAGATGAGGTTAATGAAAGAGGCAATATGTAATAAGAATATCGATTTAGATAAGTACGAAGGACGATTTGGTCCTAACTTTACTAACGATAAACGTATATTGCAGAGACCAAATATAACACTGAGTAAGATCAAAACAATGTGTAAAGCATTAGATATAGAGGCTGAATTAGTGTTTAGGGATAAAGGACCAGATGTTCCAAATCCCATAGGAAAGGAAATAAAAATTATACTGACAGATGGAGAAGGGGCTGAAGATAATGACACAGAGTGATCTTGTATCTATGTTCGGGGATGAGCATTTTGATAAGTTTAATGAATCCCTGTTTAATTTTAAAGATGAAGATATAATTGAAGCTTTGAAGAAAGTTATATTATCTTGTCAAAGAAATGGTTCATTCGTAATTAAGGTTACTAATTTCACTGTAATAGAAGATTATAAAGAGATTAGAGATACTCTTAAAGCTTATGATGAATCTCAAGTTAAAAAAGGTAAAGATGGAAAACCAATAAAGAAGATTACATCAGTTTATGATTATATAAATCTTAAAGATTCTGATATAAAACTTCTTGTGGTTGATTATCATATTGGCATCAAAGAGAAAGAAGAAGAGATTAGAGTTTATATATCAGTACCAAGAATTATAAATAAGTATTACTTTAAGATATCTGGTAATGAATATAGTGCTATGTATCAAATCGTTGATGCTTCTACTTATAATAATAGTAATAGCAATTCTAAGGTTCAGAGCGTTACATTGAAGACGATGTTTATGGCTATAAGAATCTATAGAACTATTGAATCTGTCAAGACTACAAAGAAAGAACAGATTTCTATATATTATTATAAAGGTGGTATGTTTAGTAAGACTATATCTATATTTAAGTATTTTCTTGCTAAGTATGGATGGTATGGAACTTTAGAGTTATTCCATATACCATCTCATGTAGTTCGTATAACTGACTATGATCCTAATGATGATAACTTCTTTACATTTATGAAGAATGATATCTATGTAAGTGTAGCCAAGTTCATATTTGAAAGGTCTACAATAGTGCAGTCTTTTGTATATAATACAATATTGTCTATAAACAAGAATAGCAAAATAGATAATATGTTTACAACTGCATATTGGATAGATACTTTAGGTTCAGAGTTTAGTAATAATTCTTATGAGAAAGGTCTGAATATATTGGATTCATTTGAATTCATATATGATCAGATAACAAAAGAAACTATTCATTTACCTGAGGAAATGAAGTGTGATACTTATCATATCATTAAATGGGTAATGACAGAGTTTGATGCTCTTAGACAGAAAGATAATCTTGATATTTCTACAAAGAGAATACGTAAAGCAGATTATATAGCATCTTTATATGCTATGAAACTTGCTAAGGGTATATATAGAATATCAGATTTGGGTAAAAGAGCAGATATAATGGATATCAAGAGAGCTATAGTGACTAAACCAAACTATCTATTAACTCAATTATCAACCAAATGTACACTAGTTAATTATCGTAATATGGTAAACGATCTTGATGTATATGATGCTGGGTTGAAATTTAGTTATAAAGGTATTGCTGGTATTGGAGAGAAGAAAGGTAATACTATACCAAAGTCATATAGATATGTATATCCAGAGCATTTAGGAAGATTAGATCTTGATTCAAGTTCTAATACTGATCCTGGTGTTACTGGAATATTGTGTCCAACAGGAGATATCTATGATGGATCTTTTTCAGAATTTGAAGAACCTCATACATGGGATGAGAGTTTTTCAAATATGGTTGAAGACTATAGAAAGATGATCGGTGTTAAACAGGCTATAGAGTTTAAAGAAGCTGTTTTAGGAATTGGAGATGAATCTAAGTGTATAATAAATGATTCTATTCAGTCTATGAAGCAGTTGATAAAACCTATAATAGTTATCGATCAGACTGCAGAAAAGAATTCAATTGATATGACTGATGATGGCTTAATCACATTAGATTTAGGAGGTGATGATAATGGCACTACAGTCTAACGAATATGTATATTTCGTATTCTCTAAAGAACAGATGGATATGAAAAGAGAACTGGCTAAAAAGAGAGGTAAAAACCTCTCTCTTGGTCAGGTTATTGTCAATGGTGTGGCTAAACAGTATACAGATATTGTTAAAGACCCAAATGGCAGTAGATATGTAGATACAGTTGTAGTTACTAAAGGGTATATTAAAGACATCAAGTATACAAAAGAGAAGTAATTACTATTCTACTAACTTTATATTGAGGTGATGGAAATGAATCCTATTGTATTCTTAAAAAGAACATACTGCCCTGACTGTGGGACAGATACAATGGAAATATATAATATGTATAATAAACCAATAGGCTATCCAGCTATGGTTAGAAATTTTAGCACTTCTCAGGTTTTAGAATTTCTAAATCAAGAGAAGTACCCATTATCATATATAAAGTGTACAAAATGTAATAGAACGTATTTAATCAATTGGACAGACGGATTACCAAAACCACTGTTTGATACAGATATTATACATTCTAAGTTTAGGGGGAAATCAAAATGAGATTAACAAGATTAAGATTGGAAAACTATATAGGTATATATAGTGGTATGAATCTTGCAGAAATCGATATAGATTTCACTAAATGTAACCATGATCTTATAATGATCATAGGAGATAATGGTAGCGGAAAGAGCACGTTGATTCGTGCTCTTAATCCTTTACCTGATAATAGTATAAACTTTATGCCAAACAAAAGTGCTAGAAAGATTATAGGATATATAGATAGTGATGGAACTATGTACGAAATAGAATATGTTCATCAAATCGGGTCTAATGGAAAAAGAGAGAATACCAAAGGATTTATCAGGAAAACAATTTGTGGAGAGGTTGTTGAACTGAATCCTAACGGGAATATTTCTAGTTGTAAAGATATACTATATACAGAGTTAGGACTAGATTCTAACTTTGTTTCTTTGTCCGAAATTGGTTGTGAGAATCGTGGACTTGCAACTAAGAAACCGGCAGAGAGAAAGCAATATATAAATTATATATTGAGTAATCTTGAGGTTTATAACAATATTCATAAAACTTTAAGCAAACGATCATCTATATTTAAATCTATGATTAATAATATAACTTCTAAGTTAGGAAACTTAGGAGATCCAGAGATGATTAATGGAGCATTAGTATCTCTTAATAATAGAATAAACTCTATTAGTGGAGAAAGAGATAATATAATGCAAGCTATATCTGATGCAAGAGCAAGAATAGATATGATCGATCCAGATAAATCCATTCAATCTAAAGCAAAGGAATATGATGAAAAGCTTAATTCATTTATATTAGAAGAAACTACAATTAAGGCTCCTATAATGGAGAATATGAGTCTTGATAAAGTTAACTCTATGCTTGAAGATATGAGAAAAGAATCAATTAGAGAAGAAACAATAATAGAGACTATGATCGAAAAGAACAACTCTCTGATTGAACAAGTGGAGAAAGAATCTCAAGCTATAATAGATAAGCAGACTAAGCTGAATAACTTAAAGTCTGATGAACATTATTCTTCTATTTTAGAGGAGAATAATAAACTCAAGAATGATATTACTAAATATAATGGTATGATATCTAATATGGGTCTTAGTATAGATACTACTATAACTAGTTCTGAGTTGGTAGCAGGAGTTAAGTCTTTGATGGGTATTAAAGAATCAATAAACTCATTGAAGGATAACTTTGATTATGATACAACTCAGATAGTATTAAGTGGTACTTATGAAGACCCTGGTGCATATGAAAAGAAGGTTAAAGAATTACAGAGTTCACTTGATAGTATAAATAGTGATATCAATACAGCAGAAGCGCAATTATCTATATTATCAATACTTGATAAAAGACCTTCTGGATGTACTATAGATAGTTGCCCATTTATATCAAAAGCAGTGGAGATATCTTCGTCTAATATCGAAGAAAGATATAATGAGCTTATATCTAGTAAAGAAGAACTTGAGAAATCCATAGATGTAAATCTTAACATGTATAATAACTTAAAGGTAATAGAAAAATGTAAGTTTTATATAGATGCTATTATAAGTAGTATCGAACCAATAAGCAATATACTTGTTAAACTCCCAGGTGGAGAAATTTTTACTGATATAGATCTGTTATTTAGGAAACTTTTCAATGGTATAGACTTTAGAGAGATAGAACTTTTATATTCTTATCTAGATATAGCCAATGTATTAGATTTGAACAGAGAAGCTAAAGCTAGACTAGTTACGATTGAGAACGAATTGAAGAGTTATGAATATAAGAAACAAATAATAGATGAGATTACTAGCGATATAGAAACTATCAATAGTAATATAAACAGTTTAAAGAATACTATGGAAGTTCATCAAACTGAAATTTCCAAGCATAAGAATAGCAAACTCGAATTAGATGAACATATATTGGCATTCGAGAATGTACAGAAATCCTTATTAAGGCTTGAAGAAATAAAGTCTTATAAGGAAGAAATTAAGAAGAAGTATGATCAGATTGAAAAGGATATGATTACTATTAATAATCTTATTTCATCTATAGAGTCTAATGATTTAGCATTAAAGAGATTAGATGCAGAGTTAGGGCCTATGTTAGATGAAAGAGATAAGTATATACATTCATTAAGTCTTATAACCGATTATACAAATGAGTTAGCAGAATATAGAGCTAAGTATGACAAGATAGAAGCTATAAAATATTATAGTTCTCCGAATAGTGGTATTCAGCTTATATTCCTTAATCTTTATATGAATAAGATTCTTAGTATAGCTAATGATCTTCTTGGTCTTATGTTTGGAGGAGAAATCGAGATTCTCCCATTCGTAATTAATGAGAAAGAGTTCAAAATTCCATGCTCGGTGGCAGGACTCAAGACTGATGATATTACTAGTATGAGTAATTCACAGATATGTATGGTTAGTACTGTTATTCAATTTAGCTTATTATACCAGAGTTCAACGAAGCTTAATATCCCACGACTAGATGAGATAGACGCAGGCCTTGATAATTTCAATAGAACTATGTTCGTTAACTTCTTGCACGAACTATTGAACAAATTGAGTATTAATCAAGCCATAATCATATCTCATAACAATGAAATCATGAATTCCGATGTGGATGTTATAGTACTCAGGAATAATGGCAAGAAGGAGATAAATGGTAACGTCATTTATCATTATTAAACACAAAGAACCCATGGACTATTCAGAGTCCATGGGTCTTTATTTTTTATTTTTTAATATTGTATATAACTACATATTATATCAATGTAACAAAATAGTTTATTACCTGGCGACAAAAAATAAAAATCGAATCCGGTATGCACTAGTTAGGTTAATAAACATAAATTCCGTATACCCATGCTCAAGGGTATACGGGTTTATTTTTTTGATAAAAATACCCTATAGATTGGGTTCTATAGGGCGGTGTTCTTTTCGACGATAGGCGTCGTCAGGCTATGAAATATATCACTCAATTATATGTTAACTTATTAAAATTTACTAAGATCCGAACCAGTTACAATAAGTGGATAGTTCATATTTATATTACTGTTTCTTGCAGTACCTGTCTTAAGATTGATTGTTGTATCATCCAAGAATGCTGGATCGGGGAGTGGCATATTAGGAACACTTTGACCATTTCTCATATCTACAACATCAAATCTTCTTTGACCAGTTCCTTGGTCATATACGACTACCGTTTTAATATTAGGATCATCAGCAAGCAACATAAGATTCTGCTCTGGAGTTTTGTTTGCTTGGTACTGATCATACATGGTTCCTTCATCGACAATCATTCTATTTATTCCATTAGGATTAGCTTGAACAAGCTCCAACTGCGGTGGAATAAAGTTATATGTTTGTCCCATAGGAGCAGATATGTATGCATTATACATATCCATAAGTCTTTCATCATCACTCTTAGTATCCATAGATATTTTCATATCTTTAGCACGCTTAAGTTCAAGATCATGACATTTTGTAATTGTGCTATTAAGTTCTCTAAGAGCAGATATCTTACTACTTATAATACCACTGGACACTTCAGAAAGATTAGAGATATAATCATACTTTTTCTTAAGTGTCTTAGAATCTTTTATATATTTTATCTGTTCCATAACTTCATTGTTCAAATAATCTAACTGAACAACTGCAGTTTTGAGTGCATTATTAGTAGATTCATATGAAGATTCATATGGTGTATTGGATTGCAGCATAGTCAAACTATTCTGACTTGTTTCTGTATATCCTTCATTATCATTATCAGTTTTATTCTTACTACCAGCAGGTCTACCACGTTTCTTTTTAGGTGGAGCTGCATCTACAATTTCAACATTATCTACTTCTGCTACACGTCTTTCATCTCGTGTCTCAAATAGATTAGAAAAATATCCCATTTGGATTCACTCTCCTTAAATATACTTTACTTGAATGTTTCAAGTATACAAAATTACAAATTTAGAAACTTTAAATTAATACCCAAAGGAGGAAGATAACAATGCTATTTAAAAATTATCCGGAAGGATCAGATTTAACAATATTATCAACTATGTATCAGCGACCTACGCTGATAAATGCTAGTTATGATTCTAGCGGAAATATTAAAAAGAAATATGGACCAGATTTATTAACGGTCGTAGCCAGAGATAATACAACAGGAGAGAAATTAGTTGATCAAATAGAGAATCCAGAATATACTTATTATAAACTTAAGGACGGAGTAAATGTATCCAATAATTTATTTTGTGTAAAGAAGGAAGATGTAGAACCAATAACGACTAAGTATAAAGATGTATTAAAATCTATAGCAGAAAATACAGGTAACTTAGATTGGTTTTATGATAATATAAAGACTGGTAATAGAAAAGAGAATAATAAACTTCATCTTATAAAAGAGATATTGAACTCTGATATGGATATAGAAGATTATTATAGAATGCAGTTCTCAAAGACATATACAAATGCACCATATGCATTATCAAAAGCATATTTTGATATTGAGGTTAGAACTAAGCATATGGCTGGAGATTTCCCAGAACCAGGTGAATGTCCCATAGATGCTATAACTCTTATTCTTGAGAAAGAGAGAAAGATATTTACTTTCTTATTAAGAGATAAAGAAAATATTGAACAGATAGCGCAACTTGAAAAAGAATATGCAAGTGGAGAATTAACAAAGGAATTCCATGATTTTGCTATAGATGCAGTTGGTGGATGGAAACAGGCTACTAGAGTAGGATATATTAGAGATAATATGGTTCCTGAATTGTATATGATATTTTATGATGAAGAGGATGAAATTAAGTTAATAAAAGATTTCTTTGTAATTATGAATTATTATAAACCTGACTTTGCAATGGCATGGAATATGGCATTCGATATTCCATATATAATTTGTAGACTTAGTAATATAAGTCAGATGCCAGAAGAAGAAGTTGTAAATACAATTTGTTCAGAGGATTTCAAAGAAAAGAAGTGTTATTACTTTGTAGATGATATTGATAGAGCAACTCAGAAACGTAAGGAGATTGAAGAAAGAAATGATAGATTTGATGTATCATCATATACAGTATATGTAGACCAGATGATACAATTTGCTTCAAGACGTAAAGGACAATCTAAGTTTCCAAATTATAAATTGGATACTATAGGAGAAATAGTAGCAGGTGTTAATAAGTTGGATTATCATGATATATGTAGTAGTATTACAGAATTGTCTTATAAGAGTTATAAGACATATGTATTCTATAATATCATGGACGTTATAGTACAGCTTTCAATAGAGTATAAGTCTAATGATATAGATTATATCTTTGCAAAATCTTTAGAGAATAATACACCATATTCAAAGATACATCGTCAGACTGTATATCTTACAAATAGAGGAACAATAGAGTTTGATAGATTTGGATATATAATAGGAAATAATGCTAATAAGTATAATAAGAAACCAGATGAGAAATTCCCTGGAGCTTATGTAGCAGACCCATTAAAGATTACAGATTATTCTAAGCTTAGAATTAATGATACTCCAGTAAGTGTATATGATAATCTTGTAGACTTTGACTTTACAAGACTATATCCGAGTGTTATACAGGAAAATAATATGGCTCCTAATACACAGATAGGAAAGATATTAATAGATAATCCTGTGCATGATTTGGATAATAGATTTAATAGAGATAGGTATAATAGAGGCGGACAGTTTATAGAAGATTATCAGTCAGGATGTTATTTAGAGTTCTGTTCTAGATGGTTAGCTTTAGCATCATTTAGTGAACTGATAGATGATCTTAAAGAATATAATTGGCAAGTATTATATAATGGATATGTAGATAGAACTAAAGGAACAAATCCTGGAATTATATTTACAAATAAAGTTAATCCAATTAAGACTTTTAAAGACGGAGAATTAATAAACCCTATTGTATTCGACCATACTGTGACAGCTGAGATGAAGGAGAAATTCAAAAATGAATAATTATAAAGAAATGAGTAAGAGTACACTCGATGAATTAATTGAGTATGTAAAAATACTTAAAACAGAATATTTCTATTTAATACCATCTGGAATCCTGATAGGAACAGATGAGAACTTTACTCATATTAGAGTAATAGAAACTACTATATATGATAAAGAATTATATAACTCATTATCATATATTAAGGCATTATCAGATATGAATATGGAATATTATACTGTAGAAGATATTATGTTTTTGCCAAATATAGTATTAAATAAGAATATGCTAATTAATATGTATAATCAGTGCATATTTGGCAACTATGTAAATATTATTAATGTGAGCGATACACAGATATTTAGTGATATGTATTTTAATATAAAGTCTAAGGATGGTGCTGTTCTTGTAGTAATAGATAATCATAGATTTTATATATTCAAAGGAATGGTTCCATTAGCAAAGTCTGATAAACTTTCATTACAAATATTAGATTCAGATAATGGCACATTCATAGTAAAGTATACTATTACAAAAAAGAAAAATATGTGTGTTACATCATATTATAAGTATCTATATATCTAGGATATTTACTATGTTCCTAAAAATAAAATACTTCTATAGAGCAAAAACTTAGAGGACTGACTAAAATGTCAGTCCTCTTTATTTTTTGCTTCTGCAATGACTTATTCATCCATTCCTCCTAAAAGTCTCATTGTATTGCATACATATTCTACAATGTAGTTAAAATATTGGTCTTGTGTAAGACCATATATTAATGCTACATTATATGCAGTTCTGCATTCATAATACAAATCAACTACTCTTGATTTAGAATTGTTGCTACGATAGAGTTTGATTAAATACTCCATTATTTTTATAGCTGAATTCATAAATTTTGCTTTCTTGAATGGATCCCAATCAATATAGTTGTCCACTTTAAGAGCTGAAAGACAATCTATTATTAACCCTGTACCGAATGTATTCATTGCAGCATCTTCTGTTATGCCATCCTCTTTACCATTGTTTTCCATACTTGCTAATATTGCAGAATACAAATATGAACTTCGTTTGATTGTTTCAAATCTTTCTTGTTCTGTTGTCATAATTATTACCTCCAGTTTATTTTATAATATATTTTGTTATGACGTTACTATAAGATACATGTATCTTATTCATAATTATAATATACAATCAGTAATATCTACTTTTACAAATATAATAGCAAGAAAACATATAAATATAAGACAAACTTAAGGAGGGTTAATGTACGATGGCTCAAACTAAAAAAGAAGAACAGCGATCATCAAAGAAAATAAATAAATTGATGGATTCTCTGCAAAGTTTTATGGATAGAATATCATCTAATACATATTTTACTTCAACTCCTAATTCGAGAGATTTGAATAATATAGTAGGAAAGATAGATGACTCTTTATCTACTATACTGAATAATAGTATGAACAATACAGGAGTTCCGAATATATCAAGATTGTATTCTAGAATTAATACTGTTACAGGAGATTCTGAAACTAAAAGAAAAATAGAAGAGCTATTTGAAGATAAGTCTCTTATGGACGGATTATTATCTTCTTATACAGAAAATAAATATCTTACTGATTTGGACCAAGAAATAGATACAGTTTGTAAGTATATGCCTAAGTTATTAGAGGCATTAAGTACAAAGAAAGACAATGTTCTTTCTTCCGATCACTTCAGTAATGATTATATTAATAATATCCAAGTTAAAGGTCTTGAGAAACAAGAAAACTATGCCGATAATATAAATCTTATGAAGTCTACATATGATGCTGCTGAGTTTACAGATAGATTGTATGATAGAACAGCTAAATATGGTGAGGCTTTTGTATATATTGTTCCTTATAAGAAAGCTATGGCTAAACTTCTTAGGAATAAATCTATTTCTACAATGCAGTCTACTAACTTGAATTGCTCTGAAGGAACAATTATAACAGAATCTGGTGTAGAAAAGATGCAACTTAATGGAGAGATTACATTAGAAACATTAAAAGAATCTGGTATTAAAGATATTAAGTTAGAGTTCGATCAGAGTTCTATGATAGAATCTATTATATCTAATTATAATATAGTATCTGAAAAGAGAAAAGTAATATCAGAATCAGCTCTTAATGAATCTCTTGAAGATGAAACCACTATAGGGCAACACAAATTAAAGAAACCTTTGGATAAAACAGTTAGAGATGATCTGTCATTTGAATACGATGGAAACTCTCAGGATGGTCTTATCATAGGAAATGAGAAATCATCTAAATCTAAGAAAGAACTTAAAGTTCCTGGATGTGTTGTAAAGATACTTGATAGAGCTAGAGTTATTCCTATATATATTGAAGATCTTTGCCTTGGATATTATTATATAGAAGTATTCAATAAGAATCCAATGGAGTTTGATAATAAGCTTATATCTCCTGCTGTATATACTACAGCTGCTAATAGAAACCTACAGCAACAAAATAAAAAAGAAGCTCAAGATAATACAATTAAGTTTCTTGCTGGTCAGATTTCTCAACAGATAGACGCTAACTTTATCAATAGTAATCAAGATCTTAGAAAAGAAATCTATATGATTCTTAAGTATAACGATTTGTATTCTAATAATGTAGATAGTGTTAGAGTATCATTCATTCCACCTGAAGATATGGTTCATTCATACTTCAAGAAAGATGAGAAAACTCATAGAGGATTATCAGATCTTCATAAAGGTTTGATACCAGCAAAATTGTACTGTAGTTTATATATAACTTATGTACTTGGTATTCTTACTAGAGGATTTGATAAGAGAGTATATTACGTAAATCAATCTGTTGAAACTAATATAGCTAAATCTCTTCTTAATGTAATAAATCAAATTAAAAAGTCTAACTTTGGCGTTAGACAAATTGATAACCTGAATAATATATTGAATATTTCAGGTAGATATAATGATTTAATTATACCTAGATCTGCGAACGGAAATACTGCTATAGAATTTGAAGTAATGCCAGGTCAACAGATAGATCCTAAGCAGGAATTATTGGAAATTCTTGAAACTGCTGCTGTAAATAGTACTGATGTTCCAATAGAAGTAGTTAATTCTAGACAGACAGCAGACTACGCAGTTCAGGTTGTAATGACAAATGGTAAATTCTTAAGACATGTCTATAATAGACAGTCTAGATTCAATCATATATTGAGTGAAGTATTTACAAAGATATATAATGCAGAATTTGAAGATGATCAGATTCTTGAGGTTATATTACCTCCTCCAATGTTTTTGAATATCACCAATACAAACCAGATAGTAACAAATGCAAGAGACTTTGCAAATACTATTGTAGAAATGGAAATGATAGATGAGGAAGATGAAACAGTTAAAAATGTATTCACTAAACTTATGCAAGAACATTATCTGAGTAGCTATATAGATCTTAATATAGTAAATGAATTAAAAATAAGAGCACAGCATATTGCAGCTGTAGAAAAGGCTCCTGAAGAGGAAGAACCAGAAGAATAAAATAAAAACCCAGATAGGTTTATACCTATCTGGGATTATTTTTATAAATTTATTATCATGTATTTCCTGAGAAATTAGATATATGACTTGTATTACTACTATCTGTTGATACCTTACTAGCAGAATTTGAAAAATTCCATCTACTAGCCGCAGATTTACTAGCATCATTAGAAGTTTGGTATGTCCAGTTACCACCATCTGCAAGACCGGTATTATTATCATTAGTAACTCCATCATACTGGAATCCATATGATGTATCTCCAGAAATATCAGCACCAGAAGAATCTTTATGGAATCTATAGTTACCAGCACTACTACTTGTAATATGGTTAAGAATACTCTGAGCTACAAAGTCTACCTTAGGACCAGTAATTGGATAACCTGAGAATTCCATTGAAAGTTCTGGATATTCATATGTACCCTTTTCGCCACTATACATTGAAAGTTCTGCCTTTGTAGGCTGAGCTGCTACAATGTAATAAGCTTTTTCAATATGAAGAGCTGTATTATCTGTTGTGAAATAAAGGAATTTGAATACTTCAGATTCAAAACCAATTTCATCATGAGATATAAGACCAGCATCAATAAGACCATCATAATGCTTAATCTGAGTTCTTGGATCTTTTACACCTCTAAGGAAGAGTTCATTAACTCTTGTAAGGACAGAACCAGATCTTTCATTATAGTTCATTGAGAATGTTGAAGCTGACTGCATTGTAACTTTATTAATCATATTAACAGTTGAGATACCGTCACTGATTTCTGCAGTTTCGCCAGTCATATCTTCAAGACCTGATAATCCTCTGAATTCATATTCAAGGATATGAACATAAGTATTTATAAGGCCAGCATATTCAGCATTATTCTGAGCAAGTCTCTTGAGGAATAATGGAATATCTACTACTGTTAAGAAGTAGTAACCTTTTTCATATCTATTCCACTGAGCCATCTCAGAGAAATCAGATACACCTCTAGCAAGTGTATATTTTTCAAGAGATTTAGGGCTCTTAAGATATGCATATATATTATTAACATTTGATGTAGTTGCCATTATTTTTCACCTCCATAACTTATTAACCTATGGCAGTTACTTTGAAGTACTCGCTCTGAACGAAGTTTCTGAACTTAACTTCAATAGCACCATAGAATATTTTGTTCTGTGCATATGTTTCATCCTCTACATACTCAAATGAGATTGAAAGGAATGAAGGTGCAATATTATCAATAACTTTCTGGATCTCCTGCTGATAGAATGTAAGATCGTCGCCATCGATAAATGTATATCTAATCTTAGGACATCTTGATCTAATAGACTTAATAAGATCCTGAACAAGGATAATATTATTAATATATGAGAACTGAGTATAATTTGTCTGTGAAGTATATTCAGTCTCTACAGTAAGGATACCATCATAATATGATGCATAGTTTACTCTAAGATCATCCAACTCTTCTTTTTCGTCTATATCATTAGGACGCTTTGTTGGAATATAATTAAGAGTACCATCTACAACACCATCAAGAGTAACACCATAAAGCTGGCCAGCAAAAGGTCTTGAAGAACCATTTACAAAATGGCTATAAAGAAGCTGAGCAATATGGTAACCAATTGTTACTGTGATTTCTTTATATGTATATGGATCATTTACATTATAGCTGTTATGATAGATTGCTGTGAACTTATCTGGAATGAACTTTGCATATTCTTCTTTAACCTGAACAAGATCATAAACATCTGTACCCATATCAGCAAAATATACACAGTCTTCACGGAACTGTACAAATTCCTGAATAGCTGTCTTAACATCGTTAAGTCTTACTGTTGAACCATGGATTTCTTTACCATGAGAATAGTTAGCATCAACAATAACATCGATCTTAATATTATCAAGATCATAGATTTCTGAATCGTATGAGCCATCAAATACTTTAACCATTCTTGCGTCGTATGTTTTTGAATTTATAGGAGCATCACCAAATGTACCATTACTACCACCACCAAGATTCATATGCTCAGTAATAGTATAATTATCGTACATATTAAGATGATCAGCTACTGACTCGGGATCTTTAATTGCTGTTGTGTCTGAATCCTCATCAATAATTTCTACTGTACCTGTACCTGTTGTTGGTGTACTTTCAGAAGTACTATCTTCAGTAGTAGTCTTATCAGTAACATCTGATACAGTATCACTTGTTGTTTCTACTGTAATACTAAATGACTCAGATTTTGTATATGAGTATTCATCCGTAACATCATCTGCTGATTTTGTTTCGGCTGAATCTGCCTTAGTACCATCTGCATTGTATGCAGTTGTAGTTGTACCATCATCATTTATTACATAATAGATATTAGTATCATTATTTTTATATGCTGTAACGATCTTAGTAGTTGCTGCTGTATCTTCTTCAGAAAGAAGACTAATAGTACTAGCAGTATCTTCTGTTTCTTCAGGAATAGTACCCTGTGACCAATCATTAGCATCCCAACTATCAATTTCACCAAGATCAATCTTTACAGTACCAGAAGTAGCTTCTACTGTAATAGTCTTAGTATACTGATATTCCTGTGTAGTAATAGCCAAACTAACATCAAGAGTATCAAAGTCTGACAAATTAGCTGTCCACTCTTCAACATTACCAGAAGTAGCAGCAGCATCGAGTTCAATAGCTGTAGTATCAGCATATTTAGCATTGCTATATGAAGTACCAGCAATCTTAGTAATCTTAACAGATACTACATTTTCACAATCTGCACCAACAGTATGTGAAGATTTATAACCAGTTACAAATTTAATAGTGCTACTACCAGTTTTATCAAATTCTGCTGCAGATATAGTTTTATCGCTAGTAGCTTTGCCTACTGAATCGAAATTATATGTTAAATAATTTGAATTATCAACATATATAACTGTATTACCTTTAGCACCCTTCTTATAATTAAGAGACTGCTTTCTAGTATCTCTAAGTGTAAGAATATCACATGTATTAAGTGTATCTACATCGATATCAAGAATAGCTGAAAGTGCATTAATAAACTGCTTAATTACATCTGCATTCTGCTTACAAATAAGCTGAGTAGATGATCTAAATGCATTTTCAACTGAAAGGTTTGTGCCATCATATACAGTATCAGGATCAAGAGCAAAGTTTACTGTCTGAAGAGTTTCATTGTCTCTCTTAATCTCAAGCTGATACTTAATGAAAGTATAATATTTAGAACCAGAGAAATCTGGAATAATTTTAATTGACTTGTATGATATACCTCTACCATTTTCTGCAATTACAAAAAGTGGGAAGTATACAGGGCCATCAACCTTGAGTGTATGATTTGTCTTATCGATGCAAGCATCATAATAATCATCATCAAACTCATTACCATTATTAAGTACATTTGCTACTGATGTATTAAATGCTTTCTTAATAAGTGTAGCATGATTCTTATAGTTTTCATACTCTGTACCCTTAGCATCAGGAATAACAGCTTTCTGATATCTAAGAGTGATTACATCGCCTTTCTTTTCAAGAACTGCAACTACACCAATATTGGCAAGTGCAGAATCTTCTGCTACAATTCTCTTTGCATAGAGTCTTGCACCTGAATTAATTGCCATAGCAGCCTGAAGCAATGGCTGACCATGCTTCTTAAAGCTAATATTGCTACCATAAAGAGAAAAGAAATTTTTACCTGAAACAATGTTATACTTCTCTGGACCCTGATCTGAACTAAAGCCAATCATCTGCAAAACCTGATAAAGGCTTGTATCAGTTATAGTAGGAGTAGTTATAGCACTGTTATCTATAATTGAAAATCTCGTACTAGGATACATTCTTTTTTCCTCCTTTTTAATAAAATAATTTATTTTTAAAATTAAGCTAAATGCTTTTATTCATATGTTAGTAAAGCCCTCTAGTTCATGATTATTTTTTCCTGTGGTACATCAGCTGTCTTATCATTAAGAACAGCACTAACCATAGCCTCGTCCCAGTTTTCACTAGTTACAGCAGTATAAGGGCTAACAAATTTTGGTACTTGTCTGATATTAATACATTTATATCCATACATATCAGATGATTTTGATAATCGAAATGGTTTACTTAAATCTTTTGGATCTCTACAAATTTCAGATACTAAGAATCCGAATTGCTGAGTAGTCATACCAAAGTTGGCTCCATTCAGATGTGCTGATTCTATGAAATATTCATACATAATATCATATGCTATTGTTGTTGGTATATGACCACTTGTAAATAACTGCATCAATAATTCTATATTATCTGCATCTTGTGGTACTTTAACTGACGTTACTACTTCGTCTCCTTTACGGAATTTTAAAAATCTGTAATCTTGAGACTCTGTATATTTAGTCAGTTTAATATCTTTCATTTTTACTATCTCCGATGGTTTACACATAAACATCGTCGGAAATCTAAATGGTTTTAAACCACTTGATTTTCCTGAAGCATTAAATATAGCATAATCCAATACTCCAAGAATATTAACATATTCACCTACTATAGAAGCATTCTTTGATTCGAAATAATACTCAGGAACATAGAAAATAAGTTCACCATCAGTATTAAATATCAATGCTTCTCCATCTCTTTTAAGAAATGGTGGTACATTATAAGCCATGTAGTATTCACCTCCTTATTTAGATGTGATTATCATTAATTATTAATCAATCCATTAGAAGAATACTACCTTAGGAATGGTTTCAGTATCAGTTGTGTACCATACTCTCTTCTCTCCAGTTCCGACTTCTGTTAAATGATGACCTCTGAAGTAGAGCTCTTCAATATAAATACTATACTTAGAGAAATCCTCTTCGTTGATCTGTGCAAGATTTATAAATCCAGCATCTTCTTCTTTAGTATCACTATGAAGATATGTATTATTAATGAATCTAAATATAGCTTCTACATTACTATAGTTGCTTAACTTAATTGGATTAGCAGAATGCTCAAATACATTATCTTTAATTACTATTAAAGCATTCTCTTCTACATTGGTTATAACTATAGCATCATTATATATTGATCCATTAAATTTATTATTACTTATTGTAGAACTCTTTAAAGCTCCATTTTCTGAATCTAGTTCTATATCATTATAATATGCGCATTCTATGCTATTAAATATATTATTTGTTATAGTAACAGATCCAGTACTATTTATAGTTACAGGAGTTCTAACACCAAGATCTTCCGTATAAGGAATATCGCTAGTGAATGTATTAGAATCAAGAACAACTTCATCTATAATACCAGTAGTTATTAAACTAGAACCATTGTTAAATGTATTGTTTGTAATATATACAATATTTTCTGTTTCAATACTATCATATGATAACTTAGAGTTATTAAATATGAAACCATCAAGGCTAACAGCTTTATCTACAGTCAAATCTTCATTGATTTCAAATTTGCTATTACCATATAATGTATCACCATCTTTACAAGCATCTAATGCTACTGAGATTGTTTCATATGTAGTACCATCTTTAGTTTTGATTACTACTTCGTCTTCATCAGTATCATCTTCTGTTACTAATGCAATAGACCTAAGAAGATTAATATCAAGATTTACTATATGAGAATTTCCTTTACTAGAACAATCAAACTCAAGATATATGCTAGCAACGTCTGTAAGCTGAGAATATCCCAATCTAGTATCAGGAACTGTACCATTAGTTACAGTAATCTTATTAAGAATACCAACATCTCTTTTAAGAACACCAGAGTCAGCATATATAAAATCATATGTACCACCCTCTGATACTTCTCCAACAAGAGACATACCATTTTCATAAGTAATATCTATATCAATAGTATTCTTTACTTTATAATCTATATTAAGAACAAGACCAGCATCTCCTCTATAATTTGGAACATATGTATTTCTTTCATAATCGTAATCATATACTGGTGTTGTTACCATTTCATGGGCATGATGACAAGGATCAATATGCATATGTCCATGATAAGTTTTATATCTATCATATGGACACCAGTGATCATCATAATGATCATGAGGATCATCAAAGTTACAATGCTGGTGAGGATGATTGATATAATTATCTTTATGACAAAAATCTTTCATACAGCTAGTATCATTACCGATACAATGAACATAATGGCATCCATCACAAAAAGAAAAATCTGGACTTCTCATTACATTTCTATGAGGATGAGGATGTTTACATCTCATCTTACTATTAACTGGATAAGTGGCCATAATATCACTCCTTTATTTTTATTATATGAATGTTGATCATTATAGGTAGCTTGTCTAAGACAAAAAATAGAGGATTGGAAATATCCAATCCTCTGATATTTAAATAAGTTTAACCTTATTTATTTCTGTATTTCTTTCTTGTGCTCTATTATAAGATGAATCTAATTTGTCTGTTACATAATCAGAATCAAATATATTATGCTTTATATCACCATCAAAATTACCTAAAAGCCATGACCAATATATCTTTTTAGCATACATGTTATCTTTAAGGCCTTTACCTGAATCAAGTAATTCTTTTTGCTTTTTCTTTAATTGATCAAGATCATTTTCTATTACTTTTCTCATCTTAGGATCTAGATTAGATTTAGATAATTCTCTTTCTAATAACTTTATAGATGAATTTGATCTTTCTATAAATACAGGATGTTCATCTAAAGCATACACTATAGCATATGAAGGAATTTCTAAAACTCCTTGAACAGCTCCTATAAGTGGAATATCTTTAAGTACTTTCTTTGTTATTATTCCGCCTTCATTTTGTTCCATCTTATACAATGCTGATTGAAGATCTTGAGAATATCCATAAGCTGTAGAAATACTATCTGCTATTTTCTCATCTTTATACTTATAAGACATCACTATCAGTGATAAAATTTGTCCTCTAAGAGCATCCAAAATTTTTAATCCAGCTCTTAAAGTACCAAATGTAGCAAAGTCTATTACACCACTTATATTATTTACAATATCTCCGATTATTGCAGATATATCATCAAATATACCATTAATATAGTATAATGGTTTAATATTCTTTCTAATATAAGTATCAATATCGAATAAAACATTTTTAATTGCCATTGGAGCCATAGCAGGTGTCAAATGTATTAAATTATTTAATATATGCTTTATATCTACTAATAAGCTATATATTATTAATGCCATATTCATTGTTCTAATATCTCCATCAACTACAGATGAAAAATTATGCCCCATTTCATGAAGAAGTATTGCCATAATTTCTGCATCGGTAAATTTATCTGAAAACATTAATCCTTGATATATAACTGTCATTACAGAATATTTGGCAGCTTTATCATATTTAAATCCATTTTTATTAGCTAATGCCTTTTTAGGATTATAATCAATAGCATATGATATTGGCATAGTATATGCATTATATGTTAAACCAGCCTGAATATATAATTCATAACAATATAATCCAAATATATTAGCTATTTTTTCATTAAACTCCAGTAACAATGGATCTGTATTAATCTTTATATTGTAAGCAGATCCAGAATATTTTTGTCTTATAGCCCCTAACAAAGATTGGCATTCAAGAATTTCTTTAGTCTTTCCGAAGTAAGCTTCATTAAGGGCATTAGATTTTTTTGATGATACCTCAGCAAACTCATACAAACTATCATCTATTTCATTAAGTTCATCTGGAAGTTCTTCTTCATAATAATATTCTTCTGAACTATCTTCACATTCACAGTCAATAAGAGATTTACCACATAATGGACATATCTCACTTTCAAGTTCTTCTGCTTCAAGATCAGAAATAAATGAATCTATCCCTTCATTATCATCAAGCATTATTGATATATGATCCTGTGATTCCATATCCTCTTTAAGAATTTGATCTAATGCGGTCATTATATAACCTCCTTTTTAAATTATTAATTTAATGTTTCCTCTTCCACTCTCTTTATCTCTCTAATACAATTTGTAGCATTATTAATAATTTCTTTATCAAATTCACTTATATTATCTTTTGAAGCTTCATTAAGATTCATAAGATGAGTTAAAAGATAGTAAGCATAAACCATATCAAATTTGTTAGATACAATATTAAGATATCTTTCAATAAAAGTGCATATAGCTATAATAAATTTAGCTATATCTATATTTGTAATATCTGTATCTACATGTTTAAATAATCCATTACCGGCTTCTGCTGCGTCTCTTACTATAAGATCTGAATGATTCTTCATAAGAATATTATAGTTAAGACAGCATTCACCATAAGTAGAAGCAGTATTCTTTGAGAATACTTTCTTTTTCATTTTTCTATCTTTCTTAAATGCTTCCATTATTTCATCATACTTATATGACTTAGTAAATACTTTAGACATATTTCTAAGTTTTTCAGCATTTTCTATATTACCATCTTCCTCTGCTTTCTTAGCATTTTCAAGTATGGTTACTTCATAATATTCTTTCATCTTTGTAGAGTATTCTCCAACAAGATCCATACCATCCATTTGGAATTCTTTCTGAATTATACTATTGAAATTATTAATTTCAGCATCTACAGTAGCACCAAAATTAATATTCTCAAGCGTATCATTAATAAAAGAATTTATATTATTCTGACCTGAAATACCATTCTCAACACAAAGCTTTGACATAAGAGATTGCATAGAGAAAGGAAGATCTCTCATTTCAATTTCTTTTCCTTGTTTTTGCTTTTTAATTATATTTATCATTGAAGCTACATCATTATCAGATAAACCATAATCAGAACTAAGTGTATTTTTAAGTTCTTCTGTTTTCTGTTCTTCTGTAGCCATTTCCACATTATATTCTTCTTGTTTGGATTCTTCTTCCAAATCATCAAGAGTAGTACCCATTACTTCCTCTGACAATTTCTTAAATGCATTCATTTCTGACTTTGTTTTTTCATCTAATATATTATTCATTTATCTTAATCCTCCGTTGGTGTTGTATTAGTATAAAATGATGCAGATAGATTATTAGCATATTCTCTCTGAATTGATAATCTAAGATCCGTTATAACTTCTCCAAAGTTTGCTTCCAATGCAGTATAATAAACTTTAGTATAGAACTGACCATCATTATCAATTATAATTGAAGATATAAAGTTTGCTCTTGCTCGATCATAGCAGAAGTGTAAAATATTTTCTAACGAAATATCAAATCCTTTAATATAATTTAATACTTCTGCTATATTGGCTGCTATAATAGCAATCTGCTGATCTTCATAATTATTCTTACCATATATTGTACTACTATCTTTAGACTTCTTATATTTATCTAACTTAAGAGCATTATATATAGAATCTTTTTCCTGACTAATGAATTTAGTAAAGAAAAGAACTAAATAATCTTTAAAGTTACATGCTAGAAAATCCCACATATATTGAGCACATGTGAAATAATCCATATCATCACGATAATTAAATGATACATTACACTCAGAGCATAATGTATCTATAATCTTTTCATACGTGTTTATTCTTGTCTGTTCTATTTCCTCTTTCTTTTCAGGGAATGTAACAAGCAAATGCTTAAAATTATTTTCAAGACTATTGATTATATTTGGTCTACTAATATAATTATTCATCTTTGTTTCTAGATATCTATGGACGACATCCATTAATAAATTATCATCAAAATGATCTAATATAGATGATACTTCTGATTCTGTCATAATATTATATTCATAGTTATTTGATGCAAATTGACTCATAATATTATCCTCCTATATAAATTTTTAATATAAAGTTTGATAATATGTATAAAATAAACCTGGGAAGACTACTATAAGCCTTCCCAGAATAGCTATTCTTCTAGATAATCAATATTATCATATTCATAATCTGCGTTATCAAGATCTGCATATATACTCTTATATATCATTTCCTCATTATTCTTATATTCTCTATCTAATTCTCCTTCAGCATATCCATACTTATCTTCATATACTCTTCGTATATGATCTTGAGATAATAAAGATCTCAATGCTTCTTCATCTTCTTTTTTCTGCTGTGCTTCCCATTCATGATATAGCATACCTTTAGCAGATTCCATTTCTTTAAGCTTTGTAGATATAGCTGGATGAGTATACATATCTTTAAGAATATCTGTTTTCTTTTCTTCAAATGTGATAACTTCATCTATAGAATCGCTATCAGTTACAAGATCACGTTTATCTATATGGAAATCTTCCTTAAGATTTACACCATAATACCATACATATAATGCAAGAAGATATGAGAATATTTGGTCATCGTGGGTATTGGATGAGTGATCAATTCTTCCGTTTTTCTTATATTCAAGACCTAAGAGCTCTTCATATATCTTCTTAGACACAAATTTATCTTTATGGTTCTCCATACGATCTCTAAGAATATCCATAAGAAGATTTCTGGAATCTTTGGTGTTATCGAAACCATATACTTTAACAAGCTGTTTTCTCTTTTTGCTTCTTATAGTCTGTACGGTTTCTTCTAACTCTCTTTCTTTCATCTCAAAATATAAGTATTTCTTTGCTCTAGTCTTGAGCAAGTTTCCTATGACAGATGCACCGAAACCACCATTTCTCTCTATATTAATTACACATCCAGCTGGAAGCATCTTTAATATTTCCAAAATAACAAGTGACAATTCATCCGTAGGAATATAATTACAATTAAAGTCAGCAAATACTTTAGTTGTGGCTGGATCAATAAGAGTAATAGCAGATGAATCTCGATTATAACCACCAGATACATCGACACCCATTATAGGAATTACTCTCTTTGTATCGATCTCTTGATATATATTAAAGTAATATTTACCGAGAAGAAGTACTCTCTTCTTAGGTTCTCTAGTAAGCTGAGAAACAATTTCCATTTGCTCTTGGGTAAATGGAGAATTATTAACACTATTAGACCATTCAAGAAGAACTTCTCTTCTGATATCAGCCCATGTAGCACCACCAGAAAGCATAAGTTTGCATATTTCTCTAAACCATTCTTCTGAACGTCCTAATTGCTGATAAGTAAATCTTATATATACGAAATCTGAATTTACATTTGCCTCAAGTAGTTGAGTCAATTGTTGATAATTCATATCATACCAGGATTCATCAAACTTAGTAGCATTCTCTTTCATATTGAAAGCTGAAAGTCCTTCATCTGTAGTCAAGAATCCAGGAGTTGTTGTAATAAGAATACCATATGCTGTACCATTTCTTTTAGCAATATCAGCAACAGTCTTAAATGCAGGTGCTGTATTTGAATATATGGTTTTGTTATATGGTATAAATGCCCACTCATCTGCCCAAATCAATGGAAGAGAACGACCTCTGAGGAGGTTTGCTGCTGCTTGCTCTGATCTAGCAGATGCTACAGTTCTAATCTTGTTGTTAGCAAATGGGTGTTGTAATGATTCTGTTGTATTTGGGGCTTTTAATTTACGACCGTCTCTACTAGAGAATTGTTGATCCATTCTAAGATAAGATGGAAGAGATTCTCTTAATTCTTTAAAAGCTTGTAAGTTTGCCTTAGAGTACTTCATCTGTATATGCAAGAATGATATCTCAGAATTAGTAGTACCAAAGTTAAACAAATATAAGTATCTACATAAAGCAGATACTGTCTTATATTGCTGTCTTGGAATCTCAAAGAATATATTAAGATTCAAACAAGAACAAAAATTAAATGCTAAGTTTCCTCGGTGGAGTTCATATTTAGCACCACCACCAGTAGCGCCAGAAACAGGTATTCTTACACATTCTCTTAAGAAATACCAATAGTTTCTTTGGCATTCTATATGTATCTTCTGCTTCATTACAAAATTCAATGCAGGATCGTGTGGATTAATACCAGCAAGATCAGTATCATATAATGCAAGCATAAATGCATTATTCTTAATTCCTTTTTCTTTTAAGAAGTAATGCATATTTAAAAAAGATTTATTTGTAGTCTCCAAGTGAGGATATACTGTCAATGTCATTGGAGATCCAATATTTGGCATAATGACACCTCCATATAAAAATTGAGGATGAAGATAAACTTCATCCTCTAGTTAAGTATTAGCCCATCTTTGTAGGTCTAAGCATTGAAAGTGGCAACTTGCCTTTGATATAAGTCTTCTGAGAAACCTTAGCAGCTTTGCCTGCCTGACCACGGTATTTCTGCATAATTTTACCAATAAGAGCTCTTTCTTTTACTCTGTTCTTTACAAGCATTGACCAGAGTGGATCCTGTCTTTCCTTAGCAAGCTGGAACGCAGCAAGCTTCATTCTTCTAGAAAGGTCATCATTTCTTGTAAGTCTTACTACAGACTGTCTCTTAAGAAGGCCTTCTTCAATAAGCTCTGTACAAACTTCTGATACAGCGAATTCTTCTTTCTGATCGTCTGTCAAGAATGAAAGTTCGTCAAGGATCATGGCTTCAGCAAGTTCATTAGGATTCTGAAGTTCCATTTCCATTATATTTTCTTCAGTTTTGGTATTATTAAATAAACCCATACTATTATTCCTCCTTAAAAATTTAAAATATTATATATTATATTTTTGGAATCAGATATAAATATCCATTTACATTAATGTTATTCTAAGTAAATGTGATTTAATTAAGTTTATACAGGTCCAAAAACATTTAAATACAAGAAAGAAAGGGAGGAAACTTCAATGAATGAACAAGATTTTTTGGAGTCTAGTGCAATACAAAGGTATAAAAATATTGCAATAGACATGTTAAAACTGAATAATCCTGAGATGTCGTATGAAGCTTTAAACTCAGCAGTAGATTATTCTATTAATAAAAGATTTAAGAATTTTAGTCTCAAAATCTATAATAACTACTTAAATCAAACAGTAGATACAGATGGTTTAGAGATTGTAAATTACTTTGAAAACAGAAAGCCTATCATAACATCAGCAGGTGTTATGTGGTATCATCATTCTGAGATGGATAATCCATTCTCAAAATTATTACAGAAGTTTATAGACAATAGAACTAAAGCTAAAAAAGAAATGTTTAAGTATCCGGTTGGATCAGAAATGTTTCAGAAATATAACTTAGTTCAGCTTTTGGCAAAGATCGATGCAAATGCCTTATATGGTGCATTGGGTCAGCCTAATTGTTTATTTTATAACTTGCATGTTGCAGAAAGTACTACTACACAGGGTAGATCATATACTTCTGCATCTTTATTATTCTTTGAATCATTCTTGGCTAATAACGTAAAGTTTGGTTCGTTGAATGAAATTATTACATTCATTCATAACGTCATAGGAGAAAAGAATGAAAGAGTATTTAAAGACTTAGATATCTTAGATGAAGATATAACAGTAGAGGAATGTTGGTATAAGATTATGTCAACAGCAGGATTCTATTGGACTCCAACTGATAAAGATATGCAAATAGTTATGAATATTCTTGAGAGTTTATCACAAGAAGATATAAATAGATTATATTATAAGAATAATCTTTATAGCTTCTTTCTAAATTCTACAATGAAGAAATCTCTTATAAATCTTCTTAAGATGCTTAAGAAACCATTCCTTAATCCGAATAAACCACCAGAAGAAATCAAAGTGGAATTGGATACTGTATTGGATATCGTAAAGGAATATGTATATTATGGTCATCATTATATTGATAGATTAGATAGAGTAGAAATAATGCCAAGAGCAATAGATATAGTTACAGATACAGATAGTAATATCATATCACTTGATGCTTGGTATAGATTTGTACTTGAACTTATCAAAGAAGAAGATATTCATATAGCCCATTGGCTATATGATCCTATTAAGTTTATTAAGGCAGATGAATTTGGTGATTACGAAACTATAAATCCTATTAAAGAAATTAAGGGTAAAATAGATTATAGTTTTGTAGATGATGAGATATTGGAGAAAGAAAGACTTCAAAATCCTATATATCTTATACCGCAAGATTCTTTAAGGCATTCTATTATAAATATAATGGGATATATTGGTTCAGCACTTATAGTTGATTATATGGAAAGGTATACAAAGAATAGTTATTCCTATGATCCTGAGACTCATAAGTGTATGATAATAATGAAAAATGAGTTCTTATTCAAGAGATTATTAGCAACGGATGGTAAGAAAAACTATGCTGATATCAGAGAACTCCAAGAGGGAAATCCAGTATCTAAGTCTAAGTCATTAGCAATAATGGGTTTACCTATAAATAAAAACACATTGTCAGAGGGTGCTAAGAAACAACTTCAAAAGATATTAAAAGATGATATTCTTGACGTTGATAAGATTAATCCATTGACAGTATTAAAGAAGCTTATTATATTTGAGAAAGGTATAATATCTCAGCTTCAAAAAGGCGATAAGAGTTATTATAAGCCTTTAACAGTAAAAGCTATGCATAATTATCCTAAGCCGATGAGTATTCAAGGTATTAAAGCTAGTATAGTATATAATGCTTTGAGAGATGAAGGATATGAAGCATTAGATTTAAGTGCAAGAAATTCTATTGATATCATAAAGGTATCTATAAATAGAGAAAATATAGCACATCTCAGTGTAGATAATCCAAAGAAATATGAGCAAATCATAAAACTCATGAATGAATATACTGAGTTTAGTTCTGAAATAGATTCTGTAGCTCTTCCAATTGGAGAGCCAGTACCACAATGGATAATCGAGTTTATTGATTATAGTTCTATTGTGAATGATAATATAAAGAACTTCCCATTGGATAGTATAGGGCTTTATAGATTTAATAAAGCTAATATAAACTATTCAAACATTTTAAAGCTGTGAGTATTTAGATATTATATATTTAGAATACTTAAAGGAGGAAAAGAAAATGAGTATGACACCGTGTACAAAGTACGAAAACTATTATTGTATGGCTCCATTAGCAACTTATGGATATCAAACAATAATAACAGATGAAGTCAATAGTTCTAATTGGAAAGGATACGTTGATGGAATATTGAATATAATGATGGATAGTATAGAAACAGAATGGTGCCAATCTGTCAAAGTAGAAGTAATATTTCCAGAAGGTCCTTGTAGATTGACTATACAAGACTTATGGTTTAATATGATACTCTGGGGAATGATAGTTAATGTAGGAAGAAGAATACATTCAAATAATTTATATTTCCCAGAAGATATTACTCCTAATTCTATTAAGGAGTGGATAGATAAGAATCATATAGATCCAAATAGAACATTATTGGATCCAGTAATAATAAATAATACTATAGATGATTCTATATATAGATTATTGGATATAGCAAACTTTCAGATGTATTTATGTAATACAATGTGTAATGAAGACTTTATCTTTCTTATGCAAAAGGATAAAGAATTCAATGATTTGATGCATCTTGATTTAAGCGATGTTCCAATAGAAGATGTACCAGATGTTGGTATGAAATATACTAAGAAACTTATAGAGCATATCAAAGATGCAAAGAAATATCTTGGATATGATTTCTGTATTGCTGATTCTTTTAGAACCGGTGAAGGTATTAACCCAGCTCAGTTTAAAGAAGTAGCTGTTAATATAGGTCCTAAACCAGATGGTCATGGAGGAATATTTGAATATTCTATAAATAAATCATTCATGAATAGAGGTTTAGAGACTCTTGAAGATATCTTTATAGATGCCTCTGTAGGTAGACAAGCTCAGATTATCAATAAAGATAATATAGGAACCTCAGGACATTTGGCAAGAATAGTTGGTCTGAATAATGTAGATACAAAAATACATCCAGACCCTCACTATGATTGCTGTACAAAGAACTTTATAATGATAACAATAATTTCAGAAAAAATGTTATCTTTCTTTAGAGATAGATGGTATAGAATGAATCCAGGTGGAGTTGAAAGAATTATCAAAGATGATGATTATCATCTCATTGGTATGACTATATATCTCAGAAGTCCGATGACTTGTGCTAGTCATGCCAAAGGAAAAGGTATATGCTATAAGTGCTATGGTAACTTAGCATATAGTTTAAGACATATAAATCCAGGAAAGAATGCAGCAGAGTCTTTGACTTCTATATTAACTCAAAGACTTCTTTCTGCTAAACATTTGCTTAGAGCATCTGTGGTAGCTATGGATTGGGAAGGTAGTTTTAAAGAATGGATAACCGTTGATGGAAATACCTTAAGATTGAACGACTGCGAATATATTAAAAACCAATTCCTTGAGGTTTATAAGAGTGATATCGAATTGGAAAATGATGATGAGTATGCACAAGCAGCATATTCTATGTCAGAAAAACTTGAGGATTATGATGAATATGCTATGAACTCAAGATATAGCGAAGTATACAATGAGTATGTAACAAGATTTACTATAATAGATGGCGTTAATGAATATCCAATCACTACTAAAGAAAAGGATAAACTTTATATAACTAGTGATTTGAATAGAGCTATCAGAGAATATGGTAAAGGTATTGATGGTGATAAGATAATAATACCATTAAGTGAACTTGAAGGTGTAGATATCTTCTGTATCAAGATTCAGAATAATGAACTTAGTCGTTCATTGTATAGGATTAGTGATATTCTCAATAAGAAAGATGTAACAACATCTATGGATAAAAATCAGATCTTACAAGAAATGATTCAGACTCAGATGGAATGTAATATTTCAGTTATGGCAATTCATTATGAAGTATTATTATCTAATCAAATGAGATCTGCTAATGATGTATTTATGATGCCTAATTGGGAAAATCCTAATGAGGATTATACTATATTGACATTGGATCAAGCATTGATGATGAATCCATCTCCAATAAAGTCATTTATGTATCAAAAGTTCTCTAAGAATTTAGTATCTCCTTTGACATTCAAAAAACATGGTTCTAGTATGTATGATGATTTTGTCAAAGTACATCCACAAAATGATATAGACTATGAAAAGCCAAAGAGTACTAAGAAACATAGGCCTATAAGTCCTATAGAATTAATTACAAATCCAGAATTAGTAACTTCTGAGGTTTGGTTGAATGGTGATGAATAATGGAAAACAAAATTGAAGTTAGACAAACATCCATAGTGGTAAATGATTACCACTATGGAGATTGTAGCAGACTTGAATCATTCTTCATAATACAGGATCCGGTAAATTATTCACTTAATTTCAAATGTGCTAAGTATGATCCTGAGAAATGTATTCTATATCTCCCCAGAGGTATAGATATATGGTATGTAGAAAATCAAGTTAAAGCAAAAGCAACTTTTGCTAAAACAGATGATTTTATGAAAACATCTGATACTATGATTAAAACATTACCTAGAGATGATAGACAATCTGAAGCATTAAGATTTATTCTAGGTAATAAAGAGTATAGTTGGACTAATGATTATTCTCAAAAGCTAATAGCTTGTCCTACAGGATTTGGTAAGACATATATTACTATTGCTGCTGTAGCATATCTAAGTGTACCTGCAATAATAATAACCAGTTCTGTAGAATGGTTAAATCAGTGGAAAGTTCGTATACAAGAATATACTGATATAACCAAAAAACAAATATGTCATATCACTGGAACTTCTGATATACATAAGCTTCTTAATAATCCTAAATTGATAGATAGATATAAAATATATCTTGTATCTCATCAGACATTAGAAACTTATGCTAAGAATACCAGTTGGGAAAGTATTGGAGAATTGTTTAGATTCTTGAAATTATGTATAAAGATTTATGATGAAGCCCATCTTAATTTTGATAATATGTGCAAGATAGATTATGCTAGTAATACTTATCTTACATTATATCTTACTGCGACCCCAGCAAGGAGTGATAAAGATGAGAATGCTTTATATAAGTTATATTTTAAGAATGTTCCTAAGCTAGATATGTTCGATGAAGATCTAGATCCTAGGACAGAATATATAGCAATGTTCTATAATTCTGAACCAACACCAAAAGACATGAAATTCTGTTCTAATAGAATATATGGTATTGATAGAAATAAGTATACTAATTATGTAGTAAAACAAGAGAATTTTCAGAATATGCTTATGATATTAATGCATCATATAAGAACAGAAGTAGATGGTAAAGTTCTAGTTTATATAGGAACAAATGATGCTATAAAATATGTATATGATTGGATAATGGAAAATTGTCCAGATTTTTATGGTAGAGTTGGTATATTTACATCTGTATCTGATAAGAGCACTAAGCAAGAGCAATTAGAAAAAGATGTCATTTTATCAACTACCAAGTCTTGTGGTGCTGCCATGGATATAAAAGGCTTAAAAGAGACAATCGTACTTGCTGAGCCTTTTAAATCAGAGGTAATTGCGAGGCAAACTTTAGGAAGAACTAGAGATAAAAATACTTCATATAGAGAATTAGTTGATACCGGATTTTACCAAACCAGAAAATATTATTATGCTAAAGAACCTATATTTGAGAAGTATGCTACTAGTTGTTCTACAGAAAAATATAATGATAATATTATATATCAGAAGTTAGATGAAATAGATAGATGGAAACAAAATCCGAAGAGAAAATCTAAGAGACCTATGTCTCCTATAATATTCTTTGATGATTAATCTATAAAACCATACAGGATGAGATATATTCTCATCCTGTTTTAATATGTTTTTTGGATACATATTATTACAATGATAACAAAATATATTTAATTCTTAAGGAGGAATTTAAAATGAAAACAGGAAAAAGATTTAGTTTAAATGATGCTATAGGAAAGTATATGTCTGAGAAAGATATAGACTTAGAAAGCCCAAATGTCATGGATGCAAAGCTTGCAGCTGGAATATATAAATTTCCAACAGTATGTAATATATCTAAAGATGAGAAAGATGTCTGGATAGATAAATATTTCTCTTCTAAAGATCATTATCCAATTGCAATTATAGATAACAAGTTATATACAAGTTATGCTATATCAATTGGTCTTGATGAAGGATATTTTACAATTAATAATGGGAATTTATTTATATCCGATGAGCGGCCAGTACAAAATCCAATATGGATTAAGACAGAATTAGAAAATATAGTACTTCCAACTTATTATGCTAATATGGACTTATTCTTAATTATTGAGCGTTGTACAGAATTTGCTGCTCATTGCTATTATTATAATAAAGATTTATACTTTAGAGAATGGGTATATCCAAAGAATGATGTTCTTAAATATATAATATCAGAAAATTATAATAATAAACAAAAAGCAAAAGCTATAAATAACTGCGGGCTTTCATTACCAAATGATTCTAATACAATAAACATTGGTCAGAGGGCTAGCAAGAATATATCTAATTCAATTAATAGAAGTCCTATAGTATCAATAGAACAAGATCAAAATAAAAACGGCAATGATTTCAATAGAAAGATGATGCGTTTGAATTTTGTATCTAATGATATCAATCCTGGAATGTTGCAATTAGCTAGTGATGTAGCTAAAAGAATTTATACTAATAAAGGTATTAAGGCATATCTCATAGAGCTTGCAGATAAGAATAATATTGGTCAGCCGACTAACAAATATAATTTTAATATGCATTATAACGGCGATTATTATATGAATAATATTCATAACTATGCTGTAGAATTTAATAATTCTAAAATAAAATATGTATTATTAACTGCAAGTCCAAATAGTGTAAATCCTGCAACATATGATATTGAATCTGAAATCGTATATAATTAATTATGCGAAAACAAGAAAATAAAGAGTTCTTCGGAGCTCTTTATTTTTTATTTACTATGATACTAAAACATATTTAGACATATATTATTATCATAGTAGTACATACAAGGAGGAAACTTTATGAAGATTAAACTACTCAAGGGGGAAATCCCTTATGTATGATTATAAAGATTATAATAAGATAACTGATGTTTTATGTCAGTTGGATCCTTATACATTATTTACTTTTACAACATCTTTATATAGTAAAAATAAATCACAGAATACGATTAATCCTATACATGAGGAATATAATCTTAGTTCTGGTATTATGATAAGAAGAAGGTATTCCTATCATTTTAATATAACAAAAAGCAAAACAGAAACAACTGATAGGACTCAAATAGTTCTATATCTTAATGATTTTATTATGTTCATTAAATTATTGAATATGGCCATGGTCTGGTTCGATGGTCCAGATTTTAATAATATATTTAAAAAAGATAAAGAAGGAGGATATAAAGTAGTAACTGCTGTACCACCATTACAAATGGAGGTATATGGGAATAATTTTGTTGGTCTTGAACCAACAATTTCATTCAATAAACCAGGGGTCAGATTGTATATAGGTAGTAGTAATGTATATACAGATATTTCTATAGAAAGATTTGTAGAATTGCATTATATAGTGAATAAATTTGATCCGATAAATCATTCTGCAATGATGATGAATTATATACAAAGACCAGAATTTGGATATAATATGACATCATTCGGAAACAATGTACCAGAATATGTCGAAGAAACACCGGCAACTTCAACTAGTAATTCTAATACTAGGATTTCATTTTTGGACGAGTTAGCCAAATTAAGGAGGGAAGGACATGATAAATAAACTGAGACATATAGCTATAATAGAACGAGTATGCAATAGCATTTGTGGATCTTTATTAAGTATGCTTAAAAAGTATAATATAATGATTAGCAATGTTGAAATATCTCGTAGATCTCCAACAGATGATTTCATTGTAATAAACACTACAGGAGATACTATTACAGTATATACAGAAACTTTTTATAATTATCTTCTTAGAAATGGTAATATAGGAGAAGATTTTATAAAACTAAAACTTGTAGAGGAATTTTCAAAAATAGTATTAAGCGATAGTTTATTATTACCAATAGATACTGAATACAGTAATTTATCGTCTCTACTTCATACATTAGATTTTGTTAGAGATGAAATAACTCCATACAGTAAGATTGTTGATTATAATAAGCTCATAACTCTTTTATACCATGATATAGATGATTCATGTTCTACCTTTGGTAGTTCTAAGGATTATTATTTAGCTATGGTTTCTAAGAATAGAGATGTTGCATATAATGATTATGTAAAGTTATTGCTTAATACTATATACAGATATGCAGATGACTCTAAAAAATGCTTTGATGAGTTTACATTTGAAAATGATTACTCTATGGGTATAAATATGCTATATGATTACATCAGAGGAAATATTCATATAGGAAAAGACGTGTATATTGTATTTAAAACCATTAATGATGGTGTAATTAGTATACCAGTCTTTAAAGGTAATATAAATTACATATGTGAAGATAATTATATCTTATATTGCTATGAGATTAACAATATCGTTAAGACTAATAAACATAGTATGAGATCTAAGACTAAATATGATGATTCTACAGCATATGTAATTTTTGATATGAAGTAATAATTTACTATAGTATCAACAATATATTAGAGGTTCACTAGCTCAGTCGGTAGAGCACTTGACTTTTAATCAAGGGGTCATGGGTTCAAGCCCCATGTGAGCCATCTAATATTAAATACAGCCATATGGATTTTATTCCATATGGCATAACTTTTTAAAAATCAAGAAAGGATGATTAAAATGGAAAAACAAAAGCAGTTAGATGAAATTTTAAACTCTGAGCAATTCAGTCAGTTAATTTTTATGAGAAATGATTGGATATTCTCATGGTTTAACAATATCTATAACGAGTTTCTTATGTCAGCAGGAGCTCCATATAGAATCAATTTTGCAATGTATTTAGGAAAGGTAAATAACGAGGATTTATACTTATCTATGGAAACCGGAAATCGTATAGATTATGATCCTCATATTCATAAATTGCTTATTAGTGAAGAAAGAATATATACAGTATCAGAGAGATTAATGAAAGTAATGAATAATGGATTCGATATGATTGTAGCATTAAAAATATTAATACTCAATGATTTTATTATTGCTGTTAATGATGTATATTCACGTCCTAAGACAGATGATCCAGAGCTTATAACAATACATATCTACAATATATATGAGTTATTTAATGAAAGTATACGATACGTAGTAAAAAATTATACTGACAAGTATGATCTTGGTTCTATTATAGATAATTATATTTTAGACTTCAGAGAAGCCGATTTAGGAATAATGTATTCTACATATATTACACATACTTTTACTGACTATTTTGATGATATATCTTTATCTAAATATAAAGATATCACATTCATATACAATAATATAGTCATTACTCCGAAAAGAAACTATAAGATTATGGAAACCATTGGAGTCATTGATTGTGTTATAGATAAGATTATAGAAAAAGAAGATGATACTGTTGTAATTATGCTTAAAGCTGAGGAGGATGAGTAATGAAAGATCCAAAAGAAGTAGTAAGAAAGGCATGTTTATTTTCAAAATACTTAAATAAAACAACAAAGACTTATATGAATATGGTAAAGAGATATGTATCAGGCTATCTTGATGAATTGATATTCAAGTTAAAAGATTCATATATTGTATCATATGAATTTAAGCCTTTAAACTTAGGTGTTTGTATCGTCGGAAATAGTGATATGAAATATTATAAATATAGCGAAGAATCTATTATTATAGATTTAGAAGAATTATGTATTGCATCGATCTGTTCAATTAGCAATATTAAAATGAATGTAGAGATAGATGATGATTTTGTAGAATATATCAAAGAAACTATATCATCTATAGTAAAGGATGATACATATTCAGAATTATTTAAATCTATGATGTTCTTATATGCAGCATATGGTATTACTGCAAGTTTGACATATGGCTCCTATAGAGATCCTGATGAGGATTTAAGAATTGAAGCTGTAGAAATAATGAGTAATACGTATTATAATGTATTAGAGATGAATGATATATTTATAGATATTCTTGATAGGGAAGATTATATGTATAATGTAATACAAACTGTTAAGATATTCAATAATAATATTATTACTTGTAAAGGAGAACCTATAGTTGATGGTACTCCATTAAATAATGATAAAGCATTTGAAAGTGTATGTGGCGGACTTGTTACATTTATTGGGAATAACTGTGAATTAAGTGATTTAGACAAGATCACATTAACCGGAGGAATCTTAAAAACAACCATAAGCAAAAAAGCAAAAGGATTCAAGATAAATATATTAGAAATACCAAAAAATAATATATATGAGTTTGCTATATTGAAAGATGATATGGTATCATTAAGATCTATTAAGGCAATGATGAAAATAGTTCAATCACTTAGAGACAAATATCAAAAGGTAGAATTTGTTTTAGTTGATAGCTATAATACTATTGCTCTTGCATTTAGTTAAAAGAATACGGGATGGTTTTAAACCATCCCGTTTATTTTTTGTTAAATATAGTTCATAATCTCATCAAATATATATTTCTCAAGACTTACTATAATAGTATTACCAGCTTTATCTACCATCTGAATAGAGTTACCGTCTTCAGTAAGGCTTATAGTATCATAGAAAATATCGAAATTATTCATAATAGTATGAATATTAGCTGATTCTGTCTTAATATAATTAATTACTGAATCATTAGTCACAGGAGCTATAATACCTGAAGATTCTGTTTCATATAACTGATTAGATGAACCATCTATAGTAAGAATACCACTTTCGTTTATACCACCCCTTGGAGCAGCAAGTTTAGAAGATAAAAGACTACCAGATTCTGATACAATACCTTTAGTATATGCTCTCTTATGAGATGGATAATATACTCTATCCCAAGTGATAACTCTTACATTTCTTACATAAGCCTTACCACCTTTATTATCAATAGTACCTAAGGCTCTAAGAGAGAATGATGGAAGATCACCATCTCTAAGATCGAGATCGAAGTATTCACCTCTTGCTGTATTATCTCCTCTGAAAGTAGCCCAGATATCATCACCTTTGGTCCAAAGTTTAAGATACTTTACACAAGTAAACATTGGATCTATAGTCTGCTGTCTAGTAAGTTCTTTTGAAGAAGGATGACCATCTTCACCTTTAAGATTACCAGTACTAAGTAATTCTGTTATTCTAGGACCAGTTAATTCTGGGAAAAGTTCTTTTCTTTCATAGAATCTTCCATTTCTATTCAATTCTTCTGCTGTCTGAAGAATGCCTTCAGCTGTAACTCTTCTACCGCTTTCTGCAACTATTTTCATATTTTTAACTACAGAAGATTCTTCTTGTAATATGTATCCTATAGGGGTACTTGCTTTGCTCATATATAATCCTCCTTTAAATGTAATATCATATTACTCATATGTTTAAAACTGGCTAAACGAAAGAAAAAATAAAGGGATCTATTTAGACCCCTTTAATATTAATTAATATATGCTACCTATGGGAAATCGCTTAGTTGGTTGAATTGATAAAGATACATCATATATATGAAAACCTATAAAAAATGCTGTCGCTAATTTTGTATAGATTTCTGCGCTATAAAAATCCATACTATTATATCCATCTATAAGATATGCAAGAGCATTATAATCGATAACATCTTTTTCTTCTGGATTAAGACAAGCATGATACAATTTTTGAGTTTCTTCATTGTATAATTTTATATTTATTTTTGCTCCAGATTTTAATACATCATCGATTCTTTTAAGAATATCACAATCAATCATTCCAAATTCCCCAGAAATTGCATGTTCAAAATATTCTTCTTTATCGTACTGAAGAATTTTATATAATAGCCAATGAACTCCATTTATAGAATGATCATATCCACTGTAGTTCTCTGGTATTGTAGCTTTATTAATAAAATTAATTATGTTCATATCAATTTCATCTATTGATATTACTCCATTCCCTATAAGATTATTTAATTGATATTTTGTTTCTATTTCATTCTCATTTTCAATATGAGCCATGTAGATATCATCTCTGCATATATTTAGCATCAATTGTTTTGAGTGACATAATTCATGTACAACAGCTGAATATACTAATGAATTTATAATCTTATATATAGTCTCTTGATTTATATATCCATTAACTGTAAATACAGAATCCATAATTTCAACTGCAGAATCTATGACATTATATACATATATTGTTGTAATACCAGATCCAAATGCTCCTAAATTAAAATCTGTTGTATATAAATATGATATTTCTAATCTACAATTATAAAATGTAAGTTTAGGATTCAATAAATTGAATACCTCTATTATTTTATTCTCAGTATACTCAAGTATCTGATGGTTTTGTTTTAAAAAGTTTAAGTCCAACATGTTTGTTGCCTCCTTAGTTTTGAGATATATTATAGTTTACATTATAATAATATATAAAAATAACCATTTTTAAGGAGGAGTTAATATGGCTCATAATATCAATAATATGACGAGACTTCTTAATAAAATAGAACGACGACTCGGTACAAGACAGCTTAAATTACCAGATTATTTATGTAAGGATGAATGGGCTAATGCAGTAATCATAGAAGATTCATTAGTCACATTCAGTAGATATTTTCCTAATAAGATAACGATTCATGTAGATAATGCTAAGAAAAAGAATGGATGGTTTTATATAGAAGATAGTATATGTGATTCAGTAGAAATCCTTGGTGTTAAGGATATTGATTGGGATGAATATACAGGAAGAGAATCTCCTGGAGCATATGGTTTGTATGATGTATATTCAGATGCATATGGTCTTGATGATATAGGTCTTATGCAAATGAGAGCAGATCATATGTCTTTATTCAATAGAGGAATCTATATAGAATTCAAAGAACCAAATATGTTTAGACTTGTTAGTGTAAATAATATGGATTTATCACATGGACTTCAGAACGTTCCTGTACAAGTATTATGTGTACATAGTCCATCATTATGTACAATAAGTCCTACAATGATGGGTGTGTTTGAAGATCTTGCTACAGCAGATGTTGCATCTTGGTTATATGAAGAGCTTAAATATTATGAAGCATTAGAGACAGTATATGTAAATATAGATCTTAAATTATCAGATCTTCAGGATAAAGCAAGTAGACGTGCTGAAGTTCTGGATAGATTGGAATCTGCTCAGGTTAGTGGAGCTCAGACTAATTTACCTATTATAATGACAGTTTAACAAAAAATAAAACCGATGGAGTAAAATCCATCGGTTATCTCTTTTCAATAGTTATAGACAAGTGATTTTACTGTAGAAACATACTTATCAATTATAAGTCTACAATTATCTACATTTACATTTTTACCATATGTCTTATCTTCTGATGCACATTTGTAAAAAGATGTAAATCCTCTATCTAAAGTATCATTTATACTATAATAAAGAAGACTCATTGTCTTTTCATTATTATTGTACTCTGGAGCTTTAACATTCTTGATTATACGATCAAGATCTATTAAAGAATCCCTTTCTTTATGTCTTAACAATTCGATTGCTAATTCATTTTCACCAATCTCCTTTTCAAGAAGTTTGTATGCCTTTACTGTGGCTACCTTTATAGCCATATGAAGTTTCTTTTTGCTTTCACTAAGCATCTTTGGTTCCTCCCTTGTATTATATATTGATATATCTATATCATTATTATAATATGTATCTAAACATTTTAAGGTTAACTTAATAGTAAATTATTATAAAGGAAGGGTGGATCCTGATGCTAATTAACATGAAAGACGTATTATCAAAAGAATTATCATTACCCAATATGGTAACAGAATCAGCTACAAATAATTCAAATTTTTTATCTGTAGCAGACATACCACAGTATAATTATTTTAATTATTTGAATCTGATCAAGAACAAAAATGCAATGATTCAAGAACAGGTCCATGCATTCATTGAAATTTGTAATCAAGAGTCTCAAAATATCTACAGAATAGAAGAAGCTTGTAGATATCTGTGTGAAGAAGTTGAAAACAAAATATCTAAAGAAATTGTTCCGTCTACGAAGAAAGTTCGTAACGGAAAGAGTACTGACCAGATGAATAGACATAAGATTGGTACTGCAGTAAAAGCTGAAATTACTAAAGCTAAAACAGCAGCATCTAAAACCCTTGGTCAACCACAACCATCAAACAATAAACCTAAACCTCAGAGTGAATCTATTGAAAAATGCTTTGATAAGATTCTTGATACTTGTAGTATAAGTGAAGCTATATGTACAGTTATCTCTAATCAGAAGAAGCTTAATAAGAGATTCTCATTCAATCAGTATGTGCAGGAAAATTCTTATGATGTTAAGGATACTATATTTACTTTATGTAACTTTATTGATACTTATGATATTCCTTATGGGGTTAAGTATAAAGTTGCTTTGGAGAATATACAGTATACATTGTATAAGAATGCTATACATTGTGATAGAAAAACTATACTTGAAACTGTTACAGATTATTTTATGCTGAGTCCTGAAACTCTTACTGAAAATCATATCAAAGATCTTAAAACTACTTTGTCTAAAGTAAATGGATATGATGATAAAGAAATAAATAGTTTGTATATCTTCGAGTCAGAATATAATACTTCTAATGATGCTATTAATGAGCTTATGAGTTATGGTATTACAGATCTTAGTGATAATTTCATTAATTCTATACTTGAGAATGACGATATGAAAGCCAAGATAGGTAATAGTGTAGATAAGCTTATTGATGAATTCAAGATGCTTCCCAAGAAGACTCCGGCAGCTATGAAGTCTCTTATATATAAGATATATACCAAAGACCCTCAGGATATTATTGATGGTATTCCAAATTTTCTTGGTCTTCTCAGAGGATTGATGATAATTGGTGCTTTTTCTTTTGGTCTTATTCCAGGATTCATAGCATTATGTGCAGATTTCACATTGAAGCTTACCTTGGAGCGTAAGCAGATGAAGAAGCTGATATCTGAATATAATAAAGAAATAGAAAAAGTAGAAAAGAAGATAGATAAATTAAGTGATGAAAAAGCTATCAAGAGAGCAGAAGAATATAAGAAGTCTCTTGAAGATGCTGTATATAAATTTGAAGATTATGATTATAATCTTAATCTTGTGGATGATGACGATGATGAAGACTTAGATGAATCATTAATAGAGCATCTTAAGTCTGTATTATGTATAGAAGAAAGTATCAATAGAATGATAGATCTTGATGATAATTTTATTGATATAACTTTAGCAAATCAAGCATCAAAAATATCTACTGGTTTTGGTAATAATGTAGCAGAAGTTCTTACTACTATATCTATAAATAAACCAGAGATAATCAATCCGGAATCATTGAATAAAGTATTCTCTAGTAGACTTAAAGAATTGAAAGATGCAGAAAGTACAGATTTCTATTCAAAGAGTGTATTAAATACTTGTATCTGGGACTTGGAACATAGTAAATGTAATAAAAAGAGTACTTGTTCTTGTACAACAGAATCTGTTATAAATGATCTTGACTTGAGATATAATGTAATAGAGAATATTACTAATACTACTTATGTAAATGAACTTAGTATTACTAACTCTCTTAAACTTGCTTCTGAGAATCTCAAGCGAGGAATACAGAGTCTTGCTGATAAAGATAAAATATTATCAAGACAAGTGGATGCTTCAGTAAATACAGTTATTTCTTCTGCAGAACGTGCAATGCAGAAAGGAAATAGAGAAGCGGTTATTAAAGGACAATTGATTCCTAGTGCATCTAAAGTTATCCATTGGGGATTAGCAACAGGTGCAGCATGGTTAGTAAATCCAGTAATTGCTGTTGTAGGTGTTATTGGTGCTATTGCTTGTGCTAAAACATCTCAAGCAAAAGAAAGACAGCTTATTTTAGATGAAATTGAAGTAGAATTAAATCTTTGTGAAAAGCAGATTAAAATGGCTGAAGATAAAGATGATATGAAAGCTTTAAAGAATTTGTATATGACTCAAAGAGCATTACAAAGACAGCATCAGAGAATAAGATATAAGATGAAAGTAGAATGGGGCCAGTCTGCAGCAACAAGAACAGCAGACTTAGGAAAACAAACTACCACAATGAAAAATTAATTACATATTATACTCTAAATATATTTAAGGAGGAAATAATATGGGTATATTTTTTAATGAGGCTAATAGTAAAACTAGCCTAGAAGAAATCATAAGATTTAACCAAGAGTTAAATATGTATGAATATATAATTCCTAATAATGGTAATCCTATTATTGAAATTAAACGTGAAGATTTTGATAATTATTATAGAATGCTTAGTCCTCAGGAGTTTAATAAATATAAAGGAGGAGTATGTTGGGATTATGTAACATATGAAGCATATTACTTTAAAAGAAATTTTCCAGATATAAAGTTTAAATCATATTATCATATTGGAGTAGATACTGATGGTAGTACACCAACACATACATTCATTGTATTCAAGTATGGTAATAAATTTTATTGGTTTGAATCTTCTTGGAAACCTAAACGAGGAGTATATGAATTCAATACAGAAAAAGATGCTTTAAATTACATCATATACAATTTAAATAAGGATGCTGGAAGTAGGATTACTAAAAGCTTCTTAATAGAATATAATGCATTAGATAATAAATTGTATGGTATGAATGGAGCAGAATATATGACTTATATGGAAAAAAGAATAAGTAATAGAAATCTATTCGGAAAACCAAAGAGTAATATAGAACCTAACGCTATTTTTAATAATGATTTGCCATGTGTTCCAGAAGACTCAATTTATGAATCTAGTAATATTAATGATTTTAAAAGACTTAATCTTGATGAAAAAACTATTGATATCTATAAAAGCAAATTCAAAATGCTTAGGCATATTAGAGTAAATTCCAATACTAAAGGGTATTTATATATAAATTCTAATAATGAATTTGTTGGATTAATCAATACAGAAAAGAAAAGTGATGGTATTTGGATTCAAGCTTTAGAAGTAGCTGATAATATGAAACACAAAGGAATAGGAACAAAGTTACTTCAGATAGCAATTAATGATCTAAAAACTATAAAATTATCTGTAAGAAAGAATAATACTCCTGCTATAAATTTATATAACAAAACTGGATGGAAGGAATATGATCAAACAGATACTATGATATTTATGAGTTATGGAACTATAAATGAAGAAGCTTTATCTTCTAAAGATCGTAAAGGATTATCAGATAAAGAATTTGGTCTTCCTAAGAAGAGAAAGTATCCTTTGAATGATAAAGAACATGTATTACAAGCTATAAGATTCTTTAACTATTGCGACGAAGAAGATAGAAAAGAATTAGCTAATAATATCATAAAGAAAATAGAATACTACTTTGATAAAGAAGAACAACTTGATATTCATGTTGGAGAAAAGAATGATTTTAAGAGGTATTGGAAAGGGCCTAAAGCTATAAAAGAAAGTTTTGATGATAAGTTTCCTAAGGATGACTCCTATTATGAAAGATTATCATCAGTAAGAAATATTCCTAATTCTGGATTTGATGATTCGGTAGTATACTTTACATCAAATATTTCTCCAGAATCACTATTAAAGATATTTAAGATATCTAACAATGGATGTATATCTGGTAGAGTAGGTGTTAAGTTATCTACTGGAGAAGCTGGTAATAATAATTATTTGAAACCAGAATTAATTAAACTTGTTGTAGATGAAGTCAATGGTATAATATGCGAATGCAATACTGCCTACGAAGGAAAACGAAATACTACACAAGAGCATATAAAAGTAATACAAGATCATGGATTCTTAGATATTGCTGACGTCGATATTATGGATTCAGATGGTCAAATATCTTTACCTGTAACAGGAGGAAATCATCTTACTGAAAACTTTGTTGGAGAAACATTTCAGTCTTATGATTCATTCCTTATATTATCTCACTTTAAAGGACATGCTATGGGAGGATTCGGTGGAGCATTGAAAAATATCTCTATCGGATTTGCTTCCCAAGTAGGAAAGAGATTAATACATACTGCAGGAAGAAGTAAAAGAACTTGGAAAGGTGGAGAACAAATACCTTTCTTAGAATCTATGGCTGAAGCTGCCCAATCAGTATGCTCAGCTAAAGAAGGAAGAATATTATTTATAAATGTAATGAATAATATGTCGGTAGATTGTGATTGCAGTTCTCATCCAGAGGAACCTACGATGAAAGATATAGGAATTCTTGCATCTTTAGATCCAGTAGCATTAGATCAAGCTTGTGTTGATTTGGTATATTCTGCCGAAGACGGTAAAGATGTAATAGAAAGAATAGAAACTCGTAATGGCACTCATATATTAGAATATGCTCACAAACTTGGTATCGGTTCAAGGAGATATAAAATGATAAATATAGATAATGAAAATGTGAATGAATCTACTGAAGATAATAATGAAAGTAGACCAAAGCTATTTGATAATATTGAAAGAAATGTAAGTAATATCAAAGATGCTGTATCCAAAGGAAAAGATATAGCAAAGAATAGATTATCTATAGCAAAAGATAGAGTTAAGAGTAATGTAGAAAACGATCCTATTAAGAAGAAGATCGATTCTAAAAAGAACTCTAAAGTTAAAAAGGAAGGAGTTGATCACATGGGTTTATTCTTCTCCAAAGCTCAAGAAAGAGATATATTGAATGGAATAAATGAAAATAAATATGCTGATCCTCATACGAATACTATGTCTTTAGATTCCAAAGAAGGAGTCTTAGATACTATAAAGAACTTTAATATCATAAAGAATGATAATATCAAATTTACATCAGAGAATATATATGATGCTATAAACAAATTTGATATAAGTGCAGATGAGATATTAAGAATTGCTGATACTAATAATTCATTTAGATCTTATTATTTAGATCAGCTTAAGACTTGCGATAATTGTACTGATGAAGAAGATAAATCTGAATATTCTTCTGATTATGCTCATGAAACTGGTGGATTCTTCTTTACTAAAGAAGAGGAATATAATATTCTTAATGAAATAGAAGTTAAGAATAATGATCCTGTAGCTGATGACGCTAATAAAGATACTAATGATGGATTTGGAACAGATCCAGATGGTAGCTATACAGCCGGAGGTTCCGGTGGAGGTGGTTCATCAGATGGTGGTTCAGATGAACCAATGGATGAACCTACAGACGATGCTGGAGACGAGCCTATGGATGAGCCAACTGATGATGCCGGTGGAGATAATGAGTCATTAGATTCAGATGAAGGTGGAGACGAACCACTTGATAGTGACGAAGGAGATGCAGGTGATGAGCCTTTGGATTCTGATGAAACTGGCGGTGATACTTCTGGTGAAATTCCTACTGGAGATGGTGGAGGAGATACTGGTGGTGGAGACGAACCATTAGACTCTGATGAAGAAAATCCAGATGGTGGAGATGATACAGAAGGAGAAATCCCTGAAGACGGTGAAGAGGGAGAAGAAGGAAGTCTTAGTGACGAAATCAAGAATATAGAAAAAGAACTTTTCAGTGACATAGATCCAGAACAAATGAAGGAAAAGAAATATAGACTCAAAAGAGACTATATGGATTTATATGAAACAGTTCTTAGATTGTCTGATGATATCAATAAAGTTCCAAGAAATAGTAATACTCAAACTGTATTGGATTTCTTGAGTCGTAAGATAACAGAACTTAAAGAGCTTATTAGTTATAATATGCTTCATAATTTTGATAATAAGACATTTATAGAGAATACTATTACGTATCAGGAATGTTTAGCTGCATTGAATAGTATAAATTCTATACTTGAAGAGCTTGGTGCTGCCTTTGAATCTGACGAAGAAAACCCAGAAACAAAAACAGATAAAGATGAAGCCCCAGATGAATAATATTTATGCCTAGTAGTTAATTCTACTAGGCTTTATTTTTTGTCTGTAAAGCTTAATTCTTAGAATTAATAACTTAACAATATAATAAAATAGCAGAATAATAGAGCTATTTAATATTAAATAGATAATATAAATTCGAAAGGAGTGCAATAATATGCCTATTATTGGTGAAAGACCTAATAAGAACGCCAGAATTGGCGAAGGATATAGAAATGATCCTATTAGAGAATATGCTGCGGCATTCTCAAATCTTGCTCAGAATATCCTTACAGAAAATGCTGTAGATATGTTTCTTGAGCCACAGAAAGCTTTAAGACAGAAATCAGCATCTGCTGCAATGGAGAACTTCTTTGTTGAAAACTCATGCGATCCAGAATCATTCATGGGTGACGCAAGAGCTCTTGATGATCATATTGAAATGATGCACGAGCAGTTCCTTAATGATAAGGAAGCTATACTTGAATATGCACCAATGGCTGCTTATAACCCAGTTGTTGGTATGACATTCCCTATTCATAAGAGAATTCTTATGGACACAATCTTTGACAAGGCTATTCCTAAGTTTGTAGCTACTTCTCCTAAGTTCACTATCTCAATGGAGACAAGAACTCTCATTGGTCCTAATGGTGAAGAAGTAGATATGTGGAAAGATCAGTTGAAGATGAAGGATCTTATTGATTCTACAGCTCCATATGTTGATATTCCAGTTTCTCTCGCTACACCTCAGGTTGATCTTAATGTAATCGAACTTATGGGTGCAGGTGCAGATGATAACCTTGACATCTCTACATATATTAGTGCAGTTGGTGTTAAGAAGACTGCTGTAGCTGGTGACCTTTACTATGATGAGTCAACTAAGACAGATAAGGTAGCTACAGGCGGCGAAACAGATGTAATCGTTTGGAAGAATGTAAAGAAGAACTTCACAATGGGTTATGGTGACATTGATCGTCAGCTTATGGAACCTGTTGATGTTACATTCCCTGATGGTACTCAGGTACATGATATTCTTTCTGGTTATATGAAGAAGAATAAGATTACAATTATGGCAGCAATCGGTGAAGCTGGTTCTACAGTAACAAAGAACACAGTTTCAGGTGCTACAAAGGATGTTACAGTTGCAGGTGTATCTATGGTTAAGATCTCAGCTAAGATCGATACCTCATCTGCTATGCTTAAGACATGCCAGGTTGCTTGGTCAGTAAAGACAGATCTCGTTGAGATCCCACCAGCAATCCCAATCAATACACCAGTATCTCCTGAAGAAGTTAAGGATATTGGTGCACTTTATCAGATCAATCAGCTTACTAAGCTTATGAGTCTGTTTAATATCACTCTTGGTAACTACAAGGATGATAAGATTAAGGAAAATCTTGATGAGAGCTTCCTTACTATTTCTGATTCAGAGAAGATCGCTAAGGCATTTGACTTCGCACCTCGTGAAGGCTATGCTCTTGACCATGTAGAGTGGAGATACAAGACATTCATGGATGCTCTTGATACTCATGTATCTTACCTTCTTCAGGTTATCAGAGATCCTAACATGACAATCAATATCATTGGTCGTCCTGACCTTATCAGAAAGATTAAGCCTACAGATCCAGTATATAGCTCACCAAGCAACATTGGACCTCTTCAGCTTAACTTCACAAGAACTATCACAACAGATGGCAACAGAGTATATCAGTTCATCTCAAGTGATAAGCTCACAAACGATAACAACTTGATAATCATCCTCTGCCCAAGAAATTCAGAGAGAATTATCTACAGAATCTATGATTATCAGATGTACGTTTCTAATGAAATTAGAAACATGGCTAACTATGCTCTTCCAGCTATTCATGCATTTGAGCGTTGGAAGTTTGTAGAGTACCAGCCAGTTCAGGGTCGTCTTAGAATTCTTAACCCAATGGGCTACAGAGAAGACTTTGTTAATGATGATCCTATTGGTAAGCCAGCTATGAACGACTACACAGCTAACCTTGATGAAACAACAAGAAAAGCTGTTGAAGCAGCAATTGCTACAGGCGGTCCTAAGAGACCTTGGGAAGATGTAGTAGCTGATGACGAAGTTGACGGTTAATACATAGATTATTATTAAATAATAATTTTAAATATATAGCCTATAGCCTTTCTAGGCTATAGGCTTCTCTTAAACTTTTTAAGAAGGGAGAATAGATAAATGCATAGAATAAACTATGATTTTAGCAAGTTTGAATCTATATTTAGTGCTCTTAGAAGTGCTAGTAATAAGAATATGGCTCTTTCAAAACTTAAAACTGAAACTAATCAATTCTTTAAAGATTGTACCTGTAAAGAAATTATATATACAAAGAATACTGATAAACCATTCTTTGGTATGAGGGTATATCCAGAGTTATATGGTGGTAAAGAAACAATATATGATATAATTGTTGGCGAGAATGATATTAGAATATCTCATTATAGAATAGAGATTGATTCTAAGTTATTCCAGAAGACTCCAGAGATGGGCGGATTCACAACTAAAGAAGTATTAGCTATGTATCTCCACGAGATAGGACATCTTGTAAATGATACTGTTCCTATAAAGAAGCTTAGAAAGATTATAGATAGATATCAGATTGATAATCATACTAGTCTTAATCTTTCTAAAGTAAGAGAATATGATTGGCTTCTTAAATTTGGTATTGTAGATACTTTAAGAAAGATTACATCTATATTTGAAAATGAAGAAGTAGCTGCAGATGAATTTGTATTTGCTTGTGGTTATGGTGAAGATCTTGAATCAGCATTAAAGAAGATCAAGACTGAATATTCTACTCTTAATAAAGCAGCTAAGAATGATTATATTACACTTTCATGGTGTCTTAGAATCTACACCGATCTTAGTGTAAATAGAATACCAGCTATTCATCATCTTAATAAAGCTATAAGAATGTCTGGTTCTGAATATGACAGAGGACTTATGGCATCTGTTATGAATAGACTTAAGAAAGTAGAAGAAGATGATCCTGATGCATATAAGCAGGATGAAAATGTTCAGGAATCTACTATATATAAAAAGGGATATCTCGAATTTAAGTGTATAACTGAATCTAATCTTAGCAAAACTATAATGGGAATTAAATATAATGGTGTAAAATCATTTGATAATGACTATTATGAATTCTTTATGAGAATGAGAAATGTTGAAGATGAAGATGAAGCTATGCTGCTTATGAGACAGATCAATACAAGAATATCAATTCTTTCTGAAATCATTGAAAATGAGGGTGAAAAGATGGATGAATTCAGCAAGAAGAAATACTTCAATATGTATGATAAATATCTTGCTCTCAGAGATAAACTTGCAGCAAAAGCTACATATCGTGACAGAGGAACACTTGTAGTAAACTACCCAGAAATAATAGAAGGTAGAAGATAAGAACCCGTAGAGACCCAGTTCTCTACGGGCCTCTTTTGTATATTAGATAATGCTTATATATTATAATATCGAAAGGAGGAAATAGAGTAAGTTATTACTCATATTGCAACTTAATAGTAATCTCAAATTAATCCAAGGAGGAATTCGAAATGGTAGGTTACGGAAATAATAATTATAATAATAACAATAATTTTAGAAACAACAATGGTGGAGGTGGAGAAGATAAAGTATACTCCCCAGTTGTTTACAGCAACTATAGGATGAATAATTATGATTCATCTGTAGGAACTAATGCTTTAAGATTTTCATTTTGGCAAGGCTTATTGAAAATCTATATCGTTCCTTGTGTAAGGAATGGTAATAATATTGAATATCGTGATAAGGAAACTGTATTGTCATACATTAATCCAACAAAGGCTAGAATCTTATCTAACATGGTAAAGGAATTTGTTAAGAACTATAATGAGAACGGTTCAGCAGAAAGTGTTGGTATTACATGTACTCATGCAAACAATACAGAATCAATAATCAATATATCAGACGGCTCTGACTTTAATATTAATGAACCAAGTCCGGTTATTTCTATTAAAGTATTCCAGAGCGGTTCTAAAACATTGATTGGTTCAGCAGCATACCAGACAAGACCTAATACATTTTATGGTATAACTGGTTCTACTGACAATGACCCTACAAAGTTTACTGTTGCAGAAACTGCAAATGATGTAAACTTTAAGATTCTTGAGCTTTATGAATTAATTGAAATTCTTGATTCTTATGCAGAATCAATGACAAATTCCATGGCATATTCTGTTATTGAGCAGATGAAGTGGAATGATAATAGATTCAATAAGAAGCTTGATACAATTCAGGAAGCTCTTGGTGTAAGCAATAGACAGTCATCAGGTCGTTCCAACAACATGTTTAATAATGGTAGATCAAACAATAGTTATACAAATATTGGAAATGGCTATGGTGATTAATTAAGCATAATACATACAGCGAGTTATTTATAATCGCTCGCTGTATTATTTTTTGTGATTGGAGGTGCTTAAAATGAATCAAGTACCTGGTGTAGATCCCAATAAAGTGGCTCCTTTGAAGCCAAACAATCAAATCTTAATAGATTTTGATGCAATGGTAGATATAGATATAGGTATATACAAATATCTACTTAAGAACTATAAAGGTTCTAAATTTTTCAATTATACTTTTAATAATTTAAAGAATGATAATGTGCTTTTTGATTTTGCACTATTTAGAAAAGATATAAACCCTATACTAGAAATAGCAGATAGGGATAAAATGACTGAGGATGATGCTAACTCACTACTTCAGGATATAATGTCAAGTAGCGAAGCATATGATTTTATATTGAAGAATAGTCCTATTACTGATATATGCGGACTAATGGAAGTCTATAGGACAACAGAATCTGGAATAAATGTAACTGTTATTTGTAGAGGAGAATCAGAAGTTAATCTATTAAATAAGCAGTATCCAAATTTGTTTAGAACAATAATCTCACCTAGAGAAGAAATAGATACAGACTTATATAATGCTTATTTTGTTAAGTATTTTTTAAGCATTATTCAATATAAGAAATTTTCTGGTAATCAAATATATATACTGGAGTATCCATTTAATATGAGTGATTACAAAAAGAAAATACCATTAAGGGAACTTAGTTTTATTATTCATGATTCAAACTTGATTAGAACTGTAGCCCCTTATATTAAACCACCGATTTCAATGGGATAAAAGGAGGAATTTACAATGGCATTGGTAACAAACGTGGTAACAAAAAACAACTTAAGACCAGTTCAGGAAGCTACATTAGATAAACTTAGTGAGGTACTGGCTTCTTCATTTGGACCATATGGTTCATTTACTGGAATTACAAAAGACAAGATGGAAACCATCTATACTAAGGATGGTCATACTATTTTATCTCATATTTATTTTCAGAATCAGCTTGAAAGAGCTATCAAAGATGATATTGAAAACATCACAAGACATATCGTAAAGACGGTTGGTGATGGTACAACATCAGCTGTTATTCTTTCAGCTAATATATTTAAGAATCTTACAGAATTGGATTCTAAGAATTATACATCATCTGAGATTATTTCTTCATTTAAGAAAGTAATTGAAGAAGCTCAGGAACTCATCAGAAGTGATGGAAGACAAGCTACAATGGAAGATATCTATAATATAGCTCTTATTGCTACAAATAATAATGTAGAAGTAGCTAAAGAAATATCAGATATCTACAATGAATTCGGTTTGGATGTATTTATTGATGTATCAGTTTCAACTTCAGAAACAAGCCAGCTCAAAATTTATGATGGTATGACTATTGAAACTGGCTATGTAGATACATGGTGTATTAATGATATCAAAGAGGGTACAGCTACAATAAGAGCTCCAAGAATATATATCTTTGAGGATCCTATTGATACTCCTAATATGGCAGCATTGTTCGATACTATTATTGGTAATAATATCATTAAGCCATATAATGATGGTACTTATGAAACAGTAGTTCCTACAGTTATTATGGCTCCAAAGATCTCTCCAGATATGAGTAATATCATGAAAGATCTTGCTATTTGGATTTATAAAATTGATCCTGCTAATAAGCCACCTATATTGATTATAAGCAATATCTATGATGGTGATCAGTTATCTGATATCGCACAGCTTTGTGGTGGTAAAGTAATCAAGAAATATCTTGATCCAAAAATTCAGGAAATGGACATTCAGAAAGGTCTTGCTCCTGACTTGAGTAATGTAGTAGACTTCTACGGTACTGCTGATGAAGTAGTATCAGATGCATATACTACAAAGATTATTAACCCTAAATTCATGTATAATGAAGATGGTTCAAAGTCAGATACATTTAAGTCCATTATTACATTCCTTGAGGCTGAATTGGAAAAGGCTAAGAGAGATGGTCAGGATGCTAATGTAACTGGTAATCTTAAGAGAAGAATTAATTCTCTTAAGGCAAATATGGTAGAGTATCTTATCGGTGGTATTGCTACTAGCGATAGAGATAGTCTTAGAGCAGCAGTAGAAGATGCTGTACTTAACTGTAGGTCTGCAGCAGCTAATGGTGTAGGCTATGGTGCAAACTTCGAAGGTTATAGATGTTTCAGAGATATCAATAGAAAGTATACAACAGATCTTAATACTGAAAAGTGTATTCTTGATGTTGAAATTGCTTCTATTATTCTCAATTCATATGAAGAACTTATCAAGGTTCTTTATAGTAAAGAGAAACTTAATGACAAAGAATTTGAAACTCTTTTGGAATCACCAACTCCATATAATATGATTACAAAAGAATATGACCAAAAAGTATTGTCATCTATCGAGTCAGATGCTACAATACTTGGAGCTATTGGAGAAATTGTAACAGTAATGTTTACGGCTAATCAGTTTATTCTTGAGACACCGTTGCATAATGTATATGGATTAGATAAATAAGCAATACATAAAATGATGCTGATGGGGCAAGTCCCCATCAGCATAAAAAGGGAGATTTTAGTATGAAACAAACTCTTAATGGATATATCGATAATCCAATGGGAAAAGGATCTGTAATGAGCCAAAAAGAATTAATACAGAAGTCTTATGAGCAGAAATATGGACAAGTTATGCTTAAAGAACAGGGCAAGTTTCAGTGTTATTTATTTACTCCAACTGTAAAAGGAGAATATTATATACACATAAGAATACCATCAGAGTCTACAGAAAAAATTTACTATGATGTAGTAATTCAATTTTACCCAGGAAGTAATGAAGTTAAATCTGAGTCTCATCTTAGAAACTACTTTGTAAGATTTTATTCAAATGATCCTGCATTTGTGTTTACTTATGCAAATGCTTTTAAGTCACAAGACTTATTTATAACTAACTTATCAGATAAAATGAGTAGATTAGCTATGAGAAAATCTGCAGAAATAAGAAACCCTTCATCTAATATAGGATATGTTAAAAGTATATACTTTGCATTTTTGTACATAAAAGATCACAGTCTTTTTAATAAATCTTTGTATGATGCTGGAATCAAATTTAATATGCAGGCATTAAAGTCTAATGTAATGCATTCGGATGATAAAATGAAAGAATCTAATGAGATAAGAGCAAAAGCAAGAAAAGATAAAAAAGAAGCTAAACTTGCTAAACAAAGAGCTTCTGAAGAAAAGAGAGTATCTGGAAAAGGTATGAGTAAAAGGACAAGCTCAATATCTAAAACAAAAATGACTAATAAAGTCGGTTATACTAAGAAAAGCAAAAAATCATATTAGATTACATATTATATATTGGTAACAAATGAAGGGAGCGATAATCTACTATGTTTAATAAAAGAATAAATCCGATCAGAGACATACCTACTGGATTAAGCGATGAGGAGTACGAGGCTATCGCTAGAAAGATTATAGAAGCTCATCCAGTGGAAGAAATAATTGTAGAAAGGTTTGTATGTGTTGATTATTGGATTCCAGGACCAATGGACCATATATTTCAACAAATGAAAGATTATATAATAGTACCGGTTGGTGCTATTTTGTCAAATCCAAAGACAGAAAATAATTCTACTAATTCTGATTTATTGAAATCAGAAGATAACGATAAAGTCAATAGTTTTGACTATTTTAAAATGGCTACAAAGCCAAAAAGGTGTTACAATAGTGATACCATAAGAATGCATATAGCTCATTATATGAACTATTTTGAAAAGTACTATGACAATGATAAAACATTGATTATGGTATATGCATACTTTAAGTTTATGATGGATATAGGATTTGAAAATCATATATATGATGAAGAGGCATTTTTATATGACTTGAAAAAGGAGATTATTTATGATCCTATAATGACTATGAAAATCAATTCTATGACAGAGGACAATTATAGTCTTGATTTGAATTATGAAAATTCCAGAAATCCAGTTCTGAAATATGATAATATCCATGCGAAGATGCTTTTGAGATTATCTATTTTTATGAATATGATAATACCATTAGCAACTCATTATTGCAGTGTAAATAAATCTGCTAATATAAAAGATTTGTTATTAAAGATATATGATATCATTCTTAATAAGTTTTTAAGAGAGGCAGATATGTATAATAAATTGTATGAGACAGCTCATACTAATACTAAACAAAGTTCTATAGTTCATAAGGCATTATGGGATATGCAGGACATTAGAGGAACTAATGTAACTATCCATAGTCTTACATCTGTAGAAAGTATTTTATTACAAATTGTACCGAAGTATACTTTTAACCAGAATATTATACCTTATAACTATAAAGCTATACAGGAAAATATTGGTTATCAAGTAACTCGTATTAAATACGAATATGAATATATTCCATTTTCATCATCTATTAGAGATGAAGATGAGAATAGCGAGTTTGATAAATTTGAATCTCATCATATCAGACAAGATGAGGCAATATATGTACAGACGAAATTATGTTGTGAAGGAGCCATGGATACAATAATGTATAAATATGGTACTCCTAGTAATGAAGAGATAGATTTTTATATTCGTGAATTATCTGCTAATGATCATCAGATAATTAATTCATTCCAGATGAATTTGATATTCCAATTCTTTGCGAAGTATTTTGGGGATATCACTGCAACAAAACTTATTAATATAAAAGATTATGTGATAATGATGATAACTATGAGAAATATTCTTTTGGATAATGAGCTACCTTATATGGCAGCTATAATTAGTTCAAGGATTGAAAAGCTTGTTGATAAGAATACTGTTAATAAGAAAGAATTATCTAAGTTAGAGAAGTCAAATTACTATAATCTTATAAAAGATAAATATAAGAATGCGACAAAAGCTATCAATGTAATAGAGTCATCTATTGCAACCATTATCAGTTCTGACTTTAGGGCTATTGACTTTAAAAATAGAGATTGTAATGGAGCAGAAATTACAATCCCATCAGATAAAGTAATAGAAGAATTCTTAATGGTTATAGACATGATAGATAATATATAAAACAAAAGCGAAGGAGGAGGATTTATATGTCCACGCAAAAGCATGTAATTAGCATTATTAAATATGCAATATTATGCGCAGTAATAGTTAAGATGGTGCCATTTTTATGGCATGCTGGATTTATTTACATGATATTACATCGTGATCTTAGTCATGTTGTAAATCTATTCCACATATTTGCATTACTTTTGATAGACTTTAATACTTTAGGTCTTTTCATTAGCATATGCTGCTGTATTGGTGTCATTCTTAACGAACTTAAAGAGGTGTTTGTTGGTGAATGCTAATGAGCTTGGAATTTATCTGATAAATAATATTCCAGGTGCTAGACTCGTGTCTGGTGGCAAAGAGGTATTAACTCGATGCCCCAGATGCGGAGATTCTAGAAATCCTAGGAATGCTCATTTCTATATAGGTTTAGGAGATGAAAATATTCCACCAATGTATCATTGCAAGAAATGTGATGAAGGCGGAGTATTTACATTTGAAAAACTTAGATGGTTTGATATATATGATTCTAACTTTGGATTGTCTTTAAATACTTATATAAAGAACTTTAATTCAAAGCTAGGAAACAAAATAAATATGTTTACTGGCATTTATAATATAAAGCACAGTAGAATTACTCAAGATCAGTTAACTTTTTCGAAATTGAAATATATTAATGACAGACTTGGCCTGAATCTGACTCTTGAGGATATAGTTTCAAAAAAGATAGTATTAAATTTATCAGATATAATCATGGAAAACAATATAACTAATTTCACCAGAAGTCCAGATGTTATGAAAACTCTGGACGACTCTTTTATCGGTTTTCTAAGTTATGATAATGGATTTCTTAATATGAGAAATCTTAATCCAAATAACGATGGATTTCTTGGTAAAAGATATATAAACTATAATATCTTCAATAAGATTGATAATAGTAAGAGGTATTATATATTACCTACGAATGTGGATTTGTTACGTCCAGTAACTATTCATATAGCAGAAGGACCGTTTGATATATTGAGTATATATTACAATCTTGTAAGGAATGATGATAATAATATTTATTGTTCTATAGGTGGAAAGAGTTATTTGAATTGCATAAAGTTTTTGTTTGAGAATCTTGGTCTTATAAATGTATCTATAAATATTTATATAGATTCAGATATCAAAGATGAAACTATGGTGCAATTAAAAAGGTATTTGGAGCCATTTCAAATACCGATATTTATTCACAGAAACAGATATATTGTATCAGAATCTAGATATGGCGATATAGTATATGAAAAAGATTATGGTGTTCCTGCGAATAGAATAAAAGATACTATCATAAGAATATAAGGGGTTTTCACAAACCCCTTTATTTTTTCTCTAAAAACATTATATTAAATATAATGGAGGTGAATTTATAATGGGAAAGTTTATCAATACAGAAAGAAAAATGACAATTGATTCTTTGGTAGAATCAACGAAAGATAAATTAAAAAACCCGTATTATAAGTATAATAATAAAAATGCTACTGTAGTAACCTATTATAGTATAGATACTAAGAGTACCTCTGTGGATGAAGGACTTGGTACTACATATTCTAATATAGGTGCAGATAGTAGTATAAAATTTAATAAGATTGAGAATATGTTCTTGTATGGAATAGAATCTGTAAAGCTCAATCTTGATGATACTGATTTTGGTATTGAAGCTTCTGGTGCTAGTGGAGAAGCTGTAGTATTACCAAATACTATAACTCCAAATCCAGGAGATTACTTTAAAATAAATCATACCAATTATCCATATCTGTTTAGAGTAGATGGTGTTGATATAGATACATTGGATGATGGTGCTAATTCATATGTAGTAAAGTATAGTCTTAATAGATATAGTGAAACAGAAATAGAATCTCAGATTCTTGATAGTTATAAAATGATTATAGATAATACAGGAACAGAAATGAATCCTATTATCAGAAGTACAGATTATGACTTAATAGAATCACTTGATAATATCTTAGTATCTCTTAAGAAGTATTATGAAGAATTATTCTTTGATAGTAAGGTACAAAGCTTTATATACTTCTATCAGAATAAAAAAGTCTATGATCCTTACTTGATAGAGTTCCTCATTAGGAATAAACTGTTATCAGGTGGTAATAAATATATTTATGTATGCCATCAGACTAATATTCCTAAGACATTCTCTATGGATTATGATAGAAGCGTATTCAGATCTATAGAATTACAAGAAACTGATAACTTGGCAAATTATACAGTAAATATAGTTCCTGAATGCGATCCTAATAGTATTCTTACAGCTAGATTTGATACATACTATACTACAACCTTTACTAAAGGATTTACTTTCGGTGCTCCTATAGAGGTTATACCAGCTGATGTAGTAAAAAGAATCAAAACAGAAAGTAGTTCATTATATAATATAAGTGATCCATATGCTATATATAATATAATGATAGAATATATTCTGAAACAGGAGATAAATATAACATCTATAATAGATATCATAGATAAATTACATTATTGCGAAAACAAAGAATTATTCTATGGTATCCCAATAACGATATATATTATAGAATACTATATCAAAAATCTGTTAAAAGCGACAAATGTAACATATAATTAAATCTATAGAAGGCCTAAAAAGGCTAAATTAAGGAGGGTAAAATATGCTTTCATTATTTTCAGATCTTGAAGATAGGGCTCTTCTCGAATCAAGTATCCTTGAAAACGAGGTAGATGAAATTATAGATACTGAAGACGAGTTGACTGATAATTATGCTGAAATTGAAAGAGAAATGAATTCAGCAGACACATTTATAGATGATGAGCTTGATGAAATGATAACTCAGGCTGATATTGATCAAGTAACTAATGAGCTTAGAGATGAATATGAAGCTGAATTAGTTGAAGATGATGAACTCGAAAATGATTATTCTAAGGAAGATGACTTAGAAAATCCATTTGTAGAGAAATCTACTGTTACAGATTATTTAAATGACTTCTAAGGAGGATAAGAAAATGAAATGTAAAGTAATTCCAACAAGACCAGTTGTGGTCCCAGAATCTAGTTTTGCTATCAGAAGTACAAAAGAGATAGAACTATCAGTTGGTTCTATACATAGATGTATCTTCTGTGGTGCTAAGGTTTATGCTATTAAAAAAGATGGCTCTCTTGTTTTGCTTAATGGTACAGACTATAAGAAGGTTTGTAAAGAGATCGAAGAAGAGGAAGCTAAAAAGGTAGAAAAACCTGTTAAAAAGATAGTAAAACATGCTCCAAATGTTACTGTAGGTTTAGTAGATAATACTACTATTGAAAATGAAACTAAACCAGCAGAAGAGTATGATGTTACTGTAACTACAGAAACTGAAGAAACTGTAAAGGAGGAACCTAAGGCTGATATTGATACTACTGTAAAAGAACCTACTCCTGAAACAGTAGCAGTTGCTGTAGTTTCTGTTGATGAAGAAGGTCTTCCTGATGTAGAGATTGATATATCTTCAAAATCTGTTGAAGTTGTAGATAATTCATTTATTGCAGAACTTAAAAAAGAAGATGAAACTGAAGAAGTATCTACAGAAGAAACAGAAGAGAATGAAGAAGAGGAATCTACAGAAACAGAAGAGGAGACTCAGACTACATTCTCAACAAAGAATTATAAAAGCAGAAAAAATAAAAATAGAAGAAAATAAAAAGGATTACCAGTATGGAATAATTCCATACTGGTATTTATTTTGTGATATCGTCTAATCATCATAGCCAACTGTTTCGTTGTCCACTGATATCACCACCTTTCCATTTAAGTCTAAAACTGTATATTCTAGACTTATCTTTAGTATACAGAATTATAATATGTATTTATATTATACTACCTTTTCAGTAAGGTTACTTCCAGGTAATACCATAGTCATACTATATAATGCCTGTATACCTTCCTTGGTTGTTTTTCTAACGCATTCACCATTAAGTCCGATCATGAATGATTTAGAATTCATATACCTATCTAATTCAGCATTAGCTTCTTCAGAATAAACACCTTTTATAGTAACCTGATCACCATCATAGTCACCACCGATAGATCCAAGATGTACATTACTCATATGAAATGTATCTACAAACATATTACTTGTATTTGATCCAATATCTTCTTGTCTTATCTTTGGAAATCTCTTATAAACTTTCTGAGTAAACTTTGTATTTGGTAAAAACATAGGTTCTGTTTCTTTAGTAGATGATATTACTACATTACTTGGGAACTGGTTGTAATATGAGTCTACTGGGAATCTTGTTATAAGAACTTTTTTATCTCTAGTAACTTCTGTTGCGCAAAGGAATAGTATATCACACCAAGTTAAATCTCTTTCACATATAGGAGGTTTAACTTCATTAAGATCTACTTCTCTATCTATAATATATCCAGTAAATCTCATATTTACATATTTTTCTTTTCCTTTGGTATCTATAACTGGAACTTTTATAGGAATAAGTCTATTAGAGAAACCTTTCATAAATCTTTCTATATTCTTCTTAATATTATCATCAGAAAACTCAGTTTGCCAGTTGCCTAATCGGTATGTGACAGTTTTACCATCTTTAATTACTTCATATGTACTTCTTCCACCAAATTCGTTTTCAAAGAATCTTCTTACAGCAAACATGATAAATGGGAAAAAGTTCGTACATGCTGATGCTAATGGTAAAGCAGAATAATCTACTGTAGATTCAAGATCTTCAAAATTCTCTACATTAAGATTCGGAGCAGAGATAACAAGACGAGATGCATAATCTGATGTTTTTGATAAATTGGCTCTTCTAATTACACCCATCTTAGATGGTATAATAGCCGATGTTGTAGAACCACCTATGGTTGTACCAGCACCAAACCAATTATAAAGACTCAATAATAATTCTTGCATTCTTCCTTTGGTTGAATCAGAAAGTGTCAAACCATAATCTTCAGATTCTCTTATACTTTTTGCACATATCATAATCTGATTATATAACTGATTTATTTCGCCAACGCCAGTTCTACCATTACCAGCAGTATTTACATCTCTATAATATGCTGGTATTACTGGTATCTTTGTAATAAATGCTCTATCTTTTTGAGATCTAAGAAAATCTATATTTCTATTTCTCTTAAGAGAATCATTCTTAGACCAATTTATATCTTTAATATTTCTCTTTAACCAATCTATACCATGTTTTCCATTTGGATCTACTACTATATGACCTTGCTTATCTAAAGCATATTCCTCTACACCATGAACTACATCTTTAACTTTTCTATCCGTAGTAGCCCATATCTTATAATATAATGGATGTATAAAAGTTCCACCAAGATCTATATATGCAAATGTAGAACCCCTATCAGCTTTAGTAATACCAAATATTTCATTTGATAATAAGCCATCTGGAGTTGGAGCATTGTCTCTTGTAAAGAATATAGGATTAGTTATTTCTTTTAATTCATTAACTTTTACAAATTTATCTATGTCCAATAGTTCAAAATTCATATGTCTATTAGCCACTATTATCACTCCTTTAAATTTATTTAATAAAATGTAGAAAGAGGAATATTCCTCTTTCTACACTATTGTTATTTTTTGTCACCAAAGATGACAGTTATTGTATTTCCTTCGTAACTTACATCTATATTGTATTTCCCGCTATACATACTCATTAATGATAGTTTTATATATTGGGCTATTTCAAATACAGTATGTCTCGCATCAGATACGGATATGTGATATAAGGCACCGTTAGCATTATGCTTAGAGGATATATTAACTCCTGAGACGCCATTCATAAGTCGATATAGTATCAAATTCTCATCGAAAAGAGTATATAAATCTTCATCAAAGTTATCATATGATATTGATTTGGTGAAGTCTATTACATTCATATTCAACTCAAAAATCCTCCAATCACATCAAATTTGCATCTTCCATCTCATATTGTAGAGATCGATTTTGCAATTCTTTTCTGCCTGCTTCTGTTTGAGCTTTAAGATACATTCGATAATATAGATAGTCTATATCTCCAATATTCATCTCAAACATTTCACCTATAGTGGTTTTTCCTCTATATCCTTCTATAATTTCCAATATTGGAATTATAAGTCCCTCACCACCACGTACTGATGCCTTTCGAAAACCATTGATAACGGATCAACCGCTGTTTCGGCAATCAAAGCACCACATTCAGGACAGTGAGTTTCAGGAATAACATAAGAAATATCATCTGCTGCATTATTAATATTAGTCATTGTAACGATGATCTTATTATATTCATCTGATGTAAATGTATTAATAATATCTGAGTATACTTTAATCTTACGCTTTACAGTCTTTGTAAGATCAAGCGGATCTGGCTTTGTGCTTACTGGAATAAGTCTCTTATTGATAGTATCAATCCAGAATATATTATCAATATAACTCAATACAGAAAGAACATCAGCGTACTTTTCTCTTGTCTGTCTATCGAGAGACAATGATTCAAACATAACAGCATATACTGTTGGCGGTCTGAATGATATAGCATAGTTTGTATTAATAGCAACAAGCTTAGATTCATATTCAGCATTAGGATTAACTTCGCACTTTGCGATAATCTGACGAGCTCTTTCTTTAGCTTCATCGCTAGAATACTTAACCATATCTTCTATCTTTACATTTTCCATGAAGAGACTCTTACTACAGTTAGGATTCGAACAGCTATAAGGAACGATGTTCTTACCTTCGAAGCAAGCCTTATATACTGCAAACATAAGATGTTCATTATCATGGAAATAAATTGTCTTAACCCATTCTTCCAAACTCTTTGGCTTATTCTCATCAAGAAGATGGTTATAAATAATACCATACATTTCTTTATAAGCCTGAAGAGCGTTTCTACTATCCTGGTTAGGATTGAACTTCTCAACTTCAGAACCAGAAAGTGCAGTAAGAGTTATAGGCTTTCTTGAATTGAAAAGACCCCAATCAGAACTCTTAAGTTTAGCCTGATTCTTTGAGAAATTAAGAACTTTAGATGCTGAAATAGCTTTAGTCTGAATTGTGAATTCAGCAAGATCCAAACCAGAAGATGAATCTACAAGTGTTCTCTTAATTTCATTCTTAAGAACAGCATAATCATCTTCCTGATTTGTTGAAGTATCTGTAGATGGTGTACTATCAATATTATCAGCCTCTTTAATTTCTTCATCATCATCGTCATCATAAAGATCTTCATCATCAAGATCAATATTGAATACGTTTGATGTAGGAATATCATTTACATCTGGAACTAATTCAGCTGTATTAACATCAGGTTCCAATAATTCTTTATTAGAAAATGTCTGAGGCTCTGTAGTTGGCTGCTTAGAAGGCGTAGGTTCAACAACTTCTTTTTTAACTGGAGCTTCTTCAACAACATTATCTTTATTAACCTGAATTGGTTTCTGTTCTGGTGTTCCTGTCATATCATTAAGATCATAACCATCATCTTCTTCTAATTCTGATACGTATTCATCATTCTTAGCAAGCTCTAATTCCTGAGCTTTTTGATAATTATCTCTATGAATTTCTTCAATTTCATTAATTTTAAATTCAGCAGCTTTATCAAGATCATTCATAAGACCATCAATGAATTCTTGATTTTCTGGAATGTGCTCTCTTGCTGGGAGAATATCCGTTGCATTTACAACTTTAACTTTATCATTTTTAACAACTTCTTCAGTTGCTGGTGTGAGGCCAACTTCTGGCTTTTCTGTCTCTTTTTCATTTTGCAATGTTTTTAAATCCATTTAAATTTCCTCCTTAAAATATTATAGATCAGATAATGTATAACTACCATTATCTGAAACAGAAACAGATTTGGTTTCACCATCCACAGTTATGTTAAGCAGCAGCTGTTTATCTGCATATGATATAGATACAGAAGCTGTCTGTAACTCTAATGGTAAATATTTTGCCATCTGTTTTCTGATTTCTGTTTGTAAATTTAATAGATCATCTTGGTCTGAATATCTCCATTTAGATATTAGACCAACACCCATTTCTGGATGAGTTTGTATAGTTCCAGGCTCTAATAATATTAATCTGATAATTAATACATATTTAGCATCTTTATCTTCCAATACTTCTGGCTGAAACTTCTTGTTGGTTGTAAATAAATATTCTTTAAGGGTAGACGACATTTTGACTCCCTCCTTTGATTATTTAATATAAAGTTATAGATGTAATTTTTTACGACAAAATGAGAAATCCTAGATCAGTCAACATACTTGTAATTGAGATTAAAAGGAGGTAAATAATATATGGCAGATAAAAATTATAAATGCCCATATTGTGATAAGAAACTTGATAGGTATAAGCTTATAAGTCATATTGAAAAGAAACATGAACAAGAAATACCACAAGATTATACTCCTACAAGAGTAGTATTTGATTTAGTAAATAATAAGAATCACGGTACGTGCGTTGTATGTAAATCTGAAACCAGTTGGAATGAAAAGACTGGTAAATATAATAGACTTTGTGGAAAACCAGAATGCACAAAAGCATTAAGAGATAAAGCATTAAAGAATCATATAAAAGTATATGGAACTAGTACACTTCTTAATGATCCTATGCATCAAGAGAAAATGCTTGCTAATAGAAAAATATCTGGAGAATATAAGTTCTCTGATGGTGGTAAGCATACTTATACAGGTCAATATGAAAAGAAGTGTCTTGAATTCTTCGATAAAGTTATAGGAGCAAGAAGTTATGATATTATAACTCCTGGTCCTATATTAGAATATAAATTCAAAGGTCAGATTAAAAAGTATATAACAGATATATTCTATATACCTTATAATCTTATCATTGAATGTAAAGATGGTGGAGATAATCCTAATAATAGAGAGATGGAAGAATATAGGGAAAAGACTGTAGCTAAAGAAGAGATGGTTACTAATCAAGGAAAGTATAACTATCTTAGACTTACTAATAATAATTTTGCCCAGCTATTAGAAGTATTAGCTGAGCTTAAAATGAATATATTAGATGGTGATAGTAGTAAAGTAGTTAGAGTAAATGAAGATGCTGCTTACGGTGAATTTAAAAATGGTGCTTGTATGCTTACAATAATGCCAGATAATTCTTATGAAGAACCAGAGTTTGCTATAACAAATAATTCTTTAGATACTATAATGAGAATGCATAATAATAAACTAGAAGTAAGCAAATTCCCAGAAATATTAAAGAATAAAAATATTAAAGTTCATACATATAAAGAAAAAGATATAAATGCTATATATGAGTATTGTCTTAGTCCTAATGGTAATAAGAATATGTATGAAATATTATCTGGCAATGAGATGCTCTGTAATGACCAGATAGATTATGATCCTAAATTTGAAAGTGTAAACTTTAATAGTTTAGATTCAAAGAAATCTATAATAGAATCTACTATATTCGAAGAATATAAGAAGCTTATGAATGAAAACTTCGAAGTTCCTGTATGTGATATTGAAGGTTCTATATACAGAGATTTCTTAAGAGAATCTAATATATTATCAGATGAAAGTGATATACTTTCTGATCTTAATGGATTTTTCTGTAAGAATAATATAACTGGATTTAGAACTAAATCTTATGACGATATAGAAGATATTCCTAAAGATGATATACTTATGCTTGGAAAGGTAAAATCATTCTTTGATGAAAATCTTTCTATAGATAGTATTCTAGACCCAGGAAGTTCATTAATAAGTAATATGGAATTACCATTCTTCAGACCAGAAGAATTAATAGACTTTGGTTATTATGATGGTGAAGGAAACAGATTATATAATACAGAAGAAGATTTATATGATGGATTTTCTGAAGATTGGTATAAATCTTATAATGCTTTATATAACGGTATATATACTGAAGATTTTAAAGGACTGTATAATAAATGGGTGCAGACTATGAACCATCTTCAAAATAAATTAGATATATGCTCAATGACTAATAATATAGAAGAATCAAATAAAATCAAAGAACAAATGATATCAATTGGATGGAATCCTATGTTGGAGTTTGATAGCTCTAATAGAGAATTATCATCATCAAGAATTAAAAAATACATAAATAGTAGGATGATAAAAGTGATAGACATTTCAGAAAAAGGAGAAGTAGAGAAAATAGATGATAACTGCAATCCAATATACATAACTCTTATTGGAAATAAATCATTATTGTCTAAGGCAATTAAGAAAGTTACTAATAGTGATTTCTCTCATGCTGCTGTTGGATTTTCAAGTGACTTGAAAGAATTATTTAGTTTTAATGCAAATTATCATGGTCAAAGTGGATTCAGTATAGAATCTATAGAAGGATATGATAAAGATTGCAATATAGCAGTATTTGTTGTATTTGTATCTGATCAGATCAAGAAGAAATGTGTAAAGATGGTAAATGATTTTAAGAAGAATAAGAGTAAATCTAAATACTCATTTTCTCAGATACTTGCATTACCATTCCATAAAGCTTTAAATATAGATTACCAGATGATATGCTCTCAGTTTGTAGACAGTCTTCTTAAACTTGGCGGAGGTATACACTTTAATAAGAAAGAATCTGGTATAACTGTTCCTGGGGATTTGTATGATAGTGCTACATTTAATGATAAGTGCTATAATGTATTCCAAGGAAAGATTAAAGATTATGACCCAAAGATAATATTAAAAAGACTTAATATTATGCATGATTCTATCGGATTAGCTTCAGAATCTAGTGTAGAAGAAGCTAGAAGTTTACCAATAAGAATCAATGATGAAGGAGATTTACTTATAAGAAAAATTGGTAAAATGAATCCTTCTGATTTTGAAACTGAATATGCTAGATCTCATAAGATATTATTAGCTGCTGAAAAGAGTGGTAATATAGAGAGTATGAAGTATGAACTTATAAAGTTATGGTTCTTAAATCTTTCTATAGAAAATAAACTCAAATCTAGATCATCTTCTAGAAATGAATATAATAAAGCTAGAGCAAAGATATTAAATGATTTCTCTAAATATCTTAAATTTATTCAAGAAAAAGACCCAGAATTTGTATTTGGAAAATACTTTGAAGATAGTGAGTTTAATATATATGAAACTAAGATTGATAGAAATACAGTACAGATGACTATCAATACTATATACAATATAATAAGTCCTAAAATTTAAATAAGAATCCCGTATGGAACTTAATCCATACGGGAATATTTTGTTATTTAATAATACAAATACATTTATCCTTTACTTTTGTAAACAATACTGTTATAGGAATTTCTACATTTATATTACCACTACCAAGTTCACTAATTTCTGCTTTGCCTTCTTTAATCTGCTTAATTACAGATTCTGATACTCTAGCAAGAATATTTGATGCATCTGAAACGTATAATTCTTCTAAGCAATCATCATCCGTAACGCAACTGAAATCTTCACAACTACAGCAGTTACAAGTACACTTTTCTTCTGTATCTTCTACTGCTGCCATCTCTTTCAAATCTGATACATAGTCTTTGATTTCTTTATCATCTAAGTCTACAAAAGTAAGACGATTTCTTAAAGTTGATTTGAATGAAGATTTAGTAATGCGATATAGATCGGACTTGCTCATCTTACCAATAACTTTATAGTTATCTACAATATAAGCAATATCACTGCGAGTATTATAGATAACATAATCTACACCTTCAGCTAATGCATTAAGAACTTTCTTTGCATTGTTCTTTTCCTTTGAAGTCTTAAGTACATCGTAATTAAGTCTTCTAAAACTTCTTTTGATTTTCTCCATTCTAGGTGTCCTCCCTTTTTTGAGTAAATATTCAGCCCAAATAGGCCTTACTATAAAGTTCTTATTTGTATTATAATTTACAAAATTACAAACTATAAATTATAACAATAGACTATATAAGGAGGTAAAATTATGTCATTTACTGAACTTAGATCACTTTCAAGATATGATGTAAGAGATCCTCATAACCCTATGCTTCATGCTTCTCATAAAGTAGATAGCTATAAAGAGGGTCAAAAAGAAGATCTTGAAAGAAAAACAACTAAAACAATAGAAGTAGAACTTCCATGTGTATTAGATCCTAATACTGTATATATTGGATCTGTTGGAGATGGTAAAGAAGAATCCGGTGGAGAGTACGATGCAGGACAAGATGTAACCACTCCAGATGATAGAGCTCATGGTTTAACAGTTCTTGTTAAAGATGATATAGAGGAAGATGATACCATGGCACAAATTATAATAATGGCTCATCAACCTATAAAATTAGATAGAAAGGACAATATGTGGTAATGCTTACATATAATAAGATTCTACAAGAAGTAGATAACGGAAATATAACTATTGATGAGTTTGATATTAAAAGATTAAACCCTAATAGTTATAACTTAAGATTAGATAATCATATGAAAGTATATAATCCTGACTCTGTATTGGATATGAAGAATTCTAAGTCTCTAGACAATTATAATGAAATCATAATTCCAGAAGAAGGATTATTACTCGAACCAGGACACCTTTATATAGCTTCAACTATAGAAAGAACTCATACTGATAAATACATACCTTGTATTTCAGGAAGATCTTCTATAGGAAGACTTGGTATAAATGTTCATGTTACAGCAGGATTTGGAGATATTGGATTTGATGGAAGATGGACGCTTGAAATCTTCGTGGTAACTCCAGTAATCATTTATCCAGATATAGAAATATGTCAAATATATTTCTTTGAACCTGTAATGGCAGATGGTAAAACCGATTCTGAAAACATATTATATTCAGGTAAGTACAATAACCAATACTTACCACAGACATCAAAAATGTATAAAGAATTGGGGTGATAAAATGAAAACGAAACAAAGAACTTCTGATATTCAACATATCGGAGCAAAGTTTTATAAGGTGATTAATTCAGATCCAGATAATGTAGAAGTTGAAATTCTTAGACTGTTAAGGATAAGAAATATGGATACCTATATATTATATGATGATGATTTTAACGAAGTAAAACTTAGCAGAGATGAATTCATGAAATACACAAGATTAATACCAGATGGATATATAACTTGTAGTATAGTAGGAATGTATGGTTTAGATGATGTCATTGTTACTTTGGTTAGACACAGTGATGTTGTAGAAACTGGTAACTATGTTCCTTTTGTAGTTTGCAGGCAGCAAATATCAGATCTATTTGCAAATGCATTCTATAATGATGGAACTACTAAAGTAGGACTTTCTATTAATAGGAATAATTGTCCTAAAGGAATAGAAATCAAAGATGTATTAGTATATACGGATCCTCCGAGATATAATAAGACCATATCTATATACTTGGATGATTCGATTGATACTATATTGAAATTTATACAGTCTTCTAAGTTTGATGATGCTTTGGAGAATTTGTATGAGTTTAACTTTAAAAATGATTCCATTACAGGAAAAGTTAAAAAGTTAAAAGACTTATTACTATCTAATGATTTTTATAGTGATTTCTTAGAAGCGTTTAATATTATAACGATAGACGAAGAGATCATAACAGAAGATCATATAGTTCCAAACAATATAGCAATAACTATTCAGAATATCATTAATAAGAAAATGATCAATCCTCTATTTATAAAATATGATCAAACAATTGATCTTGATAAAATACAGAGAGATTATAATCTTATTAAAGATAGTACTGGTGCTGTATATGTTTGTTGTTACACTGACGGCGGTATAATAAATTCAATATGATAAAAATTATCTTGATAATATATTATTATATTGATTCAAGACAGTATTGTTAAATTATACTGTATTGAAAACATTTACTTAAAAATAATATACTAAACAATGAAAGGAGACCTGCATTATGATATCAGGCGTATGGAGAAAAAAGGAAAAAGAAATTGATAGGTTTAGAAACAACCAGAGACCAGTGTTGGAAAAACCAACATCAGTTATTCAGCCTCATAAAATCGATAAATCAATTCAAGATGATATCGATAATATGGTAGAAGATCCTATGGATTTAATAATTCTGAAAGGATCTTCTTTTATGCAATTAAGTGATCTTACAGCTGACATAAATAAATTTATGTCAGGATTGTTTAAAGATTTTTTAGGAGCTCATATTTATCCTCCTAATACTACAAGTACTAATAACTTGATGGTAGAATTTAAGTTTGGTCCTATAGATGAAAATCAAAAAAGTAAAGACTCAGATGCAGTATATGCTATAGAATCAATCAAAAATGCAATTCCGACTGGAAATAGTGGAGAAGCTTATGTAACTGTAGCTAATAATGGTGATGTGTGTAATTCTATTAGCCACAAATTAACAGAATATGCTGAAGTTTTCTTTACGAAATTCATAATTAATGAAAGCAGAAAAGAGGGAATTACTGAAAATTTCTATTTTAGAACAGAAGGTCAATCAGTAGAAGATGGAAAACTCAAAATAGGTAGTGGATACTATTATGAGTATTCTTCTAATGGTGATTTTGGAAGAAGAGATATAGAATCTGTTGTTAATAGCATAAATCTTAATCTGTTTTTAAAATTTATGTATAATAAGGGAAATAAGTACAGATCAAAAACTGAAAATTATGTGTATGATGCTCATTTTATGAATAGAATTGATTGCGTTACAGGAGATCAGCTTATTGAAATTTTGAAAGCTGATCCTATAGCAATAGCACATTTTGAACGCAGCTTGCCTCAGAATAGAGCAAACGATAGATTCAGTCAGTATCAGTACAATAAACGTTAAAATAATTAGAGTGCGGATTTATTCTGCACTCTTTTATTTTTTACTAATGGAGGTAATATAAATGAGAGATAAAAGTAATGATATGGATTTCACATTCTCTATAGATGAGAATGGAGTAAATCTAATTGTAGATGAGAAAGGATCAAACTATCTTGCACTTAGAAAAGTAAAGTGGTTTGATAATGATTATAAACTTGAGTTAAGAAGATGGACTTCTACTAAAGAAGGAGAACGCCCAGGTAAAGGTGTTACATTCTTAACAGAAGAAGGTCCTCATGAATTAGCAGAAGCTCTTGTAAAAGAAGGCTATGGTAATACAGCTACTTTATTAGATGCTTTAAATGCTAGAGATGAAGAAGATATGGAAGAAGAGGATTATTATGATCCTAGAAAGATATTGGGGTGATAATTATGGCTTTTGAAGATATGATCAAAGGAAGTACCGGATTAGGAACTAAAGTTGTAACAGAAGAAGACGTTGCATTTGATGAGTGTCCTAATCCAAATTGTCATTTGCACACTAAATGGGAATCTGAAGGAAGTTGTACATTTGAAACTTGTTTATATTCTCAATTACCAATACATGATAAAGGATTAGTATCAAATTGTATTATATGCGATACTGAGTTTAAAGCTAATGTAGAGAATATAAGAATTCCTATATGTGAAGATTGTCTTAAAGCATTAAGACATGTCTTAATAGGACATAGGAATTATTGTACAGAATGTAAAGAAAAACCGATTGAAAAGGAAAGCGAATTCAATCAGTACTTATCAGAAGGAGATGATCCATCAAATGAAAGCAGGGATTCAGAATACTATTCTGCTTTATCTGACTAAATATAATCTATTGAATGATTTAATTTATATGGGATTTAGTGAGATGACTGGTAATGATGTAGATATTTATATTGATGCTGCATCAATATTCAGATCATTATTAAATAGAATAAACTTTACTATATATGAAAGCACAGAGATTTGTTCTGGATTGATAAATGCTTGTATTCATTATAAATGCATATTTAACAATTTGGGAGTAAATACAAGATGTTTTATAGTAGCATCATATCAAGGTATATATAATACATGCAAATCATATTGTATGGATTATAATTCTGATTATATAAAAAGAGTACAGTATAATCAAAGATTGCTTAATAATATAAAGCAGAATATGGAACTATTAAAGAGTCTTATCAAATACGTTCCAGGAATATATCTTATAAATACTGAATCAGAAGAGTTTGAATCTTCTGCAGTAATATTACACTACTGTAATAGATATAATGTTCCATCATTGATTGTAAGTAGAGATGCTTTAGTAGCACAAATTCCAGCATTTTACAATAAAGGAATAATGTTATATCCAGATAAAGTATTTGATTATAGTGGAGCTTCAGATATATCAACTCTTGTATCTCAAAGAGAAACAAAATTTTCTGAATTCTATTATGTATATAAGAAAGGAGTATTAACTGATACTTCTAAGAATAGTATATCATTAGAATTAATACCATTAGTTATGGCTATGAATGGATATGATAAGAGATCTATAAAATGTACATTCAATATCAAAAAGACATTAAAAATGATCGAAAATGGTATAATGAATGGAACTTTACTTAATAAGCACTTTTTTAACGAAAATACGATTAATGACTTCCTAATTAAACCAGGATTGGCAGACTCAGAAACAGCTTTGAAAATACAGCAGAACTATTTTGCTTTTTCTGCTAAAATTCAAGAACTTATGTTTTCTAATAGCCCATTAAGTAGTATAGATCCAATTATAGATTTGTATGATCCTAAGAGTCTTAATGAGATAAATGATAAATACTTTAGAAATAATCCTATTGATCTTATACGATTATAATAGGACAACATTTAGGTAGTGGTAAACCCACTACCTTTATTTTTTGTTTAAGAGGTGATTTATATGTCTTTAACTAATGATTTAGAATTAGATACTAGTACCTATAAATATAAAATTGACTTGTTGTATGTAAATACAAAAACAGGAGAATCTACACAGATTCTCCCAATATGCGTAAAAAGTGTATGTATAGATTATGCATACTCTAGTAATGCCAATATGCCTCAGATTTATGTATCTGCAAGTTTGGATCAGAAGCTTATTAAAGATATGGTAGATAATGCTTCTGATAATCTTATTAATATGACTGTATATAAATTCAACAATAGTGCAGATGTTGAATTAGATGAAATATATTTCCAAGAACAGTTCATATATATGATTAAATCAGAATCCGGTAATGTAGATACAGAAATGCAGTATTCTGGAAGTGAAGCAGATAGAGAAGACTTATTCAAAGATGTTCAGATAGGTTTACTTCAGCTTAATATAGTAAATAAGAATAAAAAAACTATAAGTACAGTATTAGTAAATACTACTATGACTAATGCTATATATACTGCAACTTCTCATATGGATGTATTACTTGAGCCTTTGTTATATGATACAAATATATCTCAATTGATAATACCTCCAACTGATAGCGTGGCTGCTATTATAGAATATCTTAATAGTAATAGAGTATTCTATAATACTAACTATAGATATTTTGTCGATAAGGATATGACATATATCCTTAGTAGTTCAGGTGTGGCTACAAAAAAGAAAAATGATATACATGATAGAGTTATAGTTGATATTGGTAAAACTGCGTTAGATGTAAACTCTAATATAGTTGGTTTGGCTGAAAAGAATAATGGATACTATATGTATGTAAGTTTCCAAGATTCTCAGATCCAGAAAGATAATACAACAGAAAAGAAATTCAATCAAATTGATTCTGTTGATACTCAAGGATCCAAATCATCAACTTCATTAGAGAATATAAATAGTAGTTCTTATACTTCAGATTCTAAATCTCAGAGTATAAGAATTAGGCAAAGTAACCCTAATGCTGTTAAAAATATTACATCATCAATAGAACATTCTGCTGTTACTTTATCTATTAATAAGAATGATGTAGATGTATCAGTATTAAATCCAAATTTACAGTATGTGGTATACAATGCAGCACATTTGGATACTAATGGTGTATATATTCTAACAAGAAAAAGAGAATTATTCATCAAAGAAGGAACAGATCTATTTATGTGTAATGCTATGCTAGATTTATCTAGAGTAGATCCAGAAAAGTTAATAGAAAGTTCTAGAGAAGATGCAGATAAGAATACTATAATAATAAACAGGTTATTTGGAAATTCAGATCTTGATTTAGATAGTCTACTATAAAGAAAAAGATATCCGAAGGGTAGTTATTACCCTTCGGAATTATTTTTACTTATTATCCCAAGATACTGTAGAATTGTTTGCTTTATTATAACCATTTAAGAAAGAATTAGCGAAGTAATTAGCTGTTCTTTCACTATCTTTACCCAATTCTGCAAATCTCTTATTCCAAGCATCAGTACCATATATTTTCTTTACAGTATCAGCATACTGTGTAAGTTTTGTACTCTTATCATCCTTGTTGGATGGATCTGCAGCATCGTATGCATTCTTAACTCTCTTTATATCATCAAATCTAGCTTGTGAATATCTAGAAGTATCAGCAGTATTGGTAGATGCCTGTTGAGCTACATTTGCTGTCTGGTCTTCTTTACCAACAATAGATCTTACATGCTCCCTCATTACAGTCATATAATCTTTAAATATAGTCTGTATTGCAGAAGATTTTGCAACCATAACATCTTGAGCACATTTCTGATATATATTAAGTTTATTTGTAATTTCATCAACAGCTTTTGCTTTATCACCACCATTATTATTTGCAGCGTTATTTGCATTAGCTTTTCTATCTTCTATTGTATTTCCAATATTCTGTTTATTAGCAGATGTGGTTTTATCCGAATAAACACCCGTGCTTTGAGCAGATGAAGATGATGTAGAATTTGGAGTTTTCTTGATATCTTCATTAATAACGTCATAAGCATACAATACTGATTCTGATACATTTTTAACAGACAAAGTTTTTTTCTTTTCAGTCATATACTTATTTTTATTGATTTTATCTATCAAATTCTTGAATTTGGTTATAATTGACTTTTTATCAGCATCAGTCATTTTTGTTTTTGAATTATTAAATGTTGTTGATATTTCTTCTGTTTGTGTATTTGCAGAATTATATGTATTATCATCTACTGGATCTGGTACATTATTTATTTGAGTCTCAAGTTTACTTTTTTCTTCTGCACTAGTTTTTTCATCAACTTGATTTTCATCTTTATTTTCTTCTTCAGTTTTATTATCTGTGCCAGAACCTTTAGGTTGCTCTGTTGTAGTAGCTTTATCCTTCTCATCAAGATTACTAATAGCATCAGTTATTGCTTTATTAGCATTATTTACACTTGATGTAATAGCTTTATTATCTTTTTCAATATAGCTAGCAAGGGTCTTATAATTATAACAGAAATTCCACAAGTCAGTCATATTAAGATCTGTTATTTTTACACCTTGTCTTGGTTCTCCACCTTTGAAGTATGTAGTAAGACCAGAACTAGTATTCTTATCTACGCCTTCTGGGAATAAAGTATTCATACTTTCTCCTATATTAGGGCATATATGCTTAAGAAAACTTTCTGAATCTTTCAATATTTCTGCATCGCTATCTGGATTAAACAGAGGAACAGTTGCTCTACTAATTCTCTGTATACCTATATCATATGCTGGAAAATCATCAAATGATATATTTTCATCTGGTCTTTTCTTAAGAATAATATCTTTATACTGATCTAACCAACCTTTTTCACTGTTAAAAAGATTTGATAAAGACTCATTAAACTTAGCAAATGTTTCTTTTATGAACTGAATGAATTTGTTCCAACCATTCTTAAGATTGTCACCAACACCTTCATTCAATATATCTATACTATCATAACCTTCCATTACTATTTCACATGCTGAAAAGAACTTTTTCATATTATTATCCTGAATAGCTCTTTCTGACATCAAACGGAAGTATGATGATTTAGTTGTATAATAACTTGAATCTACCACAATTCACACCTCCAATTATTTAAGTTTCAAATCTTTAATAAGACTTGAAAATTGTGATATTCTCGCAGGTTCTTTTTCTTTAATATCATCATCCCTCAAAGGAGTATCATATAATTCTCCTTTATCTTTATAATTAACCAAAGAATCAGAAACCTTAATTTCTGGTTGTTCATTCTTTCCAAATATATATGAAAGTTCAGCATCTTCTTTAATCTTAGTAGTCTTCTGCATATTATTCAAAGCCTGATAAAGAACAGCTTTATCCTGCTTGTAGCAATTATTTACAGCATCCAACTTAGCAGAAAATGCCAAAGAATGAATATTAGTTATTTCCTGAACTTGATTAACCTTAGCTTTACACCAAGTATTAATTGAATTCATGAGTTCATTTGAGTAAGTTACATTTATAGGAGTTTCTTCTCCTGGGAAGAGTATTGATACAGAACTCTTACCATCTTTATAGTTAGTCTTCTGCATTTCTTCAATACTATTCTTAAGAGCTTTATACTCTTTCTCTACATTACTCTGATACTTCTTGATTTCTGATATAGCTTTATTATAATTCATATATCTATCTATAGAATTATGAACATAAGTAGAGTTTACATCAATACTTTCAGTATCTGAAGTACCATCTCTATATACACTAAATAACTCATTAGCATATTCATTAGAACTTATAAGTTCATCTTTATCAAGAACTTTACCACGGAATCTATCATAATAATTATGTTCAAGATCCTCAGTAAGCTTTTGATAGTATTTAGAAAGAGAATTTATAACTTCTTCTGTTGCTATATGAGTGCCATTAGATTCAATATTCTGGCTATTCATTTTTTCAAATGATTTCTTAAGATTATCAGCAGCTTGTCTATTACCAAACATAAATTCATCACTAAATGATTCTAATGCATTTAATGATGGAATATTAGGTTTGAATGTATAGTTGTAACCATCAAAAGAGAAATCATTATCACTAGAAAAATGACTAAAATCTCCTTTGTGTTTCTTTATATAATTATCATTACTGATAAGCTTATTAAGAGCTGTAATAAATCTCTTTACAAGAGACTTAATAAACTCTATCACCTTATCTATGATATCTTTAGCTTTATCAAAAAATTCATCAAATGATTCTGTAATAACCATTTGATCGTTTCCAGATTCCAACAAAGATTTATATAAAACCTTTGTATTATGATTGTATTCCTCATTAATATCAACTAAGAAATCACATGTAGAAGCAAAATAAGATTCACTATATACATTTCTTGTATTTGATTCTAATGTAATATTCATAGGTGTATTATAAGTAGAAAAGTCAATACTTTTAGTAAATACACTCATCTTATAAAACTCCTTTCTTTATAAAGAAAATACGGATTACCATTGTAGGTAATCCGTATTGTTATATTAATTTTGGACTTAGATAATTAAATTAACTTTACGTTACCTAAGTAACTTTCATTTGCTGATGTATAATCAACACTTTCTGTCTTAACATTTGTGCCTCTATTAACAAGAGCTACACAGATAGCTTTATTCTGCTTAGATCTGTCATCAAGAGCTTTAAGATATGCATTGATACAAACTGTATTTACATTCTTGTTAAATGTAAGAACTCTTGAAATTATATTCAAAGCCTGATTTATAACTTCCTGCTTACGTGTTTCAAGAGCAGCTTTATCTTTATCAGCATCCTTACCAGGAATCTTCTTCAAAGTCTCATTTGAAAGTTTTTCTGCTTTCTTTATAGCATCATCAAATGCTTTCTGAGCATCTTTGAATATTCTATTTGCTGTTTTCTTAACTTCAGCTGAATTGCCGAGTTCAAGTGAAATAGCAGAGAGATCAATGTCATTGCCCTCTAATTCAGTTTTATCTGAATCTCCATTTCTATAAGCTTCAAACAATGCTGTTCCTGCTTCTTCTGCATCCATAGATTTAGATGATGAAGTAGACTGAGCATTAGATGTTTTTGATATAAATGTAGTAACAATTTCAGATCTTAAGTTATCTGAAATCGTATCATCCCATTTTTCATTAAAGTCTGTTATAGTACTCTTAATAGTTGATATCTTAGTATCATCATTAAGAATACTTTCTATAGCTGCAGTAGAACCAGTAGCTATAGCTGTACCTATAAGTTTTGCTAATGGAGAAGCTTCTACTGCTTTGCTATCATCCAAAATTGCACCAGTTGGATTTGGACTAATAGTAAACTTGTAGCCCTTGTACTTAAAATCTTTAAGTACACCTGGCTTCATAAGGTATGACTTATATTTATTAATAAAGTCCTTATCAGACTTAGTTGCAGAATCAATAGCTGCAATAAACTTTCTGAAGAGACCTTTAACCTTTTCCCAAAGACCTTTAAGAACAGAAACAATCTTGTCCAAGAAACCTGCTTCAAGAACAAATTCTCTGCCTTCTTCAAAAGCTGCAAGTTCTTCTACACCAACAGCTTTCATAATATTTGTATAGTTCTGTTCGGTTTCAGCAACAATTCTGAATGCTGATTCCATAGTTGTATGGTCATATCTACCATCATAAATAGATGGTGTATCAATACTTTCATTCATTATACCACTATTTAAATAACCTTCTGTGATATAATCATTTTTAGAAAATAATCCCATTATATTTTCCTCCTTTAATATTATTTATTAAGCAAGTTCAAAATCTGAATCGAATTCATAACCTGCTGCTTCCTGTGCAACATAAAGCAATGCAGATGAGTTATCTGCTACTACTTTATTCTTATATCTAGATGCATGTGCTACCATAGCAGCATATACAGTTCTAGCCTGCTTTGTAGTAAACTTGAGTTCGTTAAGATAAGCTGTATGAACCTTGGTTGCAGAAACCTGGAATACTTCTGCAAGTTTATGATAAGCATTAGCAACTTTAAGACTATAACCAACCGCTGTTGCAGTTTTTTCTTTATTTTTTGAACCATCTTCCGTGCCTTTATATGATGCTAATCTATTATTATTAATTGAATTATCATCACTGCTTGTATCAAATTCAGTATTATCACCACGACCGCCTATTGTACTTGTAATTTTGTAATTAGATTTTTCAGATTCTTTGCCCTTTTCATAATCAATACCAGTAGGATATATCTTTTCTATAGCCTTAGCCTGGTCTTCTGTAATTCTTACAAGTTTCTTGATAGCTTTATCAAAATCATCAAGATTCTTTGTTACAGTCTTGCCATACTTATCACCAGCTATCATAATAGATTCTATAGAAGACTTAGCAGTAGCTGCACTTGTGTCGTCTAATTCTTCCTCATCTTCAAAAAGAGATTCATGGAATTCTTTTTCAAAATCAGCAAGTTCTGTAATTTTAAGACCAGTAAGAGCATTAACGAATGCAATATGAGCAGCATCATCTTCAAATACCTTTTCATATGTACTTTCGTCATAACCAAGCTTATTAGAGCCAAACTTAGTATTATTATATACATCAACAGCAGCACCTTCAGCAATAGTAAGGCCACCTACATCTTTCTTTGGCTTCTGATACTTGCACTTGAAACCATCCCACTTTACATTACCACTGTTAACAACAGATTTGTATTTATCAAAGTACTTCTTATTATCTTTGATAACTACTGCATCAAACTTAGCCATAAATGACTTAAAAAGACCCTTAATCTTAGCAAGAAGCTTAAGGAAAAGTTCTTTAATCTTACCGAAGATACCTGTTACTCCTTCAGTGATTACTTCTACACTAAAGCCACCATATCCTTCCTGGATATATGCAGCTTCTTCAAAGTCTCTAGCAATAAGAGCACTAAACATATTAAGATCATTCTGTGCTGCTTCTGCTAAAATTCTACCAGAACCAGTCGGGTATGTATAACTTTCATCAGCGGCTACTTCATAATTAGAGCCTAAACCAATATAATCATTTTTAGAAAATAATCCCATTATATTTTCCTCCTTTAATATTATTTATAATATATTAACTCTTACACTATATCCATATACAGCGGACTTATAAATGTAAGATTTTTATTAATATGTTTATATACTTAGATCGTGATTGATCCCTTAGAATAATGAGTCTGCAGCAGAGTCTGGTCTTGTTTCTACTACATCATCAATTTTATATTTCTTTGTATTATTAGTAATTTCCTTGTGAGCTTCTGTCTCAGCAGTTTTACCTTTAATAGCAAAGAAGTTAGCAATATTTCTAAATACCTTAACTATTCCCATCTGCTTACTTGTTATCTTCTTCTTAGTCTCTTTATCCTGAGTACCATTTATTTCAATATTATGAGCATTCATCTGCAAGAGATCTGCCTGAAGATCGAAATACTGAGATACTCTGGTTCTGCTGTAGAAGAAGAAGAAAATAAGTTCTCTTATCATAGGAATAATAGAAAGAGCTAATGCTGTTATAGCTACAGTAGCAACAAATACACCAGTACCACTAGCTGTACCAACAAAGCCTTTTACATTCTTACTTATAGTATACTCAAGAACTCTATCAATGTCACCTTTCTTACAAGATTCATTGAACTTCCTGAGATTATCAAATAATAAGTGCTCTTTACTCTTAGCAAGAGCTACTTTATTAAGAGATATTTCAAAACCATCCTGATTAGGGGTTTTGATAAAGTCAATACATGTAGAAATCATATATGATGTAGCACTAATACATGCAAGTGTCATAGTACTATAAATCATCATAGGTAACTCAAGATTAAGTCTATATCCTTTCTCGAATATAGATTTTCTTAATTTTATATTTTCTATAGCATTGCTTATAGTTATAATAGCGTCAGGTTTCTGACCCATCTTTGTAATCAATTCTTCCATTATATTAAGAGAATCAACTAACTTTTCATAATTAGGCAATTTTGTGATATCACCCTTAGTTGCAGGAATATCACCAAAATCTATATCATCTACTTTTTCAACTATAGCTTCATATAATTTAGAAGTTAATGATACCAGAACTTGTGTTTGATCTGCTTCGTCTATATTCATAAGAACAGTTCTTGTTTCATTATCCATGATATCAAAATGTTCCATTACAACATGATCAAACGCCGTTTGAGAATTCTGAAACATATAGGTTTACCTCCCTTATTATTTCATTTTAGTCATAAGGTTTACTACTTTCTTATATGTACTATCAGAAGATTCTCTTTCAAGACTACTAAAGGAAAGAGTCTCAAATGAATCTTCACCAGTATCAAATAAGAACTTAGCATATTCATTTACTTCATCAACGATTACAAAACACATAAGGTTATAAGATTCCATTATTCCTCTAATAACCGCAGGATTTGAAAAGTCAATATTATACATCTTCTTTGCATATTCAATCTCTTCTTGATTTACAACAAGAGTTGTTATTGCGCTTGCATCATTCTTTGAGCCCATAGCTCTTCTTAATTTACTCTTCTTAGATCTTCTTTCAAGAACTCTCCACATCTTAGCAGAAGAACTTCTATCTGCAGAGGAAATAGCATCAAACTTTGCTTTATCAATAGCAAACAAAAAATCTTTAAAGAATGAAATCTCTCTTGTTGTTGCTCTGACAAACTTATTAAGTTTATTATTATCAGAATATTTACCAGAGAGATGACTTACTATATCTTCACTAGCTGCTGGATACAGCTTAGCTTTAACACCAACAATGCATTGTGTTGGTATTACTGCACCATTTTTATATGACATAAAGTTTACAACCATAGTTGTAGGAATAAGCTCATTAGCCTTTTTTATATCAGTATCTATTATCTGATTTCTTAATATATCCTGATTGTCTTTTTGAGCTTTGATTGAAGCACTAACATCTTGTGCTGATCCTTCATTAGTAGTTACTTTATTAAGAACAACATTATTATCACCATACATGTTATTCAAAATCTTATAATCATTTATAGCATTTTCAGAAACATTTTCTGGAGCATAGACATTCTTATATCTATCTCTATCAGCTATCAAAGATTCTTTAATCTGATTCATTGCCCATTTACTATTGGTCATATCTGCAGATTCTGGCAAAAGCTTTTCTGTAGCATCTAAGAATTCATCAAGATCAAAATTATTACTAAGCTTTATATTAGTATGGAATTTTGATATATACTCTTGTGCATTACTATAGTCAGAATAAGCAACAGAATTAAACAATATTTGAAGCATTATTGTACATTTTCTTTCTATTGCTTTAGAAATCATCTGAGCATTTGTTATATCCATATTTCTAGTACATATTACTGGAAATACTAATGTTAACTCTTCTGATGCATGCGCTATAGATTTATATGAAGATCCTCTACCTTTGAGAAAGCCTTTTATTTCATCCATATCTTTTACATCAGTAGCAACATCAACTATATCTTTAATTATAGTTTCATGTATGTACTCTGTACTACTCATTAAGGTTTACCTCCTTTATCTTTTAATTTAATAATATGTTCTTTCTAGAATAATGTTAATAGGGGCTAATAAGACAAAAAATAAAAGGAGATGCAAATAATAGCATCTCCATGTGAACCCTATAAGCATTAGAATATTGCTCTACTTACATATGTAGCCCCTCTGCTCAATTTGTATTTATAATCTTCATACAGAATACCAGTAATACTCTGTATGTATACTTTTGCTTCATGTCCTAAAAGATTTATTATTTCTGCATTTGAATCTTTTGGAGTTAAATATTTGTACAATAGGTATAAGAATATACTAGTACATTCTTTAGAATCAAAGAATTTCTTCTTTAAATCTTCTGCCATATCCAAAGCCTCTTTATCTGTTCCGCCTTGGTTATTTAGCTTATTTATGTTTTCCTGTATTGTAGCTATTAATTCTATTTCCTTTTCTGTTTCTGCAATTCCTTTAATATCACAAAGCATCTTAAGTTTCCTCCATAAGTTTTATTTTTTGTACTTCCCTTAAACTAAATTCGAGCTTGTATTGTATACCTCCTTTAGTAGCTCATACTGCTTCTTATAATAACCAGATCCAATAGAGTTTGTATTCTGCTCTACAAACAAGCATCTATATGGACCTTCCATTATTATAAGAACATACAACTGTTCTTCAGAAGAAAGAGTATGAAAATCTTCCTTTATACTGCTAAGGAATTCATCCTCTTTCTCTTTTAAAAAAAGTAGATCTTTTCCAGTATTATATATTGTTGCTAGTTCAGCAGAATTATACATAATCTGCTTTTCCAGATCAATATATTTTGGAATTTTTTCTTCCATATATACTACTTCCTCCCATTGTAGTATTGTAACTCTAGGTTACATCTTTATAATATATAATAGAAAAAATAAACAAATGCATCTACCAATTATCTAATTGTATTACTTCTTACAGAAAATAAAATTAAAGTTATTAACAATTAAAACTCTATTGTCATCGGTAGCTCCGATTTCTGCCGCTTTTCTTGTAGATTCAGATATAGCACTGACAAGTTGTTCAATACCTTCCATACTCACAGGATTACTTTCTTCTTTCTTTTCTACTACAGTAATCTGTTGTGGTCTTTCTGGTACATCATAACTTCCTCCCATTGCTCCATCATTTATAGCACTCCATAATTCTCCAAGAAATCCATTTGCATTTGATAATCTCATTTTTATCAGTCTCCTTTTTATTTAGAATATTATTGTTACAACAATTTTTTGTATGCGGAGATCTGACATCCAATAGATACATTTGTCTATTAATTCAAAGTTATAATATGTATTTAATATTATTTTTAGGGCAATTTTGCTACAGTCAACATCATATTAAATACTATTAAGAAAGGAGATAATATAATGCCTATAGATTCTAATGGTGTATATACATCACCATCTTTTTATGGAAATACTTCCTTAAAAAACATGTTTACTGATGATGATCTTTTTAATAGAATAGAACGTAGTAACGGTATATATTCTGATTCTTATACTGCTAACAGGTGGTATAGTGCATTTAAAAGATTTGGTTCTATGACACCAAATATATCTATTACAAATACAAGAGAATATATATTCTTTACCAAGCCAGATTTACATTTATTTACCCCTGGTACTGAAGAATTAAATGAAGAATTAAGCAGAATGAACTTCTTCAGAGATTGTCATAAAAGATATAGAGCTGTAATGAAACAGTTACAGTATAGTGTATATCGTGGTGGTGCTGCTACCACATCAAATGGTTGGGACTCTAAAGTAGATACATATTCTCCATTTATGAATCTACTTACCAATTGTTTATCAAGTACAACATCATTGGAACTACCTACGTTAACTGGTGGTTTCTTTGAAACTTCTCAGACTATAGATGGTAATAAAATTTTCTATAGAAAAACATCTGTAGCTTCTGATCATGATCATGAATTTTCTCTAGAATTCGAAGATTGTAGAGATCTTACAGTATATATGCTATTCAAAATATATGATGAATATCAAAGAGTAAAGGCAGATGGTCTTGTAACAGTGCCAGACCAAGGTTATACTTTACAAAAGATATTACATGACCAATTTAGTGTATATAAGTTCATCGTAGATAATGATGGATATACAATATTATTCTTTGCTAAACTTACTGGAGTTATGCCATTGGGTGCTCCTAGAGATGCATTCTCAGATATGACTTCTAGTACAAATGGATTAAAGTTTACAGTTCCATTTAAAGCTACTTATGTTGAAGATAGTGATCCTATCATATTAGCAGAGTTTAATTCTCTAACAAATAATATATCAACAGATACAACAGATATACCATTATATGATACTGAGATAGGTTCTGTAAATGGTGAATGGTGTACTGTTCCGTATGTAACAAGAGATAATGATGCTTCAGTAGATGAAGCTAGAATATATAGATTAAGATGGAGGTGATATTGTGGCGGATAGTTATTTAAGTGCAGATATATATGATATTGCAGAATATGTAGAGCAAATAAAACAAAAGTATGTAGAAGATGAAACAGAAGAAACACTGATGATGGGTATCTATGGATACATGTCAGCTATGTTCTCTAATGAACTTCAAAATGCTATTAGAGTCGCATCTCAATATTGTAATGAAGCAATACCAACTAAAGCTAAATTTGAAAAGAATATAATGACTCATGCCTTATCTATGGGTATGAGTAATATCAATGCTGTACCAGCTAGAATGGTAGTTCTTATGTGCTTCCCAGAAGATGAATTATCTAAGAAGATGGGTAATACAGGAACTGCAGATCAATTCTTATTTAGTCATAAAGTGCCAATCATAATCGAAGGATACGAATATCATACAGATTATGATATACTTATAACAAGACGTGCAGGTAGACCAGATAAATACATAACAAATGATAATTCTGTAACTTACACATATTCAGCAAGATATATAATAGATAAAGTAAATACTTTATCTGATATTACTAATCCTTATCTTGCATCTGTAAGCAGAATTAATCTTTCTGGTTCTCAAACAATGGTTGCTATACCATTGGTACAAATCAGGCAAGTAGAATTATATGATGTAACAAGAAAGATTCTTACTACTAATCCTATAGAGAATAAGATTATTACATTTGAATTTGATCAACAGCTTGCTGATTTTTATGTAGAAGTAGAAGAAACTGGAGAAGACAATCCTATATATCTTACTCCTGTATATGAAGGAACTTATACTACTACAACAGAATTATATTGTAATTATACTTATATAGATGAAAATACTATAAGAGTAAAATTCAATAGAGATTCATATGAACCAACATTAAATGCCGATGTAACTATACATTCATATCTTACTCAGGGAGCAAGTGCAAACTTTAATTATGAAACTGATGTTGCTGTTAGACTTGAGTCTAATGAATATGACTACAGTGGATTATATATTGCATTATCTCCTCAGACTGGTAGTGAATTTGGTTCTGATAAAAAGTCTATAGATGTAATTAAGAAAGCTATAGCAAAAGAAGCCTTAGCCAGAGGTAGTGTAACTAATACAACAGATCTTGAGAACTTCTTTAACTCATTATCTGATGATGATAGCAAGTTATACTTCTATAAGAAAAGGCATAATCTTAGAGAAGTAATCTATTATGCATTTATGCTGTTAAGAAATAGTTTTGGAAATATAATTCCAACTAATACTCTTAATATAGAGCTTCCAAAAGATATGATAGCCCCAGGCGGAGAGATATTAGATAAGATTACAGTAAATCCAGGAAAGAGAAGAATATATCTTAACCCTGGAGATACTTATGCACATTTTGCAAATACAACAGATTATATTGATGAAGAGGTATATGTAAATGATGATGGAAATATAACTGTGAAACAACTAAATCCAAGCGCATATGTCTATATATCACCATTCCTTTGTGATATAAACATAGATGAAAATTATGTATCTTACTATCTTACCACAATGGATACAACTAAGGAACTTACCTTTGATTATATAAACTCTAATACCACATTACAGTTCGTTGCTACAACAGCTCAATGGATTAGAGAATTCTCAGAAGTCGGAGATAAGGATTCTGATATAATTACTCCATTTAGTGATGAAATATCAGAATTTGGTAATATATTTAAGTATACATTAAATGTAGACCTTCTTCAAAATATCGGAAGTGATTTTGGTCTTATTAAATATGATGAAAAATCTGGAATATATTCTACAGACTATAATATAGATAGTTCTACAGAATCTCAATGGACTGATATAAAAGATATAAATTCTATAGTTGCTATAGCAGTATTTTATGCTACAGATGATACAGGATATACTTCACCATTGAGATATAGTGTTGGTGAACTTACTGATTATGATTCAGAGAGTTTCACATATAGCTTTAAATTTGATTTCTATACAGATGATCAGGTTACTGAAAATAACAGAATCAATATAATAAACAGACAAGAATATGTAGATGGAGAAAGAAAAGAATTAAGAAGTAATCTTTTGATACCAAAAGATGAATACTTTAATTTCCCTAAAATGAGTATTGAAATGAGTTGTTCTTCTTCTGCAGAAGCATTCGAACCAAATGTAAATGTAAGAATATTTGTAATGCTTAGAGAACCACCATTGTCATATGTAGATATTAATAAACCAGATGATGCCGAGATCTTGAATGAGATCATAGATATTACTGGTAATAATAAATCTTTTCTTAATAATAACTATGCTTTAACTAATGTATATTCTATAGTAGATGGATTGGAGTTCTATCATAACTTCACTAATATTATGGAATCTGAAATAGCTATAAATGAAGAAGAGTCTGAATCTGGTACTACTATAAAGACTAGATTTATAAGAAATATGCCAGTTATAAGTGATAGCTATATCAACAAAGGAACAGATAATAGTACAGCTGAATCTATGATGAAGGAATTTATTGAAGCTCTGGAAACTAAGAGAAGTTATATTGAATATTGTCTTGAAATTCTTGAAGATGCTCTTGATATAGACTTCAAATTCTTCAATACATATGGTCCTTCTAATAGATACTATATTTCTTATAATAGTGAAGAAGCTATACCTATAAATAGAGTAGATATAACACTTAAGTTTAGACTTAAGCTTATAAATAACTCTTATGCTAATATAATTGATAATATCAAGGATTATATAAAGGAATATGTTGAAGACTTAGATGAAGTTGGAGATATTCATATTCCTAATATAATAACTTATGTAACTACAGAATATCAGGAATATATAACATACTTTGAATTTGTATCATTCAACTATGATGATGTAATTTCTACAAAGGAATACATTGAATATGATACAGATGAAAATGGTGGTCATATATATTTAGTAGATGGTAATGGAAACAATACTGGATTTTGTAAAACTCATAGTGTTGTGGAAGAAATTACTGGTACAGATTACTATGGTCCTGGTAGTCAACATATTGAAGATATTGGTGATGATGGAAAACTTGATCATACTCCTGAATTCCTTAATATCAGAAATAATGAATTCAGTGCCCCAGATATAGTGATAGAACTAGTTTAACAATATAGTAATATATTAAAAAGGAGGATAAATATCTATGAAAAGAAAATCAAACGAAGAAGAGTTTGAATATAGTTATAGATCAATGCCTACAAAGGAATTTGTTAAAGGTTTGATTAATGAATCTTCTGAACCTAATCAGGATGCAAGAATAGATAAAGATGGTAATCCTTATAATGATGGATTAGTTAATATATCTATAGATGATGAAGTAAAGAAAATGAAGCATAGTAACTTTGTTGCTGGTATTAAACCAATGCTTCTTACTACAGCTATAAAGGATCTTCTTAATAAGAGCTGTAGCAAAAAATGCTGTGATGAATCTTATAATGTAGTAAAAGATCATCTTGTAACAAATTTTGTAGATGAGAATGGTGCAGATAAACTTCTTGAAAGATTTAAAACTGCATCTCTTATGCTTTCAGAATATGCTAATATTATCAATAAATATTATAAGAGAATTGTAGAAGAAACAGAAGATGCTGAGGATGATACAGAATACTATATTGATCCAGATACATCATCTGACTTCTTTGAAGATCTTGCTAAGGTTGATAATGAAGATGTAATTATTGCAGTTAGAAATAGAGTATCTGATTCTATTGCTCAGTTTATTAATAAGAATACTGAGTATAAGTTGGATATTCAGAATGTTCTTGCTGATACTCAGGATAAGATTGATAAAATTGATTCTGAAGATGATTACACAGATGAAGAGAAAGAAGAACTCGAAGAGAGTTATAAAGCGGTATGTAGAGAAAAGATTAATAAGATCAAGAACTCAAAACCAACTACATTGTTTGAGCATATGGTTTACAGTACTGCAGAACAGGCTATTAAGAATGAAAGTATGCATAAAGAATATATGGAGAACAATAGAATCAATATGGATCAGGTTCTCGAAAGTTGTGAACTTACATATACTCTTCTTGAGCTTGCTAATACTTCTAAAATGATAAGAGTAAATGAAAACTATATAAGAGATCTTGTAGAAGAACTCTAAGAAACAAAAAGATACCCGATTAGGAAATATCCTAATCGGGGTTGTTTTTATAAACTGATGTATATTATAATATTATTAGTAGATTCCATAGCAGGAATCAAAGTCTTACAATATATTAATGATGGATTATCTATAACATAATCAAAAATCTGATAATACAAATTTCGATCTGATTCTTCATCAATAATAAAGTTTATAATTTCATTTCTATTTGCATTCTTTAATAGTTCCTGCAATTTAGATTCGAATGCCGTAATAACATTCTTAGCATTCTCAACAGTTGTTTCAATATTAAATGAAAAACCATTATATATTACCATAGCATTTGAATCTTCCAAACAGGCTTGTATTTCTTGTACTATCTCTCTAGTATAAAATTCTTCTATAAGACCAGCTCGGATCTTACCAATATTACTCATATTAAACATATTTATCCTCACTCCCAAAGTAATTTAAATTAAAATCTTCACTATAATCAACTCTGTTGATTATAGATTTGTACTGTTGCTTAGTGTATACCATATTCATATACATTAAATTTATCTCCACTCTTGGTAATTCAGAATAAAACTTTCTTACAGTTCCATCTACAGTTAATGTATCATCGATCCATACATTACCATTGTACATGTCTGAATATTTCTTGCCTATGTTATCCCAGTCTGGTTTAACAATGTGTCTTATTAATCCCATTTCACATAAGAATTTTTGTGTTATATTAAATGATGAAGGAGTCTTAAAGTATACCCTATATTCTACATCACATGGAGTACATATTAAACCATCAAGATGCTCAAAGTCTTTAGATGAAACCAATCTTTTCATGTATGCATTATCTTCTTTTCCTGTTATAGAATAAACATGAACAAAACTTGAATTAGACTTTGCAACATCACTAAGGTTGTATCTATTAACCAATCTGAATCTAGGTCTTGGACTTCCTTCTGGATCTTCGTATAATATTACTTTAATAGTCTCATAATACATATCTCGTATCATTGAATCTCTGGTATTCAGAATTTCTAAAGCCTTTTTATCAGTAACTTTATACTTATCATACATCCAGTCTAATCGTTCTCTAAAATCTTTAGGAACTCTAGCATATTTTTCTTCATATTCGATAGCTTTAGTTTGTCTTGATTTATGCATTATAATATCTCCTAAAAAATAAAGATTAAAGGCGTTAATACCTTTAATCTTTAGTTATTTTTTATATAATCTATTACACTTTCTTGAATATACCATTCAAGATATTTACAGCCTTTGCTGTAAAGAATGATCTTAATCGTCCGAATACATTATCTATAGTATCTTCAATTTTATTTGTTATCTGGAAAGATTTCCACATCTTAAAATCTCTTTCCAAGTCAGGTTCATTAATATTGATACCGCAGGAATTTGCTATATAATCCATAAGCAAGTTATTATTCATAAATGCATTTGTAACCAAACCACCAAGAGTAGTCTTAGTAATACCAAGATCTTTAGAATCGGCCATAGCTGATGTAATAGCAAATGATGTATATAATTCTTTTATAGATAAACTTACTTCTACAACCGTAGGAAGGCCATCTATAGTCCATGCACCTTCTTGTCCTTTGGAGAATGTCAATGATGTTATAATTCCCATAGGACAGCTAAACTGGCTCTTATAATTAGCATTTACTATAAATGGAGAATGATACATATGCATTGAAGTAAGTGTTCTAGGAGCAACAAGTGCTATTAAGAAGCACATTGGAACCCAGCAATTCATAAACCAACTAAGTTTATCTCCATCTGGTGTCATAAACTTCATAGTTACAGAGTGTTCTGAACCATAACTAGAATCTGACCAAAGTTCTGGGAATATCATTTTAGCACCCTGAATAAGACCAGATGCTTGTTTAGATGCTGTCTTTAATATACCACCAACAGATGTATTCTTTAAGAAAGATCCATTGATAATACTATTAATATTTTCTTCAAGATTTGATATGTTTACTTCTTCAGACAAACCAAATTCTTTAAGCACATCGTCAAATGTACCACCGGCTGATGCATTTACGTTACCAATAAGATAGTTTATTTCTCTAGCCTGTTCTGATATACTATCCATATTAGATGCAAATGATGGTTCTGCTGTTGAGTTAGACCATGAGTCTGATACAGTAACTTCAGAACTTACAAAGAATGATACACAGTTGGCCATACCACTAAATACTTCTTGGAATACGCCCTCTGTGTATATATTTTGCCAGTTGAAAGATTTCAATGGAGAGTTCTCTTTACCGAAAGATATCTTTGTATCTTCTATACCTAAGAAGAAAGCTCCAGCCCTACACAATGGATTTACATAATTAAAGTAGTCATCAAATGCTTGAGATAATGTGTAGAATCTTGTTTCCTTTCCTAAAAAATCATCTGTCATTTTCTCTACAGTATAAGCAGATTTAATAGTCTCAAGAAGACCTTTCTTCTGTTCTTCTGTAGACGCATCACCCATGAATGTAGGGATACCAGGCATAAGTATAAGCATAGGAAATTTGGTTACAATTTTATCAGCATATACCCTACCAAACTTATAGTTATCTTCATCTATTCTATAATCTGCTAATCTATTAAACTGATATGGTGATCCTAATACAGCATATGTATCTTTAACCCTAAGTTTACCCATACTGGTTTCAAAATCAGTAAAATCAACTATATCTTCATTTAATGCTACTAATGCTTCTGCATCTGCTCTATTTTGCATTGCTTGTAATTTAGCAATATATGTTTCTTGAGTATATTGTGTATATGCATCTTTATTAGCAACAATCCATGTACCAGATGCAGTTTTTAAATACGTAACTTCTGTTTCTTTACCTTTTTCATCTTTAACTTTAATAACCTTACTTTCGCCAGTAAGAGTCAAATCGTCGCCTTTAAGAATAGTACCAACTACAGTGCCACCTGGTTCTGCATATGTAGTAATCTGTTCATTAGCTACATACAGGTCACTAGGAGTATTCAAAGCCATAGCATCATTAGATACATTAGACGTACCTTTATAATTTATACATACCCAACCTGTAACTGTTTCTCCTTTATTATTCTTTCCGGTTGTTTTTACCCATTCTTCTATTACTTCGTCACCATATTTTTTAGTATATGTATCTAATATAGTGATTTTATCACCTTTATAGAACTTACCGAGGATATTATCTTCTTTAGATCCATCATGATCTGATCTAAAGTTCAATGTATCGGCAGTTACTAAGTACATATTATCTATCTTGCCTTCTTCATTACAAGCAGTGATAATTGTACTTATTTCATTTTCTCCATAAGTTGCACAAAACCAACCACTACCATCAGCAAGATAATACCATGTACCATCTGAACTATCGCATAAATAAGATACTATATATTGTTGACCATTGGTTACTGATCCTTTTAATGCTGTACCAGATTCCATACTAGGATATGTTCTCAAGTTTTGAGTATATCCACAAAGTACAAGCATTGTACTATCAAACTTTTTTACACCAGATTCAATTGTAGCCGGTTTTGATACTCCGAGAGAATCTGATTTAAGATCTATAGTATTAGTTTTAGTAAGATATAATGAGTATACCCATTCTTCACTATCTTCTATTCTATACCATGTTGCTCCACTATCTGGATTTACATATTTCTGTGTACATTTAAAATTATCTCCAGTATTAAGTGTACGAGTTACAGAATATCCTTCGCCCGGAGAACTGTGTACTTGTACTTCATCTCTTGTTACCTTAAGGGTATAATTGACAGTCTCTATATGACTATCTATAATATCTTTACCCATAAGATTTCCATCTATTAAACTAACCCATCCTAATTTTGTAGTTAAAAATACATAACCATTAGAAGTTTCTGTATCAGTATATACCATGATAGTCTGACCAGCACTTATATATCGTCCTGTCTTTTGTGATCCATCTCCATCATAGTATATATAAATATCATCGCTACCTGTTGTAACATACGTTCTGGTATTCTTCATTAATTTACTATCAGGAATTTTGACTTCTGCCATGCGAAGCACCTCCTTTTATTTAATATATAGTTGGGAAGGTACTCATGTACCTTCCCAACACATTTATATTAAGTTGTAGCAATTGAGCTCATTGCAGTCATTAAGTATTCCATATCTTGATTCATTAAAGAATTTCCAAATCCAGTTGAAGATCCTTGATTCGTAGTCGCACTTCTACCTTGAATTTCTTTAAGTTTCTTCTTAATCTGATTTAATTTAGAAATCTTATCTGTATCTTCTGAACTTGTAGCTACTGCAATATCAAATTGCTGTGAAAGCAAGTCTATTATAGTTGTAAGATTTGACAACTGGCTTGTATTATTAGTTATCTGCTGAAGAAGGCTGATAACCATATTAAGCAATCCAGTATAATCAATACCATCATATGTACTACCACCAACTGCAGTTGGACTGGAGTTAATATGGTTGAATGATGATGCATTATAATTCTTGTGTCCAGGCATCTTATCATATTCATTTACAACTTTCTTATCTTGACTACTAAGACTACTATATGGTGTTATAGAGTCTGAGCCAGAAGGTTCGGTTGCTGTAGTATCTATATTCAAAGCTTGCTCTGGAGTAAGTTTTCCTAAACCATATATAGCTTTCTTAACACCCATACCAGCAGTAACGATATTGTTCTTCTTTCCTGTACCACTAGCCGCTGAAGTGTAACTATATGTATCAGGATCTATATCGCCGCCTGTTGAATGGTTTCCTTTTGGCTGTGATGAAATTGTATAATGTAAATGGTTACCAGTACTCTGACCAGTGCTACCGACATAACCAATTATATCATTAGCCTTAACTGTATCTCCCTGCTTAACGGCACTAGATGTCATATGGCAGAACCAGTGATACATACCTTTAGCATCTTTAAGAACAGCTTCATTACCATAACCATTAGATTGTGCTTCTGTTCTATAAAGTTCTATTGTTCCTCCTATAGGAGTTCTGATCTTAGCATTTTTAGCAGCAGCAATATCAATACCATTATGGAATTCATTACCATTACCAATATTTCTAGGACCATATCCTGAAGAAACATTATTAAATCCTTCAAGACTAGTAAACCATTCAGATGCTTTCTTTGTTGAAGTGGTACCTGAATTTGAAGAATCTGTTGATGTACTTGCAGTTCCTGTAGCCCAAGCACCCTTAACTGTCTGACATGATGGGAATGGACTATCACCACTACTAGGTGTAGGAGCTTTAGATTTATCAGATAATGTGAATGCAAATGCTTTCTTAGTATCTTGTTTCATAGCAGCAAGGTTTTCATATACACCAGACTTATTAGCAGGGTCATTAATAATAATACCCTTTATATTTCCACTAGAGTCAGATATATAACCTTGTGAAACTACAAAGTGACCAGCACTAGTGAAAGGTGATGATCCAGTTCCTCTATCACCTGATGACCATTTAGTACCACTAAAGATTACCGGATGTCCAGCATCAATCTCAGATTTATACTGTTTCAAACCAGTATCAGTAAGAACACTATTAGGGCCATTACTACCCCAAGTAGCTGTCTGTTCAATACCATAATCTTTACCAGCTCTTGCAAAACCACTATGATCTGTTGTACCGACAGTTGTTCCGTATTTTGGAGGGAATTCTGTAGGATAGTATCTATTACCAAGAAGACCAGTTGTAATCATAGCAAATGATGTTGGTCCACATGCACTACTACTATATGTACCACCAGAATATGGTTTTGCTTTCCAACGTGGATCACCTTGTCTATAGAATGCCCAATCCTGCAATGCATCTGCAGTACCATCTGGAATTTTGCCAGCTGCACTACCACTTGTTGATGTACTATCTGTTGTTGTAGATTCTGTTGTTGTTTCAGTCTTAGTAGAGCTTCCGCTAATACCAAGTTCAGCCAACAAGTCAGATCCAAATACATCTTCACCAAATGCTTTGCCCAAAGAAGTAGCAACATTACCAGATTCAGTTGTAATCTTTGAAGCCAGTTCTGTAAATGGAGCAAATGCTTTATCATAAATTGTAGTTGGAGTAGACTTAGTTTCTGTAGTTGAACTTGATGAACTACTACCAGAAGCTGCAGCTTCATCCATCTTTGCTTTAACTTTAGCTTTGAATGCAGCAAAGTCTGCATCAGCATTCTTATTAGGACCATTTGGTGACCACCATCTTGGACAGCACTTCTGATATGGAGTACCATTCTTATGACAGTCATAATGCCTTATAATAGCACTTTCTGGATTGAAATTGTGTCTACCACAGATATTAGCACAAAGATCAATAAGTTTTGATTCTGTAACATCATTAAACTTACCTGTCTCATCTGGATGGCAAGTTTCAATACTAATACTAGTATTATTTTCATCATTACTAGCATATGATATTTCATTTTCTGGAATAAGTCTTAATATTTCACCATCAAGACCTACTACATAATGTGAAGATACAGACTTATCTACCTTTGCAAAATATGATCTAATATTAGCAGCTGTACCACCAGGAGTACCTGTATAATGAACTACAACCATTGTAGGTGTTATAGAATCTCCAGGTCTATGAAGACTACTCTTTGGAAGAAGGTCTTCTTTAATATCAACTGAAACTATTCCACCACTTCCTGATGATGAAGAACTAGATGAAGAAGAACTATTATTGCCACCAATAACCATTGCTTTGGCTGCACTAACCCAACTACTATCTTTCATCTTATTATACCAATTTGCTGCATTAGCTTGTCTCTTGTCAAGTGCTATTACAGAGCATCCTTCCCATTTATTCAAGAAGTATTTAGCTGCTGCTGCAGTACTAGCTGCAGGTGTTGTCCACTTCTGGAAAAATCCAGGTCTATAACCTACACTTGGATTAGTAGCATATTTAATCTGCTCATCCATTGTATACCAGTCTAATCCATTTGATTTTGCATCATTCATTAACTTCGTTGCAGCAGGACCAGTAAAACCACCAAGACCAATACCAGGCCAATACTGACCATCATCACCTATATAAGCTTTTCTGTTAACAGAGAACTTATACATACCAAATAATTTTTGAGTATAATTTGCATGATCGGCCATAGCAGCAGTTTTCTTTGGACCCATCTGGAATTTTTCTGTATATACGCCTTCTACACCAGTAGGGTCGATTCCGGATTCGTGTTGCCAGTTACCAAGACAACCAGCTATATTAATATCAGGAACTCCAAGTTCACTCAATACTTTATAGATCTTCTTAGCATTGGTTTCGGTATCACCGATTTCACCGCCGCCCATACCAGATTTTCTTTGTATTTCGCCATAAGGAGTGGTTCCAGATTTAGGATCATCTACGTTGATCATAGGATTAACAAATCCAACTGTATCTTCACCAGTACCATAATCAATAATACTATCTGACTCTTTCTTAGGAGTAAACTCATATCCATTATCACCAGTACCAAATACAGAATTATTAGTACTAATACCAAACTGAGTCTTACTAAGTACATCTTTAGTATTAAATTTCTGATTAGATGATGATTCTTGAGGATCTTGAACAATCATTTTACCAGATTTATCAATACCAGTAGCAAGCACATAGTGTGGATTTTCACTACCATAAGGAGTTCTAAGACCACTATTTTTATTAATACCCATAAGAACAGTAGGTTTTCCGCTCTTAAGGTTACTTTCAATAGTATTCTTATTTTCAGACATAGAAGAACTAATACCATTATCTTTAAATAATTTCTTAAAGAATGCTGGTTTTGTGCCGCCATCTTTCTCCTTGAAACCATTCTTAATAGACATATTAGCTGCATCTTTTACATTAGCCTGATTACTTCCTGCTATAGAGTTTACAGCATTTACACCAGCTACAACACCACAACCAGAATCTCCAATAGTCTGACGAATTGTATCTCCTGGAGCATTATAAGATACTCCACTATAATTCATCATCTTATCTTGACCAGGTTTAGCAGTACCATATCTTGGTCTCTTGCCCATACCGTATTCTCTATCACCATAGCTAGATATCTTAGATGCTTTTATAGCAGCTTTTTGATCAGTCTTTTTCATACTGTTAAACATTGCTGCTGCTACAACTTCAACATTTCCAATTTCACCAGCTACATCATCTGGAGCTTCTCCTGCAACTCTAGCACTAGCTCCCATACCATATTTAGCTTTTCCATAACGTATTCTAGGATTACCAGTACCATATTGATATGTAATATTATAAGTAGAATCACCTTTTCCTGAGCCAAATAATGATTTAAATTTTGTTTTCATTTTACTGAAAATATTACCAGTACCAGTTGATGTTTCTGTAGCAGTACTATTAAAACTACCTGCAGTATCTGTTGCAGCTTTAGTTGCATTATCTTGTGCTGTTTTCTTTCTGCTTTCTACCGTATCTGTTGACTTGGCTTCTGTAAGCTGTCCACTAGTAAGTTTATCAGCCATATCATTAGCTGTACAAGTACCAATATTTGCACCTACAGCATTATACATAGTGAAATTACCATTACTACCTGGCTTGTACAATACACCTGTAGCATCTATATAAGTTCCTTTAAGATTTGCAGCAACAACAGATTCATTAATTCTATCAGATTTTGATTGGAATGTATTTTTAAACCAAGCTGTTATTCCATCTACTGCAGTTTTCCATGCCTCTTTAGCAGCAGTTGCAATTCCTTCCATCCAATCTGCTACATTAGTAGTAAGATCGTCCCAGAATCCACCAATTGCATCTTTGATAGGGTGAACATCCTTTTTTTCTGTAAGGGCACCACGCTCTATCATTTTCTCTACAACCCCAGCATCTACACCTTTTTCTATAACACTACCAGTTACATTATAACGTATCCATTCGCCACTAGAACCTTTCATGTAATAGTCACCATATGTAGTAACCCAAGCACTATCACCAGCAATACTAAGAGATTCACTAAGATTTATAGCCCAATCAGATATACCTTCACCAAGATTATCAAAAAATTCATATGCTTTTTTGAAACCTTTCTCGAATGTTCCTCTGATTCTAGTTCCAAGTTCTCCCCACATTGATGCTCCTGCTGCATCTTGAGTCATAGCTGAAGTAAAACCAGCTTCTTTGGCCTCTTCTGGAGTCATATACTGAAGTAGTCCCTTCATACTACTAAATTCTTCTTTTGTTAAGTTCTTTAATTTATTACCTTGTATATTGTAGTATTCTACTACACCACTTTCAAGTTCAACATAATATGAACCGTCAGGAGCTACATATGCGCCATCAACTGTATGAGTACCAAACCAGCCAGTAATACCTTTCTTTGCTTCTTGTAAGAAATATCCAAGTTCTGTATCCTTAAGCATTGCTGAAAGGTGCTCTTTACCAGCATCCCATGCGTCTGCAAGTTTTAAGGTAAGCTTCTTTGCAACAGCCATAAAGTTTGAATCTTTTTTAATTGTTTTCTTTTCAGTACTCTTTGTAAGCAAACCCTGGCTAATCATTCCATTGATTTCTTCTTGAGTATATGTTTTGACTCCAACTTTACGACCATTTAAATCATAATGACTCCAATTACCAGGAGTATCATCTTCAGCATAGAATGTACCATCCATAGCAACAAAGCATTCTCCGGCCTTTAATGTTTCATCAATACCGAATGCACCTTGGAAGAACTTTTTACGTGCATCTTTATATATCTTCATGGTGCCACCAATTACACCATATTCTTCATATGTTTTTGATACATAATCTTTGGCATCATTCCACAGTTCTCCAACCTTTTCTGTAACTTTGCCCCAAAGCTTACCAAGACCAGATTCTCTTGTTGTAACTTTTCCTACTGTAACAAGACCAGATGTTCTCATATCATATATTTCATCTTCAGTAAGAGTAACATCACCCATCTTTTCACCGGATTTACTATATACTTCTACAGTACCATCATCTTTAATAATATATCCTGTACCATCTTGAACATTGATAAATCCGTCTTCCTTATCAGATGTAAAGAAATTCTTAAGACCATTTTTAATTTTACCAAAGCATCTTAAGCCAACAGCTGCTATCTGACCACCAAGTCCTTTATCTTTAATATATTTATTAAATTCCTCATCAGTCATTTCAGCAGTTTTATTTGCCACATCCCATGCTTTTTTAATAGTATCTTTTATCTTATCCCATGACTTAGCAACCCTAGATTTTTCTATAGTTACTTTCTTATCACCTCTAGTAAGCTGACCAGTATTAGCCATACTCATCAAGATTTCTTCTTCTGTCATGCTTGATAATTTCTTTTTAAGATTTCCATCTGAGCTTGCATCTTCATAATTTTCCAAAGCCCATTCTCTGAAGTTAAAGTCTTCTACTTCTTCACCGGTAGCTGAGAAATATCTAACTTTATCTCCATCAAGAACAAAGTATTCACCATCTTGTAATTCACTTATATAATATGGATATCCTTTCTTAGCTTTGAATGCAGTAACTGCACGAAGTATACCAACAGTAGGATTGAGTGTATTAATTGCAGCAGCTAATAAAGGATGCTTATCCTCAAATTCCATAAGCTTATTCCAGTATTTCTTACCGGCTTCAGCTACTTTATCAAATGCTTTACCAACAGTGGATTTCTCAAATTTAATTACTTTGTCACCTTGTTTAACAGCACCACTCTTAATAAGTATACCAAGAAGTTCACCATCAGACATTTTACCTAACTGTGTAGAATCAGCATTCTCAATCCAACCATTATCCATAATTTCTTTTCTAAAGTTGAATCCTTCTATTTCTTCACCAGCAGATGAAAAATATCTTACAGTTTCTCCATCTTGAACAAAGTAAGTACCATCACTAAGATAGTATGGATATCCACTCTTAGATTTAAATGCTTTTATAACTTTAGGAGCAGCAAGCATCGCAGCACCAAGAGCAGGATTTGCTATACCAATAGCTACAGAAGCAGCAGTCCATAAAGCCTTATGCTTTTCTGTAAATTCAGCAAATTTAGTACTTAAAGAAGCAGCTTTACTTTCTTTTACAATTGTTGCACCAGCTGTAACTTCACCATTTGTTTCCATTTGGAGAAGTTCTTCTGGAGTTACTTCTGGAAGTCCTTCAATCTTTTCACCTGTAGAACTATATTGCTCTACTTTACCATTGGTTACAAGATAGTATGAACCATTACCATTTACTGGATAATAAGGAACACCTTCATTCTTTTTACAGAAATCTGATATAAATGCACCACCAAGAGAACCAAGAGCAGCACCAGCAGCTCCACCAATAGCGGCACCCAAAGGACCACCAAGAGCAGCACCAATTGCACCACCAGCTATAGCACCAACACCAGCACCAATAGCAGCGCCTTTAGCATTATTTTTATATGTATCAGCAACTTTACTTGTTACTTTACCAACTGTTTCTGATAATGCACGTTTGCCTTTGTTCCAAGCATTATCATTTTTCTTTCTAAGATAATCCTCTTTACTAAGGTATCCTTCTTCATTATCAATTACTTCTTCTTCTTCACCGTTTTCATTTGTTTCTGTATGAGAGAATCCCATTTTATGATTATAATTAAGCCAATCTTGTTCTGCACTATCTTGAGCATTTTGCCATTCTGTTGTATCTATACCAAATGCAGGACAAAGATAGTCCTGTAAAAGCGTAAATACTACGCTGTCTGGTATCAATGCAGTAAGCATGAAGAAGTTCTTAGCAGCATTATAAGTACCAGCCAATACCTTAGATACTACATCAGGTTTATCAATACCAAGAATTGCAGCAGCATCATTATAACCATTAAGGAAGTCGACAACAGCAAAACCTAAGTTAATAAGACCACCAGATGCAAGCCAAGTAGCCATTTTTACACTTAACTTCTTTTCTGCTTCTTTAGTTAATTGCTTTGAGCCTTGTTCAGCTGCTTCTTTGGCTGCAGCTTCAGCAAATTTCTCCATACCTTCAGCACCCTCTTTACCAAGTGCTTTGGCAACTTTTGGATTTTTTGCAAGTTTAGCAAAACCATCTTTAATGAATGTCATAAATTTCTTTATAACACCACCAGATCCAGTTTCAATCAACTCTTCTGTTCCATGCTCAACAGCTTCTTTTGCAGCTGCTTCTACAGTTTCTTTACTACCTGATTCTAATGCTTCTTTAGCAACATTAGCAACTTCAGTACCTATATTAGCGTTTTCAACTATATCAACTGCACCCTTAGCAACATCATCCAATAAACTCTTTGAATTAGATGCAGCTGCTTCTGCAGCACTAGCTGCATCTTTTAATACATCAGTAGCACTTGATCCAGCTATTGCTTCTGCAGCGTTATCCATTTGACTCTTCGCTACATCTAATGCACTTTCTGCACCACTAGTAATAGTAGATTCAGCACCCTTCAAGATATTATCAGTTTGTCCTTTTGCAGCTTTAGCAATATCATCAGCATTTTCAGCAGCTGTCTTCACAATATCATCAGTTTGACCTTTGGCTGCTTTGACTACATCATCAGCACCTTCAGTAGCACCTTTTATGATATCATCTGTTTTTCCTTTTGCTGCTTTTGCTACATCATCAGCTTCTTTTGTAGCATTCTTAACAACATCATCAGCATTGTTTTTAGCTGCATTTGCCGCAGTTTCTGGAGCATTCTCAGCAGCATTCTTTATTACATCATCAACTTCACTAGTTGCAGCACTAGCTATTTCAGATGCATTTTCTGCTGCTACTTTTGTGACGTCATCAATATTTTTAGTTGTTGTATTTATAACGTCTGAAGCCCCTTCTACAATATTTGTACTCTTGGTAGCTTCTTCTACAACAGATTTACTATCTTTAGCAACTGATTTCATATCTTCTGATATACCACTTATCATATCTTTTGTACCAGCTGCTAAATCTTGTACATTTTCTGCTGCATTTTTCATAGCCTTTACTGCATCAGAATTAGCAACATCTTCTGCAATTTTTCCAGCTTTTTCTTTTACAGCATTAACTCCAGCTTTTGCTTTCTCTGCTCCTTCTTTTATAGCTTTACCAGCAGCTTCAGCACCAGATTTTACTTTAGATCCTATTGCTTCTGCTCCAGCCTTTATATTTCCAGCTTTTTCTTTTATGAAGTTTCCAGCAATCTCAGCACCAGACTTTATACTTTTACTAGCTTTTTCTAAAGTTTCTTTTGTAGCTTTAGATACAGTTTCAGTAATATTTTTAACATTTTTACCGAGTTTTTCAAAAGCATCTTTTGCTGTTTTTGAAACTGTTTCAGTAATATTTTTAACATTTGTACTAACTTTTTCAAAAGCTTCTTTTACAGTTTTACTTACAGGTTCAAGAGCACTTTTAATATTAGTACCAATTGTTTCTAACTGATCTTTTACAATTGACAATCCGTCTTTAGCCTTATTGCCAACCCATTCAGCTCCACCTTTAACTTTGTTTCCTACAAACTCAGCACCAGATTTAGCCTTATTGCCAACCCATTCAGCTCCACCTTTAACTTTGTTTCCTACAAACTCAGCACCAGATTTAGCCTTATTGCCAACCCATTCAGCTCCACCTTTAACTTTGTTTCCTACAAACTCAGCACCAGATTTAGCCTTATTGCCAATAGTTTCTATGCCACCAGTTACAGCATCTTTAGCTTTCTGAGTAATTGATCTTGTATCAAGAATTTTATTTATTTGCTTATCATCAAGACCACTATTACCAAGGATTTCTTTAAGGGTATCAGGATCATCTCTTAAATTAGTCATTACACTCTCTAAGAGATCTCCTTTCGCAGATTGAGTACCAAATCCTTGGCCAAGTTTCTTTGTAACTTTTGATTCTTGAGCATTTAAAATAATACCAGCTGATTTATCATCTAATCCACTATCTTTCAATATCTTTGAAAGTCCCTCTTTATCATCTTTAAATGCACCATAAATAGATGACATAAGATCAGATGATTGTCCTTCTTCCATATTAGTAATAATATTATTAAGTTTAGAAGCATTCTTATCGAATCTTTTGCTAGTCCAAAGTTTATCTATAGTATTACCTTTAGTCATTATATTAGAAAGATTATCCTTAGATACGCTAAGTCCTTTACTTTCAACAAGCTCAGTAAGTTTCTCGACATCTCTTTGGTTCATTAAAGTTATAGCATCTTTAAGTTCATCACCATTAAGACTCTTAAGTAGATTGGGATCTATCTCTCTTAACTTTTGTCTAGCTGCATATGTGGCTTCACCTACAGCATTATTACCTTTTACAGCTTTACCGAAAGCTTCAACGGTATTTTTAGCACCAGTTCCAAATTCTTTAACAGATTGGCCTATTCTTGTAACATCTCCTGCTACATCGCTAGCAGCACCTTTAATAGATCTTCCAAACTCTGATCCTGCTTCTCCTATAGCTCCAGCTGTTTCTTTTCCAAATCCAAGTACAGACTCAGCAGCCCCTTTAGTTTTAGTTCCAATTCCCTTGATATCTTCAAATGTTTGAGTGAAACTTCCTTTGATATCTTTACCAATTTGACCAAAACTTCCTTTGACTTTATCTGAAACAGCACCAAGTAATCCTTTATTTTTTCCAATATCTTCAGCAGCTTCTTTAGCTGCAGCTTCGGCTGTTTCTTTAGCTGTAGTTTCTGCTGTTTCTTTAGCTGCAGTTTCTGCTGTTTCTTTAGCAGCTCCTTCAGCTGATTCTTTATATACTCCCCAAACTGACTTTTCAGCACCTTCTGCTTTTTTCTTTGCAGCTTCTGCTGCTTCTCTCATTCTCTGATATTCTACTTCTTTTTGAGCTTTTTCTTTAGTTGCATTAATAATCTCTCTCTGTTTTGCAACTTCGTCTAATTGATTTTGAAGTTTGACTCTATGAGTTTCATATGGTGCTATAAAATCTTTATATGATTTTGAATCTCCATATGTCTTCTCTAATGTCTTTCTAAAATCTTCACTATTATTATAAAGATTAAAGAAACTAGCTCTTGATTCTGGAGTAGAACCTAATCCATTTGAAAGAACATAATCACCAAATGCTGTCTCAGCATCTCCAGAAACACTATTTTTGAATGTGTCGGAGAGTAAAGATTTGCTCTGACTTATTACATCATCATACGCTTTTTTAGCAGCATCATCTATAACTTCGCTGGATACTTTGTTTACAGCTTTATCAGAATTTTTAGATACAGAATTTTTCAAATCACCAATATAGTTTTTGAAAATTTCATCATCACCATATGATTTTTCTAATGCATTTCTAAAATCTTCGCTACTACTATAAAGATTAGCAAACATCTTATTTCTTTCATCACTATCTGCCAATCCATTAGCAAGTATATAATCGCTAAATCCATATCCATTCTTAGAAAAATATTCATATGTCCATGTATCCATTCTACTATATGCAGTTTTAACTCTTTCAGAAGCTAATTTAGCAGTAGACTCTATAGATTCATTTAATGCATTTTCAGAAGCTTTCTCTGCAGCTTCTTTACCAGCACCAGCTAATGCTTTAGCTTCAGCAGCCTTCTCTGCAGCTTCCTTTGCCGCCTTTGTTGATGCTTTTTTAGCAGCACTCTCTGCCTCTTCTTTAGCAGTTTTTCCTGCGGCTTCTTTGGCTGTCTTTTCTGCATATTCTTTGGCAGCTTTTTCTGCGGCTTCTTTAGATGCTTTTTCAGCAGATTCTTTGGCAGCTTTTTCTTCTGCTTCTTTGGCAGCTTTTTCTGCGGCTTCTTTAGCAGCCTGTTCAGCGGATTCTTTAGATGCTCCTTCAGCAGCTTCTTTTTCTACATTCTTTTCAGCTTTACCAGTAATCCATTCTTTTATTTTATCTTGTGTTTTCTTTCCAGCATTACCAACTGCATCGAAGGCATCAAGACTCTTATTAACACCACCAGATACAAATGTACCAACACCAGGAATTTTTCCAAGAAGATTACTAACAGGCTTTAATACTTTACTAGCTCCAGCGCCATACAAACCGCCGGTCATAAAGTTTCTAAATAAGCCATATAATATTGTTCCACCAAGAGTTTTATGAGTATCTTTCTTAAACTTTGCATTTTCTGCAATTTCAGCCTCATACTCTTCTTTAGTCATTCCTTCTGGAACAAAATCTGTATCTCCTTCGCCTTCACCAGAGCCAGTACCACCAGAATCATAACTAGAACTGCTAGAATCATAACTAGTTGATCCTCCGCCACTATTATTGACATCTACAGATGCATGGATATCATCAAAAAGACTAGAAGATGATAATGTACTACCCTTTTTATTCTTCTCAAGAACTTTTGTTTTATCAGATGATGATCCGAAATCACTTTCATATTCTTTAGAGAAATTTCCAAAATAGAATAATTTATCATTATCATCGGCTTTACCTTGATTTTCTGTATTATTCTCTTTATCCATAGTGCTATGTTTCTTAGCACTCTTTGTAGAGAATACATCTGTCAAGTCTATAGCCATAAGGTTTCTAAATCCCTGGAATGCTGCATTAAGCATATCAGGAAGAACCTGTTTAGCCACAGACCATACAGCAGGTATTACATTTTTAATAAGGAATGAGAAACCACCTACATAATATGGGATAATTTTCTTTCTTATGATATATGGGAATGTCATAAGTTTTAATTTATCGCCGACCATTACGTATTCAGAATTACCATTATTACCTGTAAACCATGGAAGGAATCCATTACTAAAGAAATCTAAAATAGTTCTTGGTACAGCTTTAATACCTTCCCAAATATTGTGAAGCTTATCTATAACAGTATCAACTTTTTCTTTAAACCATGGTGTAACATGTTCATTCCAGAATGGTTTAATCTTATCTTCATAGAAAGGAACCATTACATTCTGATACAAGCCTTGTACAGCTGGAACTACTTTATCTTTGTAAAGATTATATAAGTGAGGCAAAGCACCAAGTGCAGTAGCACCAAGGAATGCTTTAAGCAAGAAGCTCTTCAATCCAGCATATTTATCCTCAGCGTCTTCTGGTAATATAGCAGCTTTAAGCCAATCGCCGATACCACTAAGTCTATCACCAAGACGGCTAAATAATCCTCTTGATTCGTTCTGCTCTGCTTCTTCCTCTTTAAGAGTCTCGTTAGTAGCTGAATCTTTCATAAGATCTACATCAGGAGCTTTATCATCTGCTGCAGGTTTCTTTATGAAGTAATTCTTAGCTCTACCCATTGAGTCAAATACAGTCTGAACATAAGATTTAGCTTTAGGTTTCTTTTCTTTTTCTTCTTCAGAAGATTTCTTCTTTCCGCCAATATTAAATCCTTTGACTTTACTTAACAAATCATTCAGAATACCAGTTTTCTCTTTATCTGATTTCTTTTCATCAGATGATGCTCCTTCGATAATACCTTCGACAGTACCACCTTCAGCATATTTCTTAATATCATCAAATTTAGCAATCTGAGATAATATACCATCTTGGAAAGCTTGTATATTCTGTTTTGTTGCATACGGTTTATCTTCTGGAGAGAATACACCATATGTCTCATCACCAATGATACCACCTTCAGCTTTTCTCTCAATAGCACCCTTAAGTGCATCTTCAAGAGACATTTTACCTCCGATAACAGCATCAGCTTTCTTTAACCATTTCTTCTTATTCTTCTTAAAGTTAAGAAGTTCATGAACATTATGATCATTGTAGTCTTTAATAATACCAGCTTCTTGAAGTCTCTTGAAGAATTTAGGATCTCCAGATACAATAGATCCTCTGTCTTCACTCTTCTTTCCAAAAAGCGCATTACTAATACCACCTAATGCTTTACCGATACCTTTAACTGGTTTAACAACAGCAGCTTCTACAGCACGATCAGCATGCTCAAACATTCTTGGTACAGTAGGAACGTCTTTACCAAACTTCTTCCAAGAATCATCAGCAGCGCCATTGTAGTCTCTGTTCATTGCTATCTTTCCAGCAAGATCAGTATAAGTCTGTTCTGATCTAAATCTATTTGTGAATTCATCATAGTCTTTAGATCTCTTATCTTCTTTGGTTAATGCTCTACCAATCTTCTTTTCATATGCATCATTCATCTTTTTATTTGAATCTGTAGCATAAAGATTGGTTTTATCCATCATACCATAGAATCTATTAAATTGATTGTCTGTAAGTTTAAGAGCATTTTCAAGATCACCAACGCTAGTATAAGCATCCTTCTTAAGCATACCCTTAGCTCTAGCATAGTTAGTTTTATTCTCATGAATTTTCTTACCTTCTTTAGAGAAAAGATAAGTTATCATAGGTTTATTACGAGCAGCAGTGCCATCAAGAATGAATGGTTTAACAAACTTAATCAATGTACCATTTGTTAAAGCATCTCTATCAAGACTTGCTATTTCTTTATCAGACAATCCAACTGTATTCTTAAGAACTTCAGTTACAGTATCTTCATACTTCTGGAGTTTACCCATAAGCTTATCTTCAGCTTTAATATTCATCTTATCAAATCTCTTAAGAGCAGCACGATTCTTAGCATCAACAAGCTTATTACCAGAATCTACATAACCTTCTTCCCAATGTTCTGTGAAGTATTCCATCTTCTCAGTAAGGTTATTAATAGACTCTATAACTCTATCTGTATTCTTTGAAGTTACATCTTCAAAGAACTTTCCTGTCAAAGTTCCTTTTCCTGTAGCTTCTTCTACTCCGCCATTCTCTTTTCTGTCTTTGAGTTCTGTCTTAGTATATGATAAAAGCTTATCAAGGTAATCTCCACTAAAGTCTTTTACACCAAGTGCTTTAAGATTCTGCTTACCTTCTTTCCTCATCTGTCCCCAACTTTCTCTGTTGGCTTTGAGGTTTTTCATGGCTTTACCAGATTCTTTAAACTTACCTACAAGATTCTCAATTTCACTTCTATCCAACTTCTGACCGTCTTTACCTTTGAAAGTTCCAAGTAATTTGATAGCCTTTGCAGAATCGCCTTTCTGAATAAGTCTAACAAGTTTGCTTCTCTGTTTCGTACCAATAGCAAACTCATGCTTATCATCAAAGTATTCATTGACATCATTGAATATATCTTTCTTAAATTCTCTTTGCTTCTTCTTAAGCTGTTTATCACCCATTTGAGAATATTCAATATTCTTCTTGATACTTTCAAGCTGTTCAACATCAGCATCAGCAAGCATCTGATCTACTTGTTCATACTTATCAGCTTTTCCAAAGAGACCTTTATTTCTTCTTGGTTTCCTATCTCTGTATTCAAGACGCTCTGAAGCCGTCATATAATCAGCATTACCCTTATTAATCTGACGATTTCTAAGTTTATCACCGATAAATCCGATAGCTTTTGAAGGAGCACTTAATACAAATTTCGCAGGAGCTATAGCAGCATTGAATAATTTCTTTACTATATTAGATGCTGGATCTATAATCTTTTCTTTAACAAAAACACCTATAGGACTTGCAAGGGTCTTATCATAAATCCAACCAATAGCTCTACCCATAGAACTAAATACAGTCTTTGTAATAACAGCAGCCTGTTTTGCTATAGGTTGAATAGCCTGTTTCAAAGGATCTATCATATGCTCTATAACGAAATCTGTAACATCATCTTTAAGATTTGCAGCGAAATCCTTAAGAGGTTCAATTACATTATCTTTAAGAACACCTAAAAGACCACCTTGCCTCTCACCATTCTCATCTTCTTTACCAAATATAGCTTCTTTAAACTGATCTGTAGTAGATACCAAACCTAAACCAGCACCAAGTACAGCATTAGGAAGTATACCACCAAATGGACCACCAATTACAAAACCAAGTGTAGCAAGAGCAATATTAGGGAATGCTTTCTTAATTTTTTCACGGCGTTCTTTATTAAGAAGACCATCTGTATCTCCAAAGAGTGAATTTCTTATTTCATCATTATTCTTAGCCCATGCAACAGCAGAACCAATCATAAGACCACCAACAGGACCAAATGGAGTTAATAAACCAGCAATAGCACCAGTTACACCATATTTAGAAATATCTGGAACATATTTCTTCAAAGTCTGTTGTGTGTCTTTAGAGATAACACCACCAGAACGCTCTCCATCATCTCCAATTTCACCAAAGAGCCAATTCTTAACTTTATCAGATCTCTTAGCAATACCTATAGCAGCACCACCGGCAGCAGCAAGTAATGGACCACCAACAAGAAGACCAATACCACCACCAATAATACCACCAGCTAATCCACTAGGAGCATATTCTCTGATATTTTCAAAAACATCAGCTGATGCTTCTTTAAGTCTCTTATCATCACCTGGATCAAATAAAGCATTAAATACAGCATCTATACCTTGTCTAGCAGTGTCAATAGTCTGACCAACAAGAGTGTCATCTGGATTGACTTTGGATTTGAATTTCTTACGTTCTTCTTTTTCTTCCTTAGCAGCTCTTTCTAACTCAAATTGTTGTTCAAGCAATGAATCAGTCTTATCATTATTGATAGAATCATCTTCTATAGGACCGCCGAAAGCATATCTCTTAATAGCAGAAATAAGACTATTCTCTTTCTTAAGATTAGAATTTCTCTGATTCTTATCAGCATTAGGATGAACTACTCCGCCTGGTTTAAGAGCATATAATCCCGTATCTTTTACAACAGATTTAGAATTACCATACTGAACTCTTTCGCCTTTGGAGAGAGTAGCAAGAACTTTACCACCAATCACACCACCATTTGCATGTGATTCTGGCTCTGCAGGTTTGAATTTCTCTTGAATATCTTTAACAAAGTCCCAATCAAAACCATTAACCTTTTGCTTCTTCTTTTTCTTACCTTCACCTGTGAAGAAATCATCTTTCTTAAATCCTTTAAATAAGTTGAATATAGTGTCCTCTCCGATTTCAGCTATATTCGTACCTAAATTATTAAAGATATGATCTGCTAATGAAGATCTATTAGATTTCTTCTTTTCTGCTGTCTTTTCATCATCTTCTTCAGAATCTTTAAGACCGAGCTTTTCAAAGATACCCTGTACATCAAGTATATTCTGAATACCAGAAGTATCTTGCTTTATATTATTTCTTGAAGATATAGCCTGTTCAGCAACTTGCTTAGCTTTATTATGATCATTAAGAGTAATACCCTTCTTGCCGATCTTTGTAGTAGATTCTTTGATAATTCTTTCAATTGCTCTCTGAGCAGAGTCAGGATTCTCAAAGTCTTTATCATCATACTTTATACCGACTTTAGAAGCATAACCCTTTATAGCTCTAATAGAAGTAACATATCTTTCGAAATCTTCTCCACCCATTTTCTGGATTCTATCAATATTAGCTTCTATTTTTCTCTTAGTTTCTGCTTCTTGAAGTTCTTTTAACTTCTTGTCATATTCAGCTTTCTTATCTTTCTTTGTCTTAACCGCAGCTACACCGCTTGAACTAAGCATATTATTGTACTGCTCTGTAAGATCATCTATCTGCTTTCTAAGACCTTCAACACTACTATCATAAGTTTCCTTATCAATAGCACCACTCTTATATCTCTTCTTCTGATTCTTGATTCCGCTCTTATTAATATCAATATTCTCTAAGATTTTATCAAGTTTTTCTTCTTGAGCCTTTGAGTTCTTTTCTACAGAATCCTGATATTTCTTCATTGCATTCTCATCATAAGAACCATCTTTCTTTCTTGACTTAAGAAGTTCAGCGAGTAAAGCTTTGATATCGTCATTCTTTAAAGCATCAGATTCTTTAGCCATCTTAGAACTAATATCAGTATTAGAACGAAGTTTGCTTATAGCAGCTTCATATCCCTTGCTCTTAGAAGCCTGAGATTGAAGTCTCTTAAGTTCTTCAGCTTCTTCTGGTCTAAGACCTTTAGAAGATTCAATATTCTCAAGAGTCTTACGTCTATTATTAGCCTTTTCATCATAAGCCTGATAAGCTTGGTAATTATCCATAAGATTTTTCATATTTTCTTTATTCTTCTTCTGGATATTTACTTGCTTCTTAGTATCCATTACATTAGAATACCACTGTCTTACAGCATTTGCTTCATCACTTTGGTCTGTAGATAATAATGAGTTATAAGCACCCATCATTTGCTTGTAATCAAAGATTTCATTACCATTCTTACCAGCTTTTACAGTACCAGCATACTTAGATTTAAGAGCTTCAATAGTCTTACTATCATACTTACTAATATCAGTTACAGCGGCACTATGAGCTTTCTTAGCCTTAGTAAGATCACCATTTTCACCATCATAGAGTTCATCAACTAACTGCTGGAATCTTTCAGCATTATTCTCAGCCATATCATGAATAGAATTAATGATAGTTTCATTTGCAGTATTATATTGCTCCTGAATATCACCCATTTCTTTCTTGATACTTTCTACATCAGTTGTAGCTGTCTGAGTTTCTTCACTGACACCCTTCTTATCTGCGTTAGGATCTATAACTTTCTTGATATCTTTATATGTACCTTCAAGCTGATCCATAACCCATTTACCAGCAGCCTGAAGCTGCTCTTTTGTTTGAGTCCAGATACCTTCTTCGCCATAAACAGCGTCTTCAAGTCCCAGTTTGCGAAGGATTCCCCTGAAGAGGGATTCGTCTTCATCTAAACCCAGTTTTTCTCTTAATGGATCAATGAATTTCTCTTGGAAAGTTTCACTTACTTTATTCCAAACTTGTCTGAATTCGTAAGCAATTCTTTCACCAAGGCCTTCAATTGGTTTACCAGTTTCGTCAAGTTTCTGTTGCTTACCAAAGAATAAGTTATATATTCTTCCCTCGGTAGCTGTTAAAACATCCTCAACCCACTTTGAAGGTTGCTTAACAATTTCTCCAGCCATCTTAAGAAGATCTTTCTTATCCTTAGGAACTGAATCTCTATTAGCGTCTCTAGAAGTACCTTCAACATTGAAGTCTTCCTTTCTTGCTTTCTTTTCTCTATCGAGAATAATTTCATCGATTTGCTTTACAATGAAATTATCATTTCTGTATTCGTCCTTATAATCCTTAAAAGCTTTCTTTTTATTTTCCTTAGCCATCTTCTCTAAGTCATAATCAAGAACAGCTTTTATTCTGGCTTCAAGATTCTCGGCATCTGAATTATCGCCTAAGAAAATTCCACCATTATTAACGAACTTATTACGTTTGTCTTTATTATTCTTTAAGTCTTTAGTTTCGTCTGTATATTTATCTTTAGCTTTTCTTTCAAGATCTTTACTAAGCTTTGTAGGATCTTTAGTCTTTTGCTTTTGTATATTAAAGTCTTCAGAAGCAGGAGTAAATGTGTACTTCTTTCCACCTTTACGTTTAGAACTTCCACCTCCAACTAAACCCTCATTAATCATCATAGTAACTGCGTTTCTAAGATTTATGAGTTCATTAGTTGATGATCTAAGATAATAGAATATATCATTATTATACTTATCAAGTCCTAATACTCCACCTGCATCTTTACCTGAAGCTAATCCTTTTATACCTTTAGAAAGGTTATTACCATACTTGTCTACCTTAGTAAACTGCGTTACATTGGAATTATTTGATAGAGCACCATATACACCTCTGTTCTGCAAGTCTTGCATTCTTTGGTTCTGCTTGTCTCTACCAGACATAATATTTCCAGCAAGCTTCATTGTATTCTGCTTGGAAACATTCTTAAATAAAGATTTATAGATATAGAAAGCCTCTTCGTCACTATAGTCAAGTCCGAATAAGTCCATGGCTTTCTCAAAATCCATATTATTTATATTACCAACAAATCCACGTCGGTATTGTGACTTATTAATTTTCTTTCTGGTTTTGTCGAAATTATCTCTAGATTCACCAGATTCAAATCTGATCTTTTTAAGCATATTATCGAGTTCACTATTGAAATCGCTAAATGCACTAGATATTGCGTTCTTTTCGACATTCTCTAATTCTTCCTGTAACTGTCTACCAGTTACAAAAGAACCAGAATCACGATTGAAAATCATTTCTTCTTCGCCACTAATATATGACAAGATTTTTCTAAGATATGTAGGGATTTCTGTAATAATTGCTTCTCTAACTACATTATCAAATGGAACTGCATTAGCATCTACTCTAGTAGGCTTAAGTTCAGTAATGGTATTCTTGATACCAAGAAGTTTTCCTAAGTTCTTTGCAAGGAAACCACTTGTTTCATCAGCAGCCATTTCATTGAACTTGCTGATCATATTACCAAATACACCGCTAAGTGTCTTATCAAGCTGATCCATAGCAAATCCAACTGTAGCTGGGACTGCCATTTTAACAACAGCTTCTGGTATAAATTTGAGTGGTGATGATACTAAAGATTCAAGAGCATTACCTTCGAATGCATTAAGCATCTCGAACATACCACCCATACCTTTAGCATTAGCTTTAACTCTACCGAAATAAGCTTTAAGATCAGGAGTACCTTCAGCACCAGCAATTTCACTATATGAAGTTTTGCCTTTCTTCTCTTTCTCCTGTTCTGTAGCGTATCTATTTCTTTCCATTTCAAGAAGTTCACCAAGCATACCTTTGATTTCATTGGTATTCTTAGTCATACTCTCATAGAAAATTTTGCTGTTGTCAGCATAAGTATTAAATGCTTGTCCCATATTTCCAAGATTCTCAGAAATAACATTGCTCATACTATATATGCTAGCATGAAGATTGTTTAATAATCTAGTATTCTGCTGGAATAATAAATTGGTTGATGCTTTGTTAGAGTCAATAATAGCCATACCAGTTTTAGCTATAGTAGTTGATACCATAGTAGAACCAGCTTTTGTAGTATCACTCATAATACTAAGTCCAGTTGCAACTTTAACACCAGCACCACCTGAACTTTTACTACTACTGCTTGATCCTTCTGAACCAAAATCATCTGAATCCCAATCGAATTCTTCATCAGATGAATAATCATCAGCATTAAGACCAAGAACTTTAGCAGCAACATCTTCATCACGTTCTTTATTATAGAATTTACCTGTCTGGATATCTTCAAGAACATTCTTGATACCAGAATCAGCAGCAGCATATACATTAGACTTCTGAATAGATCTAGTAATACGTGTAGCTGTTTTTCTTAAGTCTGAAGCAGACTTATATATCTCTTGAAACAACTCTTGGTTTGTTTGCACAAATTCTGATGCCGCAGGCATTCTCTTCTCGAATTCATCTGCAGCAGCGTATTTAACAGATTTACCTAAATTCTTGATATATGATGAAACATTTTTCAACGCCATATCATATGTCCTCCTTTCTTCAATATTTATAATTTTATTAGTTATCTAGAATGGATTCTATCCTCCTTTTATATGTGATTTACTAATATGTTGGCAGTAATAAAATGTATGGAAATGCTCTAATTATACCTATGGTAATACTCTGAGAATTGAAAAAATAAACAAATTACAACATAACTATTATATAATGGATGTATGAATTTAGTTAGCCGTATTTTCGTATGTTCATCATTGGAAATTTCTCCTGATTAAATTAAGTTGTTAACAGATGACGACAAAATTATTTTTTGTGGTGCAGTCCTTAATTCGAAGATCATAAAATAAAATTTCCTTTCATTAAATTTGCGAAAAAATAAAAATACTACCACAAAAAATAAAATTCCCCATAGGACCGTAATCCTATGGGGAAACCCTTTGTTTTTATTACTTATCTGATCTTAAATGTTCTGGACAAGGTGAAATAACTTTGATGCCTTTATGTGCCGGAACAAATGTCTTGCCTTTATCATAAATAGCAACACCATCTTTTTCACCAATCTTCTTAGGATATGATACATATCCTTCTTTCTCTTCCTTTCTAAGAAGAGAGATGTCTGATTCTTTTCTTGAACCAAGTGAAAGTTTTCTACCTGTATCAAGATAAGTATTTACATACTCCTTAGACAGATTAACGAATGCTTCAGCTTCTGAATTCTTAAATTCATAATTGCCAATCATTCCTTCTGCTTCTGTCTTAGTAATCTTAGTTGTTGAAGCAATGATACCACCAATAGCAGATCTTACTTCTGAAGATGGATTATATTCTCCAACCTTACCATCTTTACCATAGATATCTACAGTAAAGTCTTTGTCATTAAGCATAGCTTTCATAACTTTAACTTCATCCTTAGAAGAAGCTGAAGCTTGTTTTAAATTATCATGGATATCCTTTATAAGGTCTTTTACATTTTCCATTTTTATTATCCTCCTTAAGATAAATATATTTAATACATAGTTATAATATATTGATAAAATTACTATTATACAAAAAATAAACCCTAGTAGTTCATACTACTAGGGTACTCTGTTTATACAAATTCACTATATAAGACTTTATATAATTCATCACCATCAGTTTCTTTAGAAATAAAATTAATGAATCCACATGAATTATCTTCATTCTCATAATAGCTAGTATATAATCGATGATAATCTTCTATTGCTTCTTTCTTTGTTGAACAGATCTTACCTCCGTAGATATATTCTTCTTCCAAATTATTATCAGTATAAGTTTCAGAATATACAGGCTGGTAATAGTAATCTTCTTCTTCAATATTCCATTCTTGTAAACGTTTACCTTCCTCTTCTTTTACCAAGCTAGAAATAAGATCCTTATTTTTTGATATATTTATAATAACATGATCATCATCTATTAAAACATAAAATTTTTGTTTCTCTTTCATATTAATTATCCTTTCTTATGCTACTGCTTCTAATGCCTTAAATTTAAGTATAAGAAGTTTTATGGATTCTCCGTTTCTACTCTTAAACCAAGCTAAAGTAAAATCCATTAACTCTCTCTTATCCTTCTTAGGGCATATGACATCAAATTCTTTGTTTCCTATATTAAATGTATCTTGAAGATAATTAAATATTTTTCCTATAGTATCATCATCGGCATGTGCTATAAGCTTATTAGCATAATACTCTAATTCTACTATAGATAATTTATTAAGCTGATTATTGATTCCTTCTGGAGTCATAATTCTGACATTATTGTCTATAGAGCTAATCTTATCATTCAATTCATTATCTAACTTATCAAGACCATTTATAAATTCTCTCTTCTTTTTCTTATTCATAATTTTATTATACTCCTTTAGTATTTTTAATATAATGTCCTTAGTAGCAAAAAATATAAGGCTACCAAATTGGTAGCCCTTAATAATTATTTATTCTTCTGATTTCTTTTCTAACAATTTTTCTAACTGAAGCCTGATATTTTCCATTTTAGTATAATCACAGTCATGCCCTAAAACCGATAAGTCTATACCATGTTGTAAGCCTAAATATATTTGAGCCATTTGATCAGCATCAAATTCTGGATCATAATATTTAGATATATCGACACCGTTTTCAATACCATAGAATATTTTTCTTAATTGATCGGCATTATACTTTGCCTCTGGCAAAAGGTCTACAGTATATGATATTCCTATAGAAATATCATCTCTAGATTCTTTATTAATAGACTCAATGCGTTTCTTTAAATTAGATAAAGTAATTGGCTCTATTGTTTTTCCATTTAATTTTACAGTTAAAAACTTACCTAATTTCATATCACATCCTCTTTCAGATGAACTTATTATTCTAATTACCTTTTCAGGATCATCAAAATTAACCATATAAAGCCCACTACCAGGTTCTAATTCTTCCATATAAGAAACTGCTTCTTCTAATGTATAATCTTTATCAATTTTAGAATTATATTTAATATATAATTCATGAGATCTTTTTACTGCATCTTCCCATGAATCTATAATTTCATTTTCACAAATTTGATATAAAAGTTCACCATCATTGAGAGTTACATTTAACATAGGTTGATAATATATATCTCTTTCTGGAAGTTGCATACTTATAATCCTTGCAACTCTTCCTTTAAAATGACCCTTTTCTTTTAATGCTTCTGCTAATACTTTCTCTTTTGATTGAGATACAGAATATATATAATCGTCTGTACCTATTTCTGCATAAAATGTTTTCAATGTATTGTCCATAATAATCTTCCTTTCTTATATAAAAATCATATTATTCAAAAAATTTCTGCACTTTCTTAAGTTTCTTTCTCATTTTCTTCATGTACTTATGATCAACCCAAGTTTTTGCGTATAGTGATACATCAAGTCCATCTTCTAATCCTTTTCTTATCTGTTTCATTTGCTTAGCATTAAGTCTTGGATCAGAATATACATAAGTATCAACTCCATGCTCTTTTCCTAAATTAATCTGATGTAATTGATCTTCGTTATATGCACCTCTTGATAAGAAAGATAATACTTTCTTTATAGGAGACTCTTTTGTAGTTGAAGTATCATCAGCATCTTCGTCTTCAGATGAAGAATTATCTTCATTAGATTCTTCATAATCTTTTTCACTAGATTCATATTCTTCATCTTCTTCTGACTCTTCAGATAAACTAGATATTTTAATCATCTGATGGATATAATCATCAGAATCTTCAATTCCAAATCGCTCATGAATAATTCTCTTAATATCAAGATAAAAAGAATCGTCTCCATCAAGATATCTACTACGATTACTAAATAAGTTAATATCCAATAATACAGATCTTTCATCATCTGTTAAATCTTCTGGATTTTTATTAATAATATCATTTATATTAATATCGAAATCGGGACATATATCTTCTATAACCCCCTTTCCTTTATATATATTAACAATATTCTTATTATCAGAATCAAAAGTAAAAAGTTCATTCTTATCATTAGATTTATTTTCTGAATTTCCAAATAAAGCTATACCAGCATAATAAGGATTAGAAGTATTATTTTCTTCTTTATCTTCCTCTTCTTCAACCTCAATGATCTCTGAATATATAGAAACATCAACCTTGGATTTTAATCCGAGAATGATCTGTTTTATTTGATATGGCTTATATGCAGGATCAGCATAATATTTTGGATCGAGTCCTTCTTCAAGTCCATATCTTATCTGTTCCATCTGATATTGGTTAAACTCTGGTTTAGCATACCATTTTACATCTAAACCATTTCTAAGTCCTATCATGATTTCTCTCATTTGCATTTTGTTAAAATCTGGATTTGCATACCATTTTACATACAAATTTTCTTTAAGACCAGTTCTTATACGATTCATTTGCTCGCTATCATATCTTGGATCAGCATACCAACTTACATCCAGACCATCTTCCAATCCCAAACGGATTTGCTCCATTTGATCGGAATCGTATTTTGCAATTCTCTTTTTCATAATTAATTCCTCCTATGATATATAAAACTCCCTAAGGAACATAGTAAATTCCTTAGGGGATAGTTTTCTTACTTGTAGTTTATTTTGTCTATTACAATACAATGGTCCATCTTATCTGGGAAATACACTTTCTTATCTGTAAAGAAAGTTCCACAGAAGTTTACAAAGACTTTGTCTTCAATAGTTGCAGGAACATCAACATATCCATCATCATTATGCCTACATTCATAGGTATATAATCCTTCTGGAACTGTTGTTCTTTCTACTCTTTCTGAAGTAAATTCTCCTTCATATTCGTTTCCTTTGATGTCATTAAAAATGACATGACTCTTTTTTATTCTATTATAATCTATATTTCTTTTCATGTGTTTTCTCCTTTAAGTAAATATTAGTCTAATATTGGTACCTCGTACCATCTATGTTCAGAATAGCTGACTTTACCATTCCTATAATGATTAAGCTTAACAAGAGCAATATGATCATTATTTTCCATAGCCTCGTCAACTTCATCTAAAGGATAAGACCATATATCATATCCTTCATCGTTTAAAATTTTTTCTATCTGAATTTCATCATCCTCTTTGGTATTAAGAGTATGAGATTTTTCAGTAATAAACATTACATATTCTTCAGCTGTAAGTACTGTTTTATTAATTTTTGATTTCATAAGTTATCTTTCCTTTCTATTATTTACCCTCTCTTGATCTATATATCAATCAAAGAATATAATTGGGGTTATGATTTTAGGCTTTTTACCCTTCTCTTTGATTAGATCATTTAGTTCTTTCGGGTCATAAGTTGTTATTATGTCTAAAAAGTCCTTCTTAGTCAATTTAGATCACCTCTTTCTTATTGTATAGTTTTTGTAATATATATTTATTACATTACAGGTTTATAATATATATTTATATTTTAATATGTATCTTAACAATATAGTAGGTATAAAAATAATTTGACCGAAAAAATTGTGATTTAGCAATCTCATAAAGTAATTACACTAAAGAACTAAGTAAGTTCAATCATTTTCAAAGAGGGGAACGTCATAAATCTATAGTCAAAGTATCAAGTATCCATAATATTTATTGCTGAAACTATGCGTAAAAACATAAAAAACACTCACATGTTATTACTCATAACTACTATTATAAAGCAAAGACATAGCAAGGGTTTTTGTCCCCAATTAACAGTAACTTTCAAAAACAAAAACAAAAATATTAATTGCTTTATTTAGTGTGAATAACAAAAACGCTTATATGAAATACTACTATATAATAGTACCTATATTTCGTGCGAGACAGCAGATTATAACTATAGTAATTTAATATGCGGAAAAATAATAAGTAAAATTATATTTATACAAGCATAGTTCTATGCTAACAATAACAATTATTTCAGCAATCAATAATATTATGCCCGAAGGATAATAAAAATCCTTCGGGTTTTATTTTATACAGTACATAACATTATAATACAAGGGATTATTATATGATTGCTATTTAAAAGTACCTTCTCGGAATGTAATTTTCACTTGTTTACGCACATCAAGGTTTGTTCCTTTCTTAGTTCATGTCAACAAAGAGAAACACAAATTAACACACTCAGCCAAAATGTGGATCTCAAACATCCAAAAAATCCAGGTAGTCACTCGGACTACCTGGTCCTCTTTTGTAAAAAAATACTTAGTACATAACTAAAAAGTATAGAGAGCGACGGACTGGCTATTGTGTTGGACTGGAGACCTACCGTATATTTCAAAGATAGATTCCATAGGGGCTATAGTATCTATATTGGTACCAGTTTTTGGATAGCAAATCACTCATTACTCCTCATGGTAAAAAGTTACCATGGGGGGTAGGGGGGTAAAATCAAACAGTAGAGAGCCCAATAGGTATAGAAAAAGAAAACCCTAAAGCGAGCGCCGAGCGAGCAGATAGTAATATACCAATTGGTAATAAAATAATAATACTTAAGAAATAAACGTATAAAAGAGAGAAGGATAAAATAATATAGTAAAAGTCCAATGAGGCATAATATAGTATAATAAAAATTAAGATGGAAAGAGAGAGAGGGGGGTGTAAGGGGGGAGAGAGGGAAAACCAAATCTGATAATTCCAAACTTAACATCTAATTAAATAGATTATATAGGATCAGATACTACAAAGTTTCCTTTTAAAACCTGCGTACACAATTATGTAGTATTTATAAATAATGCACAAAAGATAGATATATAATTGAGATAAATATAATCTATAGACATTTTTCACATTTAGGTTAAATAAAAACAAACAATAAATGCCAAAATATAACAACGCTTTCGGTGCAATAACTAAAAATTTCACGAATTGCTTTCAATTACAAAAGTTAACCTCCGAAAAATTAAAATAATATAGACAATCGCACACAATGTTCCAGACACTGACTATGATATGATATATATTATTTAACCTAAATGAACACCTCTATGAGATAGGCAGAAATGCCTATCTCATCCTTTTTTGCAAATTGAACTATAAAATAAGATAAATTAAAGGAGGTAAGTATATGCTATTTTTAGATGAAGTAATTCCAAATAAATTACTTAAGAAGAAATGCTTATTACCAATAAACGAGAATGATAAGAAACATGGTGCTATGATTTACTTATTGACTCCAAATTTTAAATCTAGTATTAATCTTATGAAAAATCCAATGTTTATAAATAGAGCAAAATCTTATCAGGCTTACTATCTTGATAAAGATGTTACTTATTATATAAACAGTAAGAATTATCTACAGGAATCTGCTCCAGTAGATAATAGATATAATATATTATATCCAGATTCTGAATCGGTAGAATTAGAAGAATCTGTTGAAGATTTATTATATAATTCAGATATAATAAATAATGTAGAATCTGTAAATGAAGATATAGATTATAGACCTACATTTATATCTAAAGATTGTGAAATGACAGATGAATATCTCAGAGGAAGAAATGCTATTACTATATTTAGAGATGCATATTTAACCGAAGACGGTAAGAATGATACACAATTAAGAAAGTTATTATATAATGAAAGACTTAAAACTAATAAGAATGTATTTGATATATACAAAGAGGTTAAAGCTGAATGTCCATTTATAATGAAGACTTTTAGTAATCTTAAATTATATAAAGGACTTAACTTATTTGCTGATTTATCATATTATACTGAAGCATTCTTTAAGAATAATTTCTGGAAAGCTGACAAAGCTGTACAGCTTTATTATGATTTTATGATAAGACTTCTTAATGATGGCAGATATGATCAATATGGATATACACATAAAACTATATTTATTCCTATATTGGATTGGAATATTAAGAATGGTAATATGTGGGATTATAAGAAAACTATTAATCCAGTATCAGTTATAATAAGAATGGCTTATAGATATCCAGAACATGTCCAAGAAACCCTTAAAGGATTTAATATAATCTTCGTAGGAGAAAATAATTACTTTAAGATGGATTTTAAAGACTTTGATAAAACTAAATCTATAAAGTTCATTAATCTTATAAAAAGAGTAATAGCAAAAGATGCAAATACAGATGATTTAGGAGACCCAGATACAGATTCTCCAAAAGTTATTATTGCAACTATTACTGATAGTCTTGAAAATAATGAAAGACCAATTAAGTATAAAGGACTTACTGGTAAATCTGGAACAATTAAGCCAAAAGAAATATCAGTACTTTCTATGTCTCCAGATAATAAAAAGCAAACAAGTGTAAAGAAAGCAAGACCAGAAAAAACTACAAATATTAATAAGAATGAAACTAAAGCTAAGAAAGAAATATCTGATGAACTTAAGGAAGAATTATTGGATAATATTAAAGCTGTGGCTAATTCTAGTAATTCTGTAGAAGATGCTGTAGATAAATTATCTAATAATGAATATATATCTAAAATTATGGATACAGTATCAGAAGATGAAGAAAATACTATTAAGATAAATGCTGCTCGAAGTAAGAGATTATCTGAAGTAGGTAAATCTTTTGATAATATTAAAGTCCATAATAAAACAGTAAAAGATTATCTTGAAGAAGATAAACCTAAAGAGATTAAAGAAACTTCTGTTCCTGTGGATAGTATTAATGAAGAATGGAAACATCTTAGTTATGCTAAATTTAATGAGACTTATGATATAAATGAAGATATTGTAAAGATTATAAATAGCTTTAAAGATAAAACTATACCTGTAGTGGTTAGATCTATGGATGTACAAAATACATCCACATCTGAGGATTTAATAGAGACTTGGACACTTGACTGTGAAGATGCACTTGGACAGCGCTTCAAGCTCAAATTTGACGTTCCACTGTTCGTAGACAATCAGTTTATGAGGCTCAGAGGCAACCTAAAATCAATCCAGGGTCAATTATTATTATTACCAATAATAAAAACAGACCCAGATGTATGCCAAATTGTATCAAACTATAATAAGATTTTCTTGCAGATACAAAATAATTCTGTTGGTAAATCTAATGTAGCTGCTAATAAAGTAATTAAGCTTCTTACAAAGAATAGATATAAAGATATTGATGCTACCGAAGGTAATACAGAAAAGATATCTATTAAATACGATCTTCCAATGGATTATGTAGATATAGGAAGAGCATTTAGTAAAATTGAAACTAAAGATTTTATTATATATCTTAACCAAGATGAGATCAGAAAGAATTATAAGTATGATTTAAAATATGGTATTCCAGTTGTTTACACTAAAGAGAATAGTAAGTTATTATATTTTGGTCAAGAATCTGGAGATAGATTCTCAACATATTTAGTTAACTTATTATGTCAATCTAGCGAAGAATTCCAAAGAGATTATGATGATACTTCAGCACCAAGCAACTGTGCTTATTCAGTTTGTAGTATTCTTGATTCAAAGATACCAACTATAGTAGTTATGGCTCATGCTGAAGGATTGGTATCAGCTCTTAATAAAGCTAATATAAATTATAGACTTTTTGAAAAGAAGAATCCTGACTTTGAAACTAGTATGTATGATAAAATCAAATTTAAAGATGGTTTATTATATTATGAATCAACAGCAAGTGCAGATCTTCTTATGAATGGTCTTAGAATATGTGATACTAATGAAATGAGTATAGCAGATCTTAATAAGAAATCTACATGGGTAGAACAGTTAGATAACTTTGGTGGAAGAATTAAAGCAGATGGTCTTGATAACTTCTATGATTTGATGATGGATCCTATAACGGTATCTGTATGTAAAGACTTTGATTTACCGTCAGATTATGTAACAGCATTGGCTTATGCTAATGGATTACTTACTGATAATAAATATAATAAGCATGTAGATATATCTGGTAATAGATTTAGAAAGAATGAAATTGTTGCTGGTTATGTATATAAAGCTTTAGCACAATCATATGGTGCTTATAGAAATCAATTAAAGAGAACTAAAAAAGCTCCTATGACTATGAAACAGTCTGCTGTAATAGATCTTGTAATGCTTGATCCTACGATGGCAGATGCATCTATTCTTACACCACTTCTTGAAATAGAGACTTCTAATGCAGTAACCTTTAAGGGATTATCTGGTATGAACTCAGAAAGAAGCTATGGTCTTGATAAACGTACGTTTGACGATTCAATGACAAATGTATTAGCTATGTCTACTGGTTTTGCTGGCAATGTAGGTATTACTAGACAGGCTACTATAGATATGGGTGTTGGTAATAGTAGAGGATATTTAAAATCTGGATCTAAAGAAGATATGGGTAGTGTTAAATCTATGTGTATGACAGAAGCACTTACTCCATTTGGTACTACGCATGATGATCCATTTAGATCTGCTATGACATTTGTACAGACAGCAAAACATGGTATGAGAGTTAGAAAATCTTCTCCTGCATTGATTACCAATGGTGCAGACGAAGCATTACCATATTTGACTACAGATATATTTGCTCATAAGGCTAAAGGTGCTGGAGAAGTAATAGAAGCAACTCCAGAATATCTTAAAGTGAAATATAATAATAATACAACAGAGTTTATAGATCTTAGAGAAAGAGTTGAAAAGAACTCTGATGGTGGTTTCTATGTAACTCTTAAGTTAGATTCTGACTTAAAGAAAGGATCTAAAGTAAAACCAAATCAGATATTAGCATATGATAAATCATCATATTCCAATGAAATAGGAAATCCTAATAGTATAGGATATAAGATAGGTACTCTTGCTAAAGTAGCTATTATAACTACAGATGAAGGTTATGAAGACTCTGGTATTGTATCACCATGGTTATCTAAAGCATTGTCTTCAGATGTAGTAGTAAAGAAAGAAGTAACTTTACCTAAGACGACAAATGTATTATCTATGGTAAAGAAAGGACAGAATATTCAGGAAGGCGAAACACTCATATTATTCCAGAATACATTTGATGAAGATGATATGAATGCTCTTCTTAAACAACTTTCTGATGATGAAGAAATAGTATCAGATATCGGTAGAATTCCTATAAAGTCTAAGAATACCGGTATTGTACAAGATATTAAAGTATATAGAACTGTAGATACAGAAGAATTATCTCCTTCATTGAAGAAGATATGTAATTCTTATGAATCTGGAGTTAAGAAATTAAAGAAAGCAGCTAAAGGATCTGTTAATGATTATGCTGTAACTCCAAACTTTGGTTCAGATGAAAAACTTGCTCCAACTGGTAAATTAAAGGATACTTCAGATGGTGTTAAGATTGAATTTTACATTAAGTACCAAGATGACTTCTCTGTAGGTGATAAGCTTGTTACTCAGTCAGCTCTTAAAGCTGTTTGTAAAGATATATTCCCAGAAGGAAAAGAACCATATAGTTCATTCAGACCAGAAGAACCAATAGACTTATTCTTATCTACACTTTCAGTAAGTAGTAGAATGGTATGTTCTATTGAAGTATCTGGTGGTATAAATAAAGTTCTTGTAGAATTGGCAAGGTCTGTAAAAGATATAATGGGTATTAAATACGAACCAATGCTTCATGAAAAGAAGTTACAATAATTTATTACAAGAATAACATTTATTTGAAGATAAGTATAAAATAGCCGACTTGCTTCCGGTAAGGATGTAGTATTGTAGCATTTACTTAATTTTACAAATCTAATACATTTCTATTCAATAAAAATTCCTTGTAAATATATAAAGGTGCACCCTTTGGAAAGCGACTTGACTTGCCATTTTGCTGCTTATTTTCCTTAGATATATCCCGTATGGTACCTGTGAGCCATACGGGATTTCTTTTGTAAAAAATTATACACTAATAACATATATTTGAGGTTTAATATAACAGAAGATTGATATAGTATAAAGATTTTACAAAATTTTATTGTTACTTTTTATACATGTTTTATAACAATCCTCAAATCAATATAAAAATACACAATACTATATCATATTCTACTCTGTTCCTGAGATTGCGATAAAATTAAACCTTACAACAAAAACACATTTTCCATTCCATTGGTTAATGCGTATCAGGTATGGCATGGTTCATGCATACAATTTCTCCTATCCCGTATGGAAGTTATGACCCCATACGGGATACACTTTGTAAAATATTATAAACTAATAACATATAAGTGAGGGTCAATAAAATATTGTCCATAAATGTCCCTTAAGTTTCATAAGTTGGAATATAAGATTTCCATTAAACCTTTCTTGTATGTATTGTTACAAATTATGCCCAGTAGGATCGGTCTACTGGGCGCTCCTTTGTTTAATAATATAATACTGGAAGAACTTTAAAATAAATATAAAATATGGAGGTCGATTTATATGGAAAATACTAGATCTACAAGTCCTATGGTAGATTGTAAAGCTACTATAATAGACTTTGAAGGTCCAGATTACAGTTTTAAATCAACAATAGCAGTTATTGTTGTAGGTTTATTGAAAAAGATATATCCTGAGGCAAAGGTATATCTCTTTAATAGTATAACATATGGAGCAGAAGAATCTATATTTGTAAGGAATTATGTAAATGGAGTATATGGAGATCCATCTGAATTTACAGGCAAGATCCCAGCATACTTTTATTGTATGAATAGATTCGATACTGTTATGAAAAATAAAGAAATATTTGAAGATCCGAATGCTATCATAGTTACAGATAGATGGACTTTATCAAATATAATATATCAAGCTAATGATATAGAAGATTATAATATCATAACTAATATGGAACACAATGAATTTGGTATACCATTACCAAATCTTGTAGTTCTTCTTAGACAAAGTTATGATAAAGCTTTAGAATTAATGAAAGCTAGAACAGATAAATTAGATAAGATAGAGAGTAATACTGACTATCTTTCTAAAGTATATGACTATCACTATAGTGAAAAGTTTTATATGATACATGAATACTCAAAAGACTATGCTAAGATTCCAGGTCGTAGTATGCTATTGCTTGTAGATAGTCTTTCATGTTTTGATGAAAATAGAGAAGTTACTGATTATTTCAATTCATATGTAATGGATATTATAAAACGTATAATAGACGAATCAAGGGAGGATAAATAATATGTGTGTAGATATAGAGATTTTAGGATATAATGATGCTGTTGATATTTGTAGTAAGGCATGCTCATCATGCTATAATACTAAATTACCTGAGGATAGAGAAGGTAAACTTGATTATATTAAGAGAAGAATAAAGAGTGGTCATACTAGCGTATTAGAGCACTCTAATATATCTATGAGAGTTGATATCTCTTATGCTTTGTGTTTGGAAGATATAATTACATTACTTACATATTGTAAATATCTTAACGTATTCCAGTTGAAGGATTATTCTTATGAGAATGAAGATTTGTTAGCATCTATTATTATAAGTGGATCTATTAGAGGATATATCCATTTATTTAATATGGTATATGCAGATTCAAAGTTATATGATGATGATTCAATATGCTTAATTATAGAAGAAATGCTTATAGCTATAATAGAAAATACATCATGGGGAAAAGATTTATTTGGATCTGTTGATTATGCAGAAACATTCCCGATTAGTGAATTTGATGTATTTTCAGAGTCAGATAGCTTGAATACATATAGTCCAGAAGATATAGAGAAGCTTAATGAAGAATTGAAAGAAGAAGGAAAGAAGTTATTTGGTGTAGATGATAAGTATGTAGAGATTATATCAGGAGATACTACATTTTCTGAGATATCTAATAATAGATATAGAAATCTTCCACTTGATATACTTAATACTAGTACTGTAACTGTAAGATTCATTAATGCTTCTAGAACAGCAACTCATCAATTAGTAAGACATAGAAATGGTATTACTCAGCAGAGTCAGAGATATGTAGATTCTTCTCATGCTTCATTTACTGTTCCTAATCCGGATGCTTATAAAGGACAGTTATATAGTGTTGAAGGTCTTGAAGGAGAATTCGAATTCAGTCAGTTATGTAATCTTCTCTTTTACAATGCTACTAATAATTATTCAAATTTAGTATCACAGGGTATTAAAAAAGAAGATGCTAGAGCAGTACTTCTTAATAATACAAACTGTTATGAATTGTATATGACTATGACTTTGGGTAATTATAAGAAGTTTATAGAGTTAAGAACAGATCCACATGCTCAGGATGAGATAAGAAAGTATGCTTTGTCTTTAGATAAAGTATTAACTCCATACATAAGATCATTAGGAGGTGACATATACGATGCTTAATTACCAGATATTTATGGCTATTATGATGATAGTATTCTTTGTAATATTATATACAGGAATGTACTTCATTGGAAAAGCTCTTATCTCATTATTCTTTGAGAGAAAAGCTATATATACATCTAATACTATGGTATCTCAGCTTGATATAGTTCAAGGATATAAGAATACTATAGAATATATAAAGCTTATTGTAGATGAATCTATAAAAGAAGTATTAATATTGAATCCTACGACGATTCAGAATAAAGAATATCTTACAGAAGAAGATGAAATGGATCTTCGAAAGCAAGTCCTCAGTCGTGTTAAATATAGAATATCAGATCAGATATTAACTGTATTATTTATGTATTTTAGTGATCCATTTGATATAATTGCTCATTACATATATTTAGGAGTAACTGACTTGATAGTCGAAAATAACACATCGGAGGTATAAGTATGTCGACCCATTATGGTTCAATTCAATATGATTATACATACGGACCAGATCAATATTATGATAAAAATAAAAGAGCTAATATGTCATATTCTCAAGAGAAGTTAAACTCTATGACTACACATGATTTTAAATCTCAGGATAGAGAACTAATGATATTAGCTAGAGATTTTGGATTAGATGAATCTGTTGCTAACAGAATCATATATAACGTAAAAAGAAAATTTATAGAAGATATTGAAACCATGGAAGTAAGATATGGAAAAAATATGCTTATTAAGTATTATGAGACAGTAAGACTAAGAATTCTAAATGTAGCATTTAAAGACGACTAAACATTTATCCCTAAGGAACATAGTAAATTCCTTAGGGATATCTTTTGTTAAATATAATTACAATGATTACATATTATAGTAGTATAATAATATAGCAATTATGTTGAGCTAAATAATAATACATAGGTACAAATGAGTACAAGAAAGGAAAAAGTTATGAATAAAGAAAACATGTGTAATGGAAAATTAAGCGAAGAATCAATTGAACGTATTAGACGTGGATTAACTGAACAAATTAATTTTGATGAATATATCAAGGCTGAAGTAGAACAATGTATCAATAATACTATTGAGATTTATGAAAATAGATTAAAGGAATTATATATTTTTCATTATTTGTCAAAAGATAGAAACATTGATGATATGTTTACAGATGAAGGCATAACTAAATTACATAATATTCTTGTAAGTAAAGTTAAAGAAAATTTACCTAGCGATTATCATATTATTTATGGTAATATAGTTGAAAATGTTTTAAGAGGGATTACATTAATACTTCTTAAGGAACATCATGTGCACAACCAAGAGAAGTACCAATCTGATATTGAAAAAGATGAATATACTTATGAACAAGATTTACAACTTGCTATTGGATTATTTGATAATATAAATATAAGCAGTTATTCTAAACCTGAGTTGAGTGCAGATAAGATGAGAGAAATCAGATTAAGATTATTAACTGAAAAAGAATCAGTTTAAACAAGATAATAACCCTAGTAATTAATACTAGGGTTTTATTTTTTGTTATTTTTAGTATACATGATTATATATTATAGTAGTATAATAATATGACAATTATGTTGAGTCATTAAATAATACATAGGTATCTTAAGAAGATATAAGAAAGGATAAGATTATGGAAGAAAAGAAAACTATTTTTAGTATCATGACAAGTTCAACACTGTATTACAAATTTACACGAGATATTGCAAATATGATATATCGTAAAAATGATGTAGACAGTATTTGGAAGTACGTAGAACCATATATGTCTGATGATCCAATAGTTTATAATTATTTTATAGAATTTATAAATACTATTAAAGATAATGTGGATTCTAAAGAGTTTAAAATGCTGTATTCTGTTTCAGATGATGAATTTATTAGATACCACTATGAATACAATAAATCTAATTATCGTGATCCTGATGGATTTTTTAATTATTTACAGGATAGATTGATAAATGATAATCGATCCAATATATTCTATACTAATATAGCTCGTAATTTGATCAATCCAAATAATATTAGATATACCAATATAAGAAATTATGAAAATTATAAGAAAGATGAAATAACTAATTCTTCTGCCGCTTTTATGTCAATCTTTGCATACATGGCTCCTAGTATTATTCAAAGATATATACATATACATTTTGATAATATATTTGAGAAATTTACTAAGAGAAATCCGCTTAATTTTAAATGGGTTATTAGTTTTCATTCATATATTGAAATATCAGAATCTGAGCATACTGATATATACAATACTATAATGCATCCAGCACCAGATTACTATGATCCTTTTTCATTAAACAATAAACCAAAACCTACAATAGATGCTAACAAAATACAGAGTTATTTTAATGAAAGTCGTGGTTTACATGATGAAGAGTCTTTAAATGCTATGCTGACATATATATACGCATTGGTTGAGGCTATATTGATTTATAAGCATCATAGATATGTAGTAAAGCAGCCATCATCAGAAAATTCAATGCCTGTAATAATAAATAGGGTTAATTTTGAAGATATGACAAAGTTTATTGATGAAATGATTTATATTATATCAAACATTAGTCTTTTTGATAAAGATTATAATTCTGGTATTAGAAAGGGATTAATAGAACTTTATAAGGAGTGCTATAGGGTAATGAAAGAATATGAAGAATCAATCAAAGATACAATTTCTGATGAGATGTATGATAAGTTGTATTTTAATAATAATACATATTTAAACAAAGAAAAGAAAAAATTAATTTTCATGGATAGTATTGTTCGGGATTATGAGAATATGTATAATGTACATTACTGATTGATTAATAAATAAAGACTGTCTTATGGCAGTCTTTTATTTTTTATAATTTAAATATACTTTGACTATATATTATAGATCTGTATAATAATATGGCAATTATGTTGAGCTAAATAATAATACATAAGTACAATAAGTACAAGAAAGGACAAGATTATGGAAGAAAATGAAGAAATGAAAGTTAATGAAAACGAAAATGCAAATGAAACTAAAGATGATTATGTAGTACGTTATTCATTATCAGAAGGTCACTTTAAAATCAAATATTTAAGTGATTCAGAGGATCAGGCATTTAAACTGTTGAGAAATAAAAATTTATGTGCTATGAAACTCCACTTTCAAAAATCAGATGTATATTATCAGGCGGGATATCATGAAGTAATTTATCGTAAAGTAAATAGAGATTATGTTCGTGATACTATTGAATATTATGGTGATGTATATGCAAACTATAATGATGCTGTAATGGATGGTGAAAGATTATATAATGATCATTCTAAAGAAGGAGTAGAGTCATATAATGTAATAAACACAATATCCAAAGTAAATACTCGCTATATTGGGGAATACTATGCAGTTACTAATACTGAATATATAGATGATAAAAAGGATACTGATAATAAAGATTTTAAAACGATTTATGCTTATGTTGAACAGGGTGTAATAAGAATAATGTCAGAGTCTAAAGAAGATCTTATTAGTGAAATATCAAGTTGGAATAACATCAATAAAGATGCAATAATTGAATTGAAACTTCCAAGTAGTGATATTTATTATATAGGATGCTATGAAGAATGGTTTAGTTTTGGTAAAAATCCTGTTATGTCTAAATCTTATAATACTAACGTTTGTTTATCAGCCGCTGAAGCAGAAAGAAGAGCATTTGATATTTATGAAGATAATAAAATTACTTCTAATAAATACAAATATCTTTTTGGTAACGTGACTATATATTCATATGAAGAAGATGGAGACGGCTTTTATTGTCTTAACAACTATAAGAGTCTTAGTAAAGTAATAAGAAAAGAGGATAACTAATTATGTTATTTGATAGAAATTCAAAGATATTTTATGCTTATAATGACGGAGGCCTTGTAAGATACATGTCTGAGTCAAAAGAACTAGTATATCAATATATAAGCAAAAGATGGAAGAATCAAGAAGATATTAATAAAAGATTAATAACTTTGAGACTTCCAGAACAAGATGCATATTATCAAGCTGAATATGCTGAATGGGTCTCTAATGATGAAGGAGACGAAAAATTTATTCCATATTATGGAAATATCTGCATATTATCTACTAAATCTAAAGAGAATCTTGAAGATCTTTATAGAAATAATAAAGGTATGTTTTGCAGACAAAATCAGACATATGAATTGCAATCATCAGAGAAAACATTATATATGCTTATCAAAGGCAGAGGAGAAGATGCTTATGTTCTTGAAACTATAAGCACTATCGAAGACTAAATAAAAGTACCCTAGTAGTTCATTCTACTAGGGTTTTATTTTTTATAATTTAAATACCATATGACTATATATTATAGATTTGTATAATATGACAATTATGTTGAGTCATTAAATAATACATAAGTACAATAAGTACAAGAAAGGACAAATTATGGAAGAAGAAAGAAAAACCAATCCAATAAAGAATAATTGCGTAGAGATGCTTTATGCAATATATGAAAAGGGAATTAATGTTGTTTCTGGTAGGCGAGTGAGATTTATATGCAAATCAGAAGATCAAGTATCAAATCTTCTGCAGTGTGTGGATAATCCTATTGTAGAAACAATATATCTTCCTGAAGCTGAAACTTATTATCAGTCAGGATATACAGAGGCAGTTTATTGGAATACAATATGTTCTGATAATTGTGATGCTTTGAACTATTATGATAATGTATATACAGATTATGATTATGCAAAAGTCAAATCTAATGAATTGTATAATAATCATTTTAAGGAAGGAAAGGAAGCATATAAAACTGTTATTATAATATCTAAAGTTCATTCTGAAGAAATTGGAGACTATTATGAAGATAGTAATATTGAACTCCTGGATTACGATGATAATGTAGATGATAATAAAATTAAAACTTTTTATATTTATTTTAGAGATGCATGCAGAGTAATGTCAGAATCTAAAGAAAAATTAATAGAGTATCTTACAGATAAACGTAATAATATTGATGGTTATTATAATGATAGCTATATAAGTACTATAAGAGTTCCAGAATCATCATCATATTTTATTACAGAAAGCCATTGGTATTCAAATACTAGTGAAGATGATGATCCTATTGTTAGCGCTTGGTCTCCAACCATATATGTTTCATATAGAGAAGCAATAAAGGATACCAAAAGGATTATGGATAATTTTTATGGTAAATGCGATTCTAGATATGAAAGAGTCGAGTATATGTATAAATGTATATATTTATACAGAAGCGTTAAATTCAAAGAAGATGGCATTTATCATTTTCAACGTTACAATTATTTTACAACTGGATATAATAGAAAGGATGATTAAATATGGATGCTGAAACCAAGGACAATGTAAGAGAAATCAAAAGAAAGTTATTCTATATTCATTATCATAAAATGTATAATAATGTATATGGACTTGTTGATTGTTTCTCTGAGTCTAAAGAAAAATTAATAGAGTATTTAAAAGAGTCCGATAGATGGGATGATGATGAATCTTCTATTAAAACTATAATGCTTCTGGAACCAGAATCAAATACTTACTATTTTGGGCAATTTACAGAAGTATTTCATGTAGATGGATTTAGACAGGGTACTTTTGTTTGTCATAGTACTGATATTTACACATCACTGCACGAAGCAAAAACAGAAGCAATAGCATTATACAATCATAATAAAGATATATTTAGTGATGCTCATCCCGAATACGATTGTGTTATTAGGTCTGTAGTTGTATATCCAATTATATATCAAGATAAAACTGATATTTTTAGTCTTGATATTGAATCAGCAATGTCTATAATTTATGAAGAAGATGAAGATAGAAAGGATGATCAATTATGGGATTCAGATCTCAGGTAATAATATTATGCGAAAATAAAGCATTTGAAGAGATAAAGAATCTTTATAGAGAGTTATCTTATGCAGATACAATAAAGTATTATAGTGGTAATGGAAAAGAAACTCCATACTATTATATAGAGTATGAATATGTAAAGTGGAGATATAGTGATTTTGGTATTGGAATTACTAATAAACTATGTTCCTTGAACAATATTGATGGATACGGATTTAAGATTATAGATATAGGCGATGACTATTCTACTATAGAATCTGCTAATGATATAGGAGAAAATAGATTCTATGATTACTATGTTATAGCTGAAATTCATAGATCAGAAGAATATAATCAATTGAAACCTATTAAAACATTAATTCCTACTATAAGTCCTATTATTGAGATTGAGCAAAATAATAATACTTATCCTGTTACACCTATTTACAATCGTATGGAATGGTTAGATGAAATATTAGAAGATTTAGAAAAAGAATTTGGTAGTAAATACTTAAATATTAATATTATGATTAGTAATAGCCCTAGTAGTTCATACTACTAGGGTTTTATTTTTTGTTAAATGCCATTTAACCACATATTATATTAGTATAAAATATAGCGATTGTACTAAGCTAATAATAAATATGTACATAAGTATCTTAAAAGATACAAGAAAGGATAAGAATTATGGACAAGAAAGAAAATTGCAACAATACTCAAAATTATAATTATAAGTTATATGATATCATTTCTAATCAAAGATCATATCATGAATTTATGAGTAGTTTAACTATTGCTTTATATGAAGGTACAACTATAGATTTGTTTGATAATTCAAATTATAAAACCATAAATGATGATTTTTATAGGATTATTGATCCAATCAGTAAATATATAAGATCATCAGATGATTTTTATACTAAATATCTTCAAATACCGCATTATGAACTTTTAAATGCTGAATCTTTATATAATCAGGGTGTTAATGTAAATAAAGTAGATATATTATACAGTATTTTATATAATACTAATTATACTGGCGCAAATGGTGAAAGAATATATAATTGTTCATGGTGCTATGCTTTTAAGGGAAAGTTTGATATTAAACAATTTTTAGGAGATTGCAAAACTCCTAATTATATACTATTGGCAAAGTTTATATATGATAGTATACCAGATATATTTAGATACTATCTTGCAACTTATGTTGCTAATTATAATCTGGATGATAAAACAGATGAAATACCATTCACCTTATTTTTATATAGACAAAATCCAGCCCATTATTCAAGAATATATGATCTAATGATTAATTTAGAGAGTCGTAATAATGATAAACAAACTTATGAGTATTTTAAGTTATTTGATGATGAATATTCAAAATACTTTGATGAATCATACCAGCCAAAACAAAAATCATATGAATTTATAATAAAATTACTTGAGTCTATATCTTCTTGTAAAGAACTTAATATGCCATATGACTCAATTAAAGATAATTTGCGATTTACTATATTTAAGAAACGTAATTATGTAAATGCTTCTTCTGAAATTGAAAATATAGAAGATTCTATTAAAAGATCAAGAATGTCTAAGAATGAAAAAGAATTTTTATTATATATTTCTCAAAAGCTTATCGAATCTATAAAAGATTCTATATTCTCATTAAGTAAAGATGAATATAGAGTTTCATCATTAGAGTCTAATTCTAATAATCCATATGATGCTGGTGCGGCTTTATTTAATAATAGAAATACTTCTTGGATGGATAATTTAAATACTGTAGCACCAGATAAGAATTTTCCATCATATGATGGAAGAAAATAAATGATCATAAGCACTAATGTTGTTGATTAATAATAACCCTAGTAGTTCATTCTACTAGGGTTTATTTTTTGCTATTCTTAGTACATATGGTTACATATTATAATAGTAATAATATAGCAATTATGTTGAGCTAAATAATAATACATAGGTATCTACTAAGATACAAGAAAGGAAACTACTATGATTAGAAAAGAACTTTTAAACGAAGTAATGGAGATGGGTGATTTTATTTATCAAGATCAAAAGCAAGTAGTATATTCGGTTGATAATATTGTTAATGATCAAGACATTTATAAGAAATTTACAAAAGATGTAGCTTTGTTGCTCTATACACCAGATTCTAATGGAAAATCATATTGTAGAATTACATTGGAGGATAAGAAAATAGCTAAAGTTAATGATCTTTTTAATTATATTGTATCTAAAATAAAAGATATGGTATCATTGGATCCTGCAGTAATCTATTCTTATTCTTCATTAAGATTCAACGATCATGATATATTGATTGGTATGAGTTTATATGATTCTATGTATGATCGTAATTATGAAAAACTTTTAGCTATAGATTTTATGCATCATGGATGCACAAGTATAAACTCTTCAGAAAGTTCATTAAATGACAGAATCATAGCATTAAAAAGTCGTTTTCCATTTTCATGCAGCAATTATAGCGCTGACTGGATTGAATACTTTATGGATCATATAAATTATAGGATGGATACTGCTATTAATATAGAGAAAGATTTAGCAGATTATAAAGAGTCTACTCAAATCTTATTTACTGAATATTTAGTAAAATGCATTCCTGATATTATTAAAGAGTACTTCAATTTGAAAATGTATGATGAATTCATAGAAGAACTGCATAATAAAATATCATTTGATTTTGTTCTTTTTAATTTGCTCGGATCTAGGTATTCTATTGCATATGACTGTATTGGTTATGTATTATCATTAAATAAACCTGGTTATATCAGAAAAGAATTTGATGATATAGAAAACAAATTTTCAGAATATTGTAAAAATGAAAGTAGCTTTGAATGGTTACGTGAATATCTCGATAAATTATTTAATATTTCTGTTAATTTGTATGCAAGTATCAATATACAGCATAATAACAAGGTAGAAGCATTTTCTTGTGTAGTACTTGAAATCGATGAAATAAGACATAGTATATATGATAACGAGTCATTATCAGGTAATCAAAAGAACTTTTTATTGTATTTATTTGATGAAAGAATAATGAATGAGGTGCATAAATGCTGTAGGGTTATACTTGAAGATAAGAGAAAATACTATAGTAATGATCCTAGTAAGAATGAATCTTGGAATCCGTTTACCCCACATATGCAGTATGGTCAGCCGCAGCAGTATTATCCAGGATTTAAACCTTATCAGCAGTTGCCATTTGACTATGGTCAGCAGCTTAACTATGGAGCACCCATATATAGTTTTAATCAGAATACTGCATATACTGGACCTAAGTGTGATCCTAAACCTGTAGTAGATCCATCTGAACAGGATTTGTATAATAGTATGGCTGGCTTAAGTAATAATCCAACATCAAGTACTACAGATAAAGATATTGATATTAAAAATCATGTTAAAGAATGAATAGATTCAAAGCATGAGTCTTGATATTATTGTAATAATAACCCTAGAGTGTAATAGCTCTAGGGTTTTATTTTTTATAATTTAAATATGCTTTGACTATATATTATAGATCTGTATAACAGAAGTTATATAATACACTATAAGATCAATAAGGAGGACAACGAAAATGAAAAACTATAACTATGATCAACTTAGAGTTGAAGTGGAGGAAGCTTTAACAGACGCAATGAATGAAGGTAGACCAGATAGAGCTGCAGATAGAATATTTGATTATGTATCAACTATTACTGCTCCAGATAATGATGAAATGAGTATATTTAGAGGTCCATTATTTGCATCAGAAATAGGATTTTCTATGTGTCATAATATAGCTAATGTAGCATTTTATTGCTGTAAGCAAGAGCAAGAAATGCAGAGTATTATAAGGCATAATGGAGATCTTTATGAATATATTTGCTCAAGACATAATTTCTGTAAAGAAGAGTCAGAAGAAGACTATGATCCTAAGAAGGATAATTGTATTAGACATTACTTATCTACGAATAAATCTCCTGATACTGTAAGCGTTAATAGTATTCCTAGTATAGGGAGTATTATGGATGATATAATCAATATTGCAACAGAATTATTATATGATCATTCATTAAATCTTCTTAAAGATTATGAAGGCAATACAGAACTAGATGAAGAATTAGATGATCTCATTTCATGCTATTCTGAAGATGCTGAATATTATAGAAGATTTGCAGGCGGTAAAGCAACGCTTTTCTGTAATATTTATTTTGGTGGAGACACATTGTTTTTTGATATGATATATGGTAGTATAATGGCAGCAGACGAAATTCTTTCAAAGTGTATAAAAGAAAAAAGATTTATAACAGATAAAGATTTATTTGAATATGTCTATAGTAGAACAAAAGTTCCAGATGGAACACGCTTAGAAAATAAAGATGCTATTTCTTTATATAATATGATTAAGTATATCTGTAATGATATTCAATCTATGATTAAGAGAATATCAGAAAAAGAAAATTGGTTATCTGATAATGAGAAATCTGATAATTCTACAGATTCACAAGATTCTAAAGCAGAATTTGATATGGATAGTGTCAAAAGACAATTTATCAATAAATATTATATCTATGATTATAAATATAAAGAAGACTATGATGGTATTATGAAAATCATTGATAATTACGTGGATTTCTTTAGAGAAAGAATTAATTATATTAGCAATTGTATATTAAACGGATATATTGATTCTGTATTTTTCAAAAAGCCAGTCTATAATATAGATGATGAGCTAATAAAATTAAAGTATAGTCATTTTATAAATATTTTTATAAATGATATAACAGAATCAATATATGAATTAAAATCATCTAAATCTATACGATTTATCAATATGGTATTATTAGATGATTTTAAAGACACATACTATTCTGCTATTAAATTTATTTTAAGACAGAGAGCAGACTATCTCTTCAAGTATGATTTAGAATATAGACTTAAAGATAACTATGAATTCTTTATAAGTATTCTTTATATGCCAGATAAGAATAGAATTGAAGAACCAAGGCATATTCAGAAAAACATAGAATCAAGATTATATTCAGTAATAAAATCATCAATTAAAGAAGATGCTGAAGACATGTTAATATTTGTAAACAAAGTTTTAGATGGAGTACAGCATCATGCAAAAAATACTTTATCTTTTTTAAATTTTTATGAAACCAAGGCAAAAGAATTATCAGGTGCCCAATGCGCAGCATTTGCATCTAGTATAATCGGATATTTAAAGTCACCTTCTGTGGGAAAGAATATTGAGGAGGATGAATAATGGAAAACTACATGAAACTTAAAGAAGCAACAATTTCAATATTGAAGAAGGCAATGAATACAGATGTAGATATTATATCTGTTTATGAATTAGTATCACTTATAGATTACGATAAGTATATAAAGAATTCTAAATTTAGTTATGTAGATGCAATACATCTTATAATTCATGCTTGTAGAATTTCAAATATTGAGATGCACCAAATTATGAAAAGGGGTTGGGAACTTGATGAGTATATAGTAGATAAGCATGAATTTGATAGAAATATATCTATGGAAGAATATGATCCTAAAAAAGATAAATATATTAGGCGATTTATTGATTTGACAAATTCTGGATCTTTAAATAGTAGCAATATGAAAGAAGGACCTATATGCGATATTCTTAATATTGCAACAGAGTTCTTATATAATTATTCATTAGATCTTCTTAAAGATTACGAGCTTACTATTAAGCAAAAAGATACAAGTGATACACAGATCAATATTGATCATAGAGTTCCTGATAATGTAGATAAAGAAGAAGCAAAAAGATTAATACAATATCTTCATGATGTGTTATTATCTTTAAACTATAGAGTAAATAACATTGATGATCCAGAAAATGCTTTGGATAATTTACATCTTTATGAAAATTCTTTGTTATTTGAATCTAAATTTGAAAAGTATAACTATTTTGCAGCTGATACATTAAGCTACTTAAAGTCTTTACTTATCAAAATACAAGATGTGTAATAAATTATTACAATACTAACTATACAATGATGAAGTAAAAAGCAATAAATACTCCTTGTGTTTAAGTATTTAGTGTTTAAACTATAGTCATTTTTCATTACAAGAACTTGCCGTAGGATAGATATCCTACGGCACCCCTTTTTTATTTTTTGTCCATTTTCGGTACATTAAACATTATAGTAAAGTATTTATATAAGGAAGGTGGTACAAATGAGGGATCCCAGTAATCTTATACAGCCTGTATTTGATTCCGATAGAGTCAGCGTAGTTAAACTTAATCAAGTTCCTGACTATGACATCCCTGACTATAATCTATCAGATGATAAAGAATTTCAAAGGTATATATTAGATATTAAACGTATATGCAGAGGATCTTTTGAATATCAAACATTGATTCAGTTTATGAGAGAAAATCTTGACATGAATAAATGTAGTTTTTATGAAAGTGTATCTAATGCTGAATCAGCTAATATAAAGATACATATACATCATGATCCATTTTGTATTGAAGATATAATATGGATTGTTGTAAGAAAAAGACAAGCTATGTATGAATCATTAGATGTAGAGCTTGTTGCAGAAGAAGTTATTAAACTTCATTATCAACTTAAAGTTGGTCTTATACCATTATCTGAAACTGTTCATGAACTTGTTCATAATCAGTACATATTTATCCCCACAACACATGTAATGGGTAAGTATAGAGAATTCGCTAACGAGTATGAGGACTTTATAACTCCAGATCAGATGGATGTATTAAATAGAATAGAAGAATATACTAAGATATGGAATAGCTCTGACGCTTATCAATTCTTAGATAAACACTATATCTATGTAGATGCATCTGGATCTTGGAATCTTCCTACAAAACAGGAAATTATAAATATGATGAAAGATATTATGTCTAAATCTAGTAAGGAAAGTATTGGTTTAAATGTCTCTGATTGAAAGGAGGATAGAGGTTGGCTGAAAAGTATATAATATGTCCAGATTTATATATTACGATACATAAGTATGGACATGGTATGATATTACATAGGATAAAAGCATTAAAGGATTTTAATGACGTGAAGGCAGGGGATATCGGAGGATATGTTCAATCTGAATATAATCTTTCCCAGTATGGTACAAGCTGGATTTACGGGGACGCTAGAGCATACTCTAAAGCAATCGTTTTAAATAATGCCATACTTAAAGATGAAGCTTGCATATCTGGTAATGCTATATTGATGGATAATGCTATTGTTGGGGGAAGTTGCTGCATTAAAGGATGTGCAAGAGTTGGAGAAGATGTTGAATTAGAAGGAGCTATTCAAGTATATGGTAATGCATATATTACTGGCTCTGGAATATTGAAAAGGTATGAGGATATTATCGATTCTTATGTAGAACTACATAATGGTCGTTTAGTTCATAAAATTAAGGAAACATATAATAAAGATTAAATAAAGGAGGAAATACTATGCTTAATAGTGCATATAACATCATAACTGAATCTGTCAAAGCAGAAACTTCTGTTGTAGAAAATGCTACAGATAGTTATGTTATTGATGAACTTATGAACGAAGTTGAAAGTTGTAGAACTGTACCAGAAAGTGTAATGGAGTTTACTCCAGAAATGGTAACTGTAATCGAATCAAAAGGTAACTATTTTATGGAAATTGAGAATGTTGCTAGACTTGCTAAAGATCAGAATATGAGTATCTCTGAAGCAGTATTTACTGTAGCTAATGCTAATTCTATTAATGCAGACAATTGTTTTGTAGTAATAGAATCAAATGCAAGTATTAGAAACTTTATTGAAGAAAATACCGCACCAAAACAGAGAAAGTCTAGAGCAGCAAGTAGTATGCTTTCTGCTATTAACGATCTCAAACAGAATAATATTAAGATTGTAAAGTCAAAATCATTTTAACTTTCTCCTTTCCATATGGCTTTAGCGGTTTTATACTGCTAAAGCCTTTTATAATGTAAAAAGAGATTGTATATTATAGATTTAATAATACTTAAGGAGGATGATAGCATGCTATTTAAGAAATATTACAAATGGGCCCATCAATGGACCAAGGATAATAATAGTGTTTATTTCGATATAGAAGTTTCGTCGAGAAATCAACAAACTCTGATGAAGTTATATAGGAAGGATGAACATCATAGAAGGCATTTTAAGAAAACTATAAGTGTTATTAAAATGATAAGAGAAGATACCAACGACGATGGCCTTGAAATCAGTATAGAAGACTTTGCTGATAATTTGTTTACTAGTGGAATCATAGAACCAAATAGAAAGATGTCTAAGGAAATATATGATGATACAGATAAACAATTAGCATATATCAAAAATATTATTCTTAAATATGGATATGAATGGAAGAATATTACTGGAAAATATTATATTCAGATGAAGATGTCCAACAAGAGATATGATGATAAAGGTAGAACCTTTATGAGTATTAAACTCACTGAAAATGATAGTCATAAGAGATACTTTAATCTAGCTATATTTCATATAGATAAAAATGGTCATATTAATAAAGGTGCAGACTATTTTGGTATAGATCTTGTATACAATGATTTGAAAACAATATTTGAACCAATCATAAGTTTCTGGGAGAGGAGTACCGGAAAAGAATTAGTTTACCAAGAATAATCTAATAAGGAGATAAAGAAAATGAAAATTTTAAACATATTTAGTGATGCATCAATGATGACGGATCCTAGAAATAATACTAGTATCGGTTGTGCAGGTGCAGTAGCAGTTTATGGGAATAAAGATGTAGTTGAAGAGACCAAAGAAGTATTATATGGATTTACAAATAATATGTCAGAACTTACTGGAATTAAAATGGCTCTTCAACTTGCTTTAAAGTATAGAGAATCATATGATCAAATAAATATAATAAGCGATTCTCGATTATGTGTTGAAACTTTTAAAGACTGGATTTATAGATGGATGAATAATATAAAGCCTGATTTGACTTTAGTATCATCATCTGATGAGCCAGTTAAGAATCAGCAAATAATTATGGATTGTGTTAATTTTATTATACAAAATAATCTTAAGTTCAATCTATATCATATAAGAGGACATATATTATTATCTAATGAATCCAAAATTAAGGAAGCTTATAGAAGTTTTATTAAAGTAAATGGATTCGCTATTAATAGAGAAACTCTAGAGATGTTTATCTACTATAATAACAAAATAGACTTCGATACAAGAACATTTCTAGAAGAATATTATAATAATTATTTGTCTTGCTTTGACCCACCAAATCATCCAACTCAAGCTATAGTATGTATACCTTCGAGGGACGAGATGGATGTGTATTCAAGGCTAATAAACCACAAAGGCTTTTAATGCCTTTGTGGGTAACTTTTTATAAAATATCAAACTTAAGAATAAAGAATATACCAAAGCGTTTAGTTACGCTTTGGGGTATTTTACTTTATAAATACATATTATAAAGTTGAAAGTCGAAACAAGAAAGGACAAAACTTATTATGGACAACTTTAATCAAAAATACAACAGACCACCAAGAGGTCCTTTGGCAGCAACGTATATGAATGATCGTCCAATGCAGCCACAACCGGCACCGATTGGTAGTTTATTGAATAACAATAATTCTTATTTCAGACCAAATAATATGTACAATAATAATATGGGGTACAATGGTTATTATGGTCAAGGGTTTGTAAACCCATATACAATGCAACAACAACAGCAGCAGTATGAACTACAGCAGCAACAGCAATATAACTCTGAATATAATAAACTCAGAGATATATTCAAATCATTAGACCAATTTTATAATGGACCACTTAGTCCAGAAGAAGAAAAAGAATTTGATAATGATTTTGAAAATAAGTTTGGATATAAAGCTTTTCAAGAAGAACAATTAAGAATGCAACAACAACAGCAGCTTATTAATAATATGAGAAATGATTATCCAAAATATCCTATTCCGATACCAAGAGAACAAATCGAAGCTATGGAACTTATCAATAGAAATATTGAAAGAAATAAAGAGCTTGGAGATATTAGTCTTGGTGAACTTATGACTGGAAATAAAATGGAAGACAAAGGATTAGAATATACTGATGAAATTATGTCAACCAAATTACAGAAGAATTCCAATCTCGGTGCTATATATAATAGATCTCAATATAATGATCTTATCAATATGCATTCTAATAATTCTAGTAGTGGAATGTATAATGCATTACTGAATGGGCCAAATGTTGATGATTTAACAGTCTCATTACCAGATCATCTTAAGAATGAGCATGCAATGAGAAAAGCTAAATTCTTAGAGGCAATAATGAATAATTAAGGGGGTGGTTAGTATGAAACTCCAAAGGAGTCATGTGTTAGATTATCTTTATTCTAAAGATAAATCTCCACTAGATTTTAAATGGGAAAGTTTAACCGCTCCTCCATTATTAAGCTTATTATCTGTTTATGATATACAGAGTTTAAACAAAGTAGCAACATCATTAAGATATGCTGGAAAGATTAAACTAAAATTATCTATGATAGATGATATAATGACACAACGAGGTTTTAAAAGATTTCATTGTGGTACTAATAGAGCTGTCTATATGTATTATGAGAATAGTAGTATTATAGTTAAAGTGGCTCTAGATAAAGTTGGATTATCAGATAATCCAGATGAATATAAAAATCAATTCTTACTCAAACCATTTGTAACAAGATGTTTTGAAGTAAGTCCTTGTGGAACAGTAGGATTATTCGAAAGGATAACACCAATTATCAATAAAGAAGAATTCAAATCTGTTTCAGAAGATGTATATAATTTACTTACCAAGTTTGTAATTGGAAAGTATGTTCTAAATGATATAGGAACTTTATCTTGGATGAATTATGGTATTCGTCCTGGATTTGGAGTGTGTCTTTTAGACTTTCCATATGTATATGAACTTGATGGAAACAAGTTATATTGTTCTGCTCAATTAAATGATGATACTAAATCTCCATTGTATTGTGGTGGAGAAATAGATTATGATTATGGGTTTAACAATCTTGTATGTAACAAATGTGGAAAAGTATATGAACCAGACAAACTTCAAAAGTTTGTTAAAGATAAGTTCATATACAGTTATAAAGAAGGAGGAAATAAACACATGAAACTTAATTTAACTAGGAAAGATGGAACAAAGTTTACAAAGGTTATAGGAGAAGTTAAATCTTCTAAAGCAATCAATTTTAATATTGAAACTGATGAAGCTTTAATGGATCCTAGTAGATTTTTTAATAGTAGAAGGGATAATGATTCTAATGAACATGGTTTTAAGATTAATAAACGATCTATTGATTATAATAGGAGCGATAATACATCTGATGTTCATAATGATGATATGCCTAATCCTGAAAATCAGACTGAAAATATTGAAGTTTCTGTTGATACTAAACCTGAAACTGCAGAAGTTAATCAGGAATATCATGAAGAAGAAAAAGTAGTTCAAGAAGATATTGTACAGGAAGAGTATACTAAACCCGAAAAGAAGCCATCATATACATTCTCTCAATCTTATGATTATGGTGAAGATTCTAATAGTGGAAGATATGGTGGAAAGAAATCAAAGAAAAACAAGAATAAGAGAAATTATAACTTAGATAAGTTTTAAGGAGTGTAGGATATGTTGTATGTAACTAAAGATTCAGAAGTTATTAATTCAATAATACAAGCTGGTATTCACCAAGCTTGTTTGATTATAATTGATGATGAAGAATCAAAGTATTCTAATTTATTATCATATCCAAATGCATTTATGGGGAGTATATTACTCCCCCCTTATACTGCATTGGATTATATGATAAATGGAAATATAAATGAGTATGAATATCAATATTCATTATATTTAGATTCTAGAGAACCAACAGATTTTATCTGTATGCTATTTGCAGCTACAATTCTCAGAGGAACTAATATTATCTTCTATTGTGGAAATGAAGATGCTGGATATTTTGATACATTCTCAAGATATATCATGTCAAAGTATGGTATAAATATACCAATGCTGACTAATGTAAATGAGTTTGCATTTTGTGTTCAGAATAATCATACATTTTCATTTATAGTAGAACCACCACTTGCAATCAATGCAATAGTGGCAAATCTATTTATATATGGATATATGTCTACAGAAGACTTATATAAGGAGTATACTATAGATACTTCACGTAATATATTATTACCTCCGGAAATAGTATCAATACTGTATAATAAATATAGGCCATTTATTGGTCATGGTAATGCTACATTTGCTGAGGTTAGTGATTATTACAATAATATCTTTGAATCTAGTAAGAAAGCGGGTAAACTTTTAAAGAACCCGTTATGTGAGGTATAATATGAAAATTGTATTTGGAGATATAGATATACTCAGAAGAAGTGGAAATATGTTTACCAAAGTTTATAATCTTCTATCTATAGTAGAGGCAGGAACCAGATTACATTATCTGATTCCTGCTTTTCGTATAAATGGAGTAGATTTTGGTGATGAAGTTCTATTCGACAATGAGTATATAAATTATGTATATGGCAACAATGATTCTTTTTTAGAGATTATGTCAATAGTAGTGGATGTATATGAAGGAGAAGACGTATATATTCTTATAGATAATGATACTAACTCTAAAGATATTTTAACAGAATCTATTATAAAGATTCTTCAACAAAGATATGGAATTATAGCAAATTATATACATGATACATCTGATCTTGAAGGATTAGTTGATACTTCTCTTAGCTTAGAAGGATTATACAATTTCGGACAAGATCGAGATAGATATCTTAGGATATTAATAGAAAGAGGTATTGTATAATGGAACTATACGAGAATGTAAACTATTTGCTAGATATAGATTATATTAAGAATGCAACTATAATAGAATATGATTTATCTAAGGCTAATATAAATGCATTACTCTTTACAAAAAGAATACCAAAATCAGAATATGATTATTTAAACTCCCTTGATAAACATTCAAGGGAAGTATATGTAGGTCTTAAAATCAAGAATGATAAATCTATATATAAATCTATTCAGCAAGGTATTATTTATGCAAAACGGCAATTTTTCGAGCAAAATGCTATTTCAAATAATGATGTACTTGCTATTAAGAATGATGCTGTTTTTGTGATTAATAGGGAGCCTAAGTATACACATTTCGGTGACTTTAGGTTCTCTTTGAAAAATATATATAATAGTTTTTATAAAATACCAACACCTAGAAACAAATTAGAGTGTTATTATAGATATGATAATATCTCTAAAGAAGATATCTTAGATGTCAAAGGTATTGGAGAAAAAGCACTAGAGTATCATAAAGGATATTTCCTAGATTTTTTAACAGTAGTGTTCTATATATTACAAAGATTTGATGATATTCCTCAGGCAATAGATGTAGTAAAAAATACTTATAGTAATTATACTAACTATGAATTCGTACATCAATTCTATAGAGAATTTTCATCTATATCTAAGTATAAATTTGGTATGAATCTCGTCTCAGGCGAATATTATGCTGATCATATATCAGAAGAAGATAAAAGATCTTTAGATATATCTTATAATATGAACATAATTATATATTTATATAAGCTATTATCTAATATGTATTTCTCAAATAGATAACAAGTCCCCCGTAGGTATTATTACCTACGGGGTTTATTTTTTGCTAAATTATAGCAAAACTATTGCCATTATAAATATACAAATCCCAAATGCTGCCATCATACATAGGACCTCCTTCTTAATTAATACCGAAAGCCTTCATGGGATCCATTTCAGTAAGTACCGGAACTGAATCATGGAATGCTTTCATAGCTATATTTTTAAGCGTTGAACCTATCTGTGGCATAGTGCTTCCTACGTTTTTAATTCCCAATCTATAATAAAGATTACCAGCACATTTATTACATATATGCTCGTTTTCGCATAGACTGGAATATCTGAACTTAACGGTTTTACCAATATATTTATCTTTGTTCTGTGAAGTAAGTTCTATTAATCTTGATCCTTCAGATATATATGAGTACATCCAATCTGAAACATTTGCTTCAGTTAAATGAACTGTAACACATCTTTTAGTACCACAGTCTGAACCTGGTTCATCAAGAACAATATGTTGGCAAGCTGATAAGAGAAGCTTTTCCAAATATCCACCATTTTTCGTTTTCTTACCTCTAGCGTAAGGACCAGCTGCTAAGCTATTTGCCACAATTGGGTACTCGTCCTTTGATATACCGCTAGAATAACATGATAGCGCTACGTTATAACCTTTAGTTGGATCTGGATCCTTCATGGCACCTTTCATTACATACATATTCTTGAAGTTATTGCCATAAGAACCGGCAGCTCCAGAATCAAAATAATCTAATGATGGATCGCCATCCAATAGATCTTTAGCATAATCTAAAAGTTCTTCTTCCATTTTTGTTACTGTTACCAAATCGCCATCAGCTAATTCTTTTTCATATTTCTTAGCGAGCTCTTTTTTCTTACTTTCAATCCTTTTAGAGCACAAAAGAATATCTAATGTTTGATTAGAAGACAGTATAGTTACAAATGCTTGACACTTTTGTGTTTTCATTATAAATGTCTTCAGTTGATCTATAGTAATCTTATCTTCCATTAAGGCATATGATAATTCTTTATTGATCTTACCTAAGCCTTTTTTGGTTATAGGAGTATTTATGTAACCAAGTATATTACCAAAGTCTTTCTCGATTAGTCCTTTATTAAACACCCATAATCCGAGTGTTGTTCTAAACGGTTTTGTATTTTTCTTATCACCTAAACTATATGATCCTGGTGGTATTGTTATTATATCGTACGTATTGTATTTAGATTTACCGTTTTCAAATATACCAAAATTCTCTGCGATAAATGAAGTTTTAATACATTCGTCTTCTGTCAAGTTCAAGAAGAAATCAATTTCCTCTTGCTTGGTGATCTCTCTAGCCTTTCTTTTTTGTGACATTTTAATCCCTCCAATAAAAATCGGGAATGAAGTATTGAACTACATTCCCACAATTTATCAATAATATAGCTGGTATACAATATCTATACCTTTGTCCAAGTCTCCAATATTTTCTGAATAGAAATTAAGCTTGGTCATTGGAGTTATATTTTTAAAAGCCACCGGCTTAGTATAATCATCTTTATTATATATTGGAGTTGCCTGGCACAGTGATAATGAATCTACAATTGCACTACTGAGAGGTGTATTATCTGGATTAACATTATCGTTATCAGTAATAAGAAACCACTCTCTCAGTTCTGTTGTTGTGATGCTAAGTTTAAGTTCTGTATAAAACTCTGTTTCATGAGTATTATAATATCTTAAGCCAAGATTATTTGTGTCCTCAGGTACACCCAATCCATGTTTAGCTCTATATCTAGACTCAAGCTGCTTCTTAATTGCAGAAGAATCTGCTACAGCATCAGTAATAGAATATCCGTCACCATTAATTCTTACTTTAGCTGAAGCGTTAGTTATCTTCTTGAAATAATAAGCATAATAAGTCTGATCTGAATCTGTTACTCCTGCAATATATCTTGATCCATAATACTTTCCAATCAAGTCCTCATTGGATCCTGTTCCTATAGGGTCTTTAAGAGTCCTAAATGGGATAAGATCTGTAGGCCATATCCAAGATGCAAATTCATTAGCTATAAGCTGGGTAGGATTAGATACTGTTCCTCCTTTGCCTATGCACCATAAATAACATTTAGATTCATTTATCTTAGCCTCTTGAGTATTAAGAACTTCAGTATCGGCTAATTTAAATATAGATGAATCATCTGTTCCACCATCTGTAGAGAAATAATCATAATTAACCATGCATTCTCTAAGATCGTATCCACTAGGGTCTGTTATTTCAAATTGATCATAAGCTGTAAATGGAGCACCACCTAAAACACTTCTGTTGCTACCTTTCCATATAACTTTATCTGTTCCTGCTACATAAAAAGTCACTTCTGTTTTTCTAAAGGGACTATGTGGAGGAGTAGATAAGGTAGAGCTATCTTTCATTTCAAAATTATCAATTAGAAATCTATTTTTATTCATTATGTATACCTCCAATAATATTATTTATATGTTTTTGTTATTTTGATTTTGTCAAACATGCTGAACTTATCAGTCTTTTCAATATTGATTAATTTTTGCATGTCATCTTTCATATCATAGTGATCATATTTTCTCATATAAGATGTAATATCTCCAATACGATCATTGTATCTAATATAAGTAAGATACTTACCATAATCATCTGATCCGAATTGAAGAACTGAATTTACATTATATATTTGAACTCTAAATGACTTAAAGAAGTTTATTATCTTAGCCATATATTCCCTAACGAATTCTGCACTAACACCTGGAAGATTAGTATATATGCTACTAGATAAATCTTCATCTTTAAGAACAAGATCTATACTCTGTGTAATATTATACATAAGAGCATTTATTCTTTTTATCTTAGACTTTTCATCTGTCATATTTCTAACTTCTATAGCACAGTTATACAATTTAGGGTCTTTTACTCTAAGATAGTCTGTCAATGTTTCATAATAATCACCTATATCTTTTGGAGAATCATTCTTTGCAAAGTAATCTCTATTATACTTAGAGATCATAAATGCATCATATATTTCTTCAAAAGCTCTATAGTCTTCCCATGTCTGAGCGTTATACATTTCTTCACAAAGATATTGTCTGAATTCCATATTATAATTAAATAATTCTACAAGATTCTTTGCTGTAAAAATCATATCTGTTTCAGAACTGGTTTTTATATTAAACGTGTCTTGAATATGTAATGGATCTGTAGATTCATCATTGTCATTATCAAGCATTTTTTGTATATTATATCCTCTACGTCTAAGATCTTCTGCTAAATCATTAAATCTATTAGTGATATCAGTAAAGTTAAATCCTAAGACATAAAGTATATTATCTATATCATATTGTATTGTAGAATCTATTCCATAATAAGCAAATGCTAAATCATACATAAGCACAAATAAATGTGCTAATTGGAAACTCTGGCTTGTGCTTATCAAAGGAACAGATATCAATAAATTATCCTCTCTTTGAGAGTGTATATGATATTCTTCTCCATCATTACTATGAACTCCATCTAAGTTAAATTCATCGAATAATATTCCATTGAAATAACTAGATTCAAATGAGCTCTTAGCAATATCATTTATAGTATCTACAGAAAGATATTTACTCTTTCTGTATACAAATTCTTCCAATGCATGTTCTTTTTTAATTTTATCATGAGATATTTCTCCATCCCAATAGTCATCTGCTTTTGTTACTTCATCATAACTAAGATAATTTTCATCTTCCTTTATGTATAAATCAGCAGAATCTCCTAATGGGACTTTTATAAAGTTCATCTCATATTCGCTCAAAGGATCATGATTATCTCCTATGGTTTCATCTACATAATAATCTTCTTCTGTTCTATTTCTTCTCTTAAGAATATAGTAACGATATATATCTATATTCTTGAATCCGAATAATGCACAGATATCAGTCATATTCTTTTCTGTAGATTTAAACTTAAGAAGATTGTTTATATTCTTCATAAGATTTATTTGATACTTTACAGGAATTTCTTCATAGTATGGAATCTGATACATACTAAATATATACTTTATACATCTAGAATCTATAAACTCTCTTCTAAGAATAATTTCCTGTATACGACATAATATGTCTATCATTGTATGTATAAGAATATATATAATGATAAACTCATTGTAGTAATCTGAATCATATTTCATAGCTTCAGAATATACAGTTTTGATTACAACATTTCTATTTATTTCATATCTCTCTTTATATCTTTCTCTTATCTCATTAAGTTCGACATCTGGTAGATATAATAATTGAAAGTTGTATGCTAATCTAGCAGTGTATATATCTATCTTCGCTTCTGATAAATGATCTAAGTATTTCTTTTTTGGATAATCTTCTTTTATAGCATCAAAGATACCATATCCTATTACTAATGCTAATGCATTAGAATCCAATTCATGTATATAGTACGGTTGGTCTATACGATTTTCAAAAGATACAGACTCTAAGTTAGATATAATTAATTGACCTTCTTCTGTAGTTTCATCTATTCCTACAGCAGAGTAATAATCCCTTATATCTATTCCTGGGTCATCACAATCTGGTAGACCATTAAGCATTCTATAATAATCATTCAATTCAACGAATTCATTGATAAATTTCTCTTTGAGATACTCAGTTAGATACTCTTTAATTTCATCAGGAAATAAATTTGGATCTTCTATATATTGATCTATATCCACATACTCTTCCTCTAAAACAAAGTCTGGATCTCCTGGGAGTATTTCACTATTATCAACCATACCAAATCCTTCATCATCAACCATTGGAGTTCCATCGTCATTATACAAAGCAACAAATCTATATTTATGGATTCTTGTTATACCACCAAGAAGATCTCCTTCTACAGCATCTTCAGAATCTGATGTTGCTAATGCTACTGGTATTCCTACTTCTGGAACTCCATCTCTTTGTGGAGTAAGCATGTCTTTTGTTATCATATCTGATAACGTAGAAAATCGAACTCTATTTTCCATACAAGCTCTATATTTTCTCCAGTTATCTATTGATTCATCTGTTTCTTTAGCCGAAGCTCTGTCCTCATCTTTGACGACAGCATTATATGTAAGTATTTTAGTATAATACATTATTTCATCAACAAATGGATTTTCTGTTGCGACTAGATCTAAGTTTATACTCATTGTATATCCTCCTTTCTTTATTATTGGTATGTTTACCGTTTCAACCATAATGGACTTTTGTAAAAGTAGGTATTATTAGTTGTATATTATAACTGTGAATAAGATACATGTATCTTATATAGTATTGTCATATAGTATAATTACTATGTTCCTAGGTATGGATAAGTAATATATACAGATAAACAACAGTGGTGGAGGTTATACTAATAATAAAATCTAAGACCAAGAGCCACTATAATAAGTGAGGTAATATTATGACAGATAACACAACAAGAAAGATCAACGGTGCAATTGAAATAAGTGTAAAGTTTAATGGTAACGTGGTTAAAACAATGTTAAAAGAGGAAAACGGAGAAAGCAAGAAACGTCAAACCTCTTACAAGTTTGAAAATGTTGAGTGTGGTATCAACATTAGTTGCAAAGATATCACGGTTGAGGATCTTGGAAAGACTATCAAGGATACTTTCAAAGAAACCATCAAAGCTTCTGTAATAGAAGAAAAAAATGTAAGTCCTGATGGTTGTAAACCAGACCCAGATAGTATTGCTTATAGTAATCCCAGATATATCTTTGATCCAGTTATAAAAACCGATATTGTATTAAATGATTTTCAGGGATGCTATTGCACAAATAATAAACTCATCGAACTGAACAATTATAAAAATATCTTTGATATAATAAATGAAGATATTTTTATGGGAGAATCCGATAGTATAGATTCTGGCGTTTTTACAATTAATGGAAAACTCGCCAATGGCGAAATCGTGAGAATATTTATGCACTCAAATAATTTAAGTAAAAATACACTTGATTCAGCTATAAAAAGATGTATGAATGAGATCGATGATCATATTCTTAACGATAGAACTAAGCCTGTATACAGGTCTGTAATCACTGATGGTATGTACATGGAAATAGAAGTTAGAAGATAAGTCTGGAGGTAAACAATTATGGCTGATAATATTATTAAAACTTTTTTAAACATGGATGTAGAAATAACTGATGACTTTATAAAGTCATCATCAGTAAAAAGAACTAAGTGGTTTGAATCATCATCTGTAGAAGAGTTAGAATCAACTCTTAAGACACTTGACCATGCTGGTAAATATATAAAGGGTACTGTTATGATTACTATATCAGTATGCTCTTATTCCAGTATTTCTATAACATTCAATACAAATGAATATGTAAATAATGACATAGCTGGAAATGAGATCGAAAGAATTCTTGAATCCCAGTTAAATTCAGAAACAGTAGTAGATTGTGTTATGAATAAAAAGAGCACAACAAAGTTTCACTCAGAAAAAATATTCAACAACAACTGCGAGATAACTACTACTATTAGAATCAATGGTGCAGAAATTGCATAACAAATAGGGGGCTTCGGCTCCCTTTTATTTTTACTTAAATAATGATTAATTTGTCAGGAGGATTGATAATATGAGTAACTTAAAGTTAATAGAAAACGAAGGAGAAAAAATAAAAATAATAGTTAGCTATAATATTTCTTTGATGCACTACAAGATACAAACAACAATACATTCAGAAGATGATATTATAAGTTCTATTGAAGATATACTGGATGATATTGAAGATAATAGAATTATGCCAAATATCCATATTAGAGCGGAGAATACTATTATTTTTATTAGTCTAATACCAAGATTTAATCAGTCTGGTTATTTTGTTAAGGATGATATCATAAAATTTTTAAAAGAAAATTTAAATAGTATCTCTAATGATGAGCAATATCAAAAGGCTAAAAATGAACATGGTAAATATGAAAAGCATATATTTGATATATGCTCAGAAGATCAAGTATGGTCATTTTTTATGCGCATGGAATATCATGATAAAAAAAATAATATGGATAAGGTATTATGGATGGATATGCCGATAAATGTAAACAAAGTTAGCACGTTATTTAAAAAATGTTGGAACAATCAATAGATATACAGTTAAACAAAGTTAACAGATTTAGAGTGGGGATTAGTCCTCACTCTTTATTTTTTGTCAAATTATTAATAATAACTACTAATTAAATGCTAATAAAAAGGAGGTATTATATTATGGTGATAGATAAAGATACAACATGCTCGTATGTAAAAATAAATAGAGCAAATTTTTTATATATTACTAATTTGATGAATGCTAGTACGGCAGGGGATCCTATCAGATTGAGAAATCAAGAGTATAATAATATATCTATTGAAGAAATATCAAATATCGTATTCCCACGATTCAATAATAAATTTGATAATTATAGTGGTTATATGGTAGCTGGAGCTGATATAGATATGGATATAGAATCATTAGGAAAAATAAATATGCGTTATTCCGTAAATGCGAATTATATTAGAATAAATAATGATGCTAGACGTTTTATGTATGAGTCATTAACAAATTTTTCAATGTTACTTGAAGGAGAAGATTTAGATACTATTGAAACTAAAAGTAAGGAGTATTTTAGTAATTCTGATCACCATCGAGGTATAAAGATGAAATTAACATATCGGAGGGAATAATTATGGAAACTATTATAGATAAAGATACAATATGCTCATATGCACTTATAAATGGACTTAGTAGATTAAAAGAAAAAAATTTAAATGATGATCCTAAACATATTATGTTTGATGAGCAAATGCATAATAATATATCTATTGAAGAAGTATTAAATGAAGTATGCGGTCATGGTAGTGATGATAGTATTATTAGAACTGACGTTGTTGCCATTATGGATATACCACACATTGGCGAATTGCGTGTTATGTTTAGTTTAAATGATATCGAAATATACAAAATCAAAGATTTCATATATAAATGGCTAAAGCCAGATCCGGAAGAATCAGAACAGCATAACAATGGTTTGTATCGATTTAAATCTGAATATGAATCCACCCCAGGATTTAATGGAATAGATATTAATTTATCATACTATGATGAATATAAAAAGAAGAAATAAAATGAATATTTAACATCTTTTCTTCAGGAACATTATAGTAAAAGGAGGTAATGGCAGTGGATGCTAATGAGAATGTGAACTGTTATGGTTATGCTGATATTTATAGCATGGATAATGACGTCAACCCCATAATAGTATCACCAAACACTTTTATTCAATTACCTTTTATGCAAACAAGAGAAACATTATCAGATGCAGATGTTTATCGAAGATTTATAATAAACTGTGAATCCCGTTTCAGACATAGTAAAACTTATACAAACTATAAATCATTTTTATATTCTATTGGATTAGACCATTGCCAAATACATGGTAATATATCTTCAGAAATGGCTAGTATCGAAATGCATCATAACATGCTTACGTTATTTGATATAATTTTTATTATAACAGAGCATATGCTAAATTCAGGATATTGTGTTAATACATTTAGAGTTGTACAGCTGACTAAGTTGGAGCATATTAAGCATCATGTTCAACTTGTAATGCTTTCTAAAACTCCACATCAAATGTACCATAATACTAGTAATCAGTTATACATATCCCCTAGTATGTGCTTTGGAAATTGGTATCAATTTTTAAAAACTTACAAGCTTGGAATAACCAAGGAGATAGCCTTAAAGATAATTACATATTTGGATAAAGCTATTAACGATGGAGATAAAACTGATGATAATAATTTACTAAACATGAGAAACGAGATATTAAGTTGGTCTCATTATAATGATATTAATTTCTCTTAAAATCATCCCTAGGAACATAGATTCCTAGGGATATCTTTTGTCTAATATAGTTTTTTCTTATATATTATAAACATGAAATAGTTAGGTGTGAATTATTACAAGATTCAAAACTTATAACTAATTAAATACAATAAAGGAGGAAACATAAATGGAACTTAAAATTAATCCATATGTGGACAAAAACGAAATGCTTCCTGACGATGATCAATATGAGTATAGAACATCGATCGTCAGAATAGATATGGATAAAGAAATGAACAATGATTTTCTTTATGGAAAGGGTTTTGAAATATCGGAACCTCAGGGAACAAAGAAAGACAATAAGAGTGAAAACTCTATATACTCATCAAAATTTGGTACGACAATTATGGACTTGGTACCTTATATTGAGAAGTATAGTTGCGTATGTGGTCATATTAAAGGAGCCATATATAAAGGGCATACATGTCCTTTATGTAAAAGTAAAGTAAAGTATGTCGGAGATAATTTCGATATATGGGGATGGATGAGACTTACGAGTGGTCATATTATTCATCCTAGTTTATTCTTATTAATACAATCATTTGTCGGTGCAGAAAACCTTGACAATATATTGTGTATAAGGGATGAAAAGGATATCAATGGTTTCTCTAAGAAGAGAAAAGATAAACTTGATTCTAATCCTTATAGTGGAATTGGTATAATAGAATTCGAAGAAAAGTTCGATGAGATTATGAAATACTATCTTTCCAAATATCCAGCAAAGAAAGAAAAGTATGATGCTATATATGAGTATAATGATTATGCTGGTAAGTCTAATAGAGATCTTGTCTTTATTAGTGGTATTCCTGTATTCACTACTCATTTAAGACCATATCGAATTGATAATGGTGTATTCGCATTCGAAGGCTGTAATAAGTATTATAATATCATGGCTAAGTTAGTTCATGTAGTTAACAAAGATACTTTAGGAATCAACAGAAAATCAAAGCCAAAGAATCAACTTCTGTACGACATTCAGACTAACTATAATAAGTTGTCATTAGAAATACAGAAAATCTTGGCACAAAAGAAAGGTGTTATTAGAACATCTGTTGGTGGTCGTTGTAACTTCACATCAAGATCTGTAATTGTTCCAGGTCCTGAATTAAGATGTGATTGTGTAAGATTACCATATAGAGGACTTGTTCAATTATTAGAACAGGTTATAGTAAATATCTTGAAGAAGACTTATGCTATGTCTTATCATGATGCATATAAGAAATGGAGTAGGGCTACAAGAGTTAAGGATGAAACTATTTACAATATCATTCAGAATATCATACACGAACATGAAGTAGGTATTCCTGTATTGATTAATAGAAATCCAACAATAAATTTTGGCAGCATAATGCAGATGTATTGTATAGGTATTAATGATAATGATACAATGTCAATACCATTACAGGTATTACCATTTCTTGCTGCCGATTTTGACGGTGATACTTTGAATATAATGTTTCTCATAAACAAAGAGATGATTGCTGCTTGTGAGAAAACATTTAATCCACGAAACACTATGTATATATCAACTAATGATGGTAGATTTGATAATAGATTGAATCATGCCAAAGATACTATCGTTAACTGTAATACATTACGAAGACTGGGTATTGATAGTTATACTCAGGAAGAATTAAACCAAATAAAATACTTAAAAGGAGTTCAACCAATATCATGACAATTACATTCGATCAAATCTTAACTGCAGCCGGACTTGCGATTTTAGTTTATATTGTAATAGAATCATTCAGTGTAATAAAAAGTATGGTTTTATCAAAAAATAATAAGAACAAAAATCCTAGTCCAATATTGTTCTTTTATCAAGGAACAAATGATCATTATATACTAGAGTGTATAATAACTCCAGAAGTTTGTCACTTTGCAAAGTCTATGTTCAATCTTGATTTATTTCATGAAGATGATTTTGTAGATTTTTGTAAATCAATATGTGAAGATGTAGGAGATCATATGCCTAAATACTTTAATAGTGGAAAGAATTTTGAAGAAGGCGAAGAAATCAAACCAATTAGAGCAACTTTTATGACTCCACAATGGATATATCAGATAGATGTAGATTCAAAAAAGAAATCTTTACATGAATTATTTAGACCTATAGATATTGATTATATATCCGAAGCAGTGGAATTTGAAGAAGTTCAATGTGAAGAAAGTACATCAGAAGAAGAAATTCAGGAGGAAGTTACAGATGATATTAATTAAGATGCTTATATTTGCAGTAGTATTCTCATTCGTAATTTCACTTATATATGTGAAAACAGAAATATTTGAAACTATATGGGGAGTGATTACTGGCAAAAAAGGAAAAAGTATAAAGGATGTTCAAAATGAATTAGCCTTTGAGTTGTATCCAGCAGATGTAGATATAGGATTCAAAGGAGATGTATTTAACATCGTTATAACTTTTACACATAAAACAATAAGTAACTATATGAGTTTATACAACATTGATCTTGTTGATGAAGAAAGATTTAAAGAGGCGTGTTTAGATATAGTTGAAACTATATTAGATCTTAAATATTCATTATTTGATAAGTGTAAGAATCCAGAGGATTACAACGATATACATATACAATTCGTTGTTCCTCTGAAGTACTTATATGATTTTGATCTTGATATGGAAGATAAATGTATACTTAAAGAACATAACTTAATAAATCTTAATGAACCAAGTTTACATGATGTAGTATTTAGTTATATAGGCAACTCAGATAACGAGGAGATAATAGAATGATTAAAATAGGCGGTATATACATGTATGTAGATAATATTTCAGAAGAAGTTGATACAGTGCAATGTGTAGGTATAGACCCACCAGATTATATGGGTTTAGTATTTTGCTATTTTAAAGCAACGAATGATAATGGTTCTAAGAATGAATATTATCATCCAGTATATGGTAATTATTTTATCGTAAAGGATTCTAATGAAGAGTACGAATCAATATTTGACGTAAATGAACTTTATGAAGAATATGAAGATGTTCATAATTGTGATAGATATTATAAGAAGCCATTGTAAAGAAATTTTAAAACCATTACCGGTCAACATATCGGTAATGGTTTATTTTTTGTAAAGGAGGATTAAAATATGAAAATCAGAAAGATACATAGTATTACTACTGATAAAATAGAGATACCTTATCATTCATTAATAATTCCTTCATTCATACACTCATATTCAATATGTGTAGAAGTTATTAAGAAATGGTTCTTAGCAAAATTTAAAGATGATTTCTTTACATCTGTTCAGATGGAAGGATCAAATATAATGGACCAGTTAAGAAGATATGATAAAGTTACAATATTGCAGAGAAAGTCTCCTGCATTGTATATAACGCCTAGTATAGATATGTCTTATAATAGAGATAATGTATATCTTTATCAATATGGCATGAATATTAATATGTACAATGGTTTATTAGATAGAGCATTCTTTAAAGATAATAAGCATAATGCATTTATTTCAGTATCTTGTGAAGAAATGTCTGTATCTGTAAACTTTAAGATTAAAGTATCTACAAAAGCTAAACAGTTAGATTTATTTAGATATTTACAGCTTGCTTGTCGTGCAGGCGCAACAGAGAATCTTAACTTTGATATGGATATGCATATACCATATAATCTTATGATGCAATTAGCTTCAGATGTAGGTTTTACTATAAATGAAGATGAAGAAAAGATAGATAATATAATACCATTTATTAATTATCTTAATCAGAATTCTTTATTACCATTCATGTATAAATATAGATGTATTAATGGTAAGAATGAGTTCTTTGTAAGAGTTGTAGATACAAATATGCATTTAAATATTCCTGGTGATATTAGTATAGATGACGGTACAAGAGTAGATCAAATGACAAAAGATTTTGGTCTAGAACTTACTGTAAATGCTAATATGATGGCACCGAAGTTCTATGTATATCATTCTAGAAATGAGCATCTTATAATAGAACGTGGTGGTCTTATAGAGAATAATGAAAGTGCTTATGTATTTAATTCTATTAAACTTCCTACAATAGATAATGTTGATGAGCACGGTTGGAATCAATATCTTCAGACTGAATATGAAGAAGATACTATTGATAAACCAATCGATATCGATTTAAGTGAATTGTTTAAGGGAAGCGATTTAGAGCAGCTTATAGAATATACTATAGCTACAGGACTGTCTCCGGCTATATTCTTGAACTTCAGAATATACAATGATGGAGAAAGAAAGCATATAAGTGTAGATTATAAGAATCTAATAATACATGTAGAAGAACCTGTTACATCATATATAACAAATATATTTATTTATGCAAATCTTCAGTATATTAATGATCAATTAATATCTGCAAAGAAAATGTATGAAGGAAGAGTCAATTAAGACTCTTCCTTCTATTTTATTCCTCGTATTGAGTATTGTCGAAATTTGAAAGATCGGTATCAAACATATTTGTCATATGAACTCCACCATCAGAACTAGTTACAATATCTTTGTTTATATCTATATTGAGTTTATTTGATATTGATTCTTTCTTAATATCTTTAAACTTAACCATTTCTTTTTTTCTCATTTTGTTTAGTCTGTTCAATACAGTCATTCTTATATATTCTTTAGAAGAATTTTCTATATTACCATTAGTAAGACCAGATTCATATAAGAAATATATTACTTTATCTATAATTACATCATTAGATTCAGAAGAATTATTAGATATAATAGTATCTATATTATCTGATACCCAATCATACTTCATTATTTTTTCTATACTCTGCTTACTATCAGTTATAGTTGACTTAAATGTCTTTACATATGTTTTATATGATACTACTGCAGCTGTTATGCTAATTGCAATAGCAACTACATCAAGTGAAACTATAATAAAAAATATTAATAGAATATCTTTTATTTCCATAAATTATACCTCCTATTACAAATTATCCTACCTTCTTTGAAGTAGATCCTGTTTCATTATTTGTTGCTAAAGTATTAGATGAGAATACTATATTATCTAAAGATGGTTCCATGAAGAAGTTATCAACTCCTCCTTGGACTTTAATAGTACAATCATCTTTATAGAGATTTGATATAAATGTATTATATTTAACAAGTCTTCCTTTGATTATGATATCATTATCAAAAGTATTAAACTGTATGTTGTTCTTAGTTATATTCATTGTAGATCCATCTATAAGCAATGAACCATTAGTCATTGTATTATAAGATATAGTATTGAACTTACATAAAATTTTCTTTGATCCTGAGATAGTAATACCATTTGAGGAATTAAACTTGTTATGAGTAATCATATTATTACTTCCAGAGATAATAAAATTGATATCTTCAAAAGTAGAATTAAGTATAGTATTGTTATCCAATATGATAATACTATTTCCAGATATACCATTGAATGTGATACCTGATATATTACATCTACTAAAAGATACAGACTTTGCTCTTATTTTAACTATAGTATTATTTCCTCTGAGGTCTAAATCTTCTAATACCAAATCTTCATCTGATACTATATCTACTACCATTGAAGGGAATTCTACTATATTAGGACTTGATTGTGATAATACTCTACTATGGATATCTTTAAGAATATCTATTATAGAGTCATCTTCTAAGAAATAATCATATATACCATCAGACCTATATCCTACAGTATATCTTAATTTATTTCTAGTGAATATCTTATTTATAGTATAACCACCAACTGTATCTGCATTTCCACCTTTAGCTGGAAGTGTAGTTGGTTTATTCTTAATATAATTTATATCTTTCTCGTCTTTGACATTCCAATCAGGTTGTGGAACTTCGATATCTATAATATCTTTATACATCTGAGATGTTATAATACCATCATTGTTCTCATCAGCCACAGGAATATCTTTTAAGTTTATGATTGAAGTATTCTCAGTAAAGTTAATTCTACACTTTAATGCTTCTAAATCCCTCTTTGTTTTATCCCAAGATTCTATCTGATCTGTAGTAACAAATCTATATTTAGAATTTTGAATAATATCATAAGCATTTATAGTAGATATAACTTCGTTAGTTACATTGCTGTTAGATACGGAATCAACAGTATCGCTATTAGTATCTTCACTAGTATCATCTCCATTATTTGATTTGATTAATTCAATTATATCCTTTATATTCTGAGGAGCAGAAGTTTTATTAAGTATATAATCAAACAATATGTACTGATACTTTACCATATTATTTATAGAGTCTATTGATTTTGATAATTTAATAAGCTTATTAATATCTGACTTTGATAAATCAGCTAAAGCTATTAATGTAGACGAATCTATGTTTCCTACAGTGGATTCTATATTTGATACTCTATTATTAATATCATTATATTTTTCTGGCTCATAATGACTCATAGTGTCATTCTTATGGGAATCTATTTCAGACGCTATTTCTGTTAATTTATCTGATACATCATTAATCTTTTTTACGACATTTGATAATTCTGACATAAGATTTTCCTCCTTTTATTTAATTACTTAGATGTTTGAGTTATTTAAAAACAATAGACCAATGGATGTTACCATTGGTCTAAATTATTAAAAATTATTCATATACCATAAGTATATCGCCTTCTGCTAATCCATTTGGAACAGCATTACCAGAACTCATTACATTTACTCTACCTATAGAGTATACTGATGTGTCTGATGATATTTTTGTAGCTGAGCTAACACCTTGTAAAGTAAGTTTTCCTATTACAGTGGAATTGCTTACATCAAGTTTTCCTGTTACACTAACTCTACCATTAAGTCCATCTAATTTAATACTAGCACCAGTTGTAGATGCCTTTTGTGCATTTAATTGTATTGATCCGCTTGTATCATTGCCTGTAATAGACACTTTTGCATTTCTAGTAGTGAAATTAAAATAACCATTCCAATCAACATATTCATCACTACCATCAGTATCATCCTTTGACCATTCATCACCAAATTTTAATATAGTTTCTGTATAATCTGTTCCTTTATTAGAATTATTAGTTTGAAATAAAAATCCATATACATCATCAATATCATGCATTAATATTCCTGAATTATTACTACCAAGTTTTATTGTTTTATCAAGAGAAAATTCTATTGGCATTGTATATTTTATATTTGATATGGCTTTTGATATATCAGAAGTTAAAGCTATAGTACCACTATTTTCAGGTACTGTCAAATTAATATTTGAAGATCCTAAATAACTAATACGTGCCTGATTTGATTGTGAATTTAGATATAAAGATGAAAATATAGCATCTCCGTTTGAAGTATCTATTTTCCATGTGGTACTTGTAGTACTATTATTAGTATATCTACCTTCTAAATACTTTTTAAATACAATTTTACTACTAGATGATTCATAAAATACTCCATCAAACCATGTTGGTACTGAAGAGCCATTAGATGTTAAGAAGTATCCAGAAGTACCACCTGAAGTTGGTGCATATATATTGGTATCTGATGTATAATCATGGGCTCCATTTATTGTTGGTAGGCCATAATATATAGCACGTTCTGTTAATACATTATCACCATCACCAGAATTAGAAATAGCATAAGGTTCTTCGCTATCTTCATAATCCAATTTAACAATTTCTCCTATAGAATATTTTATAGGTTTTAATACTCCATCCTTCATGTATATAGGTTGTGTATCATCACCTATATCATCATTAGTTAAATCACTAATCTTTTTAGGAATATCATCTACCAATGCCAATTTACCATCTTTTGTTGGTAAAGTTAAATAAACATAATCTTTATTATTATTTTTAACTGTACTATCATCAGAATTAATATAATACATTACTGTATTATCATCTTCGTTACTTTGCCATCCTGGCCTAAGTATTATAGTATTAGCTAATGTAACATCTTTTATGTAAGTAGTACTACTATCAAAACAATAGCTAGCATTTGGATATATATAAGTAGCGTATATATCACCATTATGATATGCATTAGTGCTAAAGGTAACTCCATAATAATCACTATTTATTTGTATATCATTAGCATAAATACTTATTACACTTCCTACCGAGATACTTCCATCGTCTGTACCATCTGATATGTAAGTAGTATTAATTTGACTCACATTTAAAGTACCAGTAGAATTATCATAAGATAAATCACCATTATCTTTAGAGCTATATATCGTATCTATAGTATCTGTACCCTCAGACAAACTATAATCAATAAGAGGAATAGAATATGTAGTATCAGAGCTAGAAGCAAAATTTATAGCACTAGATTCAACAGTGGTATCAGAACCAGATCCAGAACCATTGATTTCTGAACCATCAATAATAATAGTTCCATTAGAATCGGATGTTACATTAATACCATTAGTGCCCTTTATTATTTTATAAGAAGATACAGTATAAGTTTTATTATCTTTAGTTTTTACCAAATTCAATGATACTGATCCATTACTAGCAGCTAAATTAGAAGTACTATTATACCATCCAACCACTGTAGTATATGTATAAATATCAGAGGTTAATGCCAATGTGCCATTTCCTGTTGGAAGATATATATTATTAGAACCATCATTAAGTGTATTTGGTCCATGTATAATTGTATAGTATAAATAATTATTATTACCAGCATTTCCTGGATAAAACTCTAATCTATTAGTAAGCACTCTAGTCCTAAAAACACCGGATCCATCTGTTTTTAATAATATATTACTTGGATCATATCCATTAGTAGAATATTCACTGCTCTTTGTTCCAATATGTATATCTTTTAATGATACTAAATTACTACTATTAAAATATAATGCATCATCGGTCCATGTTGGATCTTTGTCTTTCCCATTAGATCTAAGTAATGACCCATTAGTACCAGATTCAATTGGGCTATATATTACAGAAGTATCAGACTCTGAATCTCCATTTATATTTATTTTAGGACTCATAGTTTCAATATCTGATACCAATGCTAATGTACCACTATTTGATGGTAAAGTTACAGTATAACTATCATCACTAGGTGATGTAACTATATTAACACTGCCTGTAGAAGAAGTATATAATCTTATAGAGCCTTCACTATTGAAATTGGTCCCCTGCTTATAATTATTACCTATTATCAATTTAGCAAATCCATTTACAGTATTGCTACCATTTTTATAATATATACTAACTTCGTCATCTTCAAATTTTCCAACATATCCATCATATCCAAATGCTAAAGGAAGACATATTCCTTTATCAGATGATTCATCATAATAATCATATGAATTTATAAATTTATATTTACCACTATAAAGATCTGCAGTAATAGTACCATCTGATATTGTTACAGTAGGATCAAAATCTCTATCATAACCACTACCAATATATAAACTACCATTAAGTTTTAAATCTATACTACTATCTGATGTATTAATACTATCAATATATATAGATTTATCTGTCCATGATGGAACATCACTAGTTCCATTAGACATAAGCAAAGATCCTTGTTCTCCAGAAGTAGTTGGTACATATATACCTGAACCTTCAAGACCCAATCCACCATTTATTTCAGGGATATCTGATGTTAATGCTATAGTACCACTATTATTTGGAAGATATATTTCATAATTAGAACTAGTATTAGTACTATATGTAGTAAGAATATCTGTATAACCTGTTCCATTTCTATACAATCTTATAGAACCAGCATAATTATTATTTGCTACAGTCATAGAATTTCCTAAAACTAATGTGCTATATCCTATATATAGTCTACCAGTTCCACCTGGAATCATACTAAAATCTTTTGTACCATTTGATGCGCCGCCATTATACATAACATGTATAGCATAACTATTTACAGATAATGTATTTTGTGACAAATAAGAACCAAGACTTGATGTATTTTTTATTCCTATTGGATAATACCTATATAAATATCCTGTTGAACCAGTATTATAATCACTTACTTTTTTGATATTTATATCATCTATACAAATTTGAGATCTACCATTTGCAGTAAAATCTATCTGCCAATAATTGGTTGTACTTCCTGAAGAACTATCTATATAGTTTCCTCTTATATGACCTATATCATTACTAGCACCGCTACCATAATTAAGATTAATTCTTCCAGTAACAGTACCTCCAGTTAATGGAAGATATCCTGTACCTGAGGTTGTAATTAAATTTGTATTGTAGTACAATACAATACTTATGTCATTTGCTGGAGTATATGATTCACTACATCCGAACTCTATATAATTAACTCCAGACTTATTTATAAATATTCCAGCATCATTATATTCTGTTAAAGAAGAATTATCTGGAACAATATATCCTTGAACTTGATCGAAATAATATAAATCAGTTCCTTCGACTTCTACTTTGTTTGTATGATCTTCAGTCCAATTATCTTTAGATATCATCATAGCTAAAGACGATGTTACTTTATTTGAACTAAGATTATTAAGAATATTAGTCTTAAAAAGCATTTTAATTCCCTCCTTAATTATTTCATTACTGATATGTTGATGAAAACAAAAACCCAAGGATATAGAATCCTTGGGTTAAGAGTTTAATTATTATTGGTTTCGGCAGCTTTAATATCATATACTGCAGATTCGATTACTGCATCGATCTTGTCTGAATCATATGTTACACCACGGTTATTAAGCCATTTAATAACATATTCTTTCTTTTCAGCACCAGTAGAATCTTTCATAACCTGTTCTGCAGCAGATACTGCTGTTTTAACAAGCCAATCAAGATGTTTTTCTTTGAGATATGGTATGATATATGTACAGACCACACCTGTAAGAATCAATGTTGCCAATTCAATAATACTTGTGATATCAAAATTCATAGTATCAATCCTCCTTTAAAACTCTTGAATATTACTAAAATTTTGATCTTCTGGTATTTGGGTTATATCCATACCAGAATCTTTCTTTATTTTCACTACATTTTCGGCTTTAGCCTTCCATAAAAAGAATGACAGTCCTACACCTACCACTCCCCCTATGTATGTAAGTAGTGAATTTATATTTGAACTATCTACAATAACTGAAATTACTCCTATAATTACACCTACATAGTATGATGCTATAAGATTAACTGCAAGTATTTTAGAAAACTCAAATTTCTTTTTTGTTTGTGAAACTTGATTCTGAACCACAACCTGAGGTTGTTTAACAGCCTTTTGTTTAATATTATGTTGAGGATCTTTCCTTTCAAGTTTCTTAAAATCTTTCTGTTTTTTCTGCATATGCTGTCTCTGTTCTGGAGACAACTTAGGTTCTCTATTGACTATAATACCCATCTAAATCATCCTCCTCATGTGGTCTTGTCGATTCATAATGCTTCATATTTCTTAATTCTCTAATGAGATTATCATATGTTTCACTATCTTCAAGTTCCTTAAGCTGATTATAAACGAGTTCAATAGATTCAAGAGCTGTTATTGGGCAATATCCTTTCTGAGTCCAGTAGGTATGTGCTCTACTGATTCTCTCTTTGATAAGCCCTATAACACTATTCTTCATTGCATCTTGTTGAGTTTTAAAATCATTCAACTGTTTCTTTATGACTGCAAAGCTCTTTATTAACAATGCAGATAGCAAAGAACAAAGAAATTGCAGCCAGTATTTGGCTATTACATCGATTATAAGATCCAAAGTAAATCACCTCTTTTAATTATGTAGTAGTCGTTGTTATTACATTCTTACTATTTACAGGGATTACAGTTATAGTCAGATCCATATCGAACGTAATTTGTTGTCCATTACGAATTAAATATAATGTAGTTCCTTTATTATATATTTCTATACAAGCTTTAGCTATTTCTACATTATGCTCACTATTGTCAAATGGTGTAACAATTACTGTAGAATCTCTAAGTATTGTTTCTGTTAAATACTTGGTTAAATCTATATCGTATTTGTTAGTATTTGACCAAGCTGATTTCTGTATAGTTACTTTAATAGAATAAGGAGATTTTTTATTGATATTATCAATTGTATCTAATATACTAGTATCCTTAGTTCTACCATCAGTATCATATAATATATCAGAAGCATAAGCTATATAAAAATTAGAATCATTTTTCTGATGCAGAGTATTAATTATATCAACTCCACCTTGTATACCTTTAGCCAATATAATCACTCTCCTTAATTATATTCAACATATATAGTTGTTTTACCAAGACCTGCTACTACAGATTTATATACATTATATTCTACTGAATTACTTCCTATAGATCTTTTTATAGTTGAATCTAATTTTATAAATCCGCCAGTAAGGCCACCTACTGATATATCTGGATCTCCCCATGCTGTAGGAGTACATAATATTATATTATAAGTACTACTAGCTGGTTCTACTGTTAATTTAAAAGATCCTTTGTCTTCTACTAAAGTACTACTAAAAGAACTAACTGTTGAATCATTCAAATTAGAAATAGTACCAGAAGTACTTGTTAAAAATACCTTATTATAGAAATGTATTGGGAAAGTATATTCTTTGGTTATACCACCGCACAAATCTGTTTCTTCTTTATATTGAACTATATTATCTGTTATAGATACTTTTAATTCAATATCAGAATCATAAGGACCACTAATTGTAACAAATTTAGTCATATCTACATTAGTTTTAATATCTGATGTAGAAAAACTTCTTACTGTTTCATTAGCTACCTTATAGTATGTTTTAGTTATATCTGTATTTATATCATCCTTGTTGAGTCTATATCCAAATGTAATAGAATTATTCAAGCTGTATTTTTCAAATACATTTCCTGTAGAATAATTTTCTGGACCATAAACTACTGGATCAAGTGTAGTATATGTACTACGTTTAGTTGCTATATCTGCTTTATGGATTATTGTTCTTAATCCATCGCATAATTCAGCTTCTGTTATTTTATCTTCATTGTAAAAACGTCCACTAGTGATCAATTAAATCACCCCTCTTACACTTCGTATTGATGTTACTTTAATATGGAATGTTGGAGTTTCTAAATTACCGATATTTAAAACTTTAATAATTCCATGTTCATAATCTATAGTATAATCTGTCCCTTCAACAAGAGCATTTACATCTTCATCTTTTCTGACTGATATAGTATCTACTCCATGTCTATATTCTACTGAAGGATGACATCTTATATTACTCATTACACTATCATTAGTACCTATATCCGAAGCAAGATATATATTAATATCACTTGTTTCATCCAAAGGATACTCTGATTCATCTATTACTATAGGTAAGTTTCTAGTAGCAGTTGCATTTATCTCTACTAATCTATACCTAGAGCCATTATTAACGTAAAATCTTCCTTCGGTTGATTCACCAGAAGTCTTTACATCATTATATACAAGCTGAACTATATCTCCTTTGTTGAATTCATAACCAGAAACTGGATATGATTCGGAGTCAGTTACAGTTGTATCTGCATCTTCACTAGTACCATCATAATTATTATATCTAACATCATCAGGAGTATATATTGGATAAAGCATTGTATCTCCCCAAGTTGTACTCATACTCTGATCATCATAGATACCACTCAATAATACTTGTGCATTAGTTGTTAAAGCTCTATCAAGCTTTAAGAATATAGTAGACCCAGACCTCTTATTAAGGATTAATCCTTTACCAGTTGGAACTACTGCTTTAAATATGAAATATGGATCTACATCTAATACTTTACCTGAAACAGATTCAGAATCAAGATGTAATACATTATTTCCTGTGAAACGCTCAAGAGAATCTATAAATTCTTCTTTAAGTTCTCTCAAAGCACTTGCTGTAACCAAAGTTGTTTCACCAGTAGATTTTGATGTTGTTGATACATCTTCTAATCTATCTACAGGGATAGATTCTTTTATTATATCATGACCATCAATCAATCTCATTATAGGAGAATCAACTTCTGGATATGAGTTATAGTAAAATGTAATATATACACTTCTATTTTCCTCAATAACGTATTTATATACGTTTGTATGATCTGCATCTGATTTATCATAATAACCATCAGTAGTTATACCAGAATTATAGTCATCTGTTATATCTGATGCATCTCTGAAATCTAATACATAATCATATTTCTTTCCCTCGTATGTAAAGTTCTTTCTTATCTTATATCTATCTTGAGATATATAAGTAGAACCAATATATACATCCATATAATCAGACTCTATCTCATCTGTACTTGATGTACTATTAGATGTATATTCAAAAAAGTTATCTACTGGAACAGTAAATGGAACTATCAAAGTACCAACTGTAGTATGTTCATTCCAGTCAGTATAAGTCTTTAATGTTACTAAGTCTGAATTTACTGTTACAATTGTATTTCTCTTGTGGAATTTACTTATCTGAGAACAAACCTCTTCTACAGTATCACCATTAGATAAAAATACATAGCTACCCATTGTATATGGCGCTATTGTTTGATTTCTTAACTGATAACCAGTTACTTCACCAGTGCTAGAATCCACAACAGATTCTTTTGTTGTCTGACGAAGGAATACTGGAACCATTGATTTAAGCTGACCAATGCTGCTTATAAGTTCAGCCTTGGTTTTATAGTAATCAAATATCTTATCTTCTTTATTTTTTCCTCTATATATGTATGGATCTTCTTCCATATCAGTATATACAAGTGTATCATTATCAGAACATCCATAGAACTTATATAGAACATTCTCTATTAAAGATTCACTAGTAAGTTTCTTTACTAAGTAGATATAATTAATAGATTTGAATTTGTAGTCTATAAGATCTTCTACTGTATCAACAATACATAATCCATTAAGAAGTATTCTTACTCTATTTTCTGCGATATTTTCACCTTCAGATTCAGATACCCACATATCTAAATATTTCTTATCTTCTTTGGTTCTGAATATACGTACTTCTTCCTTAGATAATTCGCTTAAGTACGCATCGCCACCACAAGGATAAAACTCAGATATGTCTTTATCATCACTCCATCTCTTAGGTATATCGACATAATCTACCTTCAGCATTTAGTATACCTCCTTAAATTAGTCTATTATTACTATGTTAAACAAAATAAAGAGAAGAGGATATTAACCCTCTTCTCTTGATATGTATTACTCTGTAATACCTACAGCCTCTTTAACCTTAGTAATTTCCTCTTCTGAAAGTTTTGGATAAGAAGCAATAATTTCAGTAATATCCTCACCACGCTTAATTCTTGACTTTACTGCGTAGATGATAATTTTAAGCTGTGCGTTTGTCATTATTCTGCACCTCCTATAAGATCAGCGAGTACTTCAGCAATAGCATCAATTTCTTCATTCTTAGAATCAATCTGCTTCTCAGAGTATGTTCTCTGACCAAGTGTAGCAGTGATTACCTTATCTGTAACAGCAGGACTATCATTTGTTTCTTTAGAAATAGTCTGCTCCTTAACTGTAACAGATGCAAGAATAGTGAAATCGTAGTGATGATACTGTGTAGCGTTCTCATCTTCGCCTTCCTCAATAATAATTTCAGAAGTCTTTGTTGAATCACTAAATGCTGCATAGATTTCATTAAGATCATATTTATCAGCATCAAAGTTAAATGTTATACTCTCTCTATTGATACCACTAATGAAAGACTTCAAGCCCATAGCTGTCTTGCATTCAAATGTAGTACCATCTGTAAGGATAATTTTACTAGCCATTTTATTAGCCTCCTTTAAATTTTTTTATTATATTGTTAGAATAGTATTATTCACCGCAAAGAATTTCAGCCATAGCTTCAGCTTGTGCATCTATAAGTTCTTCACGTTCTTTTAATAATACATCTATATATGATAATTGAGCAAGGACTACTTCTATAGATTTTTCTTCCATTTGAGGAGTTATATCTGTAGCTTTTGCTGTAATATGACTATTAAAAGATACAGACACCAATTCAGAATAATTAGTATATCTATAAGGAGTCCTTTCCTCAGTAAGTTTTTCATTTCCTTCAAAATCTACATCTCTTTTTATATTTATATCTATAATATCAAAAGATTCTAAAGATTCTTTATTAGAAAACAAAGTATACAATTCTGACATACTGAATTCATCAGGGTTAAATAAGAATTTTAATAATGGAGACGTACTACCATCGTCATTATATCTTGTTTCTCCATATACTGATACCAAATCTAATTCTTTATCAGAATTGTTTAATAATAATTTAACTGACATTTTGCATTCCTCCTGTTTATGTTCTATCGTAATATTAATATTGCTTTATTATTTAGATATAAATAAAAATAATCTAAATTAATTCCGCTACTAGTATCACTAGAATCTGCACCAGGTCCAAGAGTAATCTTTATACTTAAAGTTCCTGAAGTTGTACCTTTATACGTATAAGAACCAGTTACAGAACTCCAATTATCTTTATCTATTTCATATGTATCATCTATCCAATTACTATTATTAATATATGTATAAAAATCAAAAGTTACTGAAGCATCAGGATCTCCATCTTCATCAATAGCATAATGAAAATTTGGATCAAAATTTAAACTTAATACGTCTCCTGGGGAAACTGTGATATTTGATTTTAAGTCTATTGTTGTTAAATCTGATACATTATTACTACTATATGGTTGCGAATTTATAATATATTCATAAGTAGTACCAGCTGTCAATCCGTCCACATTACCAGTTACCTTTGTACAAGTCCATTGAGTATTTGTATTTGTAGAAAATACTTTTTGTGTAACTCCTGAAACTTTTACATATTTTTCTTTTACTGATTTTATAATTCCAGAATCTTTTATATATATAAGTTTAACTTCTTTAATTTCAGATCCTACTTTAATATATTCAGGCATATTATCACTCCTTTATTCTACTATAAGATACATAGTATCAATATACGCTGATGTTGGTTTAGTTTTAGTTATCATATATGATGGTATAGTACAATAAGTATCATAATTACATGGACTTTTAATATTTGTAACTCCAACTGAGTTTATGTCAATATCATTTTCTGATGATATAATAACTCCTCCATCATTAGATTTAATCGTTATATCATTATCAGAATTTATGTTTACAAATCCTCCTGATCCAGTAATATTTATTTCTGTACCATATAAATTAACACCGGAATTAGCATTAACACATGATACCGAAGCTTTACCAGATTCTAATTTAACTGAATCATAATCTGCTGCCAATATTATATTTCCAGTAGATGAAAAAGTCATATCATTAGTAGTATCTAAAGTAAAGTCATCACCACTATTTATATATATGCCATTTTCTACAGTTGTTAAATTGATAGATCCATGTGAAGAGTATAATATTGTATTATATGCTGATCTAATGTCTATGCAACCAGCAATACCTTGTGAGAGCAATGATAATTGACCATCGGAGTTATTTAAAGAAATACCAGAAGCTGCAGTAATAGATACATTACTTTCTGTAGAATCTATATTAATAGTACCACCTGTTGAATCTATAGTAATTGTACTAGCAGCATCAATATCAATAACATCTTCACAAGCTATCTTAACAGAACCTGCTGAATTTATATCTATTGATCCAGTTAAAGATGTGAGACTTATATGTCTATTTGCTTTTAGAATTACATCATATGTAAATGTGCTTATAGTTACATTATTAAATCCATGAAGATAACTATTTCCTCCACTACTTCCACTATCCAAATATAATTCATCTCCAGTAATATGAACCATACTAGTCCAAGTTGGAGCTTTATCCATTCCATTAGATATTAAAACATATCCATTACTTCCGTAAGTTGTCGGTGCATATATTGTAGAAGTTTTTCCTGCATCTTTGCCATTTACCCCAGGTATATCTGATGTTATAGCTAATGTACCTGTGCTTGATGGTAAAGATAATGTATTATTTGACCCATATGCTTTCGTTTGTATATCTGTATATCCTGTATAAGATCCATATAATCTTAATTTTCCTGTGGCACTACTATTATTCATTGAGCTACTATAAGAATCTCCAATTGAAAGTATAGTATCTGTGCTAGTTGTTATAAGTCGAAATGTTGGATCTGTATATTGATAATCTGGTTTATAATATGAGTTTACATTAGACATAGTTCCATTACCATTATCTATAATTGGAATATTATATGTCTTAAGAGTACTTATAGTATTATTACGGAATCTCGCACTACCATTATTACTTATGGACCAATATTTATCAAATACACCACTACCAGATTCATCATTAGGACTTGTATCTATTTCTCCACCCAAAACATCTTCTACAAATACAACATAAGCTGAATTATCAGGATCTCCCAACCAAAGTGTAGCATCTTGCATATCATTATCATTATCATCATCATAAGATGTTAATGTTTGAGAACCATATGTGGATTGATCAATACCAACCCCACAGAATTTTCCATCTATTGCACCAACCACAAATTGACCACTTACATTCTCAGGAACCTTGATATATGAATTAGAATTACTACCAATTTCAAATTGCATATTAGAAGCATGCAAGTTTAATCCTTCATTGCCATACAAGTCTTTTGTAGTAACTGATACTAGTTTAGCTGTATTTCTCCATTCACTAGCAGAACCTGTACTTGTAAGTATTTTGTCTGAAGATCCACTTGGAACAGAAATACTTCCTACAGTACCACAGTCTGAAGCAGTATTAATTGAAGAATATGCTTGACTATGTAATTCTGTACCAGCAGAAGCAATACTAGCATATACTTCGGTACTAGTAAGCTTATCTGATGAAGTAGTATTATTAACTTCTGTAGAATTTACCAAAGTCCAAGTTCTTGTTATAGATGCTCTTTGTCCTTCGAGGGCTCTTACTGATATTGATGCATAAGCATTAGCAGATTTATAGAATACATCTGCATATGTAGAACCATATACATTATATATACCAATTTGAATAGCATCTACAGCCATGTTAGAAGATCTTACCAGCCATCTAGCTGTAGCTGAGCTAACTGAACTAGAATTATTTGTTCTTAATGCTATTTTTATAATACCGAATATACCACCATCATAATCTGCAGTTATATATAATAATGCGCATCTATCTGCATAGCTAGCAGTAATAGTATCTAATTTAGCTATTCTATGATATGGATAATTATTAGTATTATTAACAGCAGCAGTACAAGAATATATAGAAGCATTAAGAGTAACATTACCGCTACCATCAAATGATACAGAGCCATCCAAGTCATTACTCAATGTAATTGTTCTAGCTGCAGCTAATTTAGTCGCAGTAGAAGCATTACCAGCCAAAGCACCAGTAAACTTAGCCGCAGTAAGATTTCCATCAGCTCCAAATGAATATTTTGCAGTTTGGGTATTAGTCTTTGCAGAATAGTTAGTATCAGTAATATAACTCAACCACATTGAATTATTAGTATAAGGACCAAATTCCCAAGAACCATTACTTGTTTTTGCTGATAGCATTGGGCTATATGAATCAATAGATGATTGTATAATCATAGCACTATCTCTACCATTATACCAACTTGCTGATTTACCAGTCCTTTTTAAGTATTTCCCATCAAATAATGTACCACCATTTTGATCTAATGTCCTGACCCAACCAAAACTAGATCCATTAGTAACTCTACGCCAGTATAAACCACCAGAATCATTAATAGACAAAGCTAAATCACCAAAATAACCAGTACTACCAGAATAATTCATTCTTAATATATGATACCATGCTGATGTTGGAGTATTATTAGTCTTAGCATCATCAGTACTTGCAGTACCGGTAGTTCCAGTCTGAGCTGTACCATTAAGACTAAAATATTGAAAACCAGAAGCTCCAAATGTAAGCTCATTATTTACATTAAGCCATTTTGGAGAATATGATGTCCTTTGATATGTAGCTAATGTGGCATTCACCTGAGGTATAGTAACTGTTGATGTTGTTGAACCCGAAACAGCACCGACTACCTTAATATAACCAGTATTAGAAGAACCAGAATTATAGAAGTAGAGTTCTCCTGCCTGAGATGCTTTAGATCCTAACTCGATTCCATTTTTAGCATATATTCTTCCTGAAGTTTGTAATTTATCTAAGTATAATACAGTATTTCTATCATCATTTGTTAATTGAAGTTCATAAGTACTATCATATTGCCTAAAGAAAAATCCAAATGTCATAGTGTCGTTAAAGTCAATAATTTGTTGCCACCCGTTGCTTGCATTAGTATAATTAAAATGAAGCATATAAGGAGTTGTCCATCCATCACTATCAAGCAAGATTGCTGTATGATTATTGCCAGCGGCCTTAATTATATTACCAAGAGAGGAATCATTAGTGATAGTTATATTGTATCCACTACTATGTCTTATTTTGGTTTGATTACTACTTAATTCTACTTTATTATCACTATTTATTTTTAATTTTAATTTACTTCCTGAATCAATATTTGTGTCGCCTGCTGAAGAAATCTTAATGGAACTCTCACCATACATATCTATACTATTTTCTGCATATATACTCATATTACTATTACTATCATCTAAATGAATATATGCAGTACAATTACTAGTATCTTTTCCAATATATAACTTATCTCCATCACTAATCCACATTCCCATTTGTTTACTATAAAAAAGTATTGATTTATTAGATAACTCTAATATTTTATCTTCATCAGAATTGGTACCTATAGTTATACCAGTTCCATTAACATCTCTTACATTAATACTATAAGCACTCATACTATTATCTGCTCTAATAGTATTAGTTATTATGCTTTTTGTATCTACAGAGTCTGAAGAAAAATTATTGTTAACTACCAAACTATCAGTGCTTAATTCATTAATAAATCCAGTGCCATCACTACGTAAATACCAGTTAGTATTATCACTAAATCTATATGGAGGATCATTATCTTGATCTGATATAACTCTTTTGTTTATAAGATCACCAAGTATATATGTATTATTATTTAATCCTCCGATGTATATATCACTTTGACTTTTTGAAGTTCCTTCGTATCCAAACTCTATACCAGAATGACTTATAAGTTTAGAGCTTAGATTATTTATTCCATTTTCTAACGATCTTATTTTCGCCATAAATATACACCTCCATTACATAAATCTCTTAATTTTGAATCTATAATATGACGCTGTTATTTTACTATCTGAACATACTTGGAGTTTTCCTCCACATGTTCTTGTATATATGAATTTATCATATGTGCTACCATAATGATGTAATACTATTTCATCTTTAGAATCAGAAGTTTGAGTTCCTTTGACAATAGACATTACACCACTGAATATATCTGTACAGCTATCTAAACTACTACTAGCAGTTCCAAATGCCGTAGATATCTGTATAATATAAGTACCTGTCTCTAATGCTGTTAATGATATACTAGTATCAGTCCAGTCTGAAGCTACTGTCATAGATACATCATATGATGAAGCATCAGAAGCAATAATTTTAGTTGTATTATTTAATGGAACATATGAGCTTAAATCAGATGTTAAAGCTACTGTACCTGTCTTAGCTGGCAATGTTATAGTATAACTACTAGCACTAGAAGTTGTGATTATATCAGTATATCCTGTATTAGAACCATATAATCTTATAGAACCAGTACTATTTTCATTGCTTCCTTTTTGCACCCTATTACCAAGTATTAATCTAGCAATACCTTCATTTTTTGATGATCCCCATCTATTACTTATGAGAATATCATTATTTGCGCCAATATATGCTATATCACGAAGGGATTTATCATTCTCAACCATTACTACTAAATTAAAATTTATTTCTGATTCAGGACATACATTAGTAAAACATACCGGGTCAAAAGAACCAGAAAATGCTTCAGCCGTAACTTGAGAATTAAATGTAGCATTTCCAGTAGTATCAATACTCCATCCTTCTGTAAATCCACTACTGTTAAGTTCTCCACCATGAAGTCCTTCTACAACTGTAACATTAGAATTATTATTATAATTACCAAGCCATAATGATGAAGATTCTTTACTTTGTAAATAATATTTTTCTTGTGATATCGCATTAGAAGCATTATCACTATCCGTTGCACCTATGACGAAGTTACCTGATTTATCTGGAATATATAATCTATTATCCATATTTTCATAATTATCAGCAAGGGTTATAATAGAATAATTTCCATCCTCATCATTAATCATCAAAGATCCATCAGTGCCGTTACCAATAGATACACATTCGGTAGCAGCAACATTATTAAGAACAATTTGATTACTTCCAGGATAATACATAAAATCTGTATTAAAATATGTTCCTCTAGTACCATCAGAAGATGAATTTGAAAATAATGGATATACAATATTAGCTTCAGTATCATAAATTTGAGAAACATTCTGGTCTGTAAATATTGCGTCTTTAGGAACACTCTTTTCTATAGTATAATCAATACCAGTCGGGTTGCCATCATTATTAATATATATAGGTTGAGTTGAACTTCCTGCTGGATCTGCTAATTTTCTAGCATATTCTGAAGAATATGTATATCTCTGTAATGATCCATTCTTAAAACAAAACATAGGATGTTCTGACATTAAGGTCATTGCGCTACTTGATGTGGCTTCACCTAAATAGATATATACATATCCATCATCACTCGTAGGTAAAGTTTGAGACCACCATGTATTTGCTAAATAAAAAGCTCCATCTGACATTGTTCCTACTAAGTATACTGACTTACTTTGAGTAAGTTTAGAGTTTGCATTAGTAGAATAATTCATATTTATAGCAGGATAAACTTCATATAATGTATTATTACTAACAGTCTTTCCAGAAGATGCACTAGAGCTTCCTGAGTAGTAATATATATTACTAGGAATAAATGCTGCTGTATTTTTACTCTTAGAAGAAGATGTAGAACTAGACAATACAAAAGATTGCCATGATCCCGTTGTATCTTGCATGATAAGATTGTATCCATATATACCATTAGCACCAGCATATACTTTTGCTGATCCTATAACGGTTTTATCATAAGCATTATCATCACCAAGTTCTTGTAAACCATTATCATAACCATTAAAGTTAGCATAACCATTATAATTCGTAGTACCATTTCCGGTAACAGCAGAATATAACTTCATACTATCATACATAGTTACTTCACAATTATCGCACTCTAATATCTTTATGGTAAATGTTCTTGGATAAGAACTACTACTTGGATTTGAAGATCCAGTTAAGTCTATTCCTAAAAGATGACCATAGCCAGCATTATATCCAGTTTCAGTAAGAGTATATAATGTATGATTATATAATGATCTATATGATGTATTTGCATGAGCATTAAAACACTTATAAACTGATCTATAAGTCTGAGCACCATATACATCAACTTCAAAGAAACCATTATAGTTATTCTGATTTGGAACAGTTGCAGATATAGTATATTTTACATGCCATCCCATATAAAAACTAGTTGGTTTTACAGAAGCAAAAAAGAAAGCTGCATTAGCAAATTTATTTGCAGTTCCATATATACCAGTATAAGTTTTCTTATCTACATATATATCTGGGGTTTGAACATATTCTTCTGATTGTATATAATATCCAGCATGTATATGGCCTTCCATGGCTTCTATATTTCCTTCACCTGTAACTATATCTCCAGTCATGGTATATATATTACCATAATCTGAATAAATATCATATAAAGAATAGATATTACCATTATATACATTAATATCTCCATCGTTAACGCTAATCTCGTTCTTTATATTTAAATAATTAGAATTAATAGAACCACTAGATGGATTTATATAAATACTATTATTAAGAATAGTAGTAGTTGTTCCTCTGGAGGTTGTTTCAGATACTCCTGAGACAGCACTTGCCAGCAATGGATAATATCCATTTACCGTAGAATAGTTTTGTGTTACTCTATAATCATTATCTTGTGTAGTAAATTTACTTGAGGTTCCATCCTCATAATTTATAGTGAGAGTTTGACCACTCAAACTTACAGTTTTTACTAAGTTATGAAGATATTCCAAAGAGGAATACTCTGTTGTTCCATCTCCTATTTTGATTCGTTTAGTATCTGTTTCATAAACTGGTTCTGCATCTAATAATACAACTTTATTCTTAGTAAAATCAGTTGAAGAACCATGTCTTATTTTTATTTTCGCTAAGACTTCATTTGGTGACCTAACAGATACACTTGTCGGTGTATTAGTTGTATCAGCCATCTTACATCAACCTCCATTTCATTATATTTACTAAAATGTCGACTCGATTATTGTTAAAATAATCGAGTCTTATGTTATGTATTAAACAGTTGTAGCGTCTCCACCATTCAATATAAGTACGGTTCCATCATCTGAATCTCTAAGATATTTAGATTCGATATCACCATAGAAGTTAGGAGCTTGTACACCATTAATACCATTATTATTTGTATTATCACCTGTTACAATAAGGTCTTTTCCGATAGTAGTGTTTTGGCTAATAGCCATTGTACCAACACCAGTAAATGATACATCTTTCTGTGCGGCTGTTAATTTAGTTGTACCGCTAAAAGTTACAGTATTATGCTTATCTGTAAGTGAAGTAGTACCTGTTAATTCTACAACATTCTGTGCTGCTGACAACTTAGTTGTACCACTAAGTGTTACTGTAGCTTGCTTAGCTGTAAGTGCTGTAGCACCATTAAGATTAACTGTAGCATGAGAATCTGTCCATGTACCAGTACCACTTGTTGTAAGTGAAGCATGAGTGATTGTCAATGTAGTTCCACTTGCACTAGGTTTGATTGCATTAGTATCTACTTCTGTAGTAGCAGAAACAATCGGAGCATCAAGAGTACCAGTTGAAGGAGCAATACTAACTTTAGCTGCAACTTTCTGATTTTCTGTATTAGCAGCACTCGATTCTGTACCTGTTACATATATCTTATTTGCTGCAAGTTCTGTATTACTCTGAAGTGTTACACTTACCTCATCAGCATTTGTAACAATACCTTTGGTACTTACTGTAATCTTAGGAATTTTAATAGTACTACCATTAGTTACATTGCCAGCGGTATTATCAGAAACTGTTTTAGCAGCTGTTATATTAGCCTGAGTTGCGAGTGATGCTACATGACTAGTTGCATCAACTGCAAAGTCAGAAGAATATTTAGTAACACCAAATCCTGATGTTGATGCAGTTGGCAAATCGCCAGTAACTGATATTGCTGTACCAGAAGCATTAGTACTATTAAGAGTTTCTTTAGCTACTACTGTATTCTTTGTACTATCAGAAGTAAATGCTAAAGATGTAGCATATGTATCTGGTGTCTTTATTACATATTCAGTACCATCTGTATCAGTAAATGTAATTGTAGAACCAGTGTTAAATGTTTTATAACTTGATGTATCTGATAATACTTTAACAAGTGCTACAGAACTATTATATTTAGATGCATAAGGAAGATCCTTATAAAGTGTGGTACCATCACCATATTTTACATTATAATATACTTTGTCTTTTTCACTAGTGCTAGTGGCAGCAACTGTTATTTTTTCAAGACATGGCTCGCCGGCTAACGGGGCAGTGGTACATTTCGCCCAATTTTCGGCAGTATCTACTCTAAGAGCGAATTTTGTTTTTACTGTATTTGGAGTTCTAGCAGTTGTAGCTGTAGGTGTATTTGTTGTATCAGCCATAATAATTCATCTCCTTTTTAATTATGCTTTATCCTTGAAGTATATCTAAGTTATTATTAAATATGCTGTATCCATAGCCTTCGACATATTGATATACTTGCATATTATCAGACAAGTCTATATAAAGACATCCTTCTTCTCCAACTGGAGGAAACTTAGATTTAGATTTAAAAGTATATATATTTCCGATGATTTCATCAGATTCTATATATAAATTTCTTATTAGGTTTTTAAGTGGTTCAATAAAATTTACATTTCTGTTTGTATTAAATCCTTTAATACGTCTCATATATTAAACCTCCTTAAGTGTTCTGTGCCATTTCATTTACGACAAATCCTAAAGCGATATTCTTTAAGAACATCTTTTGATCTGAAGTATTAAACACAGTAATATAATACTTGATTGAATCATCAATGGTAATGATTTCATTATTCTCAGTTGATATATTTACATCTACCATACTACCTGGGGTTAAATCAAAGTCAGCAGACTTATTACCCTGGGCAATAGATATAGTAACACTAAGATTAGATTCATCACCATCTAAAGTGTCTAAAGATAAATATATAGATCCGATATATGGTATTATATCTATAGATCCATCATCATCTTGAGTCACTGGAAAATTAGTAGAATTGATGAATGACTTTATAAAGTCTGTGTAATCGAGTTCTAATACAGAATTCTTTCCTAAGACATATCTATGATGATATTCATCATAATATATCTTTCCATCATATTCACTTTCTTCTGGGTAATTATAATTACTTCCAGTATAATTCCAGTCAGGTTTATAACTGAAATCATAATTTATAAATTCACTATTACATAAGTCTGAATCATCCATATTATCAATAAGAATAGCATTTACATTTTCCTGTTCAGCCATATCATTTGCAGCATTATTAAATATACTTTCATTGATTTCTAGCTGAGACTGGTTATTCATATTATAAATACTTTCATTTATCTTAATATGATGAACGTCTTCTGGTACATAATATTTATTCATTCTATAACACCTCCTAGATTAATGTATAAGACAATGATAAATTCTTTATAACTACATCATCTGATGTTGTAGAATATGAAATATATACCTTAAACTTATCATAGTTATTAGATAATGGGATATTTATTGGATGATCGCTATTAAGATTAGTTGATCTATCTTCACTAGTCTCCCATTTATCGGTATCAGTGTTGTGTAATAATATATTAGCTACAGCATATTCCAAATCAGAAATATCGCTATCTGTAACTATATTTACACTTAATACATCTCCAGATGTAGCATCAATCTCTATAGGAATTGTAGTAAGATCATATGATAAATAACTATCACTATGCTCAATGATCAATTCTGTATTATCATTGATACTATAAGATACTTCTGAATTAGCAGTAGTATCTATCAATTCTGTTGTACCATTACTGAATGTATCTATAAGAACATTGCTGTGGCCAGAGCTCATAGCAGATATTCTTGAAGACAGAGTAAATATGTCATTAGTATGACTTATTTTTTCCTTAGCAAGTTCATTGCTAAGGGAATCAATTGTCTCTAAGACAGTTTGTAAGTCTAATAATGTTGCTCCTACACAAACAACATTATAGCCTTTGATTGGATCTCCATATATTACATTATTATCAACTATGGCTTCAGAAACTTCAATATTAACAGCAGTTTCAAGAGTATCAATATCAACGAAGTTTACATCATTACCATCTGCTGTAACCTTAGACCATTTTATTGAATCCTCTGATTTTACTGGAACAGTGTTTTCTTCAGCCTGTTCAAATCCAGGAAGTTTAAATTCTGTTGGATCTTTCCATTCAAGGGTTCCAGTGTTTCCTATATAAGGAACCTTGTTAGTAAGCGTTAATGGGGCTTCTGGATTGAAACCTTTGAGTTGTAATTTATATAATTTATCACTTGTATCATAAACTAATTCTGTTGTTTTATTATCTGGGCTTATCTGGATTTCTTTTCCATTTGTAACCCAATTAGAACTATCCATAAATACAACCGGAGTAGAATATATTTGATTTCTACTCAATTCTGCAACAGTGTTACTAAGATTAACAGTAGCACCATCTATATTGACATATATATTATCTCCATAATCAGTTACAACTTTTTGTGCAATCTTATCACCGAGATTATATACATCTTCGCCATTTTTTATATAAGCATCTCCGTTGCTATAGTCTATCATCAATTCCCTATAATCACCAACGGATACAATTTTATTGCATATATCAGTATAATTTTCATTATTAGATATAGTAATTCCATAAGGAACTGTTGGTATTCTAGCTCTTTGATTAGGCACTACTTTACCATCATCATCTGATAATATCGTAGTAGACCCATTCCAATTATCTGAAGCCATCCAAAAATTCCTCCTTTCATATAATACTTTAATAAAATGTTAAATGGAGATAGGCAGCTCTTGCCTATCTCCTATATATGCTCTAATTCTATTCATTTTCACCTGTTGAGGGATATAATATCATATCACCAGAGCTTCCTTTGATCTTAAATTTACTAGATAATATATTCATATTTACAGGAATTGTATACCTATCTATACCAGTTCCAGGCTGCAAATAATAGTCAATAAGAATCTTATTGTATATTTCGTTGTCAGTTACAACTTCTCCTATATTGGCAGTAAGAACAGTATTATCACTATACCTATCAGCATCAGGATATACTAACTTACCATCTTTCTTATAGAAGAATCCATCTATAACTTCATTATCTTCAAGAAGATCTTCATATTTACATCCATCTGATTCTATAGATTTAATATACTCATCATTTACATCTTCAGAATGTCTTAATACAATATATGATACTGGTTCTGATTCTGTTCCTATCTTATGCAATTTAGGAATAGCAACTCTTCTAGTACCAAGATTATAGATATCTTTAGCTTCTATCTTAAGACCATTCTTAAATATAAAACAAAGATCATTAGCTATTGGATATAATAGATCTGATTCATATTCTTTATCACATTCTATATATCCATATCCTTCCTCTTGGAGTCCTGTAGTATTATCTATATATGTACTTTTTTGCATAATACAATTTACAGAACTCAATCTATTTGGAACATAGAAAACTTCTACTATATTCTTATCAGATGTCCAATCTATCTTATTGATTTTAAGATATACAGATGTAGTGTTTACCGGAGTTTCTGGCTCTGGGAATACAAAATAGTATCTATAATATTCAAGAAGTCTACCATTATAGAATACCATAAATCTATTGGTATCTCTACAATATTTGAAATCTGAAGTTAATTCTATAGAGAATTCTTTTTCTGTTTTAGAATAATTTAAGTATGTATAGTTATATCTAAACTGTCTATCTGATACAAAACTGATTTTTCTCATATAATCATTTTCATTAAACAGTTTTATATACTTAGATTCTAAAGTGACATTCTTTATAAATGATTCTTCTGTTCCATCATTATTAAGCTTAAAGTCTACCACAGGATATTCTCTATCTTCTGAGAATACTCTATACTTTACATTGTATTGATTTCTTTCATCCTTAGTTACTTCCGGATAAGATTCTTGATCTGCTCTATGAGTAAATAGCTTTAAGTTATCAATATCTGTAGTATCTGCTATATCTAAGCCATTTTTAATCTCAGACATTTTCTGAACGCCACGATATATAGCAGGTTCATTATTTACTCTATTAAAGAATACAATCTCAAATGTTTTAAGATTATACTTATCTATATCTTCATTAGTGAAATATAAATAGACTCCATCCATTTTATATTCTATAGTATGATAATTAGATATCAATTTTCCATCACAGAATATCATAGGATAAGTCTCATAACTATCAGAAACGCAATTAGATAAGAATAATCTATTATTAACAAGATCGGATTTATTGAATTCATAATATGTAGTAACTACATCTTTATTCTCTGATCTTAATAGATTCATATTATATTCCTTAATGAGTTTAATGATATTAGTATAAGATCTTCTTTCAGCTAAAGGAATACTAAGAGTTTCATTAAACTTTGAATCTACAGAAGATTTTGATATAAACTCGTCTTTAAGAGATATTGGATATACCATATCTTTCATATGTATTAAAGCATACATACATTTATTATTAGATTCAAGAGTAACTAATTCTTCTACAGTATCAATATAGTCATCTCCAACTTCACCATCTCGAACAGGATATAATTCATAATTACCAGAGTCTTCATTATATTTAAATGTAATAAGATCTCTCATATGTAATCTCTTTCCATTATTAAGATAGGTCTGAAGACTATCATCTTTATTCCAACTAGATGTAATTACATATTCATCTCCAATTGAAGGATACATATATGCACGACTTTCTTGAGTTTCATCATTAATATCTGGAACAAGATATCCTCTTATATCAAAACAAAGTTCGCATCTATTTTTGATTATATTATATGTAGCAGTATTAAGATTATCAAAATCATCATAGTATTCCAAATCCATAGGAACAAATACCATATTGATATCATCATTTGTAATATAATAAGCATCATGACCAACTGTAGTTACATATTCTCCATTAGATTTTGATATATGAGTTTCTTCATCATATACATAACTAACAGGATCATATTTCTCTTTTATTTGCTCATAATCCGATTTACCAATATGAGAGTTAATTATTGCTTCCCTTACAGATTTATCAAATCTTTCTTCTCCAAACCAATCTGGATTTGGTTCTTCTATTCTCTTGGTCCAATTACGATTACAATAACCATTAGTATCTAATATTCTAAGATAGTTTGATTCTTTACTATGTATGAAAGTTATACAATTCCAGAATATAAATCTATTCTTTATGAATAATAAGAATGGCTTAAGATAATGATACTTAAAGGCTGTTCTTAATGGTATCTCTGTAACTTCTTCTCCCTCTAGATAATAAGTCTTAATACCATTATCAGTCTTTTCTGTAGTCTTATCATATTGTTTATCAAAAGCATCTAATTTTATTTTTCTAAAAGCCGCCAGGTATTCACCATCTATAACAGCTTTATTCAAATACAATAAGATCTCATTCTTTTCTTTAGAATAAGTCTTATCATTTATTTTATAACCATATGCCAATGACCATAATACTTCATCACCATATGTAGTTACACTTCTAACATTATCGGTTATTTCTTTTACATTTTCCTCTGTTCTCAATAGTACATTATCTACAACATTCGCCAATGTTATAGGAGTACCATCATTTAATATAGTATTTCTTGATATCATACTAGACCAGCTCCAATATTTATGAGTTTCTTACTCATCTCTACCATTTTCCTGTCAGCTACTTTTTCGATTGTTTTCTGATTATTGATATAAGCACCTACATAAGCATCAGTAATCATAGATGCAAATGGTGGAAACAATTCAAGTGCAAATACTGTACCTGTACCATACAGCCACATCCATTTTTCTACGATTACATCACATGTAAGCTTATCAAGAAGAAGTATCTTAGAAAGAGTATCAGCAAATTCCTTAATATTAAGATAGCTATTCTCATGAATCTTTATCTTAATAAGATCTTCTTCTCTTTCAGATATACCACTAACTTTTCTTGCTATAGCGCTAGTTGCATCTTTGTCTGGATCTTTCTCAAGCAAACATGTAAGGAAATACATTGAACAAAGATACTGACACTTATTCTTTATATTAGTACTAGATCCACTTATCTTATACAAGTAGTCTATAATGTATGTAAACAATGTAGAATAAGTCTCTGTCATAAGCATAACAAGACTCGTATCTCCAAATATTGCATTAGGTTTAACTGTATAAATCATTGTAGTTACTGCTGATACTAAATAAGATATAAGAATATTTATATTACCACATTCATATGTACTACCAGCATCACCATGAATCAAACCTGTACAATCTATAAATACCTTAATTTTATGATCTCCTCTAATATCTTTCATAGCCGTTACCTTGAAAGCCTTAGGAAGAGGTCTATTTCCTGTCATAAGAACTACATTATTACTCATAAGAACTTTTATAAGATTATTAGATATTGGGCATTTCTTTACCTGAAATTTAATATCTTCAAAAGCCTCTGTATTCTTTTCGATAACAGTACCATTCATAACAAAATTGAACAGCTCCTGTTCATACTTATTATACTTATTATATAAGTAGGTGTTTGAAAAATTTTTCATTATTTAGTCCTCCTTAGGGTATAATTTACTAATATGTTCTACTTGGAATTTTATAGTAAAACAGACAAAAAATAATTATATATTATAAATTTGATATAGATAAATATATATCATAATCCCAACTTTAAAATAATACAAGAGGAGGAATGTAAGATGAAAAACATACTTACAGCAAAAAACATAATCGATGTATATTCAATGGATACTACATCAGGGGTTACAACAAAGAACATCAACACAGAAAGAGGCATTGAAAGAATGAAAGCCTACAGAGTACAGGAGAGAAATCAGAATCCTGAATTACACGAAATCAATAAGTGGTATAAAACTCAGAAGAGAAAAAGTTACCACAAGAAATTAGATTTCAAAATTAATCTTGCTATAGTCGTAGGACTTATAGTAATATTAGTGTATTGTATTCCTTTGATAAGGGATGACGCACAACAATATGTAAGAAAACAGTATGAAGATGGATCAATCCGTATTTCAACTGTTTCTAGAATATATAATTCATACGACAGATTGAATTATATCAAATATACAGCAGTATTTGATACTTCTTTCACAGAAACTAAAGTGGAAGGTAAAGGAAATACATATGCTGAGTAATATAAAAATATAAAGAGTGGATTTTTAATCTGCTCTTTTATTTTTTCTAAAAATAGAGTAGAAAGGAAAATTTAAAATGAACGATTTAAGTGTTTCTAGTTTAATGAATAGAGTTCATATAAAAGAATTAAACTTACCTGAGGGTCCATATATGTTTAATAATTACTATGTTCCTAGGGTGAGTACTATATTATCTAAAATGATACATGAAGATTATCTTATGACTTGGGCTAATAATATGGGACTCAAAGGAAAACGCCATACTGATATATCTAAGATAGCAACAGATTATGGCACAGAAGTCCATCGTAGAGCAGAAGTCTTATTAGGAGATGATCAAGAACAAAAGAATCAGATTATAGATCTTGAAGATCTTAGTGCATATGTAGCATTAAAGGATTGGATATATAATAATAACCCAGATATAAATATATTATATTCTGAATTAAGTTTATCTTGTCCTTACTATGGTGGTACTATGGATTTAGTATTCAAGACGAGAAATGATAAAATAATCTTGCTAGATTTTAAAACTAGCAAATCTGTAACATATAAATATTTCCTTCAGTTAGCGGCATATGAATATATGCTCAGAACACAGATTGGAATGAATATAGACGCAGTAGAAATTTTGCATCTAGATAAAACCAAACCAGAATATACTGAATATATAATAGATTTATCTTGTCCTGGACATAGAACTTTCCATGAACAAAATGTAGAATCATTTCTATCTTTAGTATATGCATACTGGAATATATCTAGATCAGAACAAATGTACAATTCAATCATTAGGAGTTAAAAGAAAATGAAAATGGAAAAAGATGTATACGAATTATATTCAGAATTATTTTACTGTACAAGAGAATTTAAACTTCTTGATAATGCAAATAAGAACATTAAAATACATAAACGAATTTCAGAAAAATTTCAGACAAATCTTAAGTACATCAAATTAAGAAAATCAATCATAAAGAACTTTTCAAAATATAAGGAATATGTAAAGAAAGAAGCTAAAGGAGGATATATAGATCCATGTACTTTAGATCCAGACGTTATATATGAATTAGAAAAAAAGAAAAAGAAAAACGATGAACTATTTCAGTTCATAATAGATATTGTTAATATCATATATCATCTATATAGTAATAATGATGGATACGATATACCATGTGAATATTACGCCTTAAAGGTATACGATAAACAAGTTAAGGGAGAACTTGTTTATATGTGTCAATCATCTAGAAGAATAATAATTCCTTTGAAAATTATGAATAATGAATTCTATGGGGATATAGAATTAAAACTGAGTATTCCAATCAAGAGGGACTTTGAATATGCTAAAAGATTCTACCCTTTATCAAGAGATAGAAATTTTGAAATACGATATTTAGACAAATATGATTCTTTATCAGCAGTATATCAGATAAGTGTATTTCAAGATAATTATTCTAAATATAAATATAATATTGCTGATGAGGCTTTAAGACCTATATTTTTTGCACTAAGTGAATTGGAACCTTTAGCATTATATCTTCTTGATTGCTTTGCCAAATCACATAAAAAATACATATTATATCCTTGGAATGTAATAGATTGGAAATAATAGGAGGAAATTTTATGTATTATACACCTATGGAAAGAGGAATAAGAATTGAAATTCATATAGCTGATATACATTTTGGTGCTTTAGACCCAGAATATCAGTTTAAAATATTGAATGAACAATTCTTATCAGTAATAGAAAAGATTTATTTTGATACACTTTTTATAAATGGTGACTTATTTCACCAAAAGAATATGGCAAATTCATCTGTAGTAATGTATGCTATTAAATTTATAGATGAATGTGTAAGAATTTGTAAGATGAAGAATGCGACTTTAGTCTTACTTAGTGGAACTGAATCTCACGACGCAGGACAGCTAAGATTATTTTATCATTTACAGGCAGATAGTTCTGTAGATGTTCGTATAGTTGAACATACTGGATTTATTCAAATCAAAGGAAAGAAAATATTGTGTATTCCAGAAGAATATAACAAAGGAGAAGACTATTATAATCAGTTCTTTAATAGTGAATATTATGATATGGCTATTCTCCATGGAGTATTCAGAGGATCTATATATGGGTCTAATGAGCCAGACTTAAATAAGTCTAGACCTGTATTTAAGATGAGAGATTTTCAGTATTGTGGCGGACCAATAATATGTGGTCATGTTCATACTCCTGGGTGTTTTGAACAGCATGTATATTACTCAGGATCTCCATTAAGATTTTCATTTGGTGAGGAAGAAGATAAGGGGTTTATTATACTTCTTCACAATCTTGATACAAGGGAATATTATGTAAACTTCCAGAAGATAGTATCTCAAAGATATGATACAATTAATCTGGATGATATGATTGACAATGACCCGAAAGATGTAATATCATATATCAAATCTCTTCAAGACTCAGGTATAGATAATATCAGAGTCGAGTTCACAAAAAGAGTTCCAGATAATATTACAATATTGAAGAATTATTATAGGAATAATCCATCAATAAAGATCAAAGATGATTCTTTACAAGAACAAAGAACACAAAAAGCTCTAAAAGAATCAGAATCTAAATATGATGAATATGATTATATATTTGATAAATCTATGAGTGAATATGATATACTCACTAGATATATCAATCAAAGTAAAGGGTACAAATTTATAAGTTCCGAAGAGTTAATACAATTGTTACAGGAAATATAGAACATTCTAGTAAAGTATGTTATAAAGGGGTTATTATTATGATTGATGTAATTAAAAAACTCGTAGAATATTTAAGAAACAGTTGGACTTCTGATAATGTACTTTTATTTGTTTTGCTTATTATATTTATAATGATTATTTTAGTTAACCTCGGTTATATTATAGATAGCCTATAATAAATGATTTGCAACACAAATATATGTATAATACGAGAAGGGTCTTTGGCTCTTCTCGTATTATTTTAATACTCTTTAAACTTAATAGTAAATCAAATAGAAATCGGAGGTGATAATCCAATGGGGTTATTTAATAAATGTAGTAAGTCCATTGATACAAAACCTGATATCATAGGCGACTTACTTAAAGAGACAGAAACAAATTTGAATGACATAGAAATTAGGTCTGAGTATACATTTGCATTTAGCGTATTTAAGAAAGCATTTGATATACTCGGAGGTAGATTGAATTCTTCATTTAGTATAGTAGTGAAGGAAGAAAGAGTGATAATGCTTGTAGTAGATAAATGGAGAATATATTGGTTAGCAGATGATCCTAAATATATTACTATACAAGATGATAAAACTAAATTTGATAAGTATGAAATTAGCGTTGATGCTATGGTATACATTATTGATAATTTGGACAAATTATAATATATAGGTCATCTGGTTTGATTCCAGATGACCAAATTTTTGATATAGGGAGCATACATATGAAGAATATAATAATATTTCCGGAGTTTACTGTAGAAGGTAAACCTATATATAAATCATTGAAAGTAAAATACATCGATGGATATGATAGTATTACTGGTATCATTTCAGATTATTTGGTAAACTATCTTCCAATGAGTTTAAATAATGAATATAATATGTCTGTTATAAAAGGTTCTATGCTAATAACAGACAGTGATAATGATGATAGATGTATATCTCTATCATTAGAAGATCTTGATTTTATAGTTAATAATGAAATACAAGACCCATTAGCTAAGGATGTAGCTTTCTTATTATCATTAATAAGAAATTCTACACATTGTTATGTAGATAAATCATACTTCAATAGGGAGTATCCATATATAAAGCCAGATCCAATTATGGCTGTAACTTCAACAATTAGAAAGCATGAAGAAAACAGTAGACTATTTGATAAAGTTCTTAATGTTTATTGGAGTTTTTCTCATAAGAACAAACTATCATATTTAACAACAAAATCTAGTAATACGCATCTATATAGTAATTATGCTTATAGTTTGCTATCAATAGATTCAATTTACAATACTTTATCTGATTTGTCTTGTGATATTTACAAGCAAATGATAGATAGTCCACTAGATATTGTGTATAAACATCTTAGGCACAACATTTAAGTACACGATTTGGAAAAGAGGGAATTTAAATGGCTGATGTTAAAAGATTTTCCAGTAGAGGAAACAAGAAACATAAGGTTATTCAGAAATTTGATAGTGCTACATTAGACTTAATGTGTGCATTAGCTATTTCTAATAAAGATTGCGTTACTACAACACAACTAAGAAATTTAGAAACATTAATGAATTCGATTGATAAATCAGATTATAATGATGACCGTATAAATAAAATAGAGTTTATAGAGAAAGTGCTTGATGCAAAGCTCAATAAGAAACTCAGAGACCCAAGATTGATATTATCATATATCAAGGGCGGTGCGTTACAAGAGAAATTATTAGTAGATTTAGAATCATTCTCAGATTTGACACCAGAAGAATTAGAATGGATTAATTCTACTATATCAGATGCATTATCATTCTATTGTATGGATGAAAATGCAAAGAAGTTAATTACAATGATTTCAAAGTATCAGAGTGGTGAATATGACCATAAAGCCGATGCAATGAAGGAATTTTCAGAACTTATATCAAAAGCAAACTCAGATATCAGATTATATGATTCTGGATTTGATAAGAATGATATGTTTATATTATCTAGAGATTCAGAAGAATCTATGAGAGGATATTATAAAGAGAATAGTGAAGCATCTAATAAATTGAGATGCGGAATGGCAGGACTTAATGATATGCTTAATGGAGGATTCGAGAGTAGAAGAACTTATTTATTCTTCGGTCTCCAAGGTGAAGGTAAATCATCAACATTATTAAATCTTGGACTTCAGATAAGAAGGTATAATCCAAATATAGTAGCTAAAGACCCTACGAAGAAACCATGTGTAGTTATGCTATCTATGGAAAACTTTAATAAAGAGACAGCAGAACGTATTTGGAATATGACAGCTAGACCAGAAAACATGACAGACTATTCAGAAGATGAGTATATAAATATATTGTATGATGTAAATAAACCAACTAATATTGAATTCATACATGTATCTAGACCACCAGATTCAGAGAATACAAGTTTTTTATATAGTATGTATGATAAACTATATGATGATGGATTCGAACCAATATGCCTTATAATGGATTATGTAAAAGTAATCAAACCTACAGAATATAGTCCTGAATTAAGAATAGCTCTTGGTAATGTAGTAAAGGAGTTTACTGCATTTGCAAAAGAGAAGGGAATACCAGTAATAACAGCATCTCAGATTAATAGAGATGGTGTAAGACGAGTTGATGAAGGTAGAAAGACAAATAAGTCTGATTTAGTATCATTACTCGGAAGAGATACAGTTGGCGAATCAATGATAATGATTGACTTCGCAGATGCTGTATTTATGATAGCACCTGAGATTGATTATAATGGAGATAAGTATTTAGGTATAAGTAGAGTTAAAGGAAGATTCAGACAAGATGGTATAGCATCTATAGACCACTTATATCAACCATATGATAAATATCTTCCATTAAAATTAGTTGAAGATGAATTTACTGTAGAGAATGCATATAAGAATTCTATGAAACCTCAAGTTCCTCAGAATTCTATTAATGGTGCAACAACTATAGGGTATGGAAATATGCAACCAATGAATAGTATGCCACCGATGAATAATATGCAACCTATGCAGAATAATGTAAATGATTATAATCAATTAGCTAGAATGATTGGATTACCAATGCAGCAAAATTATAATCCAAATCCAAATATGGTTCCGAGTCCGAATATGCAGCCAATGCAGAATCAGTTTAAAAATGAAACTAAGAAGCTCATAAACCCATTGATTTGGATAGACTGAGAGAAGGATTTTTCCTTCTCTCTTTATTTTTTCTAAAACTGGAACTAATAACATCTTAATAAATTAAACTTTATAAAGGAGGTAAATCTAATATGGCAACTATTATAGGAACAGTAAATGGTAGTAAGACTGTTATTCTAGATCCAGCTGTTAATGTAGTAAATGGATTACCACAGAACCATGATATAGAAGAAAAATATAAAATAATAAAGATGTCAGATTTTAATGAATCTGGAGAATATTATGTTGATACTTGGAATTCTATAGATTCATATAGAAATTATAAAGAAATAAGTGTTGATTATGATGATTGTGTAACAACAGCATACGAACTTCAAAATGATGATAATCCTACATTATATGAAGATACAAAAAATATCTTAAAAAAATGTAGCATATCTTCATATTATCCTAGTTCTGTTACTATATTGGGATCAACTAATACTGCAAAAGTATATAGTACTATTTATCCAGAACTTTCATTTGAACAAGATTCTGAAAACAATATTGGCGGATCAAGCGCACTAACTATAAATATGTATTTACTTACAGCAATGCAGATTAAGATATCAATAGATCCAGATTTACTTAGTGATTTATCAGATAGGTCTATAGTTATATGCTATAGAGGACGCTATTAAACAAAGGAGTGCCCTAGGATTATAACAATCCTAGGGCTAAATTTTGCTATGCAAACAAAATTTTTGGAGTTTAAAGAAAATGAAAAAAGACCATAACCATTTAGTGTCTCTTTTTACTATATTGTTATCTTTAATTTTGGTTGGATTGGATAAATCCAACTTCAGAATTATATATACTTGATATGATATTAGTCATATATGTTTTCTTAAGAAGTTTAACTGTTCTAAGATCAAAATCTTTCATATCAGCCAATCCATTTAATGCTAGTATAATAAAGTCTAATTCTGTACTACCATATACATCATATGCTAGTATCTTTGGTCTATACTTATATTTAAAGTATTCGTCTTTAGTCAATTCTACATCAACTGCATAGCTTTTAATTTCATCCAAGTAATCATCTACAACATGATAAGATGGAAACTTTATATCTCCAACAGTTTCTGTAGTAGAAAACTTTCCATAAGTTATACTTACTTTACTACCAGAATCAATAAACTGTTGTAATGAATATGAGGTACTTAACTGAGCCATTAATCATCAATCCTTCCTATAATTTTTGGGCTAGATATATCACCACCAATAAAGCATACTAAGAATTTAGTACCAGCCGGTATAAACTTTTTCTGATAAGTTATAGTATGCTCTTTTGGTAATTTAATTTCTACTACATTAGCTTGTGTAGTAGTACTTATTCCTAAAGCATTGGAATCTTTGTTTTGTATATTTCTTTTGTTATTAGTTTGAGTTTCATTCAATTCTCCTGTGACGAGAGAATTAAGTCTAAATTGTTGTATACCAGGATAATATTTGTTAGTTATATTAACTAATTCTGCTATCTCGGTATATCTAGTATCAATATTATTAGCCATATATTATCACTCCTTATTATATAAATGTCAATAATTTTAACTTTTATATCATAAAGAACAAATACGTAATACTTTAAGGAGGAATTCTTTATGAATAAACGGAAAATGTACAACAGTAATGAAATGTCACAAAAGGAGCAGGAATTTGCTACCATTGTGATGGAAGATTTTGGATTTACGATGGATCTACTAATGTATTTAGCAGACGTAAACAACGACAGCATTTTAATGATAGATAATAAACCTATCAAATGTGCTACTCTGAAAAGGGCTGTATCAAGAGATGAGATACAGTTTAATCCATTAAGAAATATGAATCTAATATCAAAACTATTTGCTTATTATCTTAGCAATGCTTCAGAAGATTATGGTATATATGTAAAGACATATTATCCTATATTTGAGGCCGGAGACGGATTTAGACCAAGATACTTTGAATTAGTATATATAAAGGATAATATTGAGGATATAATAAGGACTGAATCTTATTATAATGATGCATTATGCTATGCTGAACTTGCATCTATAATAAATCAAGATCATAAAACATTCCATCAATATGAAGGAGAATAAATATGAGTATTGTACTAAATGAAGAGCAGATTGATGTAATTCAATCTGCTGTCAAATGGTTTAATTCTGGTGTAGGTGGAGTATTTGAATACTCAGGAGGACCTGGTACTGGAAAGACAACTATTTTAAGAGAGATCTTATCTCAATTAAATTTATTAGAAGATGAAATAGCTCCTATGTCATATATTGGAGCGGCGGTTATAAACATGAGAAACAATGGTCTTCTTAATGCTAAGACCATTCATTCATGGATATTTGATATCATAGAAACTCCTATGATAGATAAATCAGGTAAACAGGTATATCATAGCTATTATGGTACTCCTGTATATACTTCTAAATTTGTTCCTAAGGATGAACTTCCAGGAATAAAGCTTATTATAATAGATGAAGGATCATGTGTTCCTATGTCTTTAAAGCAGTATATAGAAAAATTCAATATACCTATATTGGTTACTGGAGATATAGATCAGTTACCTCCGGTAGCAGATAGACCAGCATACTTATATGATTCTAGGAAAGTTAAAAGACTCACTAAGGTTATGCGTCAGGCTGAACAATCTTATATTGTTCAGCTTTCTCAACGTTGTAAAATGGGACTTCCTATAAATATAGGATACTATGGTGATGTTCTTGTTATATATGAAGAAGATCTGACTGATGATATGATCAAATGTGCAGATATCATAATATGTGGCAAGAATAAAACTAAATATGAAATGAATAAGAGAATCAGGCAAGATATTCTTGGTATAAAGTCTACATTACCGGTCTATGGAGATAGATTGATATGTAGAAAGAATAATTGGAGATTGTCTGAAGGATATCTTAATCTTGCTAATGGTTTGATAGTACAATCATTATCTACTATAAATGTAACTGACTTTGATGAAAAAGGAATGACATTCAATATGAGTGTATCTCCTATACAGGATAATTCTATAACATTTAGTGATATACAAGCTAATTACAAGTATTATTCTGGTAATGAGGAAGATAGAAGAAAGATAAAGATTGATAAATATAGTATGGGAGAATTATTTGAACCTGCATATACTATAACAGCTCATCTCTCCCAAGGATCTCAGTTTGCTAATGTAATATATCTTGAAGAATATATGGGAGATATAAGCAATAAACTTAATTATGTAGGAGTTTCAAGAGCAACTAATTCGCTTATCTATGTGAAGAAGAGACCACCTATAAAGTCTTATTACTATAAAAAGTGATATAGATGTATATTATATAAAGGAATATAAAATAATATTTTAAAGGAGGACTGACCTATGTCAGAATTAATTAACCCTATTTTACCTTTGGAAGAAGATTCACCTGAAACTAGAGATTATCTGGTGATCTTAAGATTTAAACCAGTAGGTGAATATGATGACGATGAGTTTGATGGACTCAGATGTAAGTTTGTAGTTGGAAGAAGTGAAGCATATCTTTTATTATTTGGGAATAGAGACAAGATTATTCTTACAAAGAGTTATGTAATAGCTCAGAAAGCTACACTTGAAGAGATGATAACTGCGTATGTATTTATGCAGCATTGTCATAGTCTTAATCCTTATAATACTTTTGATATCGATGAATACCTCGATGAAGAATATGATGATATTGAAGTAGATGACGAGGATGAAAATGAAGAATACTATGAACCGGATGAAGAAGATTATATTGAAAGAAAAAATAACTTTTCAAATCTGGTGAAACAAAATAGTAAGATTCAACAGGAGATGATGTTGAGTCACTAATGTACAAGAAACAAGAAAGGATGATTAAACTTGAAACAAAGGAATCAACAACCTCAAAAACAACAGCAAAGAAAATGCTATAAAAAACCTACAGATTCAAGAAACTTCGAAATAGAAGAACTTGAGAGAAGGGCTATGAGGCTTTTTAAAGAACTTGCTAAGAAAGGCAAAAAGAATAATATAGATCAGGATATAAGTAATTATTTTAGAGAGAATCAATTATTTCCTGGTGTTGCTTTGAAAGTAGCAACTGCTAAGAAAAGAAAGTATGAATTGATAGCTAACTCAATAAAATTAAGAATGGCTATTGATCAATACTCCTCTAGAGTTTATGATATAGAGGATATATCTAATTGTATGAAATTAATGAATGCTTATCAAGAAAATAACATTGATTATGAAATACTTACTAGATATAATGAATTAGTTATAAATGAATTGAATGAGGCTATTTCATCATTTAATGCATTTGCTATAATAGAAAAGTATATATTGATGGCTAATATTCAGTGTAATACTAGCGTATTGTATACACTTTCAAATGAGTTGATTAACTTGAATTTATATAAATATATAAATTAACAAACATCATAGTAACCACAATAAAAAAGGGAGGTTATTACGATGACCAAGGAAAATGTAATTAAAGTAAGAGAAGCATTAGGATGTGGAGATCGTCAAATTCCACTGCTTATCCAATTTAATAACACATATTTCGCATGGGAAAAGAATGATATAGTTAAATGGGATGATGATAATGAATTAGTCATCCTTTTTAAGACTAATCATGATCCGCAAACAATGGCTAAGTTACCTTTGATAGTTTCAGTAGTTCAGTATGAATTGATTGAATGGATTCATGTAAGAATTACACCTGAAGTATTAGAGGAAGTAGCAGATTCTGTTTCTAGCAACATAGTTTCATTGTCAGATGAAGAAAAGATTGCAATCAAAAATAATTTGATTGCAGCTACTGATTTCTTTGGAGACAAACTTAATAGAGATAGAATAAAAGCATCAGAGAACAAATAATATTTTAATATAAAAATAACTTTGAAATATATATTATTTGTTTGAATACCAGAAATGGTATGTAAACTATATTACTTAATATTAATCTAAGGAGGAACTCAAAATGATGTTTAACAACAATTTTAATCAAAATCAAGGATATGGACCAAATCCATGGGCTAATCAGATGGTATATGGTGGACCTGGAACACAGGCTCCAAAAATGAATAATCCATTGACAGCCGATCAGATTAAGCTGTTAAGATCAAAATCTAATAAGATTGATTTTAATTTGACAGATGAAGAAATTGCAAAGGCATATTGTACACATGTTGATCCTAATACTCATCAGTTAGCTTTGATGCGTGATGCGGCAGATAATAGTGTATGGTATTGCCCTATCTGTAATGAATATTTCAATGACATTGGAAGATATACACAAGAAGAACTTGACAATGCTGTTGATGTAGTTACAGATTGTGCTCAGTGGTTCAAATCATGCAATCAGATATCACATTCATTTGGTGATCAGGCATCATCAGATATGTCAATTATGATACCGATTGTTAATAAATTTACAGATGCATTCGCACTTGTAAAGCATGAAACAGATAAGATTAAGGGTGGATATAACTCATTCTCTACAAACTATTCTGGAAATGCATTCACACAATTAAATAATGCAGTAAATAACTATGGCAGTACTCCAGCATGGGGTTTTGGTATGAATTATCAGCAGCCACAGTATAATGGTTATAATCCAAATAGTGTATATTCTAATGCACTAGCATATATGAATGGCGGTTATCCACAGCAGCAGGGTTATCCTCAGCAGCAAGCTTGGGGTCAGCCACAGAATACAGGTAGCTATCCTCAGCAGGCTTGGGGTCAGCAGCCACAGGGATGGAATCAGCAGGGATTCCAGAATCAGCCTCAGGGCTGGCAGCAGGCTCAGTTTAATAATGGTGGTTATCAGCAGCCACAGGGATTCCAGGGTCAACAGCCAAATGCTCAACAGCAGCAGGCAATGCCAGTTGGTTTTGCAGAAAATCCATTGGATAATAGTTCTGCAAATACTCAGAATAATAATTCTAATAATAAGAGTAATAGTGGATTGGAACAAAATAAGCAGTTCACTGGAATCTAATAATCTGATAATATCAGGTATGGTTTTACCCATACCTGATATTTTTTGAATGCAACTTGCAAAACTTTTTTGTTTACTTAGCATATAACTACTAAGTATTACGAAAGGTGGTTTAAAAATGAAAGACAGCATAATGAAGAAAAATATACAAAACTATTCAAAAGAAATTACCACTCTGAGTAGTTTTGTTGAAGCCGTAAGAAAAGTTCCGGGCATGTATATTGGTAGAACCGGTAATCCTGGATTTTTAAATATGATACGAGAAGTTTTCCAAAATTCAATTGATGAATTAGTAAAACATGAATCGCCTTGTGATTACATAGTTGTATCTTTTGATGAAAGAACAAATATGGTAATTATAGAAGATAATGGACGAGGTATTCCATTTGGTAGAATGATAGATGTATTTGCTAGTCAGCATACATCATCAAACTATGTAAAGAAAGAAGGAGAATTCTCTTCAGGTAGACATGGTGTTGGTGCTAAGGTAACTAATGCATTATCATCAGAGTTTACAGTAGAGTCCTATATATTAGGAGAAGCTAGAAGACTTAGATTTGTTGATGGTATTCCTAACAAAAAGGGAGAGGAAGTAATTCCTAATAAGAATGACAAACAAGGAACCATTATCACATTTGTTCCATCTTATGAGATAATGGGTAATATAGATGTCACATATGAAGAAGTATATCATCTTATAGATTCTATTATAAGACTTACCCCATTAGGATCTAAATGTGGATTCAATGCAATTAATAAGAAGGGTAAGAAACTTCATGAAGATATTGTAAATGAAGATGGTATAACAGGATATCTTTATGATATAACAAAATCTCCAGTAATTCAGCCAATTAAGTTGAGCAGATATACTGGAATTATGACTTCAGAAATAGTATTTACTTTTGATTGTAATGAGAATAATACAGATTGTACAATCTTAGGCTTTGCTAATTTCTGTCCAACAGTTAATGGTACTCATATGACAGGATTATTGAATTCTGTATGTAAGTACTTTAGGAATTATATGAATAATATATTCCTTAAGGGATCAAGAAATAATCTTGTTTGTACAGTAAATGATATCAAAGTTGGCTTTAAGGGAGTAATTTCTGCTCAGCATCTTGAGCCAAACTTTACTGGACAAGCTAAGGATATTTTAGGCAACCCAGAAATGGAGAAATTTGTTGAGGCATTGGTATTATCTGATTTGGACTTATGGTTCAAACAATATCCAAATGACTTACAAAAACTCTGTAAATACTTTAGAGATGTAATTAATATAAGAATCAGTGAAACTAAAGAAAGAGTTAAGCTAAATAATAAAATCTCTCAGAATGTTATTACAGGTATGCCAGAGAAATATGTTAAACCAAACAAGAAGAAACAAGAGATTCATATAGTTGAGGGCGATTCTGCTAAAGGTTCAGCAACTGATGGTAGAGATAAGAATACTCAAGGTGTATTCCCTATCAGAGGTAAAATTCCTAATGCATTCTCAACTACAAAAGCTAAGTTCTTAGCTAATGAAGAAATATCTGCTATGATAAATATATTTGGCGGCGGATATGGAAAGAATTTTGATCTTAAGAAAGTTCCATGGGAGAAGATTATTATAGATACAGATGCCGATCCTGATGGTGCTCACATTAGATCATTGTTATTAAAATTCTTCTTATTATATCTTAGACCTATAATTGAGGATGGCAGATTATATGCCAGTGTTCCTCCGTTGTATGGTGTAGAGATTAAAGGAAAGATGAAGTATTTTGTAAATGAGATTGACTTCGTAAAGTATGTACAGAAGGATTTCTCAAACAAATATACTATAGCTCATATGAATGGCAAAGTTCTTACAAATTCAGAAATAACTACAATCTTGTATAAGAATGTAAACTTTGTATATGAATTTGATAAGATATGTAATACATTTGCCATTAATCCATTTTTACTTGAGCTTATATTAAATAATTTAGACCTTAAGTTTGATAAGTTTAGAAAACTTATTAAGTCTAATTATAGATTCTTAGATGCATATAATGAGAAAGGTATTATAACTGTAAAGGGTCTTCTTAATGAAGAAATCCAAACAGTATTTATTAATGATATGCTTTTGAAACCTTGTCAGAGTATTATGCATTATATACAAGAATCAGAACAATACTTTATGATGAATGGTGTTAAAACTTCATTATATGGATTAATGTCCGAGTTCAACAAGTCGAGACCAGCTAGATTAACTAGATATAAAGGTCTTGGTGAAATGAATCCAGATCAGTTAAGGGATTCTACATTATCAAGAGATAATAGAACTCTTATAAGATACACCGTTAAAGATATTGAAGCAGAGATTCAGGATATTAGATCAATTGAATCTGATAAGTCGGTTCTTCTTAAAGGATTAAAACTTATAGATAAATCTGATATTATGAGTAACTAAATATTATCATGGGTAGGATATTATCCTACCCATAACGGTTTATTTTTTATTACCACATAAACATAATATTAAATGGGAGGCAGTATTATCCTATAATACATTTATAAAGGAGAAATTTAAGATGAGAAAAAATTTCAACCAAAAAAACAATGATACAACTAAGTTTCCACCATCAGAGGTGGCAGTATTAACTCTTAGTGAAACACAGGAAAATTTAGATGAGTTGTTTGATATTATAACAGCAAATCCAACTGTTTTCACAAATTTTACAATCCCTGTACAGATTGAAAGAAAACTTCTTTCAGCAGATGGTAAGGGTAGAGTTTCAATTGGTAAAATACTTTCATGTGATGAAAGTGAAGGTACATTTGATGTACTTATCTATGGTAAGTTTGTAGAAGATATTAGAAACCTTGAAACAAGTGGTAAGTCTGTTAGAATCTCCGTTGGTGTTAATAAGAGCCCTAAGAGAGATCCACAGATTACATACTTTAATATAATTACAGAATAATTAAGGAGGAAACTAAAATGACAACAATTCTTAAGAGTGCACCATTCCTTGCAACTACTTATGAAGACGGCACATCTTCAGTAGCAACAGTAGATGCTTCTATTCTTTTCGCAGCTATCGTTGGCGAAAGTAAACAGGATATCGTTGGTTCTACAGAGGATAGTCCAAGTGGTAAGAAGCCTGTAAAGGTTAATTATATTTCAAATGTAACTGCTATCGGTCCAGCTGGTCCTAATGCTGTTACAGTTGAATTTGATTTTGGTGAAAAGACACTTACAGAAGGCGATGAAGAAGCCGCTAATGATGTAACACACTTTTCAACAATTCTTGCGATTGATTATGTGAAGTAATTTCAATTTTACACTTCCTTTATTTTACCAGAAGATCTTATGGTCTTCTGGTATTTTGTTGTCTGGTTATATATTATAAACTAGATAACAGTCAAGTAAACGAAAGGAGAACTGCAATTATGGAAAAAATAATTGATGTAAATACTGCGAAGCAATCCAGAAAAGACGAAGAACTTTATGCAGCGTATGTAACTCTACATAGAGTATTACCGGATTATAGAGATGGATTGAAGCCAGTACAAAGAAAAATACTATTTGCATTATATAATGATGAAAAAGCAACATCTAGATCAACTCAAGTAAAGTCATCAGCTGTGGTTGGTACAGTAATGAAGAAATATCATCCACATGGTGATGCTGGTATATATGGTGCCATAAAACCAATGGCAAATTGGTTTGAAATAAATAAACCATTAATAGACCCTCAGGGTAACTGGGGTAATATAGATGGCGACCCATGTGCTGCACCAAGATACACTGAAGTAAGATTATCTAAATTTGGTATTGACTGTGCAATATCAGAACTTCAGGAAACAAAGAATGTAGTAGACTGGATTCCGACATATGATACTAAAGATATGGAACCTGAATTTCTTCCAGCAGCTGTACCAATACTTCTTATAAATGGTAGTTTTGGTATTGGTGTTGGTGTTAAGGTAGAGATTCCTAGGCATAATATGAATGAAGTTATAGATGCAACTATAAATCTTATAAAAGATCCAACATCTCAAGTTGTATTGATTCCAGACCATTGTTTTGGATGTGAAATAGTTAAGACTAATTTCAAAGCAATATCAAATAAAGGCTTCGGAACATACAAAGTTAGAGGTGTAATAGAAGTTGGAACTTATAATGGATATCCATCTTTGACTATAAAGTCTATACCAGATATAACTTTCTTAAAGGGTATAAGAAAGAAAGTTGAAGATTTGATTAAGGATAATAAACTTATTCAGATTAGAGATATAGTTGATGAAACCCAATTAGGTTCAAGAGATTTGAAATACATCTATGTCTTAAAGAAAGGTTCTGACCCATATTTTGTTCGTGATGTAATATATAAGAACACTGATATGGAACAGAATTGTAGAATTAACTTTGAGGTTCTTGATGGTATGACTCCTCTGAGAATGTCTTATAAGTCATATCTTCAAGCATTTATAGATTTCAGACATGAAACAAAGTTTAGATTATATTGTAATAGACTTAAGTCACTTCAGACAAGACTTCATGAAATAGAACCATTCATAGCAGTATTGAAGTCTGGAGAGATAGATAAAGTTATTGATATAATTAAGAAACAAAAAGGAACAGTAGATTCTGATAATGAAACTATTGAGAAGCTTATAAAGCTTTTGAAGATAACAGACCTTCAAGCTAAGTTTATTATAAACTCACCATTGAAGAGGTTATCTAGAGGATATCTTTTAAGATATGATGAAGAATCTAAAAAGCTTACATCTCAGATAGATTATTATATGGCAAGAATCAATAATCCAGATTTGATATCTACTGATATAATTGAAGAATTATTAGATTACAAAGCAAAGTATGGTAATCCAAGAAGATGTAAAGTTATATCTGAGTCTGCAGCAGCAGATATTCCTCAGGGTGAATTTAAGATTGTTATTACACAGAATAACTTCATTAAGAAGATTCTGTTAGATGATCCTATAACGGTATATAAGGGTGATGCAACTAAATGTGTTATTAAAGCATCTAATACAGATAATATTATTGTATTTGATAATACAGGTAAGATGTATAAAATCCCTGTTCATAAGCTTACATTCACTGATAAGAATTCTAGTGGTTTAGACCTTAGAATTATATCAAAGATTACAGCAGATGTATGCTGTGTTATTAGTGAAGAAACAATTAAGGAATATTCTAAACTTCTTGATAAACATTTCTTAGTAACAGTAAGTAAACTTGGAAATATAAAGAAGATGGATTTAGAAGATTTCTTGTCTGTAACTGTATCTGGTTCTGTATATATGAAGCTTGATAATGGAGATTATGTTCAGGATGTTAGAATCATGAATAATACTTCAGATATCATAGTATATTCGGATACCAAGGCAGTCAGATTCCCAGTAAATGATATAAGTCATTTGAAGAGAAATACTAAGGGTGCTAGTTGTATGAAGACAAATTATATAGATGGTATATCTGTTATAACTCCTAATACAACTGATATTGTAGTAATCACAAATAATGGTAAGATTAATAGATTTAGTCCTACTGCATTACCTAATACTGGTAAGAGAAGAGCTGGTAATAATGTAGCCAGACTTGGTAAGACTGATAAGATTCATACAATCTATGGTGTATCATCAAATGAAGTAATCAGAGTTTATACTAATGAAGGATTTGTAGATATTAATGTATCTGATATTCCTCTGGGAAGTACAATATCTTCTGGTACAAAGATGGTTCAAACCAAAGGCGATAATACAATAAACAAATGTATAATACTTTCTCAAGGAGAGTATTAATTATATGGCTAGGTGTAACTACCTAGCCATTATTTTTTGTATAATAACATAATAGTAATAGCCTAAATTAAAAGGAGTTGATCTTTATGGCTTTAAATATTACTGATGCATATTTACCAGTAAATAAGTATTCTAGACCAGGTACTAAGATTAATCCTACAAAGATTGCTGTACATTATGTTGGCAATGCGGGTTCATCTGCTATGGGTAATAGAAATTATTTTGCTTCTGGTAAAGTATATGCTAGCTCACATTACATTATCGGTCTTGATGGTGAGATATTAAGATTGATACCGGAAACTGAAATTTCATATTGTACAAATAGTGCTAATAGCTATACTATAAGTATTGAATGTTGTCATCCTGATGCAACAGGTAAATTCAATAGTAAGACTTTAGCATCACTTATTGCATTATGTGCTGATATCTGTAAACGTAGAAGCATTAATCCTGTTACAGGTATTATAAGACATTATGATGTAACAAAGAAGTGCTGCCCAAGATGGTGGGCACCAAATGGTCCTAATAGTAATGCTAATGCTGATTTTGCTACATTCAAGAATCAGGTTAAAGCTGCTATGAGTGGTACTACTACAACAACCACGACAACTACAACATCTACTGTTACTGAATCTAAGAAAACACCAGCTAAGTTGGCTACAACTAAAGTAACTACATATGATGGTGCAATTAAGATTCTTCAAACAGCTAAAGTAATTAATTCTCCACAGTTCTGGTATAATGCAGAAAAGACTATTAAGTATATTAGTCCATTTATGATTAATGCTGCAAATGCTGTATATGATTCAGAGATTAATACCATTAAGGATATTAATGCAGCATTGGCTAAGCTTGTTGAGAAGAAAGTTATTACCTCTGAAGATTATTGGTCAGATGCTTGTACAACAAATAAATATCTTGTAGACTTAGTAATTGCTATTGCTAAGCGTGTCTAAAGGAGGTATTACTGTTATGACATATAATGAAGCTTTAGATAGATTGGTTGAAATAGGTGTAGTAACAACTAGAACATATTGGGATAAGGCTGCTTCTACAATGAAGTATCTTGATACAGTTCTTATTAATGCTGCTACAATCTGTAATAATACTAAGAGTGAAGAAACAATTCAGGACTTTGATGAAGCTCTTAGAAAATGTATGGAAAAGAAAGTATTCATAGATGGTGGTTTTTGGAGCAAAGCTGCTAAGACTAATAACTATGTAAAAGATCTTATTATAAACATTTCAAACTATCTTTAATACAAATAACCCAGTAGGAATATCTTATTATAAACATTTCAAACTATCTTTAATACAAATAACCCAGTAGGAATTATTCCTACTGGGATTCTTTTTGTAAAACTAGGTATTATTAGTTGTATATTATAACTGTGAATAAGATACATGTATCTTATATAGTATTGTCATATAGTATAATTACTATGTTCCTAGGTATGGATAAGTAATATATACAGATAAACAACAGTGGT